ACGACCTATGCACTCCTGAACCGCCTGTGACGGCAAGCCCTCCACAATTCTTGCGGTGCGGCAGGACACCTTCTTCTTCTTCGCAATGTGGGCTTGTAGTTCAAATGCAGTCAAAGTCTTGCCGTACAACCTATAGTGTATCGCCATCATGCGGACTGCATAGTTCCGCACAAGCCCAAAGCGGGTGATGAGACGGTCTTGCACCCCGTCTTTCGCCCTATCGTATGCCTTGAACTTGTAGACCTTCATAGGCAAATAGAATCCGCAATCAGAAGGCAGAACCTTGGGACATAGCCAAGACTTCTGAATGCGGACATGAAAGTGTAGTGAATGTACTCATAGGGGTTCTGCTTCCTATCTTATCTAAATATTGCTAAAAAGTCAATATGGGGTATTGAAAGCCAAAGCCTAAGTATGGTATACTATCGGCATGAGCAAAAAAGAAAGAGGTGTTCGCTTTCTTCCCAACCCTAAATGGATTGGGTTTTCTCACTCACTAGCCATATAAAAATCAAGGACTACGAAGATGATCAAGACAGTCAAGGGAGTTACTGCGAAGCTCACAACCGCAAGGGACATGGGCTACAAGTATTGCAAGGTGGCGGTAGACAACAACAACATCGGATGCGCCTTGATAAAGGACATTCTGGATTCCATAAACTACTGCAACACCCCAGGAGGCAAGATTAGGACTTTCATTCATAGAGGGTATGAGTATGCGGTAGATGAGGGGATAGAAATCACGATTCTAACAGATGAGGAATTCTTGGAGCATTACATAGGAATGCCGTGCAACAAGGATTTTATTGCGAAGGAAGATGATAGGCAACGGAGAGATGCACTAGAGAATGAATCTAGGGAACGGGAAGAACGATTGACGGAAGAGAAGTCCAAGCGTCTCAAAGAGATGCTAGAGACAATGAATGACTCGCTGAATTCTCTAAAGGCAAATCCTAGCCCAAGCCCTAATCCTTCTAGGAATCTGTTTTCTGAGGAATCGGATGGAGACAATGATGAGCCTATAGGATTTAGGAAGCCACAAACGGAAAAGGGCAAGGAAGGATTTTTTGTCCGCTTCAAGAAATGGCTCAAAGGGGATGTAAGGTACAAGCGATAATTTTCTTCCACACCCCATTGAAAGCCTAATAGGAGGTGTGGTATAATCTAGTTTATTTTAGAGTCATCTTTGGAAAACAAAGAAAGGAAAACAAGAGTGAACATGCACATAAAAATCAGCAAGGCTTCCTTATCGGAGGCATTGAACAACGTACAGGCCGTGGTCGGCTCAAAGGGTGCTCTGCAAGTTCTGCAGAACGTGAAGGTGGAAGCAAAGGACGGAGAGGTGAAGTTTACCTGCTCCGACTTGGACGTAACCCTAGTGGCAAATGCGGAGTGCGAGATTCTGGAGCCTGGCGCTACCACAATCCCAGTCAAGCCGTTTGCCGCAGCGGTTGGAAAGGTTGTAGACGGGACTATTGAAATCTCCGTTGACGGTCAGGACTGCTCCACAATCACCGCAGGGGCTTCCGTGTTCAAGTTCAAGGGGCTTGCGGCCAAGGAGTTTCCGTCCATTCCCTCACCCGATGGCGCAACCTGCACAATCGAGAGCAATGCAATCCGCGAAATGCTCCGCAAGACGGCTTTCGCCGTGAGTCAGGACGATACCCGCCGTACGCTGTCAGGCGTCCTTCTTGACTTCAAGGAGGGTGAGGGAATCGTCAAGGCTGTTGGCACGGACGGGCGGCGTCTCGCAATGCTAGATTGTAGCATAGAGAACACGAAGGGCTTCACCGGGCAGTATATTATTCCCCGCAAGGCGGTTGATATGCTTTCTAAGAAGCTCCCGAAGGAGGGCAATGCGGAACTCGTCACGGCGAAGGGACAATTGCTCGTCAAGACGCCTCGGCTCATCGTAATCACGAAGCTCCTCGATGAGGTCTATCCGAACTACATGCAGGTTGTTCCAAAGGCGGACGGCAGTAGCGTGACCATGAACCGAGTGGAATTCCTCGGTGCGCTCGACCGCATTTCCGTGTTCACCTCCGCCACGGATTCGCCGTGCGTCGTGCTCACGTTCGGGGACAACAACCTCGTGCTCAATTCAGGCGATACCGAGTTCGGCTCTTCGCACGATGAGATTCCCGTGAAGTACGACGGAGACACCATCGACATGCGCTTCAATCCGCAGTATGTCCGCGATGCGCTCATGGCGATGGATGAGGATGAGATTGTGATGAAGATTACCGCAGCGGGTGCGCCTGCCGTGATTCGCAAGAGCGATTCCGACGACTACACCTATGTGGTGATGCCTCTTAGGGTCTAACTTCCAAAGAACAAATCTTTCTTTGCCTATCCTGCCGCTCCCCTGCCAATCGGGGAGCGGTTTTTTTGTGTCTTTTAACCGAGAGAGGAGGTTTTAAAATCAGAAATGCTTTCTGCATATTGAAAAGGTTCCAGAACGGTTTCCCGTGTTCCAGAGAGACACTTCCTTCTATATTTGGTAGAAAAAATGACATGGTGTTTTAGACTTGTCTTTGAGTGTATGTATGAGATATGCCTTTTATTCATGCACACCATGCCATAACCTTGAATAAACAAAGTTGCCTAATAGGCAAGTTCTGATGAAGGAAGCCAATACAAAGAAGCGAACATGTTCAGCCGAAAAGCGGGGGCGGATAGTAGCCGCTCGCAATGCTACGGCCATGCGGCGGCGGCATCAGGTTGGCTTTGTCTATGAGTGCAAGATAGTGGAGAAGCGGCTGAACAAGAAGCAGAGAGAGGAACTTAAAAGGCTATTTGTAGAAGGGAAATGGTTCTACAACCACGTTCTTTCACTCCACAGAGAAGGGCTGGAACTGTCGAAAATAAACTCAGCCGACATCAGGGAAGTTGTTCATTTTGACCGAAACAGGGAAAAACTGACGGATAGTCTTACAACCCTCAATGCGCAGGAGAAGCAGGCAATCGTCAAAAGAATGGCTTCCAATGAGCAGACGATAGCCACCCTCACAAAGAAGGGCAAGCAGAAGAACGGAGAACTTCACTTCCTGTCTGAAATGACTAGCATACCATTGAAGCAGTACGGAGTAACCTACAAGTTCAAGTCAGCGAACAAGGTAAGGATAGGCGGGATAAGCGGAACTGTCCTAGTCAGAGCTGGCGGACAGTTAGACAATGTAGACGAGTTCGCAAATGCCAATCTTGTCCATCGTGCGGACGGATACTTCCTAAAAGTCACTTGTTTCATCAACGAAGAGAACTACAAACCAAAACCAACCAACGGAAAGGAAATAGGGCTTGATTTCGGAATCAAGACAACGATAACGACTTCAGAAGGCGAAAAGATAGACGTGCATGTTGAAGAAAGCGAACGGCTGAAGAAGCTCCAGAGGGAGATGTTCAAGAGGCGGAAGGGTTCGAGCAACAGGTACAGGACGGTCTTGAAGATTCGCCGAGAGTATCAGAAGATGAGACATCGGAAGTCCGACAAAGCAAACAAGATAGTGTCTCGCCTGAAGCAGTACGATGCCATAGTCATTCAGGACGAAATGATAGCGGGTTGGCACAGAGGATTGTTCGGGAAGGAGGTTCAGCACAGTTGCCTTGGCATGGTCAAGGCAAAATTGATGCGGCTGCCGCAGACAACGGTGTTGTCTAGCGGAATCCCTACTACTAAAATGTGTCCGAAGTGCGGCACAGTGAACCAGTACATCACCCTAGCCGACCGCACATACCATTGCGGATGTGGCTATACTGAAGACCGCGACATTCATTCCGCCCGTAACATGATAGCGATTCGTGACATGGTGCTGTCCCACTTGAAAAAACTACCGACGGAACATCGGGAAGTCACGCTCACGGAGTTTCGCGCCTCTATTGGTGGCTTAGTTGCCCCAGACAAGCCGGAACGAGGAAGTGAGAAGATGCTAGCTCTTTAGGCTGGCATAGAGTTCACCATCTAGGCAATTCCTAGGAAAGAGTCTGTTTTTTTTCGGAAGGAAATTGTATATGATTGACCCTAATAAAGTCACCGAAGCCGTAATGGAGTTCATGCAGAACCCGACTTGGAAGGACATTTTCACGAATGCCCCAGGGGGCGCAATGGAGCGGCTTGCAATATCGTTCTACTTCTCCAAGTTCCATGACCAGTTCCAGCCGCAGGACTTTCAGGAGTATCGTGACTTGAGGGACGAATATGAGAAGTCTATGACGGCGGAAGATTTGCAGTACCTTATCGACAATAGCGATAAGGAGAATGCTATCAAGCACTATCAGGAACTCCTAGACAAGATACAGGGCGGGCAAGAGCCAACCGGCACCCTACGGTTCGAGAAGGACGGCGAAGAAGCCGCACAGGAGGGGCAGGAGGGAGCAGAAGCGGTTCCGCAAGGGGAAGAGCCACAGCAGGGTACGGAGGGCGGAGAGGCTGCGGAACAGCCCAAGAAAGAAGAGGAACAGGCTTAATCGTCTGGGGAGTTTGCGATGACAATCAAAGAAGCATTTGCGCAGGCTTTTGACGAGGCATTCGTGATGGATGCCATGCCGGGAAACGATATGCCGAAGAACACCCTTCCGCAGAAGCCAAATGCACCTAGCGGATTGAAGAAGAATGCGGCTGCGGCCCCTGGTGCAAATCCTACTTCTGGGGGCGACAAGTCTCTTTCACAGCATATCCAAGAAGGATGCGAAGCCACGAAGAACGGCCACCCAGAGAGGTGTCCGTACATCAAAAAGATGGCGAAGGAACTCGAGCAGTCTCAGGGATTGGATCCTACAACAGCAATGCAGCAGGCTATCGGGATGCACACCGCAGAGGCAGCCAAGTTCGGGCAAGGTGGAGCACAGCCGCAAGAGGGAATGGAGCCGCAACCGCAAAGCCCAGAGATGCTAGAGCAGCAGGCGCAGCAGATAGCACAGAATCCGCAGATGATGGAGCAGATTCCGTCAGAGATGCTTCCTGAGACAAAGATGGTCCAGACGGAGGCGGGCGAACTGCCAGCACAGACAACGGTTCAAGAGGGGATATTGGAGAATCTTACGGAGCAGGCGGCGTCTGGGAACACACTAGCCGAAGAGTCTCTACAGGAACTGAAGGACAAGGTAGAAGACGGAACGATAACGCAAAGCGGTGAACAGCAGCAAGCAGAAGTAGCTGGAAGCGAAGGGAATACGGGGGGAGAGGCAGGGCAGCCATTAGACGATTCTTCGCTACCGCCAAGTCCGCCGCCACCTGAACCTGAAATAATTTCCACTAGCGATGGAAAGAGTTCGAGAAATATAGAGCCTGATGAGGCGATGGTTCTTGCGGCCAATCCAGAGAAGAAAGAAATCTTCCAGAAGATGGTTGACATAGAGGGAAAGATCAGAGACCTTGAGGAAGACAGCCCCGAGTTCAAGGATCTGGCAAAACAGTACCAAGCATTGCAGAGGATGTTCTTTGGCAACGAAGGAATGGGGGACATTTCTTCTGAAAGTCCTTCTGGCGCAGAAAGCAAAGGAGAACCATCAGAAGGTGAATCTCCTACACCACCTTCGCCACCAGCCGATGGTTCTGGAGAGGGCGATACCAGCGGAGGAGGTGAAGGAGGCGATGGAAGCGAACCTCCATCTGAGACTCCACCTACTACTCCACCTTCGGAAACACCAACTACAACTCCACCCAACAAGAACAATGGAGGAGCGCCTACACATCAGGGGACACCGACACCTAGCGACTCAGAATTCCAGATAGGGAAAAACAAGTATAAGGTAGGCGGCACAGTCTATACCGATGTCTCAGGCAAAGGGCTCCTCCGCACGATGCTTTCCTCTTTCATGGCGGGTCTTCGCGGAGAGGGCATCATTACCGGATGGGATAGAATCTCTGGTGCTTGGGACCAGATGAAGCGTTCTGAGAATGGTGAAATGGTGAGAGACGGCATATCGGGCGCTCTTATCAAGAACACCATAGCCAACTATGCGGCGAAGGAAGGGCTGCCCGACGATGCGAAGATGGAGCTTGCCGTCATACAGGACATGATTTCGCAGGCAAAGTCTCCAAAGGACAACATGGCGGCGGTCAAGCAGTTCCAGGCTTGGAAGGAGAAGTATTCCAAGGAACTCGGAGAGATGGACAAGCCAAAACTCGGTGAACCATTCAAGCCGCTTCCGAACGACTACAAGGGAGGGAAGCCTCCGATTTCCATACTCGATCCGCCAAAGGACTTCGATTCGGACAAGGCTTTCGGAGATCAGGTTGCCACAGTCCTGCAGGAAAGCCTAGGAGCACAAGGACTACCTGTAGGAGACATAGAATCCATAAGCGTAGGGCCGTCTGCGACAACGATAGAGTTCAAGGTAGACCCCGCTTTCGACATTACGGCAGCCAATAGCAAGAAGATCAAGGAATCGCTTAAGGGCGCATTGGGGACGCCCGTATCCAAGATAGAATATGCTGACGGAAAGCCTCATGTGGTTGCCGTGCAGGTAACTAACCTTAAGATGAGGGACGTAAGTTTCTCCGCCTGCATAGCGAGTGACGAATGGAAGGACTTTGCGGACAAGGCGGGACTTCCTGTGACATTGGGCAAGGATTCATCTGGAAAGAACGTCAACCTAGACCTAGCCAAGCAGCCTCATACAATCGTGACGGGCGAATCTGGTTCCGGCAAGTCCGTGTTCCTAATGGCGGCGATAAACTCCCTAGAGATGGCAAAGACGCCAGATGAGGCACGGCTAGTTCTCCTAGACCCGAAGAACGAATTCCGTTCGCAGGACGGTTCACCTCATCTTCTATATCCAAGAGCACAGAAGCCGCAGGACATAGCGAACGTAGTGAGTTCGCTTAAGGCGCTCATGGATGATCGCATCGCAAAGATAGGCGGTGCGGTAAAGGACTTCGACCCGACGAAGAACGAGTTCCAAGGCAACTCTGACAGGAACATTACGGAATACAACAAGCTACACCCAGAGGAGAAGATGCCTCATGTCCTTATGACATTCGACGAGGTTGCTTCCATAATGAAGAATCCCGAAGTGTCAGACAGGGTGAAGCAGGACTTGAGCCAGATTATGGCTCTTGGCCGTTCTGTCGGCATCAACTGTCTACTCGCCACGCAGCGGGCTGATGTTGCCTCCATTCCGGGAGACATAAAGGCGAATGCTCCGGCTTCTATCGCTTTCAAGGCGGCCCCAGACGATGCAAAGGCATCTGCTGCGGCAAAGAGTCTTGCGGGAAGCGGAGACTTCATAATGACCGACAAGGAGGGCAAGCAGACGAGAGGGCGCGGTTGCTTCATCTCTGACAAGGAAGTAGCGGCAATACCAGCATACTATCGGGACAACATGAAGGGTGCTCCGACGCCAACCGACGGAGGAGGAGATTCGGGTGGTGGAGAAGGGCCGCAACTTCCGCAGGAACATCTGGATGCAATATCTGCCGCCGTGGAGAAGGGGAATCCTATTTCTATGGTAGCGGCCGAGGGGTACATGGATGCATTCAAGAATGCCTTCCCTTCCGACTGGGAAATAACGGAGGAGGAAATTGACGGAGAAACCCACTGGAAAGCATCTCCTCCGTCCAAGCCTACCGAGGGAGAAGATACACCAGCACCAGAAGAAAGCGGCGAAGAGACTCCTGCTAAAGAAGAGCCGAAAGAGGAGAATACGGACTGGCGCAAGGATGGTTCTAGGGATGAGGCCATAGCAACTCTCTCCAAGGTAAGAGATGCCGCCAAAGCGAAAGCATGGGACGCCTACAATCAGGGAGAGGACACTTCAGATGCCCAGAAGAAGCTCCAGAAAGCGCTTGAAAAGGCGGATTCTGACTTCAACACGAAGATGGCGCTTGTCGATATGAAGTTCCCGCCTCCAGAAGACGAATCCTTGGATGGAGATTCCACAGAAGGGGAAGGTGAAGAGGGAGAATCCTCCATGCCAGAGGAAAATGGTGACGATGATGAGGACTCTCCCGCCGCCACTATGAAGGACATTGAAGAGACCTTCAATGCCGAAAGAGAGCGCATCGAGAAAGCCCTATCAAAGCCAAACACAAAGGTAAGGGACAAGCAGAAGCTCCGCGAAGAGAGGAAAGCCCTAAAGAAGAGGTTCAACGAAGCCAAAGCGAAATTCGAGGCTGGTGGTTCGGCGGAAGATATGCTTAACATCTTCGAGCCAGAGGAGGAAAAACCAGCAGGAGAGGGCGGCACGAAGACACAAGAAACAACCACAGAACCTTCCGATGAGGATAAGGCGGAAGCGGCACAGCAGGAACAGGCACAGAAGGATGAGAAACTGCGCTCTACCGTTCGTGAGCAGAAGTTCTATGGAGCACCGGGCTTCAAGGCTACTTCGAAGTTGACTTCAAAGCAGATAGAGCAGATAGAAGAAACCTTGCTTCCTACAGGATGGGAGTTTGTGACGGACAACCAGTTCAAGGCGCCAGCACGCACCAAGAAAGGAGTGGTGTTCATCAGACACCCATCTAACGGCTCCTATGGAAGAATCTTCATCGAGACGGATGAGAAGGGCAAGGAGTACATTGTGCCAGAAGCCCAGATTGACGTTGACACGACACACCCGGATTATCAGGGGTTCGTGAAGAATGAAGACGGCACCTATGGCCTAACGGAAGATGGAAAGAAAGCAGAGGCAGAATACAAGCATGTCCGCAAGTATTCCAATAACGAGAAGGAGCGCGCGGAAGTCCAGACGAAGTTCAACCGCATTAGGTTCGGACACGACGAAGCCCCTGACAACATGACAATTGTAGCTAATGCGGTTGCAAAAGTCTTGGAAAGCCTGTAAAAGAGGAACTTGAAATGAACTTTTTCGACTACCAGAACCAAATGTATAGCAAATCCGCGCAAGACGATGCAATAGCAGATGCCGCAGCGGCAGAAGCACGAAAGCAGCAAGCAGAGGCCCCTCATGGAGAAGAAGAGTCTGCCAAGCAGATAGCGGAGTTCTCTGACAAAGACCACATCTTATCTGGGGAAGAACTGCTAGAACACCGCAAGCATTGTAGGGCGAAACCTGGTAATTGCCCGTTTGAAAAAGCCGTAGATGAGGCTGATGACATTACCCCAAATGAGATAAAAGTGACGAAGCAGGATGCCTACAATCGTCTAGCCGCCGTCCTTACGCAGTTATTCCAAGTCTCAAAGAACCTCGCAAAGCCAGCGATAGCAGACCCTGAAGCCGTGGAGGAGGAAGCTTCTCCGAATGGTGAGGCTGCTTCTACCGCACAGGATGAGAAGCCTACGCAGGATGAAGCACCTGCTGACGAGCCTAACACAGATGCAAAGATTGTCGCTGAAGTCATAGAGGGCGGAATAGAGAAGATGGTGGAACTCGCCAAGGCTAAAGGATGCCTTGTGGATATGGACGAAAAAGCCACCAAATACATAGTGAAAGGCCCCTCAAAAGAGGATGTGGAGCAAGCCTAGTTTTTCCCAGTTGGCATTGATTAGCCAAAAATGACAGGCTGGAGCATCAACGGAAATGGCGCATAGTTACATAGACAAGTTCGGATACAGGAGGCAGAGGGCAAACCCTATCTCCCGCGTAGGCGTCTTTCCGTACACTGGCGAGCAGATTGACCAGCCCAAGAAGAATCCTATTACTGGCAAGCCCATCATCAAGAGGGATGCCCTGGGGGAGATAATCTGGAAGCGCACGAAGAGCGGAGCCATCGAGAAGGATGCGGACGGCGACCCGATTCCAGAATATGAGATGCAGTTCGGGCTAGAGCCTAACAAGCTATACCCAGTTCTCCGCGGTCCAGATGCGCTCTTCGACTCTGAGGCGATTGAGTCTTTCAACGGTCTTCCGATTCGTGTCGGCCACCTGATGATTGGCGACGAGAAGAAGAACAGCAAGGACGAAAAGGACAAGAAGCTCAATTCCGCCGACAAGAATCCGAACGACGGATGCATCTACAATGTCCGTCCGTCCCTTGACGAGCCGGGCTACCTCATCGCGGACTTCTGCATCTACACCGACCGAATGAAGGACATTCTAAAGGACGGCAAGATCAGGGAACTCTCCCTCGGCTACACCTGCATCTATGAGCAGGAGGACGGCGAATATGAGGGCGTCCCCTACATGTTCAAGCAGACAAATTTGCGGGGCAATCATCTTGCCCTCGTAAAACATGGGCGTTGTGGGTCGAGCGTCTGTGTGTATGACCAAGCGGTCGTGACGTTCGACTCATTACCCGAAGGATACCCAACAATGGAAGATACAAAGAAAGAAGAGACCAAGGAGCTCGATAGAGCCAAGGCCCTTGCTTCCGCCATTAAGGGTGGTGACGAGCAGTTGGCTCAAGACTGCCTTGACTTCGCGGACTTCCCTCCGGAAGTGCGCAAGGAAGCCCTTGAGCGCTGCAAGGCCGGCAAGTGCGAGAAGAAGGATGGAGAGAAGGATGCGACCGACAAGGCCCCCAAGGCCACGAAGGACGATGCCGATGCTCCTACCCCTCCCGAACTTCCGAAGCCAGACGAGAAGCCAGCCGAATCCCCCGCACCGGAGAGTTCCGCCGCTTCCGCTCCTGCACCCACCCCCGCTCCAGAAGCGAAGGAACCTGCTCCTACCGAGGTGAAGTCTCCGGCTAACGGAGAGAACCCCGCCGATGGGCAGGAGGCACAGGACAAGGCCCCCAAGACCGAAGCCCATGTCTGCGACAAGTGCGGATGCGACCCTTGCACGTGCAAGAAGGAAGCTGAAGACAAGGCTTGCGGAGACAAGGCGGCGAAGGACTGCGGAACTGGCGTGACCGAGCCTTCCGTTCCTACACCGGTTGCAGCCCTGCAGGGCGGAACCGAGGAGAAGAAGGAGCCGAAGGAGAAGGACACAGAGGACAAGGCGGCCAAGGACGGCAAGGAGCCAGAGAAGGTTGCAATCGTCGCGGAGAAGGTTGAAGAGCCAAAGCCGGGCGAAGCAATCGCAGAGGCTATTGAAGCCAAGGGCGCCGAGGATAAGGCGGAGAAGCGCATCGAGGCCGACGTCAAGGCCGATCATGACAACCAGCCTCCGGGCAAGTCCAAGGTCGCGCAGGATGAGTATGCCGCCTTCATCGCGGAATACACCGAGGCGCAGGCTCTCGCAAGCAAGCTTCGTCCTCACATCAAGGAAACGTTCGATTCCGCTCCTATGAGAGTAATCGACGTTGCCCGCTTTGCGGCCAAGCACATCGACAATCTCGCCTTCGTAATGGACGAGGCGGACGACGAGAAGGTACTCACAGCCGTGCGCGGATATGCCGCAGCGGTGGCCATGGATGCCGCTCCGAAGGGAGAGGTGTTCGAGGACAAGATTCCTTCCGCACCCGTCATCGTACAGGACGAGGCACCGAAGACAGAACAGACGAAGGCTTCTTCCAAAGACCTTCTAAAGTTCCTCGGCAACTAATGTTAACCTACAGAAAAAACAACCCAAAGGAGTAAGAACTATGGGACTTCAGAAAGAGATCCTGAGGCGGACGTTCGAAGGAACTGTGAAGGTTCAGACGGGCGTTGATGCGCAGGGAAATCCCGTATACGAGACCAAGAAGTATTCGGCGGGGGCGGCAGCGCTCATCGGCGGTACTCCCGGTCAAATCTACGACGTGGCCTATGGCCCAGTCGTCCACACCACGACCCTCGCTGAAGCGGCCGAAATCGGCTCGTTCGTCGAAGGCCAGGGCGTAATCGTCAATGCGCCTGAGTATGCGCTCTACGGAACTGGCGTTGGCCAGGGCGCAGCGCTCGCTCCGTCGCTCGTGCTTCCCGCTGGCACGGTCGTGTCCTGCATGACCGCCGGCCACGTGTGGATCCAGTACAAGAACCTCGCCACCATTCTCGCAAAGATGAATGCGGCAGTCATCTGGCAGCAGAAGGATGCTACCGAGGATGCCGACCTTCTCGTTGTGGAGGTGAACGGGATGAAGGCCTACGGCCCTGACGATTCCACCGCCAACGGCTAAACCTTACAACAGGAAGGAGAATTAAACAATGGCTTGCACAGAATGCAAATTCCGTATGCCCAAGGTCAAGGTAGAGGGCTTCGCCCTCGACGAGGCCCCTGAGAACCTGCGCACGATGGAGAATCTTGCGCTGATGGGCGTATCGTTCAACGACAAGTCCAGCGGCGTCAAGTACGTCATGGATGCGATGCCTACCCAGGGCGTAACCAACCCAACGGCCCAAGTCCCCGTGCAGTTCCTCCAGCACTGGATGAACAAAATCATCACGGTTGTGACGCAGGCAACGACCGCCGATGAATTCCTCGGCCGCTCCACCTACGGCGAGTGGTATCAGGAAAGCATCGTCCTCCGTCTGCGCGAGCTCACGGGTGCGGTTCGTCCTTACGGCGACCACGCTCAGGCACCGCTCGCTCGGTACAACTACAACCAGGAAGACCGCACCATCGTGCGCTTCGCACAGGGTATCCTCACGGGTGCTTTGGAAGAGGCTCGTCTTGCGGCCATCGGTCAGAAGTCCTCCGCTTACGAGAGCGACCGCGCGGCACTCGGCCTCGCCTTCAAGCTCAACACCAATGCGGTTGCCTTCTTCGGCTACAACCTGGGGTACAACAAGACCTACGGTATCTTGAACGACCCCAACCTCAATCCCTACATCGCCGTTCCTGAGAACGCCGCTGGCGAGACTGAGTGGGCCAAGAAGAACTTCTACGAGATCGTCACCGACCTCAACACGGCCGTTGCCGAACTCCAGAAGCAGTGCGCTGGCAACTTCATTCCGTCCAAGCATGCCTTCAAGATCGGCATCGCCCTCGGTTGCGACCAGTTCCTCAACCAGGTCAACTCCTACGGCATCAGCGTCCGCAAGTACATCTCGGACACTTGGCCAAAGGCAGACCTCGTGGTTATCCCCGAGTTCGACAATGCACTCGCAGGCGACAACGTTATGTACCTCAAGCTGGACGAGCTCGCTGGCTCCCCAGTTGCGGAGCAGATCGTTCCTGCGGCGGTTCGTCTCGTCGGGTCGGTGCCTCGTGCAAGCGGTTTGTACGAATTGTACAGTGACGCCACGGCTGGTACGTTCGTTGAGCAGCCACTCGGTATCGTGCGGTTCTTCGGTATTTAAGCTGAAAAATCGCATATATGCGCAAAAGACCGTCACCGTTTTCGGTGGCGGTTTTTTGTTGTGAAAGTGGCTATAATTGCAAATTTGCATTTTTGGATTTTTGGGTTGAAATCGTCATTATCAAATGGTAGAATATCTCCGTGATTTCCTACAAGTTCAAGTTGCATTCCAAAGCAAAAGAGGAAGGATTTCTTGGTGACAAAATCACCAAGCATCTACTGCTTTACAATCGACTTGTTGACTTGGGGAATAGGTTCTATAAGAGGTACAAAAAAATACTCCGTTCAAAGACGATACACAAGTACCTCCAGATGAAGAAGCACGACCCATCTTGGGATTACATTCTCAAAGGACTCAATGCTTGGGCGGTGCAGCAGACTGTGAGACGAAGGGATGAGGCATTTGATAGGTTCTTCAAGTATCTGAAAAAGAAGAAAAAGAATTCAAATGTCAAGCCGAAAGAGTCTCCACCAGACAAGCATAGAGTACATGGCGAAGGTTCATTCAAACTCGCAAAAGGTTGTGGATGGAGACTTGTAGATGGAGGTGTGCAGGTAGGTCGGCTCTGGAACAACTTCGGGGTTCCGAAGGATGTGCATACTTACCGATTCTTTGGCAACAGAGAGATACTTGGAACAATCAAGAATGCGGTATTCAAGAGAGACAGATGCGGAGATTTCTGGTGCATCATAACAACCGACCATACATCATATAGATACCTTGCTCCAACTGGTAGAATAGGTGGATTTGATTATAGTCAAGAGCATTTCTTTGTGAGCGACGATGGGAGAACATGGGACATTCCAAAGGTTCTTCTGGAACACTTTGACGAACTTAGCAAAGTGAACCACAAAATGCACAAAGCAAAAGATGGTTCTGGGAATAGAAAACGATTGGTTGCGAAGCGGGCGAGACTATATAGAAAGATAACAAATATACGAAAGGAATTACACTATGCTCTTGCATGGAAGATGTGCCGTGAATATGATGTACTGTGTTTTGAACACAACAACTACGAAGAGATGTACGACCCCAAGAGGGTTGTAGATGGGCATCGTGTCTCCAAGAAGCAGAGAATCAGATTAAGGGCACTAGCACCTGCTTCATTCATCACGATTCTCAAAGAGGTAGCGAAGAAAGCAGGAAGGAATTTGTTTTTTGCAGACCAGCACTTTGCATCATCGCAGATATGCAGCAACTGCGGACACGTAAACAAGGCGGTGAAGAAGTTGCGGGTGAGGAAGTGGACTTGCCTGAAATGCGGCACGAAGCACGACAGGGACATCAATGCCGCGAAGAATTTAGTTAAAGAGTTCGAGAGGACTGCGGGCGGGGCATCGTCCGTTGCGACACAGGAAGGTACGGAGACTGCAAAGGAGACGTACTGGAATCGCATTCGTAAGTCGGCCTTAGTAAAACGGGCTGCAGGTGCGGGGGAGAAATCCCCATGTCCACAAATCCACCAAGTAGCGGACGCCGACAAGGCGGACGAGACAGTGGAAAAATGCCCGGAACTGTATACCGATGCCGTTACAGTTCAAATTAAGAAGGAGGAAGAGAAGAAGCATGATTGCGGGCAGAAAATTGGGTTGAAGCCTCCCGATTAGTGTGGTATACTATACTCAGTCCTCAACCAAAAGAGAAAGGAAAACGATGATGGAGTTGTCAAGGAAGAAGTTTCTTACGATGATCGGTGCATTAGGTGTGGCAAGCACCGTTCCGCAAGCGATTGGGAAGGGAGAAGGGATAGAGAAGTATCTGACTACGGGGCCTAATCCAGAGAAGCGGCATTGTCCTATAGTGAACGGGTGGGATAACAGGCCGCACTATCCGGTGATGGAGAACACGTTTGGTGAGATGGGATGGGAGAAGAAGAGTCCTTATGAGATAGTTGCGGACATCAACAAAGGGGTTGCGGAAGTCCAGAAGCAGTCCTTTGGAAATTTCATTCCTACAAAACATTCATTCTTGCTAGGTCTTCCGCCTAGTAGGACGAAGTTCCTGCAGAAGGAGTTATGTTACGGGAAGACAGTAGAGTGGTACATCAGGAACTGCTGGCCTAATGCGGAACTCTGGAATCACTATCTTGCGGCAGCGTTCCTAGAGGATAGCGGGTATGATGGAAGTGCTGAGTTTTTTGTGATGTGTAGTGCTTTTAGAGGAAGCATGGGTTTTATTGATAAAAGGACTTTTGCTTACTCGCAGTACGGAATCTAGTTTCCTTTTTGTGGTTTCTTTGTCCGTTGTGGCATAGTGTAGCGACCCGCGTGGGTTGCAAAAAGTTCAAAATAGGAGGTCGCTCCCCTATGAGAGAAGGATTTCATACCGCTTGCAAGAGTCTTGGCATTTGCCAAGGAGCGACCTCTTGCAGGCGGGTTGTTTTTACTAACTGCGCACAGTATCTAAAGCCTCTCCTTAATGGAGTTCATCTTAAGATGAACCTTTAGATTAGGTAATCATAGGAATACTTATGATAGACGTTGCTATAGAATACATAGGTACCGGCGAATGTGTGTCCAAGTTTGCCGCACTACGATATGGGATTAAAAGACCTTGGAGGACGGGTCGGTGTTCCATATAAAAACCTATTGCAACTTACCGATGGGCAACCAACCTTCCTATAGGAAGTGAATTATTTTATCATGTTAGTTTTTGTACAGAATAAAGATGGTAAACCTTTAATGCCGACGCAAAGGTGTGGGCATGTTAGGTTTCTTCTAAAAACTGGAAAAGCTAGAGTAGTGCGCAGGTCTCCTTTTACTATAAGACTAACTTACAAAGCACAGAACTATGTGCAACCAATAACTTTAGGAGTAGATGTTGGTAGCAGACATATTGGATTATCTGCTACCACAAAAACAAAAGAGTTATATGCTGCACAATGTGAAATTCGAGATGATGTTTCAAAGTATATTCGTATGAGAAGATGCTTTAGACAATCCAGAAGAAGTAGAAAATGTAGATATAGGAAAAGAAGGTTTCTAAATAGGAAAAGAAGAGAAAAGTGGAGTTCTCCATCAATTAGAACAAAGATAAATAGTTATTTAAGAATCATTAAATTGATTGTTAGTATTATGCCAGTTCAGAAAATTAGAATGGAGATTGCACGATTTGATACTGCTAAAATACTTAATCCTAACATATATGGGAAAGGATACACAGAAGGTGTATTGAAAGGGTTTCATCACATTAACGAATATGTTCTTTTAAGGGACAAATTTTCATGCCAGAACTGTTACGGAAGAAGCAACGATAAAAGGATGGAAGTTCACCATATCATAAGAAGAGTTGATTTGGGTACAAATAAGATAGATAACTTAATCACACTTTGCCATACTTGTCATGAAGGATTCCATAATGGGAATGTCAAATTATTTTTATCTAGTCCCAAACCATATCGAATGCGAGATTCATCAATGATGAATGTTCTATGTGCAGCACTCCCTAAACAAATTAACAAGGAGGTTTGTGAAAAAGGCATTATTGTTGAATCAACTTATGGAGTAGAGACAAAGCATATTAGAGAAAAACAGAACATAACTAAAAGTCATATTAACGATGCCTTTTGTATTTCAGGGAATGTGTATGCAGAACGGGCTCGAGATATTTTCTATCATAAGTGTTTACGACGCCATAATAGGATGTTACATAAACAAACTATTCACTCTCCAAAGGCATATAGAGGTCGTAGAAACCTAACTATATTAGAACAGAAAATAGGATTTCGTTCTTTGTACCAAGTCCAAAGAGAGATTAAAGGGATACGATTATATGATGAGGTATTATATAATGGGAAATGGGGATATGTGTCTTCTCGGTCGAATAGAGGAAGATTCAAGGTACGAGATTCCAAGGGGATTCTCATTGCGGACAATGTTGGACGCAATAAAATTATTCTATTGGCACATAGTAGTGGTATCTTGACTAGTAGAGAAGCAAAAGAAAATTGACTATATAGCAAAGTATGATGATGCCTATAATGGGAATCACAAACAGACAGAAAACTTCGAGCCACCGCGAACTAAGGAGACGAAGAAAATGGCTAAGAACTACATTCATTCCACGGCATCTGCCGACATGACCTATCCGATTTATGCGGGAGGTACGGGCACGCCGAGGAAACTCAAGGAAATCGTAATCAAGGGAAGGGCGAACGTAGTCAATCCCGCGACGCTCATCACCCCGACAGGGGCGGTGACGGAGGTTTCCGATGCAGACTTGGAACTTCTCAAGAAGAGCGCTGCTTTCCAGCGGCATGTTGCGAGAGGGTTCATGAGGGTCATGCAGGAGAGCGAACTCAACACCAAGGACATGGCGAAGGGAGACAACTCCCGCCAGTTGAACGACTACGAGTATTCGCAGGGAACAGACCCTCGCGTTCCGGGGTCGGGATCGTGCCAGGCCACATGCGGAGAGGGAGACCGTATCCGTGGGCATCGCGGCGTAGGGTTCGTGTCGGATTCGTACTAACCGCATCGAAGCACAAGAAGCGGTTGTACGGATTTCGAGTCTGTTGGAATGGGGTTTCCCGATGAGGGAAGCCCCTTCCGTTTGTTTGTTGCTTGGGCATTTTGGGAAGAGAAGGACGAACAACCAGCAGGCGAGATTAACCATGGAATCAGACTATCCATTTCCAGACGAGGCGGGGCCGATTTTCGCGCCAGACCAGATGTCAAACGTGTATTTCGACCAGTCATTCTGGGGGCCGCCTTGGAGACAGTTCGAGACTAGACCTCCTAGGAAGGTGTCGAGGTACAGGGACGATCCGGTAGACGTGGAGAAGTTCAAAGCATGGTTCTCGGAGTTTGCGGACGATACGAAATGGCCAAGGGCATTGGTGGAGGCGAGCGCGAAGAGGGCTAGGTTCTACATACCGATATGGACGCAGTGCGACTATCTGGACGGGGAGGATAGAGAGTATGCGAGAGGGCTGCTTACGGCGCACATAATGATAACGGCTAAGCAGAACCAGGCGGCGATGGATCAGCCGGCCTTGGCAGCGGGCGGAGCGGCGGGAGGTATGATGACAACCCTTCCGGGGACGGGCATAGTGACGAGCGCAAGCATAGGTTCGGTGTCGTATTCTAAGACGTTGCCGCAGAGCAAGGATGCCTATGAGTTCTGGCTCAACCAGACTCCGTATGGGATAGAGTTGCAGGCATTCCTCGCCAACCACATAGCGGTAGGGGTGATGGCGCAGGGAGACGACATAAGGGAGTGTTTCAGGGACTAAATGGCTATGCTTGACATAGGAGATATCGTAACCCCCACGAAAGAAGGGGTCAAGTATAGTCTGGAGATAGTGAGGATACGAGCCGATTCCCCTGGCGTCACACGGTATTATGGGAAACTGCTGGGAGTAATGGCAACGGAAGAGTGGGGCGACAACGTATCACTTGTTCTTCCAGAGTCTTTCGAGAAATCTGAGTTTGTCATTGGCGACATAGAAGTTCCTACGGCACAGGCATATCTTTATATCGAAGAAATCGGGGAATTTGCATTTGATAGAGGCGTCCCCATCGTTGGACTTACGGTTTGTAGTTATTGCCAGACGATTCATGACAAAGCATTCTATTACAATCAGACGATAAAGAACCTTGTCCTAAAATCAGGATTACAGTCAATAGGGACATATGCCTTCGCGGGCAACAATCCATTGGAAACAATCACATACAACGGCACCACGGGGCAGTTCCGGTCAGTGAATGGGCTGCTCTATGACAATACCGAAACCAAGGTGATTCTAGGGGCGAATGGCACAAGCGGGAGTATTGTATTTGGATCCAAAACAAAAGAGATAGGCGATGGGGCATTCTCATATTGTAAGCAATTGAAGTCTATCGAGCTACCTTCCACTGTGCTGGATCTGGAAATAGGCAAGTTCGCTTTCTCAGATTGCCACAAACTGACAACAATCACCATTCCGGGAAACTTGAAGAAAGTATCGTATGGAGCATTCTTCGGATGCTACAACGTGACGTTGGTAGATATTTCTCATGGAGTGGAAAGGCTCGAAGGGCTATGCTTCGGCGGATTGCCGAAACTAAGGGGAGTGGATTTTCCCAATACCGTAGACTTCCTAGAGACAAAGATAGGTGAAGAGCCGTTCTGCGGAAGCGACAGACGAATAGTGTTCACTCTGACGGATGAAGAGGGCAGTTACGACGAAGACATAAAAAGACAGTTGCCTGGGGACTATAGCGGCAAGCCAGTAGTAGTGACTACCGAAGTAGGTGCTATATATTCGAAAGGCTGGACTGTCAAGTTCGGCGCTCCTTATAGGGAAGTGCTGCAGGCGGCAACCGCAGCCATAGACAGTCAATATGGAGCGGGGAAGATTCTCGGCTGGTACTACGACTATGCTTTGACCAGACCGATAGGAGAAGAAGACATAGTAGAGGCAGTAGGCGGGCATATCAACGTGTATGCCAAGACACAGACGTGCAACATAACTCTAGACCTGTGTTATGACGGAGACAAGGATTATGTCCTGCAGGCACCGTTCGGATATGAGATAGTCGTGGAAGACTACTACACCCCGGAGAGGAAGTTCTACAACTTTGGAGGATGGTATGCCGATTATGCAGATGGCGAATACTCCAATCCGAAGACAGTAGACGGCATCACTAGGATAACCGTCATGGGGGATGCTACGCTCTATGCGAAGTGGGTGACGTCCAGTGGAGTATACACCTATGAGGTGACGGACAAGAATGAGGTAAGACTGCTAAAGGTTGTCGATTGGGATGCCGTATATTCGCCTGGCGGCATCGTGAAGATTCCGGCATACGTGGAAATGGCAGAGTATGAACTTGATTCCGAGGGCAATCCCAAACTGGATTCTTCGGGGAATCCAATACCCGTCAGGCTGCCGGTAGTTGCCGTAGGAAGCAAGCTCTTCGAGGGAGTAGAGGGTGTAAAGGGGATTGTGTTGCCTAATAGCTTGCGCTCCATAGGTGGGCGGGCTTTCTCAAACTGCATAAATCTGGCATCGCTAGACTTTGAGGAGGAAGATGGGAAAGTTCCTTCTCTCGCGACGATAGGAGCAAGGGCTTTCGAGGGAGCGGCGATAACGACATTGGACCTGCCAGATTCCGTCTCTTCAATCAGGCAGGGAGCATTCCTAAACTGCCAGAATCTGGAATCCGTGAAATTCGGCAAGAAACTATCGGACATCGGGACAGACGAAGGGGCGAACAGGGGTGCTTTCGAGGATTGCGAGAAACTGGAAGAGGTTAGAATAGACACGCTCGCGCATTGGAATTCGGTGGATTTCGGGTTCTCGTCGTGCAATCCTTTGTCCAATGGCGCAAGCCTATATGTTGGCGATAGTGCTAACCCGATAACCGCCTTGAACAGTTCTAATCTGAAGACAAGGGTCTCGCACGAAACTACTGTCATAGAAAATGGCAAGGAAAAGAAGGAGACCACTTATGAGGAAGTTGCTGCGACTGAGGTTAAGCCTTTTGCATATGTCGGATGCTCGAGTTTGACAACTATAGACCTAAGCGGAACAGTGATAACGAAGATAGGAGAGGAATCATTTTCAGCCTGCGGGGCTTTGGCTGATGTCGGGATTTCGGGTGGTACTTTAGCCGAGATAGGAAGGGCTTCATTCTCGAACCTTCCGTCGATGAAGTCATTGACAGTGCCAAAACTGACAACTATAGGAGACTATGCATTTAACGGATGCACAGGATTGGGCGGCAACTTGGGTGGAGAGAATGAAGGGACATTAGGGACTCTCACTTTGAATAATGAATTGCCATACATATCAAAGTCGATGTTCTCCAACTGCACGGCGCTCACAACCGTGACGATACCTGCATCTGTAGGAGAGATTCGTGCTTCTGCATTCTCTGGATGCACGGCATTGACTTCGGTGAGGTTTGCTAACCCAAGCGAGAATCAATGCATATCCATAGGAGACTATACTTTCTATGCTTGCGGATTGGTGACGATAGGAGGAACTGGAAGCGATGCAATGCCATTATGGATGGAGACGATTGGGAACAGAGCATTTGCCAAGAATATCAACTTGCAATCGGCCATATTACCAGACGGACTTCTTGCACTAAAGGCTAATGTGTTCGAAGATTGTCCAAGCCTGCATGCAGAGGTTGGATATGGAGGGTATGGGTATCTTGGTAACTGGATAGTGACAGACAAGGCGAGTGCCTAGGCTGCAAGTGCAAGGAGACTTTCAATGGCACAAGAAGAAACATACGATGTCACAGTTGCTGGAGCAATGGAGGGGATAGATGTTGTGTTTGACAACAATGACATTACCTCTATTGCGGTTGGACGGAATATTTTAGGGCAGAAAGCAAACACATTATCGCCTGGCCTGTTGTTTACATTCCCAAACTCCTATGATAAAATCACAAAACTTAGGGTCTTAGGGGCTTGTCCGACGTTCAAGGAAAGTTTTTTGTATGCATATATAGGGAGTGAAAATGTACTTTTTTTACCCAACTTACAGTCGGTCTTTCTGGAGAGGGTGAACAGAATAGAAAGATTTGCCTTTCGAGACTTTGTGAATCTTACACAAATAAGACTTCCCAAAACGGTTACTACCATTGAAGATGATGCATTCGTAGAGGTAGTTGAAGAAAATGGTACAGAAACACAAAAACCTTTGCCGAACTTGCAAACCTTTATTGTAGAAGATTTAAAAGCATGGTGTACAGTTGAACTTTGGTCTCTGTATTCGAATCCTTGCTATTCGTCAGGTTCAATCTATGAAGAGGGAGAATCCAATCCGGTTTCCTCACTCGATTCAAGCAACATATCCGAGGTTCCAGCCATAAAGGACGGGGTGTTCGCAAATTGCAAATCGCTTATATCAATAGACCTCCCGGAATCAGTAGATTATATAGGTGCTTATTCTTTCGCAGACTGTACTAATCTGGAATCTGCATCATTCCCTGTGAGTTTGAGCCTTATTGCAGATTTCGCTTTAGCAGATTGCAGCAAACTAAACACAATGATATTTAATGGGAATGCACCTGAGTTGTGGGATAATCCATTTCTGGGCATTCCGTCTACCTGTAAAGTTTATGTAAAAGAAGGAACTACGGGTTGGGGCACTGTTCCAGGCACATGGAACGGGTTCGATATTGATTACCTTACCGAATAGGCAATTTTCACCGATGAGCGAGAAGTTCAAGTTACGATACGAAGTAGTCGCTATCCTCAAGGCGAACATCATAAAGGGGATGGAAGCGTTCGGTCTGCCCGTGACGGACAATCCGAAGGGTGCCGGATGGATTGTGATGGAATCAGACCAGCCATCTCTTAGGAACGTGGACAATGCCGTGCTTTTCTTCTTGGAGCATGTAGACAGGATAGGATGGCAGGGCGACCATAGGCTCTACAACAAGGAGACGGGCAAGTACGACGTTATCGACTGCTTCATAGAGCAGCAGACATGGAAGATTAGGGTACTGTGCAAGAGGACAACCAAGCCGATTACGGACGACGACATACCGGTGGTGGCTTCCGACGTTACGGAGATGCTTGTGGCATGGTTCAATCGTCTGGGGTGCATCGAGTTCCGAAAGCACAACATGGCTAACCTTTTCGTGCAGATGAAGGATGTTCGGACATACAAGGACACGTCCGACGTCAACCAGTGGACTACGGAGTTCCCGCTGAAACTTCAAGTCGTGAAGCAGTTCGAGACGGAGATAGACACGGCTGAACCCGTATACGGAGGGGGCATTCCGATGGAGGGGGAGGCGGAGAAAATGGTGGTTGTCGGTACGGAAGAGGGATTCAAGGCGGTAGAAAAACGGAGCGAAAGCCGTCCAGAGGGGTTCTTCAAGAGAATTTTCCGCCGCTTGGGGTTTTTACCAAAGGGCAATTTACAGGAAAACCCTACTAGGGCTAGTGCGCCTCAAGAGGGAATGAAAACAACGACAGGAGAACAAAATGGCAATCAATAGCAAGAACTTTGTGGACATCTCCACCACATTCCCTAAAGCGGGCGCGACGAATAGGGCATTTGGCGGGATGGTGTTCACTCCTAATGGGTTGTCCGGCATCTCAGTAGATGCCAATGGGCTTCCAACTCCCAAGGACGAAAATGGCGAACCTTACCCAAAAGAAGCGGAGACATATGTAATTAAGGTTGGCAATGAATCTTACCCATTTGTTTGGGACGAAGAGAAGGGCTATGTAGCCACAGATGGAGATTCAAACTATTATCCAGCCAATGCGTTTGAAATCTCCATATGGATTGCCTATGAGAAGGGTAATCCGATAGGGCTGTCGCTAGATGATGCTCTCACATACTTCGGCATGAACTCTAAGGAATACGAGTTCGCGGCGGGCTACTATTCCTTTACAAGTCCAACCGGACGGTTCCCTAGCAAACTGAAGTTCAAGAAGCAGGATGCCAACAAGACACTCTTGGAAAACTTCACGGACCTTGATAAGGCTACTAATCAGTTTGGGGCGTTTACGTTCCTTGCTCCCGATGATAGTTCTAGTTCCACGGCTAATGTTGACGACGACTACCTCGCGCAGTTGCTGAAGGTTGCGGTGTACAACCATTCGCTCGACACCAAGTATCTCTTTGTCGTGAACCAGAAGGCGCAGAGCGGCGCTACCGACTATCTGTCGGCAATCACGAACTGCGGCAAGTTCAGCAAGGTGTCGGGTACGTGTTTCGTGTACGGCGCGACGGATGTTTCCGCGTACATGCCTATGGCTATCCTCGCCAGCACGGACTATGCAAACGGGCAGGTCGTGAACTTCATGTTCAAGCAGTTCGCGAACGAAGAGCCGACCGTGCAAGACCAGAACGTGTACTCCGCCTTCAATCAGGGACTCGTCAACTTCTACGGGCAGACCCAAACGAACGGCCAGACGCTGGACTTCTTCCAGAGGGGCTTCAACACGAACGGCACGGACACGGCTTCCTACTGCAACGAAATGTGGTTCAAGGCGGAGTGCGAGACGGCGCTCCTCAACCTGCTCATTTCGAACGAGAGGATTCCCGCAGACCAGAACGGCGTCGCTTCTGTCAAGATTGCGGTTGCGGACGTGTGCTCCGTGGCTTCCCGCAATGGAAGTTTCATGCAGAAGGAGGCATCGCAGGCAGACCGCAAGACTGTCCGCGAAATCGTGAACCTCTCCGGCGGCGAAGAGCTGGAGGTGGACGGGATCATCGTGGACGTTGGCACGAAGGGCTACTCCATCTATGCCTACCTCTCGGAGATGGCGGATGCGGACAAGCTCGGGAAGACCTCGGAGAAGATTATCGTCTACTACGTGTTCTACGGAACGGCGGACAGCATTCGCTTCATCAAGGGCAACGATATCCTTCTCAAGTAACAACAAGAACAGGAGTGTGAAATATGGCTTGGGGTTTCAGAATCAAAGACGTATCCTTCGCGGGCTCTTCCGTCACGGTCGGCGGCGTAACCGTCACCGACTTCATGGACGATGCTAACCCCGTGGAGTTCCAGGACGTTGAAGTTTCGTCTGTCGGCGTGAACTGCAACGGCTCGATGATCCGCAATGCGAAGCCGAACGTCATCATGATGTCCGTGACAGTGATTCCGGGCAGCCCGTCCGACACGGGGCTTTACAACCTCTGGAAGAGGTATCGCGTGCAGGGCACCTGGAATGCGCAATGGGAGCAGAGCCTGTCGGCTTCCGTGACTATCGGGTCTGAACGCGGCTCCCGCACGTACACGGACGGAACGATGGTGTCCGGTCCCGGCGGCCCTTCTTCGAACGGAGAGGGCAAGATGTCGGGACGTACCTACACGTTCGCATTCGTGACGGCGCTCTAACCGAAGAGCGACATACGGCGGTGGTGCTTGCCGCTGCCGAACGGCAAGTTCCACTCCCTCGAATAGGGGGGTGGAACTTGGCATTAAGAGGAGGCTATATTATGAATAGCAAAATTTATGATGTGTCATTTGCGGGGTCTACAATAGTGATAGATGGAGTTACCATCAAAGACTTTATAGATGATGCCAATCCCATCGACCTTCAAGATACGGAAGTTGCCAATATAGAATGGTCGTGCAATGGCAGGATGATTCGTACTATAAAACCGTCAGCCGTGATTATGTCTGTGACAGTGATTCCAAACTCTCCTTCTGATAAAGAATTGAGAACGATATGGAAGCGGGTTTTTGCAAACGGAGGTTTTGTAAGCATAGCAGATGCGAACAAAAGCCTGTCTGCGAGCATAGTTGTTGATAATCCTATAGGTGGGACATTTCAGTTTTCTGGGGGAACTTGTCTTTCCGGAGCGGCGGCGGTGACGGCGAACGGGCAGGGCAAGATGGGCGGAAACACCTATACTTTCGCTTTCGAGAACGTTGTCTAGCGGCGGGTCGCGCCCTTTCAACTTTGGCATTATTTGCCAGCGAACTCACACATTAGGAGAATATCGGTAATGGATCCGAAGAAGTTCATAGAACCGAAGGAAATAGAGATTGACGGAGCGAAATTCGTCATATCCCGCATACCAGCAGTGCAGGCGCAGCAGATATACGGGGCGATAATGAGGGAGAGCAAGGAAGACGGAGACGTGGCGATGACCTATCTCTCTGAGGAGACTTCGCTAGGTCTTCTTTCCTATGCCGCATACGTTACCGGAGGCGAGGGAGACAATGCATGGACTCCGCTGGAAGATCCTAACCAGATAAACTTCGCATGTCCCAAGATTGAGATGCTAATAAAATTGGAGGCGGCAATGATTCGTTACAACTTCGGTTTTTTATTCGATGGAACCCTCCGAGAAGTATTGGGGGTTCTAAGGGACATGAATCAGGACACATCAGAACAACCCTGACTTCGGAGATGGTAGCGAGCGTAGTCCATAGCGGAAGGGCGACGTTGAACGAACTTAGGACGATATACCATCTGCAGGACTTGTACAGGCTTTGGGAGATAGACTATGTTCCGCTCTACAACCAATGGTACGACAATGAGAGGCGGAAGGAGAAGGAGCGGCTTAACCAGTTGGCGAAGAACCTACGGCTATAAGGCCGCGAACAAGGATGGATGATGGCGCACAACAAGTTTAGATTCCCCAATCAGGGAGCACGTGAGCTGAATGAACTCACCTCGTGGAACACGATTTCTGCGGGGTTGAACAATGCTCGTGGTTATGCAAAGAAGGTTGGCGCGAATGCAACCTATGCGAGACAGATACATACGGAGAATGAAGAGGGGCGAGCGAAGATAAAGTATGGGCAGTTCACCGCAGGCATAGGGAGCATAAGGGGGAAGGTTGGAGGGGAGGCCGGACAGAAGGTAGATGCTAGCATTGCCTCATTCCTGCAGAAGTTGCAGGCGGCTGGTGGACACAAGATAGGCGGTGCCGACCTCTCGAAAGCGATAGCAGACCTCCACAAGGAGATAGGCAGAATCGCCACCACGATGGGAGGGGCGCAAGGCAATATCCTGAAAGATTTCACTAGAGACCTGAAGGAAGCGAAGAATGCCGCCGCAAGAGGGGGACTCGGAGCGGTAGGGGGAGGAACCAGGGATGCGATAAAAACCGCTTTCGGTCTTAAGGCGGACAACTCGATAGATGAAGCAAGAAAGAAGATTGCTTCTGACGTCAGGCAAGCGGCGAAGTCGCTAGCCGATCCTTCGTTGAAGCAGGCGGTAGCGCAGGTCATCGGTGAGATGCACCGCCTGTCCAATGCGGCGAAAACCTCCGCAGAGAAGCAGAAGATTCTCGCCAACACACAAGCGAGGCTCACTCGAATAGCGGGAGGTGCGGCTGGCGCCGACAAGACGGTGATGGAGGGCATCGTCAAGACCACAAGCAAGAATACTTCGGAACTAAAGAAGAGCCTAGTAGGACAGGCGGCTAACCGCAAGGGGCTAGAGTTCAACAACAAGCTTGCCACGCTAACCCATAGCATAGGGAGCGTGACGAGATACCTCATTCCGCTCAAGAGGACGCTCGACGTAGGGAATGCCGTATTCCAGGCCGTCAACAGCAAGTTCAACCAGTTTGCTCGGATGCAGATGAGAATATCTGCGGAACGTGGCGGATTTGGACGGCAGGTTAGAGGTGCTGGAATCAACTACGGACACATGATGGCTGCCATAGGCGCTGGAAGAAGCGCTGGCATGGAAGACCGTCAGGTTGTCGGGCAGATGGTAGAGCTGCAGACCCAGTTAGCGCAGGCCAGATGGGGCGAGGGCGGTTTAGCGGAGAACGTGGGGCGGTGGGGAATATCCGTCTACAATGGCGCAGGCGACGTGAAGCAGGCGCATGAGATGATGGTGGAGTTCTCCCGCAAGCTGCGGTCGCTCGGCTCGGACATGGAAAAGTTGCAGTTCCTCCATGCGATAGGGAGAAGCCCGGAGGAGATGGAGTACGTCGCGAACTATGAGAAGAGCGCGCGGCGGATGGAATGGCTCAAGAAGAACCCACACATGATGGGTGTTCTGGATAGGGCTGATATGCTTGACGAAAGCGGTTTCAATGCGAAGGCTGATGCCGCTACAAAGATAGAACTTCGTAGGAGAGAGATTCTAAACCAGAATGCTATGGAGCAAGGCCCGTTTGAGGCATTGAAGCGGTCTCTCAATCCTGAAAACTGGCTGTTTAGCGATTGGACTGCGCGACAGAAGGGTGTGCAGCAGGCTCGCGGTGAACTAGCGATGGAACGTCTCACCCGTGCAATCAATGAGAAGATAAGGCAGGATGAGAAGAATTCAAAGAAGTCCGATGTTGTAGCATCAGCGATGGCAACATTAAAACCGCAGGATGTTGCAGCGATTTCTGCAATAATGCAGAAGGATATAGATAACAAGGGTGACAAGTCAACCTATGCTCAAATATTGAAATCGGTAGAAGAGCAGTATGGGCTAGCGTTTGATGTAAGGACTCCGATAGAGAAGTTGCAAGCTGCATTAGTACCTATCACAACTAAAGTAGCTGAGTGGGCTGAGGAAATATACAAGTGGCTAACAAAAAGCAAGACAGTAAATTACATAAAGGATAATCCAGGAAAGTCTATAGCTATTGCTGGCGGAGGTATCCTTGGAAGCATTCTTGGTAGTCTAGCTTTATTTAATTTGATTAGACACCCATTCCAGTCTGCAAAGAACATTAAAGGATTATGGAATTTCGGCAAGGGGATATTCACAACCCCGATGTTCGCAGGAGCGGCTTCATCAGCAGCGCCTACGGCTACTGCGGCTACAAAGCCTAACTTATTCTCTAAAATGTGGGGTGGAATTAAGGGATGGTTTGGTAGTAGCAATACACGAGGAGAGACGGCTTCTTCTACTAGTAAATCTCCTATAACAGAGATTACAAGAAGACGTCCACCTCCTTCGCCGTCTTCTTCTGGTTCTACATCATCAGTCCAAACAAATGGGCAACCTACGATTACAGAGAAAGACCTCCCCTCAAAGTCTTTCTCCCAGGCTGCAACTGACCTGAAGAAAGATTTTAATAATGAAATCCCAGCGAATTCTCATAGTGCGAAAATTTCTACAGGAGCATCAGGTACAAAAGGGGTTGGGGGAAAAATTCTTGGTGGCTTAAAGGGAGCGGGAGCAAGGGGGCTAGCAGGGCTTAAGGGAATAACTCGCGGCAATGTAATCACAAACGTAATTTGGACAGTCCCAGAACTATTAGAGGCAGGTGGCGAATATTTCCAAGGCAACACAAAAACCGCCAACCAAAAGCTTGGTGGTTCATTAGGTGGATTAGGTGGAGGTATGGCTGGTGCTGCCATTGGAGCTGGAATAGGTAGTGCGGTCCCTATTATTGGAACAGCCATAGGTGGAATCATAGGCGGCATTATAGGACATTTTGGCGGTAAAATGCTTGGTGGTGCTGTAGGTGATGCGGCGAACTGGGCTTTTGGTGCCGAGGATAGCACTGAGAAAGTAGCCGAATCTGCGGATAAGCATGAAGTAGCCTTATCTGATGGAGAGAAATATATCAAGGAAATAAGGGAACTGGTGAAATCGAATGAAGGTATCATCAAAGCCCAGAAGAGTCTGGCAGAAAAAGGTATTCACATTGAAGAAGGCGTGTTAAGAAGTCATAACTTCATGCACAACGACCAGTTTGCTGCACAAACAATGCAAACCGCTTTCTTGATGAAAGAATTAGGTTCTTATGCGGCGAAGACAGGAAGGGCGATTAGTGCTGAGGAGTATGCTCGAAGGACAGAGCAGAATCCCTACATCATGGCTGCGAGGAATAGTGGAATAAAGGAGACTGAACAAGATAGGCTTGCTGCTGCAACTGGTGGTCGTGGTTTTACACGAGAAGTAGTAGAAAACTATATGACAAAGGGAGGATTAACTAATGAGCGCATAGGATTTCATAGCCAGAAAGTAAGAGAAGAGCATAGTGATTGGACAGCAGGACAAGTTCTGGAAGAGGCTAAGAAACGTGCGGCAGAAGAACATACAAAGAAACTAACCCAGACGGACTATGATAATGAGAGGGATGCGATTATAGAAGAGCAGAAAGCTCTTCTAAAAGGGAGAGATGCTGCCGAACTTTTGGCAGAGCGAGCAGAATATGAAAGTGCAAGGGAGTCTGGTGCGGCAAAGGACGGTTACTTCTATGGTAGACTTAAGGATGGCTCAGTAGGGCGTCTAAACGACAAAGGAAACTGGATTTATGATAGTGGAAACGAAGTAGAGGATGAGCAAGGTAATCCTATCCATGTCCGAGATATAACTGACGAAGACCGAAAGAATCGTGATAGGATGATGCAGATATTGCAGAAGAATCCTGATATTACAGATGTCAAAACTTATGAAGCGGCAAAACTGCTTTCTTCTTCACCCGAAGCGCAACAGGAGTATGCTCTACGCGAGATGCAGAAGCGCGGAATAGATGTCTCGAACCGAACGGAAGTTCAGAAGTTCAAGAGCGAGCAAGCGGCTGGATTTGAAAAGTTTCGTCGTGAGAACCAACATCTAGGGCTAGCGGAAGCAATCTCTACTTATTCCTATCAGACTGACATTTCAAAAGATGCTCTTCGGAATATAGTTGGTTATGGGAAGACGGATGACGAACTTACTGAGGAAGAAAAGAAAGAAAAGCACAAAGGGTCTCAGTATCGGGCGGAAGAGAAAAAGAAGGAAGGGGAGAAGAGAAGAGCCGCTAGGAAAGCAGAGAGAGAAGCTGCTGCAAAAGGAGTGACCGAAGAAGAGGCTGCACAGTATCTAGGCGATGAGGGAGATGCGGCAGCATATATTCGACTAAGGAATAGGGTAGAGGGCGGTGCTACTCTTGACGAAAAAGAACAAAAGGCTTACGACAAATTTACGGACATAGTTGGGCGCAAGGCAGGTAGGGCAAAGAGAACGGCATACAAGCCGCTCCATGAGCTAGACCCCTACAAGCCAGATGCGGAAGCACAGGCAGTATTCGCAACGTCAGTTGAACTAGTAAAGAAACAGAAGGCGAATAAGAACAAGCCACCACTAGCTCAGTTGTCCGATGTCCGCTATATTGGCAGTCTAATAGAGAGAGGAGGAATAGAAGACAACGATAAGGAACTAGAGAAGAACTTCGGGAAGCAAAGGACTCAGCAGTTTAGGAAAGCACAGCAGGATGGGTCATTGGATACCTTGATGAAGGATGTACAACATGGGGAAGATGTTGAGAGTAAAAAGCAAAGTTGGCTTCCTCATATATCAAGAGCGGATACGGCTACAGCGGCGATGGAAAGCACACAGACAAAAACGGAGCAGGCTTCTCAGCAGATGGCGGAGAAGGGAGCGGCAGCGGAGAGGGCGGCGGCTAGCGCTAAGAATGCAGCAAGTGGCGGAAGCGAATCGGGGGAAAAGAATATTACCATAAATATGGGCGGACAGCAGATTACCCAGAACATTCAGGGGGATTACTCAATGGATGCTGAAGGAATGAAGAAGGGGACATTACAGGGCGCGGCAGAGGTTGGCGACAAGTCTGCTCAGGCAGTCATGCTTGCCTGTGAAAACAGAAGCATATGCTAATGAAGGCATTTCGCTCTTGTCGGGCATATTATGAGGTAATAGTGACATGGAAGATTTTGAAAAAGATGGAGGAGGCGGGAAAGTACAGCCTGTGTACATAGCTGTTCAGGGTTTTCCGTTGGTGCAGATATTTCCTACCAATTATACCCAGAAAGACCACTGTTCGTTGCTCGGGTCTCCTTCTGAATCGGGAACAACGCAATATGACAACAAGGTGACACAGCCGTCTACAGTCCAATTTACTGGCATAGTGAAGTCTACTCAAAAAGGGGTATTCAAGACTATACGAGATATAATGAAGAAGAATCGGCTATCCGACATCATCTGCCAGTTTCAGTCGAAAGCCGGGCAGATAGATAATATGATTATTGATTCCCTTGAAGAGGTCGGAGAGTCCAATAGGTATGACGGAATAGAAATACGGGTGTCCATGACGGAATTCCTAGAACACAACAAGCAACCCTAAAGGGGGCATTGTTTCATGACGGAACGTTACATAGCAACCACTGAAGACCAGACAACGGTTCTTTCCATAAATGGGAAGTCCTTTACCTTTAGATTTTTCGCATTTCGTGGTCTGATGTATGTTGACATTTCACGGAACGATGTCAGGATAGTGACAGGCAAGCGGATTATGGCTAATAGGTGGCTCATACCCGAATATGTAGCCACGGGCATAGGAAACATACGGTTCGAGACCTACAAGGCAGATGGGGACGACTATGTGTGGTATGAAGAGTTCAATAACAAGTTTCGTCTCGTTGCTTATAAGGCATCTGAGATAGAAGAGATGGAAGCCAAATCAATAGAGGGATAAGGCTATGGCTTCGTCTAAATACTTTGGGAGAGCATATAGGATAACCTTCACCAAGGGGAATGGAGGTTCGTCTACCGTATTCCAGACAGAGGACGGAAAGCCCGCTATGGACATCAAGTTCGACGTGACGTATGCACTTGGTCAGACGGCACGATTTGGGTCTATCTCCATTCTCGGATTGAAGTATGAGACTATCTCAGAATTCATTAAGCTCGCAACAATGGAAAGGGGCGCAGCACTAAGCGAGCGCATGAGAGTAAGGCTTGAGGTTGGCTACTTCTCTGGTGGTGGTAAACTGGTTGAAGTGTTGAATGGGTTTGTATATTATGCAACTGTCGCTTCGCCGCCCCAAATGTGGCTTAATCTGAAGATATCCGAATACGATCCTGATGGGGCAAAAGCAATCAAGATGGCAAACGTGACCTCTAATGTCCCGATGAGGGAATTCCTGACTCAGGTGACGGATGCTATATCCTCCCCAGACGACGGCGAAGGCATAGAGTGTACATGGGAAGACATGACAGAAGATGGTGTCGTGGACAGCGACGATGAAATAAAGACTATAGAGCTCAACGAAAAAGAGTCGCTTGGTGGCATAATAAACAAGCTCAATAGCTGCTACGACAAGGCACAGTTTATCATAAGAAACAGCCGTGAAGAAGATATCCTCGTCATCGAAGCTCATGACAAGGATGCAAAGAAACGAACTAAAGGAACTGTCCAGGTTGATGCGAACAACGGGCTCCTGTCGGTAACAGGACTTGACCCAGTAGGTGGCTGCGTCACGACTTTCATAGATGGAGGAGCAATAGATGAACTTTGTCGGCTGAACCTTACCAGCAAACTTAATCCGCAGGCGAATGGGACATATCTGATTATTAAGAAACAGTATGTAGGGCATTTCATGGGACAGGAGTGGTATACTAGGTACTTCTGCTCCGCTAGAGAGGATTAGTGGGTTTTATGATTGACGACAATGCACCAGAGACTCAGATAGAACCGGGATTCCAGAATGCCCCGAATGACCTTACGATTGCGATGAAAGCTTTCGGAACTGGGTTGATGAGAGGTCTTCATATCTGCTTCCCTGCCTGCGTGTATTCTTTCGATCGGACAACGCACATTGCAAAGGTAATGCCGCTAGTGAAGCAGGCCTTCTACAACGGAGAATGGATATACCTGCGAAGGCAGCCTTTCGACACCACTGTCAGAAATATCCAGGCAGGCGGTTTCACCATAGACTTCCCCCTCTTTGTCGGAGACACGGGCTGGGTATTTGCGAGCGACAGAGATACGCAGCTTCTTAAGCGTGAGGGGGCCCTTACCAATTCGGTTCTTGCTGCGGATAGGAACATCGCCACAATAGAGGATAAATACCAGCAGAAACCAAACACCTTGCAGATAAACAAGTGGACATTTGGATTCTTTCTTCCCGACAACTGGGGCAAATGGGAAACACATCGTTTCAAGGATAGCCCAGGTGTAGCAATAGGCAATGCCCTATACATAGGTTCGTCCATAGACACGGAAGATGAGGATGATGCCGGCGGCCAGAAAGGAGATGGGTATGAGCAGAAGACGACTTCTTCCGTTGTCCTGCAGAAAGGTGGAGGAGCCTATGTCCTATCCAGCACCAAGACAAAGCCAGATGACGCAAAGGGGCGTAGCCGGACCTCCAAGGTTTCGGTAGTTGGAGACACCGTTGAAATCGCCGTGAGCGACATGACGGAAGACACTCCGATAGATGCCTCCATAACAATAGGGACGGAATCTGGAATCGTCATACGTCAGGACAATCCGAAGGACAATCTAAACTTTATCGCTTCCGTGCAGGAAGATCAGTTCACGATGAGGCTCATGGACATAGAGAACAAGAAGACCGTGAGCATGGCGTTCGAGAATGGGCAGTTGGATGTCCACACGACAGATGCGGTGAACATCTTCTCCCAGAAGGACGTGAACATCAAGGGCGCGGAACATGCCTATGTAACCGCAAATGATGCCAGAGTGGTGGCAGAGGACACGGCATCAGTGGCTGCCAAGACCGTATCGGCATCTGCCGAAGAAACCGTGAACATTGCTGCTGGGCAGAAGATTAACCTTACTGCGCCTAATGCGATAAGTCTCGTGACGGCCTCAGATGTCACGATTATGGCGAAGAAGAAAGGCGCAAGCATAAAGGTTGACACCCTTTCGAAGGACGCTAAGATTGAGGTGAAATCAAAGGGAGATAATGCTAATATCAGTCTGGAGGCAGAGAAAGCCAACATCAGAATAAAAGCCCAAAAGGAAGTTGCGATAACCGGAGAGCAGGTTAAAATATCCGGGAAGTTTTCGGTTAGCGGAGAATCGTCTTTCTCTGGAGCTACGACCGTCAACGGGCATTCATTGAACTACAATACAGCACATGCACACTGGGTGTAATTTCGTTTCCTTTAGGGCAATAATTGAACAACCATGGACTACACCGACCTATACAACTTCCAGACGAGTACGGGCATAATCGTCCCGAATGATTCGTCCGTTCTTCTAGGGATTCAGAAGAAGTTTCAGGAGATATTCGGTACGGACATAGACCTGTCTGCCGAGACTCCCGTTGGACGTCTCATCGAGGCTTTCGCAGTTGTGGTGAAGACTACTCTTGGCATTACCGCCCAGACCGCAAACCAGTTCAACGTGAACGAGGCTACGGGAATCTATCTCGATGCGATAGCCCAGATATACGACTTGAAGCGGATAGCAGGTACAAAGACCAAGATTACTATCAAGTGCTACTTCTCCGACAATGTGACGGGCACGACCACTATTCCCGCTGGTTCTCTCATAATGAGCACGTCCAACGGAAAGATGTTCAGCATTGACAGCGCCATAACCAACACAGGAGCGGAGGTTGAGGAATCAACGGGGCGGCATTATGCGGTAGGCACCGCAACCGCAACGCAGACTGGACCCATCGTTGCGCCAGCGGGTACAGTCAACTCCATTCAGACTTCCGTGATGGGATGGAACGGCGTTACTAACATCGGCCCTACTTACACCGGTACCGACATAGAGACGGACGAGGCTTTCCGCAACCGCATAATGACTTCCCGCCCAGTAGGAATCGGTTTCAACACTCACCTTGTTTCCGCATTGAATAGGCTAGACGGAGTTTACTCCAACTGCGTTCTTGAGAACAACACCGGCACCGACATGGTGAAGAAGGACATTGTGATTCCGCCGCACTCCATATTTGTCGGGATAGACTGCATCGAAACCAACGACCTTCTCGCTGAGATTGCGGAGGAAGTTTCGAGGGCTAAGCCAATCGGGGTTGGAATGGTGCATGAGGGCGTTACCGCCGCAACTCTCATAAGCCGAGAGGTGAAGTACGGCTACAACAACGGCTATTCGCAGACTATCCATTTCTACAAGGCGAAGAAAACCGCCATCATGGTAGACCTCACGTACTCATTCGGAAAGTACACGGGAGACAACATCTCGAACGACATTGCGGAAGTCATTTCCGAATACGTTGATTCCGTAGGGGTAGGCGGAACCGTGTACGGCACGATGATAGCCAACGAGCTCATCAACCGCCTTAACATCGGCATCGGGACTGTGTGGCTGCAGAAGGAGGGCAGCAACATTCCCGCCGACAACTCCGTGGAGATGATGGGCTATGAGACTCCATATGCCATAGCCGACAACATTTCTATCACCGAAATCACCTAGACGGGGGTAGATGTTGGATGAAGATTCACGAGATAGACAATTCGCTGAACAACCTTGGCAAGACCGTCCTGTGGCAGTATGACCGGGCGGTTCGGCTATTGTCCGTGATGAAGCACATGCAGGTTCTCTACCACTGCGCCGTGGAGCAGTTCTGGCAGTTCTGGACTGAGAAGGTTCTGGCAATAGACACTTGCGGTGCATTGGGATGTTCCGTATGGGGAATCTTCCTCGGAGTGCCGAGACCTACGGTGAAGGACGAAGACGGGAAAGACCGTCTCATTGTCACGTCAGTATACAGGCGAATCCTCAAGGGCGCTTTCTATCTGATGAAGACCAGCAGTTCGTTCGGCGACATACTTGGGTATCTCGAAATCGTGTTCGGGGTTGGCGGAGAAGAGAACCTGTCAAAGTGGTCTGTGTACGTTAGCGAATACGGATGGACGACGAACATAGACGAACTTAACGACGTGTACAAGAGCGGAATCGCCTATGCCAAGGGCGACATATTCTCATATGACAGGCTAGGGGAGGGAATACTTCGCAACTGGAAATGCACAAGGGACATATCCAAGGCTGAGAACACATCGTTCGATGCGATAGCCGACTATGTTGTTTCCACCAATGAGCCGACAAATGGAGTGGCAGATGACGAAACGCTCTTGCTAAAGCTCTACGACCCAGAGGGGATCTGCCGCAAGATCGGCGGAGCTCCGAACAACTCACTTTCGATAACTGTCGAATATGAATTCGGTGAAACCACGATACGAGCGGTAGCGACCAGACGGCGGAAATGCGGAGTGACGCTCACCGACAACGAAGACTTGTCGATGGAATACGGCAAGTCTGCATACTATGATGAGATGCACAGAGACCAGAAACTGCTGTTCGAGCAGCGTCTCTCTGACTTCTGCCCCTTCCCTCTCGGAATCAAGAGCAACATTCCTGTCGGGAGGTGGGTTTTTGGGTTCAAAGGGCAGGACTTCATACGATATGAACCGAACAAGGCTTTCGAGAAAGGGCAGGTCTTCGGGCATGTCTTGACCGACTATAACTGCTGCAACTATGTGTGCCTAGAAGACATAACTGCAGAAGAAAACACGTCGTTTGAGGCGATAGAGGGGAAGGTGCAGAAGACATACGGCGGCGGCCCTCTCGTCCAGTCTTTTGGAGAGATGACGCCGCCTTACATGGACCTGCGGTCGCTCTATAGCAAGTATGCAATCAAGCCGATTTCAATGATAGCGGTCAACTCTCAAGGATGGTATTCTGTGATTCCGCCCAAGAACATGTTCCTAGGATTGGAGAATGGGCTAGTCAAGATATTCAAGAACACGAGGGACATTTACTTATTTGTGAGTTGGTCTGGTGAAGATGACAATCCAATAGCTGACTTAACTGGCGGAACCAACGTGAACTATTATGGAGCGGACACCTCATCAATGGAAGCCCATCTCAAATCGTTCGCTAGGGTGGCGCGATTGAACAACTGTCAGGTAGTCCCGTATAGCCTTGCAATCACTCCGCAGCCAAACACCACCTACGGAACAGGCACGTCGATTCTGGTGAATGGAAAGTGGCGGACATTCAACATAACGTTCACCACGGGAAATGAAGTATCGTTGCAGGCAATCATAGAGGCATCTTCGCCGGAATCAAATGCGGGGATTCACCTCTGGTATCCATATAGCATCTAGGAGAACACATGACAAGTTTCGACAATGTTCCTCTCGTACTTACGCCGTTCGCGGACAGCGATGCCTCCAAGGACTTTTCGTTCTTCGAGTCAGGGATAACTCGCCAGATGACGGTTCCTGCGGAAAACGGAGGGGCTAGGTTCACCAGACACCAGATGAATGGCATAGGGTATCTCGCTACGCTCGGAGCATTTCTCGATAGGGTAGGTTATCCGTATGGTAGGGAACGGCTAGACCCATCGTCGTTTGGCGGATACCCCAAGGGCGCAATCCTAATGACGCAGGAAAACAATCGTGTCCGTGAATACATCAGTCTGGTAGACAACAACACACACCCCCTCCCGACGGAAGATGAGGACGGAACCTATGTAGGAAACGAGTGGTGGGCTCCCACGATACCCACGGATTCCGTATCATTCTATCCGAGCTTTGCGAATCCTAAATATGTGACGGGAGCAACGATCGGTCCTATCGGGTATAATGGGAGTACATATACCGACTTAACCGTTTCCGAAACTGGCTGGTACTGCATAGAGAGAGTATTTCGGCTAGCTGATGGTTCCCAGTTTAAGACCATTCTTAACCTAGCGGATATGCGTCTTTCGCTGCAGATGAACGGAGACGGTCTGTCAAATGGTTGGTTTGTTGTCGCCGAACCTCTCGACGGTCTGTTAGGAGAAAAGGCAAGTTGCATCATTCCTCTGTCCGCAGGAGCATTGTTGCGCTTTGTATTTTCCAGCATGTATTTCACAGTGCCAGACACGAAGGTATACTGCGACGTGTCAATTAGCAAACTTCAGGCAATGGAACTTCAGTAATGACCCTAGAACAGGCAGATAAGATTGCGGACATAATCCTTTCCGCCCCGAAGGTGTTCGATTCTCTTCCGATGCAGTTCCCAAATGCATCGGGCATCACGAGCGAGTCCGCAGCCTATGGGGAAGGTAACATAGACAATTCGGCTTGGCTCAAAGGACTTACTTATCTTAGTCAGATTGGGCAACTATCTGGCAATGGAGTTTATGCCTGCAAGAATGGATTCCAGATAGGATATGAGAGACCAATAAAAGACGGAGATGTAACACCGTTAAGTGTCTTACACATGCCCTACGGACGATATGCGACACTCGACGATATCAAGATGATGGCATATGTCGGCATAGAGAATTATAGGGCGAAAGCGATGGGGCATCGCTGGCGCTTCAACGAGAAGGGCGTCAATACCGTAAACGACACCTATGCCTACCATAGGGGGAGCATCGTAAGGCAGGAGGACGGGAAGCGCTGGATAAAGTGCAGGGAAGGGAACGTGACTCCTATTCCAGGAGTTACAATAGACGGATGGGTAGGAAGGAAGGGCGGCACTCATTCATCGGTAGACCCTCTGCTATGGTCTGCTTTCACGAGAAGACCAGCATATAGGAAACCGACGGCTGTGAACATTCCGTTGCTAGATGGAGTTTCGTTTCCGTTCGAGAAGGTAACTAGGTTTGTCAAAGCCGCAACGATAGAAGGGCATAACGACTTGGTCCAGTTAAGAGACGTATGGGACTATGCCGATATGACCGGCAAGACTTCGGAAGCCATTTATACGAACGGAAATAGAATCCTCAACTATGAGGGCAGGTTAGTTGTTCGTATCTCAGAAGTAGACGAACTCGAGAAAGAAGCTACACAGGAAGAGATAGAGGCGAACAGCATGGTATGGGTTACGAGCCAAGCGATTCCTATCTATGTTGATTACTATCTTTCAACCGCCGACAATAGGATAGACGAGCATAAGTCCCTTACCCCTACGTATGCTTCTAGCTATTCTACTTATGTTCACAAAGGAAGTGTGACAAGGTGGACTAGAGTGTTCCGCTCGAACTTCATTCCTCTGGCAGAGGGGCGGACATACTATGTCTACATTGAGAGGGAAGATAGCCGAGCGTCCACCTATAATGGCATGGAACGAACAATGACTGGCGGGAATCTGGTTGCATTGAGAATCCCTACGGACACAATTGCTCCTAACTTCTAGCCTATTTTTGACATACTCCCAATGCTGAAGCCGTTGGGATTCTTGGTTCAGACGGTTCATGCCACCAACTCCTCTATGGAGTTTCTGGTCTTACTAGAACCTCGCCAATTGGCAGATGTCCCTGCCGTAAGAATGTTCATCGCCGCATTCACGTCGCGGTCATGCCTTGCTCCGCAATTTGGACACACCCACTCGCGGACTCGAAGGTTCTTTGTGTCGGGATTCTTGCACCCGCACTTGTGGCACGTCTGGCTACTAGCAAGCCACCTGTCTACCTTGCGGACTTCCTTCCCGTTCTTCTCCGCAAGATACTCCAGCTTGGCTACAAAGTCAGCAAAGCCGTAGTCCGACACCTTCCGCCCCCAGAGCCTCTTCATTCCGTCCAGGTTCAAGTCCTCTATACAGATTACATCAAACTCCTTGACGATTGAACGGGCAACCTTCCATTGCCAGTCGTTCCTAAGATCCTCTATGCGGCGGTAGAGCCGTGCCACGGCAAGCCTAGCCTTATGACGTTTGTGGCTTCCCTTCACCTTCCTCGTCAGCCTCTTTTGTGCCTTTGCCAGTTCCTTCATGCTCCTCTTAAAGAACAGGGGCATCTCTATCGTGATTCCGTCGTGTCTCGTCAGAAACGTCTTAAGCCCAAAGTCGAACCCCGCAGCCTTACCCGTCATGGGTATCTCTTGGACGTCGTTCCAGTCCGTCAGCATGATGAACCAGATGTCTCCGCACCTGTCCCTCTTTATCGTCAGTCTCTTTACCTTTCCTTTTATCTCCTGTGACTTGTGAAAGCCGTATATCCGACCTTGAAGTACAACATGGTTCCCGTCTATCTTGTACCCCGCCTGTAGAAGAGTGTAGGACTTGTTGTGGCTTGCCTTGCGGCACTTAGGAGGTCTTACTCTGTCGGTTGTCTTACCAGACTTCTTCCTCTTACAGTAGGAGAAGAAGTTCCGTAGACCCTTGTACACCCGCCCTATGCACTCCTGAACTGCCTGTGACGGCAGCCCCTCCACCATTCTTGCAGTGCGGCAGGCAACCTTCTTCTTCTTCGCTATGTGGTTGGACAGTTCAAATGCAGACAGGGGCTTCCTGTAGCACTTGTAGTATCCTTCCATCATTTTCACGGCATAATTCCGCACAAGCCCAAAGCGGGTGATGAGACGGTCTTGCGCTCCGTCTTTCGCCCTGTCATATGCCTTGAACTTGTAGACCTTCATAGGCAAATCAAAAAGCCTCCATGTGGAAGGTGGAAAATTGGCTTTCGGCCAAGACTTCCGCACAAAGGCTAAATCTGTTAATCGTGTATCGCATAGGTTTTCCACTTCCTACGGAAACCAGAACGGTTCATATTATGCCAAAAAGTATGCTCCACGTCAACTGCCTTAGTTCGCTTTCTCCCCAATCCTAAAGGGATTGGGTTCTCTCGTTCAATCTTTTATATTTCGGCATTTAGTAACATGAAAACCCTAGGAAGAAATGCCGATAACGACCTCTATCTCGAAGCCGGAGGTCTTGCAATCCTGCACGATGCCGATGCCCAGTGTGCGGTTATCGAGGCGATTCTGCAGACGCAGCAGGGCGAACTCCAGTTCGATCCCGACAGGGGAATAGACTACTTCGGCACAGTCCTTCAAAACCCAACGTACATAGACTTCTGGGCGGCACAGGTTCAGTCTCGTATCGAGGACTTGGATTTTGTAGCTTCGGTTGACGATTTCACATATCGTTTCGACAACCAGACGAGTACCCTCTACTGGTCCATGACCGTGACTAACACGGACGAGGACAGGCTTGACCTTAGAGACAAGAAGACAGTCATAGACGGCTCTCCCGGAACGGATATTTCGTGGAACGACATTTACGACAAGCCGACAGGCGTGCAGCAGGCGCTAGACATGGTAGAAGCCATGCACGAGGAAGCTGTCGACACGAGGGAGATGCTTACCCCCTCCTCCACTCTCAGGGACACGAAAGGGCTGCTGAATCGGATTATCTTCGACCCGAACAACGAAGAGTATTCCAAGACAAGGCAGGTTACGTTCACGTTCTCCGGCATTCCTCTCGGCACCGTGATAGACGTGAGCAACATCAGGCTGGACATTCTAAACACGGGTTCGGGAGAGGCTTACTATGCTCCGTTCATCGTGGAAATAGACGATGGCCTGAAACTTCGCGCCGACCAGACTATCACGATGGCCGCAACGGGGAATGAGGTTATCTTTCTTGACACGGACACGGGGCAGGACGAAGAGGGGCATGCCTACACGACCCAGAAGCACACCTTGCTGAAAGGTGGCACCGTCACCCTCACTATCAAGGGGAACATCACCAGAATCTGGAGCGCCGACGAATCCAAGCCAATCTTCCTCAATTCCAAGGGCGAGCCTTTCGCATACCTTTCAGGCTTCTCGGTTGGCGAGAGGGTTCCGCTTTCTGCGATAGGAAATGGCACGTTCGGGAACTTCGGGAACCTGCAGAAGGTCGTGTGGAATGAGGGCAACGAGAGTTCAATCACGTTTGGAGACTATGCCTTTGCGGGATGCTCTTCGCTGATGGAAATCGCATGGCTTCCGAAGAAAACCACTTCTCTCGGAATCGGATGCTTCCAGAACTGCAAGAGCCTATTGAGCCTCAAAGGTCTCGAAAGCACCCAGATAGAACAGATTCCAGACGACTGCTTCTATGGATGCACGCAGTTGAAGAACTGCGGCAACCTTCCAGAAAGAATAACCAGTATCGGTTCCCATGTGTTCAAGGGATGCACCTCCTTCAAGAACATAGACGAACTTCCGCAAACGATCGAATCACTTGGTGAGGAGTGTTTCTGCGGATGCATCGGAATCACGGCCATACTATATCCGCCTGAATCATTGAAGACAATCGGGAAGCGGTGCTTTGCCGACTGCTCCTCTCTCGAATCGCTCTACCTCTCCGCAAGCACTACCGAAATAGGCGAAGGGGCTTATGCGGGATGCGCGATGCTCACGAACATCATGAGCGATGCGGATGCCGTTCCAACACTCGATGCTACGGCCTTCGACGGGGAGACTCCAATCGTCTATGTCCCTGCTTCGCTTCTCTCCGCCTACCAGAGCGATTCCGTCTGGGGCGCAATGACGGTGAAGAAGTATGGCGTCTATGAATTCGCCTTGGAGGATATGCAGGCGGGGACAACCCTTCTTGGCACTACGAGCAACCTCATCTCGGATTCCGTCTGGACAATCTCGTTTGGTATCGGAGACAAGCAGCAGCGGTTCATACCTTCGGTAGATGCGCTGCCGTCCTTCACCTACAAGGATGTCGTGGCCAATGCGACGATAACGATAAAGGGCTATGTCCGAAGGATAGCCGCAGCCTCTTCCGAATCATATCCGTTCTTGGCTACAACGGCGGCTTCTGCATTCACCAACTTGAAGTCCGTGACTGTGACCGATTCTCCTTTGGAGATGATTGGCGACTATGCTTTTGCTCAGTGCGTCAATCTCGCCAGCATTGAATGCGGCTTGGAAGAGGAGCGCGACTATTGCATAGGCGAAAGGGCTTTCTGGGGATGTTCCGCTCTGACAAGCACGGCTTGGCTAAAGGCTGGTCTCGGTAGGCTCGTGAAGGAACATACGACAACCTATGAGCAGTTGGACGACGGAACGATTGTCCCGATAGAGACTATCGTTCTCTTCCCCGCTTTTGGTGAAAGGTGCTTCTGGCAGTCTGGAATCACGGCGCTGGAGTACGATGCGACAGACGTGAAGGAACTCCCATCATACTGCTTTGCGGAGACGAAGATTTCCTCCATTAGCGGACTTGGAACAGTGGTACTCGAATCCATCGGAGACCACTGCTTCTACAAATGCTCCTACCTTACCGACATTACGGCATTGCCCTACACGGGAATAGCCACGCTGCCAGACTATTGCTTTGCGGAGTGCAATAGTCTCACTTCCATAGAGGGCATTGAGAGCCTTGTATCGGAAGGGATGGGGAGCCATGTCTTTGAGAACTGCGCTATAGAGAACATTCTCCCGATAGCGAATGCATCAGAGATTACCGCTATCGCCCCTTACATGTTCGCTGGCTGCTCGTTGTCAAGCCTTGAAGGGTTGACTGACAAGATAACGGAACTCGGAGAAGGATGCTTTAGCCGCAACTCTCTGCTAAAAGACGTTTCTGCGATTCTTGAAGCTCCTTCCGTAACGGAGATTCCTGCCAAGTGCTTCCAAGCAAGCGGACTTCTGGCGCTCATCGGATGTTGGAACATAACCTCTATCGGTGCTTATGCCTTTGCCGACTGCACAAGTCTCATATCCACTTCCGGGCTAGGCCCGGACATAGCAAACATCGGAGACTATGCTTTTCAGAACTGCACTGGGCTAAAGCAGGTTTCGTGCATTGCCTCGAACGTCCCGACGATTTCATCTTCCGCATTTAGCGGTGCTCCCGCACCTGGCATTCCTCTCTACGTGAAAGAGGACATGGTAGGCAACTTCTCTTCCGCCGCCACTTGGAATAGCTTCGGAGCGATTGCTTCGAGAACCATAAAAGTCCACCTACAGAACATAGGCGGAACCGAACCGGGCGACGTCAACATAGATACCGCAGCAGTTGTCAATACCGGCGTCAAGGTTTCCATAGACCCTTCTGCTGAGCACTATCTTGGAGTGTGGTATGCAGACTATGGTGACGGCACGGAATTTGAGCATTTCTATTCTAGCGATTCCTCTGTCCATGATGCGCTTGCCGAACATACCTACGACGAGAGAGGAAACTACACGATAACCCTCTTCGGCGACATCATCGAGGTATGGGGAGACCATACGGACAACATAGTGAATGGAGACTATGTTGCCAGTCCACCAAAAGATATGGATGTACCTCCATTCCTCGGAGGACTATCTAGTACCGCATCTTTGATTTCAATCAATTCCGAATACCTAAAGAAGATAGGCGACTTCTGCTTCTTCAACTATGGGCAGGCACCTATTCCGGGGAATGACAATGCGCTATCTGTCTCTGTAACAATGGATGGCGCTGGTACAGTTGGCGCATATGCCTTTGCGAAGAAAGACGATGCTTATGGGCCGATGGGAACGCTCGGCGCTTTCAATGCAGTTACTGTTGGTAACTATGCTTTCTATAAGGGGGGACTAAATTCTTCTACTCCTTTCAGCACTGTCAAAACGGCAGGGAAAGCGGCATTTGCAAAAAATCCACTGCTAACAGAATTGGCGGGGTTTTCATCTCTTACAAAGGTGACGGAAAGCCTTTTTGAGGGATGCACAGGACTAATAACCACCTCTGGATTGTCTGCTGTAACAGAAATTCAAGATTATGGATTTAAGGATTGTACGGGACTCACGTCAGTAAAGGACTTTAGTGCTTCGTTCACCAGGATCGGGGCTGGAGCTTTCAATAACTGCCCTAACATAACAAGAATCTTCATGGCTAACGTCAATCCTCCATATTTGGCCCAGGATGGATTTGATGGCATAGGAAACGAATTTCTCCCGAAAGCGCTTGTTTATGTCCCCGCTGGGCGAGAGAGTGCATACCAAGAGCAAGAATACTGGTACAAGTTCCAGACTGAATCAGAAGGAACAATTCAATGGAGGATTACTTCTCGGGCTATCACTTTTGTCTTGCAGAATGTAACCAAAGCGCTAAAGATACCCGCAAATAGTTTCATTGTCTCGGCAACAGGCAATTGGACTCTTGATTTCGGTGAAGGTGAAGACAAGCGGCAATATACGGCCGGGACTAATGAGATAGATACATATAGCTTTAACTCCGCTAGCGCTAGAAAAGAAGTTAAGATTAGCGGCCCCGTAACCTCTATAAGATGCACATCTTCCGCATATCCGATCTTTGGGAAAGATGTAGGAGGTAAATTACTTACCAGTGTGAGCATATCGGAAGCGATGGACATAACGGAGATAGGCAATTACCTTTTCCGAGAATGCAAAGCCCTTGAATCCGTCAATAATGCCGACACGATAGTTTCTGTTGGTGAATATGCCTTTGCGGATGCCCAAAAGCTCTGGGACATTACCGGCCTCTCAAACATCTCTTCAATCGAACGATATGCATTCTCTGGGTGCTCTTCCCTAACCAATCTCTATGGACTTAATCGCGTCACTACCATAGGTGAGCGAGCTTTCAACGGATGCTCTTCATTGAAGAAGATTGACGGGCTTGGCACTGGTGTGACGAGCATAGGAGACTATGCATTTGCGAGTTGTCCTCTGCAAGAGGTGCAGATGTTCGCGGAAGAGCCGCCTACGATGCCGACAACGGCTTTCAGCGGACTGTCTTCGGAAGTACCCCTCTATGTCCGCACGAAGTGCCTGACGGCTTACAAGGAATCCTCCTCGTGGGGTTCCGTGTTCGGAGACATAAGAAGCCGATTCGTGGAGTTCACCTTAACCGCATGTCCGTCCAATCTCACTGTGAAGGGGAACATCGGCAAGGTGAAGTCCGACACGTTCTGGGTTGTGGATTGGGATGCCTATGATTCGGACGGAGTGCCTAGCGAAGACGGAGCGGAGGAGCAATACCTCCCTGCGCATACTTACACTCTTTCTGGCACTCACACTCTTAGGCTGGAAGGTGATATTAAAGGCATAAATGCCCCTAAGCCAGAAGTTGTATTGGGGGAACACGATATCCCTACCGCCATAACAGGCAATTCGTTTCTAACACTGATTCCTGATGGTGAGAGCGACCCGCTAATAGGAGATGAGCACCTTCTTACTCGTGTCTTTCGTTCAGAATATTCAGCCCTTTCAGAGGTTGGAGATGCCGCATTCCTCAACAATGGGAATCTTACGACCGCAAGTCTTGCCGGTATAATTTCGATAGGGGAAGCAGCATTTGCTCTAGACAAAGGACTTACCAACCTTACTTTGCTAGACACAGTAGGAGTTATTGACAAATATGCTTTCTTCGGCTGCGAGGGGCTTACTAGCATAACTGGGCTAAACGGCAACAAGTCTAAAGTTACCATAGCCGAATTTGCATTTGGTGGCATTTCTGGACTCACCTATGTGCAGGTGGGAATTCGGGAGCCAAGTGATGCAGTAATCACACAAACCTCATTTGGCTACTATGAGCCGATTACAGAAGCAAAAAACATTTCGGTATATGTACCCCTTGGGAAGGAAGGCGAATATGAGGGGACTATCTGGGGAATGTTTGCGATTTCGTCGCAGGTTATTATTTTCACGTTGGCAAATGTGCCGTCTGGCACTACAATACTCGGTATCTCCAATACCAACACAACTGGAACGGCGAGAATTGAATCAGAGTCACGATGGTCCATTGATTGGGATGATGGCACTCAAAACAACATGGAGGTGGACGATACATCATTCCCCTCGCATACATATCTCTACGATGAGACTGATTTAATTGAGAAGGATAGATGGACTGAACTTCCCAATGGGACTATGGTTAGACCCAAAATAGAGATAGCCCTCACAGGGAGTATTAAAACTCTAGCCTGCCAATCCAATGCGAATTATCCTTTTCTAGCAACAGAACTAGGGAAGGGGATTCCTTATCTAGTAAGCATAACCGCTCCTGACACTATGGAGAGCTTAAAGCAGATAGGCGATTTTGTTTTCCAGGGCTGCTCCTCCCTAGAGTCGGTAACGGGATTTACTAGAGTAGAAACCATTGGTCAATATGCATTTAATGGATGCACAAACCTTAGCAACATAGGAGATGCCTCTTCTGGATTCATAGCAGTAACTGCTATCGGGAACAAAGCATTTGCCAATTGCCAGAGTCTGCAGAATCTTGCTTCCTTTGCTCATGTGCGGTCAATCGGTATAAGGGCATTTGAGAACTGCATATCTCTGACAGGAACTACGGGGTTGGGAAGTGCTTATGCGTCGCTTTCTCCTACCGACTGGACCGATCAGGGACTTTCTGCTACTTTTGGTGCCTATGCCTTCGAAGGATGTGGCTTTGGCGCTATTGACATGGACAACTATAATGTCCCGCCCACCATTCAAAGCACGACATTCCCTGGCGACCCAGCAGATGTTCTGGTGTTCGTGTCCACTGTCGATGGCGTCTTAGAATCATACAAGAAGGCTTCCGTATGGGTTCGTTATTTCAACAACATCATCGCTGCTTCAAACATTACACTAACTTTCCATGACTGTATTGATTCCCCGACCTCTCAGACTGATACCAACACTTATGACCCCGTGACGGGACAGATGTCTATCAATGGAGATCCGGATGAAACCGTTGTGGTAGGAGAAACCACAACAACTACTGGATGGGCTTTCTACGGAGAAGGAGCAAAGCTCAACTTTACGGGCTCCTATCTCCTCATAGATTGGGGCGATGGCGAGACTACGACTCGACTTAATGAGAGCGGTGGCAATGAAGGGTGGACACTACCAAACCACCCTTATAAATCTCTGAATGGAACAACTGCGACTATAAAAATAAGAGGCGACATTACAAAAATTTACCCTGTAAGTTCTAACGACCGAGACCTTGACCCAGCTAGGGGCGAAAAGCCAGATGATAGTTTGGCTCCGTGCATAGGACTCATTCCGTTTACTGAGGTGTCTTCTTCTAAAGATGACTTTCATTCGTTGGACTACGATTATGGAAAAATCATTTATGATGCAAAAGTCTCACTAGAATTTGGCACAGGATCGAAGCTGGAGAGGATTGGCTCATATAGTTTCCAAAATTGCAATATCAGTTCACTCACTTTTGGAAAACCTTCGGGTGAACCTCTTGTTATTGGAGACTGTGCATTCCGCAAATGTCACACCTCGACTTTAAACATAACAGAGAGTGTACGAGCCGCAGATTCTAGTCTAGCCCCTGTCTCAACCAGAGATAGCATAAAATCAATAGGTAACTATGCCTTTGAAGACTGTACTCAATTAAACTCTACTGAGTTTCTGGATGGCGCAACTGAATCTATTGGAGTTGGAGCATTTAAGGGGTGTGCTGCTTTGAATTCCATTAAACTGCCCGCTTCTCTACTATCGGTATGTGAGTCTGCTTTTGAAGGGTGTTCAGGAATTGTTGGCGGCATCACATGGAAACAATCCACAGATGACGACATTCTAGATAATCCTAACATAACCATAGGAGCAAGGGCTTTCTATGGATGCACTGGTGCGAACAACGAAGAATGGGCAGTTTCGATTCCAAGCCAAGTCAAGAGCATAGGGGAATCCGCATTCGAGAATTGCGGGATGAAGTCGTTCACGTGGGGGAATGCAACCGACCCTCATTCCTATGCCCTTCCAGCAGGAGCATTTAGGAACTGCGCAAATCTGGTGAGTTTCAATGCCTACGGCATAACGTCTATCGGAGCCTATGCTTTCTTCGGGTGTACTAGTCTGCCCGATTCTTCTTTTGCGAGCATCATTGCTTCTGCAGAGGGTTCTCTCGGAAACTATGCATTTGCGCTCTGTCCAAAGCTCGGGGACATAACAATCCCGTTGGCTATCACTTCTCTTGGAGAGGGATGCTTCTCTAGGTCCAACAGAAACTTGCTATACGGACATTTCTATACTTCTCCCGATGGAGACAGCCAAACACTTGGTGAGAGGTATACGGGAATCACCGACTTCGAGAACTGGATGTCTGCGAAGTATGGAGAGAAGCACTTCGACGTGTGGGCGAAGTACGACAAGATGCTTCGGATTTCCGACCCTAACTATAGCGCCTTAAGAATCAGATGGGGAGAGGAAGGTTCTGGGAACACGTGGACGGCTCCAGACAATGCTTCGATAGGTGCGGCCTGCTTCATGAACTGCCGAGGGCTTGTCATAGAATGGGACAAGTTCCCTTCGCTGACGCTGATTCCGGCATACTGCTTCTACAATTGCAATAGCTTGTTTAGCGGAAGAGACCTCTCAGAACTGCCTGATACAATTGAAGTGTTCGAGAGATTCGCTCTCGCTAGGACTGGGATAAGCAGTATTGGGAGAACGGGGAATTCTCTTTCGGCAACCTTCGCCCCGGCATTGTTCCTGGGATGCGAAAACCTCACTTCTCTCAATGGCATTCAGACTCTCTTCTCTTCAACACCTTCGGCCTTGAATGAGGGATGCTTCCACGGATGCACAAACCTGAAAGAAGTAAATGCCTTGAGCGCAACGACACCGGTAGTCCAGTTGGGTGCCTACTGCTTTGCATACTGCACCAAACTGAAAGGCTCTGGAAGCACCCTATACAACATCTCTAATGCGCTCCAGAACATAATAGAGATTGGAGAGGGGTGCTTTGAGGGATGTACTGGGATAACCAAGTTCGACGGGCTTGCAAAGGTCACCTACTATCCTTATAGAGCATTCTATGGCTGCGGAATCACCAGAATCAACAGGCTCTGCTCTGCTGAAGTGGGCGCTACAAATCCCGTGACGCTAGTTGGCGATTCCTTTGGCGGAAACAAAGATATAAGAATCATGTACTTCCCCTACGGGACAGATGAGAATCCCAAGGTTGTGCAGGTGGAGGAGGAAACCGGATACGTGGAAGACGAAAACGGGGAGAATGGGGAAGACGTTCTCTGCTACGATCCATTCAGCGCAATAGACACCGCAGAAAAGAAGAGGACTGTCCAGGTTGCGATTCCTACGGACATGATTCCGTACTACCAGACGTATCAGCCTTATGGGCCGCTCGGCATCTACTATTGGGCGCAGTATGCGCTTGTGACGGACACCAGTTCATCGAATCTCGCAATGTCCATGACGTTGCAGGTCCCCGCTGGCGGCGGCCGGATATGGGGAAATGGCGTTATCAAGAAGGATGCGGGAAAGAACGTCTATATCGACTGGGGAGACGGAAGCGGACTTGAGTCTATCGACAACGACCCTACCGACCCTACGAAAGCCCTTGTATCCAACCTCAGCCACGTTTACAGCGCGGAAAAGTTCGTCACTTCGCAGGTAGTCCCTGTCTCCATCTTTGGCGATGTGATTTCGTTCGCAGGAGAAGCCGACCATGCTCAGACGGCTACTCTGGGAAGGAAAAGGGTAAAGCCTCTGCTGGCAACATACGTGCTTCCTAAAGAGTCATCGTCTGATGAAGACAAGGAAGGGAACGCTTGGGCCATAAGCGTCTCTTTCGACGGAGCATTTCTGGAAGAGCTTACAGATGGGTGTCTGGGATACTGCACCAACCTTACCACGATACAGACACTTCCCGATACCGTCACTAAGTTCGGAGACAACCTCTTCTTTGGATGCGAGAAAATCACTAACCTTGACTTCGTTCCTTTGACCATATCGGAACTAGGGAAATTCTGTTTCGCATATTGCAAGGGATTGACCGACTTTAGCAACCTCAAACTTTGCACTAGCATTACGGAGATTCCAGACGGATGCTTCCTCAATGTCCGTCCCGCCGATAGCGATGCCAAGCTGGATTGGCTTCCTCAAACGGTCAACAAGATAGGGTTCTCGGCATTCCAGAGGTTCTGCTTCACGGGATTCGATTTCGGAACATCTTCGGGTACGCCTAACAAGAGAGAGATAACGGTTGACAACTATGCTTTCCGTTACAACTATTCTCTGTCAAGCCTCGCCAACATAGTGCTAAAGTTCAATGCGGGGCGCGGAACGAACTGTTTTAGGGAATGCACTTCGCTTGCCAATCTAACTGGGTTGGAATTCGAGTCAAGCATAAAGGCATTGCCCAAGGCTATGTTCCGTGGATGCACCTCCTTGGCGAGCTTTGCTGGGATACCGTTACAAATTACGGAATATGGGGATGGGGCTTTCTATGGGACTGGCATTACCAGTTTGAATGGCATCAATTCGACCGTAACAAAACTGGGGACTGAGGGAACCAAGACAACCGACAGCAACTTCTCCACCTATGGCGGAGTCTTTGAAAATTGTGCAAGTCTTACAAGCCTAGTGGGAATGCCAACCTCTGTCAGTTATCTAGGGGCGGCTGCATTTCGCGGATGTGAAGCTCTTACGGGGCTATCGGGAATCCCGAAAAATTCTAGTATTTCTGCAATGGGCGATTCATGCTTTGCTGGGTGTACGTCGATAGAGGATTTGTCGGGAATCGAGAATACGGGGATTAAGGATCTCCCACAAAAATGCTTTGCAGGGTGTACTGCTCTTCAAAGCATAGTGTATGATTCTGCGAATGAAGCTTCACGAATTCGGCTTCCAGCAAAGATTGAAATGATTGGGAAGAATTGCTTTGAAGGGTGTAAAAAGATAAGAGTCATCATGCTTGACAGATGGATGGAATCTGCGGCGGAACCAGTAACTTATCTGGCGGACACGAATCAAGACCCTAATGTATTTGAATATGCGGCACTACGCGGAACTGTGAAAATAAGAGTCCCTGACGGGGCTTTAGCTGAATATCAGAGTCAATGGGCAGGTGTTGGTTCTAATCGGTTTGATGATGATGATATTGAGATTTATTGAATGAATGGGTGGATTTCCATCTAGGCATTTAATGAAATGGATCCGGCGATATTCAGAAAAGGCGATGCTTCCAGCGTCCTTGTTGTGGACAAGTCGTGGAACGACATCATAGACAAGCCGGACTTCTTCGATGAACTCGCAGAGCGCATTGTGAAGATGTCCGATGCTGCCGATTCCATTGGCGTAATGACAAAGGCCACCACTCTCCGCCAGTTCAAGGATGCCATAAATGCCGTCCTGATGGAGCCGCTTCTCGCTACCGTAGAACACGACGGTCACAATGTTGTGAGAAAGCAGGGTTCGGTTCTGGTGGATGCATTCTGGGACGAAATCATAAAGCCTGACGACGTTTGGGAGAAGCTAAAGGCGGCGATAGGGAAAGCATACGACATGAAGGTGCGAATCGGGGAGTGCAAGCCGCTTAAGGATTCGGACACGCTGATGAGGTCCAAGGAGACGTTCAACGACACCGTAATGAAGCCCCTTCTCGGAATCAACGAGGACGAGTAGTGAATACCTTTTTTCGGAGGATGATAATGAACATCGCAGGAATGATGAAGAAGACTGCTATCACAATCGCGACGGCACTCACCGCCGCTGCTACCATGTTCGGAGCGCCTAGCGACAAGCCGAAGATAACGGACACTCTTAACGACTTCAACCCAGAGTATCCGGTAGGCATCTACATCCAGGAGATAGCAAGCAACCAGATTGTCTCAGTCGTGAAACTCACGAACGGCGTCCTTTCTGTCGGGTCGGAATCCATCAACATTGCGGAGCCTAGCCACAAGGTAGTTGAGACTAATGTTGTGGAAGGTGCCATCGTCATAACCACGAACACCTACTATACCGTGTATGAGGATGGACTAGAAAAGACGCTGAAGGAGTATGCTACAAAGGAGAAGATAGTCTCCATAGCGACGAACGAGCTTGGTGAGGTGACAACCAACTGGACGAAGGTGGCATATCTTTCCGACATTCCGCCAGACGAGAAAAAGGCGGACAAGGTCATATCCGTCTGGGAGTTCGTAGAACCTTCGAGAGGGGTGACTCTCTCCATGGTAGACAATCCAGAGATACCTTATGCTTACTGGAGGTGGGAGGACAAGGAAGATCCGACCACATACATCAATTTGTACTTCACCAATGGAATTTGGACGTTGGAGAACGGAGCAACTTCAACTTACACGGTGGAACTCCCGTTCGACGAGCCAGTTGTACAGATAGGAAGCCTATCTTTCGTCGCGACAAACAAGACTTCCGCGATGGTGGTCTACACCGATATGCTAGAAAAGGCTTTCGATGGGAAATTCGACCAGTTTGTTGCAAAGACGAATCTAGTTCCGATTGCGGAGCAGATTACGGAGGAGCGCCTACAGACGATAAACGGGATTGCCGACACTTTGAGGGGAATCAAGCAGGTCGTGAACAGCATTGCAGGAATCCCTTCTATGTCATTCACCTTCAATGCTCCCGCGCAGAACTTCAAGTGCTTCTTGACTTCAGCCGATATGAGCATACCGGGGGACATGGTGGAGATTGACTGGGGAGACGGCAGCGAAGTGGAACTTGCGACAATTCCAACCAACCACACGTACACCGCATATTCTAGCGAAACTGTCACAGTTAAGGTAAAGGGTTTTGTCAAGAAGATCAGCGGAAAAAACAAGCTGCCTTTCGCATACCTTGACGTGGACGGGGCAATATCTACAAACAGCCTTGCATCTGTGAGGATGGATGCTTTGATGCCTTTGGAGGTGGTTGGCGATTATTCTTTTTGCGGATGCGGCGGAATGTCAGGAGACCTGTCCTTTCTCCCGAACTCTGTGACAAACCTCGGACAAGGATGCTTTTGGGGATGCGGAATAACGAGTCTAGCTGGCATGCCGTCCTCCATCTGGCAACTCCCAACTTTGTGCTTTCAAAGCACTCGCCTAACTTCTCTTGAAGGGATCTCTCTCGCCATCAAAAGTATCGGTACAAGGTGTTTTGCTTTTTCGGGATTGACAACTCTTAATGGTATACCGTCTGGTGTTGAGTCTATTGGAATTAGGTGTTTTGAAGGCTGCGAATCACTCACTTCCATACAGAACCTATCATCTACACGATTGTCATCGCTAGGGGGCACGTGTTTTAAGAACTGTTCTAATCTTTTGTCGATTGATGGATTGCCGGCTGGCGTGACAAACATTCCGATAAATGCTTTTTACGGGTGTTCGAGTCTTTCTACTCTTGAAGGAATCCCACAACATGTGGCAGAAATAATGGATTATGCTTTTGCTGAATGTAGAGGCTTGAAAGAAGCCGACTTGAACATAGAAGAACTTCGTCTTTTGGAAAGAGGTCTTTTCTCGGGGGATGAGAGCCTAACTTTAGTGACGATTTCGGGTAGTTTGACATCTAATTCCATATCACCTGATTTTCTTGCTTCGTGCGGTGGCGAAATGACTTTGAATGTCAGGTGCATTGGCAAAGACATAGATTCCATAACCAACATGTTTTCATTCCCTTTCGGAATTCGAAATAGCGGCGAACCTCCCGGAGCGTCCGTGTTCATCGCCACGGACGGACAGCTCGTGTCTGATGGAAGCGGTGGCTGGACGGTGAATCTTACCAGCACCGCTTTTTCCTTAATGGGGATAAGCACAAACACTGTTGCGCTTGGAGACATCGTTCCTTCTTCTTCTCCAAGGGTTGCCACGAGAGGTCTTAGCAAGAGGGCAGTACGGGACGTTCCTGCGGATAGCACCTATTCCATAGACTGGGGCGACGGAACGATAAACAAGGAGACGGCCCACACATATGCTTTCGCAAGCCAGACGAACATAACGATAAAGGTTCTAGGAGCGCTGGATTCCATCAGCGGAGATGCAACAAGGCCGTTTGTCTCTATAGACGGAAAAGCAACCAATAGCAGCCTAGTTGCCGTAGACTTCGGAAATGCCGTTGGCATACGGAACTTCGGAGAGGGTACTTTCCGAAACTGCATTGAACTCACAGCGGATAGCATAACTGGAGTTGGGACTTCGCTCGATGCCCTAGGAATAGAGTGCTTTGCTGGATGCTCTAACATTACCAATCTGCCTTGGCTCGTTTCCACTTCGGTAAGGGCTTTGCCAAACGGATGTTTCCGCAATTCAGGAATCACCACTGGTGAAGGGTATCTTCGCAACATCAGTTCTTTGGGGGAGAACACCTTTAATGGATGCGCAAACCTGCAGTCCGTATCGTTCGTAACAAATCTACACATCACTTCCATTCCGAACGGATGCTTCCAAGACTGTTCTTCTCTTACGGAACTACCCGCTCTTGACGGAGTGACGAGTATTGGAAGGGATGCCTTTGCAAGATGCTCCAAGTTGGCAGACTTCAACATACCTCGGCAGGTGACGATAGGCAACAATGCCTTTCTAGGATGCGGCACAGACCCTTCGGTGCCGACAAAGACGGATGAGGACGGCTTCAACTTCAAACTGCTCATGGACTGCTCTGGAATGTCCTACGTGGAAGTGGCAAACCAGTTCGGCCTCGTGGACGGAGGTGGCGACCAAAGGTCGGGAATAGACCCGACAATCACAAAGTTCGTGTGCGACAACGGAGAACTCCTGTACAACAACGGAGAACAGATACGGAGATGGGAAGTTCTGGTTCCCGCAATAGAGTTTGAGCTTGCTTCCGTTTCCAACGGAGTGACGTTCTCCGTGGCCAACACCAGAACCTATGACAATGCGAGCATCGTCTGGAACTGGGGAGACGGACACGTGGAAAGATGGATTACCAAGGCTCCCCCTTCCCACACATACACGAATGCAGTCCCTCGCAACTATGTTGTAAAGGTGAAAGGGCTTCTGCAAAGCATAAGCTCTCCTAGCGCCGAATCTGGAGCTTACATTCGCCCGATTGTCGGTGTGGAAAATCCATATCTCGTTGGATTCAAGATAGACGAAAACACTCCGTTGCAGGCCATAGGCAGCCATACGTTTTCACGCTGCCCGAACCTTCGGAACATAAACACGTTGAATCTTCCGAGGTCGAGAGGCGCGCCACCAGTCCCAGTAAAAAGAGACGTGAGCAAGACAAGGCTCGAAAACCTCTCGGCTTCAATGACGAGAGGTCTCGTCACTTACGGAGAGGGATGCTTTGCGAGGTCTGGCATCGAAGACTTGTCTGGGCTTCCCTCCGACCTGTCGCTTCTGCCAGCGTCGATATTCGCATACGACAAAGATCTCCTTTCCATAGGCGGCTTGCCTTCCAGCATATTGGATGTCGGGGATGAGGCTTTCAGGGAGTGCTATTCCATTCGGTCTCTTGTTGGATGGCCAAGCCTTGTCGGGTATGTCAGCCCATACTGCTTTGCTAACTGCTATGGGCTGGAATCGTTAGACGGGTTAGATTCTTCCCATGTGACGAGCATTGGCGAGGGCGCTTTTGCTGGCTGCACCAATCTTGTAAGTTTGCAAGGACTACCGAAGACCGTAGAGACGATTGGGGAAAATGCCTTTCAGGGGACGGGGATAGAGAACATTGGGGATATGCCTGATTCCGTTACTTCGATAGGCGACTCCGCATTTGCGGGGTGTATGAGCCTGCAGAGCACGGAAGGACTTAGCACGAATCTCGTTTCTATTCCCAAGAGGGCTTTTCTGTCATGCACCAACATAACCACGATGGGAACGATTCCCGCAAGCTCCACGAAGATTGATGCCTATAGTTATGCTCAATGCTCCAGCATGACGAATGGGACGATTGAGGATGTGATATCCGAAATCGGGACGGAGGCATTTATCTTTGTAGGTGAGAATGCAGAGCCTACGGCGGACGATTCTGGGCTTGTTGCCAGAACCCACATAGATGCCCGCAAGATGTGGTGCAACGACCTCATCGGGAAACTGTCGGCGCACACCAACACGAATCCGTTCATCAAGTTCACGTGCCGCGATGGATATGTCATGTACATAAACGGAGAGTGGAAAGCCTTCTATAAGGCCGTGACAATCAACATGGAGAACGTGTTTGCGAACACTCGGTTCTATGTCGGGAAGATAGTTCCAGAGGAAGGATACTCGGTCGAAATAGACTGGGGAGACGGCACGGCGTCCATGTACACGAACGGAGTTAGCCATGTGTACACCAAGAGAGGAAACTACTCCGTTTCGCTTTTGGGCTTCATGAAGAGCATCGGGGGAACGGATTCGGGCGCTCCGATTCTCCACACTTCTAGCGGAATCAATACTAACATAGTTTCTTTCTCGATTGGCGGGACTTCGCATCTCTCCGAACTTGGGGCTTACTGCTTTGCTGGCTGCACGAGCCTACGGACGTTAAATGGGTTCTCTACCAGTCTAGTTCAGTCGCTCGGTACTAACTGCTTTGCGAGGTGTACTTCTCTCACTACACTAGAAGGGTTGCCCGGAAGCCTAGAAGAGATGGGGGTAGGGTGCTTTAGGGGTTGCACAGGATTAAGAGACTTGAACCACATACCAGATGCATGTACATATATACCTTCGTTTGGATTCGAGGGTTGTACGGGGCTTACGTCTCTCACGAACTTGAACACTTCAATAACGACTTTTGGAGATTGTAGTTTTAAGGACTGCACGGGGCTCTCTACTCTCGAAGGAATGGGCAATCAGGAAGGAGTGGTATTTGACGAAGGAGTGTTCATTGGATGCACTGGGCTTTCTTCGCTTCAGGGGTTCAACACGAATTCCGCCCTATCAGTTTCTTGCTTTGAAGGATGCACTGGTCTTGCTTCGCTAAAAGGAATGCCCTCTACAATTGTTACTATTCCATCGGGATGCTTTCTCGGCTGTATCGGTCTTTCCAATCTTCTTGGGATGGCGGAATCCTGCCAGCTCATTGAGTATTCCGCTTTCAGCAACTGCACGGGAATCGTCTCTTTGGAAGGATGCTCTACTAATCTAATCGGCATAGGACCGTTTGCTTTCGCAGGATGTTCGATAACAAATCTTGGGGGAATCTCTGCCGCACTCTTGGAGATAGGAGACTTTGCATTCACGGAGAACAAGGCGCTTGCCGACATATCCGATATTGTTTCATGCACAAACGAATTCACGTTCGGTGAAGGATGCTTTTACGGATGTGAAATCCTCGGCACAAACAATATAGTGCAGTCACTTCCGCCTAACACAAAGCAAATCGGGGTGATGGCATTTGCGGAATGTCCATACTTCGACATTGCGGAACTCCCCGAACCAGTGACAGAAATCGGCACTGCAGCATTCGCGGGGTGCTGGATGAGAAGTCTTTCGGCATTCCCGACGAACTGCCCTCATGTGGCGAGCAACCTTTTCGAGAGGACTAGTCTGGCAGACACAATCTTCTATCTGGACAACCCCCTCATGTTCTGGAAAGACTGTTTTCTGGATGAGAGAGACTTGGAGGTATTTGTTCTTGACACGTTCGATACCACGAGGATAGTACGGCTTCCTAACATAACATGCGAGTCTTTGGAGAGTGCAGACGGATTCCCGTTCGGGGCCTCCGACACAACTAGGTTTGTATGTTCTGATGGGTTCATCGTAAATGTCTCTAACGACTGGCGGTCTGTTAGAAAGTCTCTTGAAATAAGGTTTGAAGTAGGAACCATCTATGAAAGTTCATATTCTGAGTATATGCCACCAGGGGGAAGTGGGCATACCCCACGGCCAAATATGTGGTGGACAACCAACTATCTGAACACAATATACATTCAGGGGATAAAGCCGCATAATAATGGGCTTCTTCACATAGACTTTGGCGACAACACAAAGACCAACATCTTTGCGGATGATAGGGTTACTCACACGTATGCCGCGACTGGCACATACGAGATTGCCGTATATGGAGAGTTCGACATCATCGGAACAAAGAACCGGTTTGTCGGAATAGAAGAAGAGCAGTTCCAGACATATGTGGCTAGCTATACGTACTACTATCACAGGTTCTACGACTTGGCGGGCAGCACCTCCAACACCATATCAAGGGTTGTCGTCCTACCTACTAGCAAGGTCAAAGAAATCGGAGAAAGCGCATTCGACGGGCTAGGTGACGTTGAGGAATTTGTGGAAATCATGCCCACGGTGGAAAAGATAGGAGCATATGCCTATCGTAATTGTACCAACATGAGCGGAAGCGTCTCCATTCCGTCTAACGTAGTTTCTTTGGGAGAAAGCGCATTCCAGGCTTGCAAGCTCATATCGAAGGTGACGATTGATTCCCCCGTCCTTACGAACCTTCCCAACTATGTGTTTGCTGACTGCACGAACCTGTACTCCCTCACTTTCTCGCAGGAGAACAACCTGCTCTCCATCGGAGATTATATCCTGCAGGGCGTGCCTTTCAAGAGCAAGGTTCTGGACTTGAGCCTGTGCACGAACATTCAATCTATCGCAGCCTATTCGGTATTTGGAGCGACGTATCTGAATTCCATGATTCTATACAAGAACATAGACAAGATAAATGCCGACTTCTCAGGAACGAGTAAGATATTCGCAATCACGATGCTAACATACCAATGCGAAGATGTATGGGGGATACTGGAGTTCCCTCATTCCGGTCTTAACAACAAATGGAATCTTCAAAAGAATACTTCTATAAACTGCATCGACGGCGACATAGTGGCGGTTGGATATCATTGGGAAATCAAATATGGAACCAACAGGATAAAATTGACAAACATAAAGTCGAACGATACATACACGGTTTCTCATGTTGTTTCAGATGGGACATTCTCGATAGACTGGGGAGATGGAACGGCAACTGAAAACATATCGAAGGTTGCCGAGAATGTCTCCCACACATACACGGCCGATTGGGAGCATACGGTTGTCCGCTTGCTGTCTATCGACGGAAGTTCAATAATAGAAGTAGCCGGTACTCCCGCAGGCTTGCCGATGGTGTACAAGGAAGGTGCGGCGGTTCACACCAACATAACGGAAGTGTTCCTAGACAATTCCGTGAAGAATGTAGGAGACAACTCCTTTAAGGGATATTCTCTAATGGATAGTTTCCCGATAAACAGTTCTTCGACCTGCACGAACATAGGCAACTATGCATTTGCTGGATGCACTAGTCTCTCCATGTTCAACTATCCGTCCAAACCTTCCGCTATTTCGTTCGGGAGCCATATGCTTGACGGCTGCACCAATTTGAACGGGTATGCCATCAACCTGCGATACGGAGTATTCCCCTCTATGCAGACCAATACTTTTGCGGGACTTTCATCTATCAGAATGTACACTATACTTTATGTGGAGAACGTGCTTTCTAAAGTACCGGAGGGTAGCCTTTCCGATGGGGTGTCCATCGTATGCAGGGACGGAGAAGTGTATTATGAAGATGGGCAGAGGAAAACATACCTCCCTACGATAGAAGTCATTATAGAGGTTCCCGAAAGAACTACAGTAAGTCTTGGTTTTCCAGATGTCTATCAGGAAAAAATAGGAAGCGTAAACATAGGCCCCGCAATATTCGGTCCTCCTATAGACTGGGGAGACCCTAGGACGGACGTATGGGAGCAGTTCATGGCGGAATCTACCTATTCCCATTACTATAGGAATGCGGGCACATACAAGATAAGAATCTTTGCGGGGAACATGTCTGGGAATTACCCGATATTGACTCACGGTAGTTCACGAACTCGTGCCTATGGAGATGTAGACTATTATGAAGATAGAGTTGTAGAACTACCTCCAAGCATACAACCGTCAGTAGGTCAGACTTCTATATCGTATCCAGCCCGTACCCTGCCCGGCAAATTCCACAACGGAAGGTACGATTCGCAGGACGACCCGAACGACTACACCGCTTTCGTTTCGGACATGCGGGTGGTGAAGAAAATCATATTCAACAAGGATGCAATCAGCCCCGGTTTCGGAGAATGGTGCTTTGCTAATTCGCAGATGGATCACATTGAGGTTGAGAGTTTCGGTAGAACCCTATCTGTTGGGAAAGGATGCTTTGCGAACAGCGATGTCTCTGACCTTCGCGGAAAGAAGGCGAACACAGCAACGGCACTTGACTACGAGTTCTACGGATGCACAAACATAACAAACTTCTCTACCCAGTTTGGAGATATGTTTCATGTAGGTTCATATGCATTCAAGAATTCTGGACTGGCTTCTCTTGTAGGATGGAGAGATGGAGACACAAAGGTTCTTGACGGTGCTTTCGAGAACACCAAGCTAACCACGCTGGAAGGGATGCCAAACTCCATCAAAGAGATAGGGCTATATGCTTTCAAAAACTCGCAACTCCGGAATCTGGATGGGATGTCAACGAATGTCGTTACGATAAGAAGGCAGGCATTTTGCGACACGAAGAACCTTGTAGACACCAAAGGCTTGCCAGAGAAACTTGAACTGATTGAAGGCTATGCTTTCAATGGAACGGACAATCTCAAGTTGATTGAGATGCCGAACAGGTCGGTAAAATTCTTTTATGAGAGTTTCCGTGCGACAAGAGCGGACGACAAGTATCTATATGGGCCTTCCTACGTGAAAGGCGTGTATCAATCTTATCGGCATCAGTTCTTCCATTTTCCTCAAGCAGACATATTCCAATTCCGCCCTAACGTCTTCACGGCCATGTATCATCTTGATGGAAGTCCATATCGCGGGAGTCCGACGAGTATAAATTCGATAGGAAGCCTTGGCGCTTATAGTTATGTACTAGGCTGTTTCTGCGAGAATGGCATTGTCGAGTATGGTGACCCTGGGCTTTATCTCTCTTCGCCTTTGACAACAACCAAGGTTACGGTAGATGGAGGAACCTCTGTTGCCCCAGGCTTCTTCAAGACATACGACTCGAGACGCCAGTTCCTGATAGACTGGGGGGACGGAACTCGCGACTTCTACGACACAGACGACATGATTGCCATCGAAAACGGCACGATGGCGATGAAGTCTCACACATATTCAGAGAGCGGAACATACGACATAAGGACCTATGGATACGTAAGCAACGTGGCATTCCGTCCAACGGGAGGAAACCTCTATGCGAACATCTTCTATCCGTCCTCTATCATCAAGTCTTTCTCTTTCAATTCCGACTCCTGCATCTCTACAATCGGAAGCAAGACCTTTAGCAATGCAAGCGGCATTAATCAAAATGTAGTTGTCACCTGCGTAGCTTCTCCGATGGACAACCACAATAGGGCTACGCTTCCTGGGGCCGCGGCATACTACGATACGCAGAAAATGAAGCGCATTCCGGGCTATCCTTTTGGCGTCTCCTATCAAGACAACATTCACGGCATAGACTATTCGCTATACGACATAGCATATTTCCTCTCAGATGTTCCCGCCGGTACAATGGTTGGGTACTCCAACAGAAATGGAGACAAGTCTCAGTCTATATCTATCATCTGGGGAGATGGGACGACATCTAGCCGTGGCGGATTGGGTGGGCACACATACCATACGTACTCCAAGAAAGGAGACTACATTGTTGCCGTAAGGATTTACGACACCGAAAAGCAGAAGAAGTATGTATGCGGACTGCCGTTGCTCGTAGAGGGCGTAGGGCAGAGTCCATGCCCTTCGCTAAGAGTAGTTGGCGGAGAGTTTGCCAGAAGCAACCCATATCTTTATAGAGTAGAAGCTAACGGCATCATCGACATCGGGAACTATGCTTTCTACGGATGCAGCAACATGAGGTCGATTTCCGCTTTCAATTCCGGACTCGCTCGGATTGGGACTTCTGCCTTTGAAGGTACGGGCTTGAACAGGGTGCCAATGATAAACTCTTCAGCCGGAACCCTGGAGATTGGCAATGGGGCATTCAAGGTGGCTCCAAATCGTTTTTACCTATATGTGGGCAATCCCTTCTCAAAGGTTACTATCGGAAACGACGTGTTCAACGTGCAGCGCCCCTATGGGGCAGCAAATCTCGATGTCTACTTCAACGGGAAGGAAGGGGCAATCAAGAGCAGAAACGGATTCCCGTTCTGTTCCATTTCAGATGAGGGGTATGGTCAGACAGAAGGAATATCATGGATAGAGAACAACCCATGGCATTTCAAAATCTGGTGCCTCGTGGACTGGGGACAGCAGCCTCTCGGGTACTTCCTCACACCTAGGAAAACGGGTGGTTCAGGTGCGAGCGCGACATACGAATGGAAGGATGTCGCCACGGATGGTCTTCCTGATTTCTAATGGCGCTGGAAAATAACCTAATGGCATTTTCAAGAAGGAGCAGAGGTATGAAGAATATCGGATTTTGGGCTATTGTGGCATTGTGTCTCGCGGCGTTTGGTGAGGCGGTTCCGCAGAATCTAGGCAACATTCGCGTGACCACTCCGATGTACACGGCGGCACAGACCGACGAACGGATCGTTGAACTTGCGCCTAATCCCGGAAACTATGAGACCGTGAGCAATAGGGCGATGGAGTCGGTGCAGAGTGAGGAATTGGGTGAGGACATAGAGGACTGGCTTTACGATGGCGGTCTTGACTTTTTTAACGATTGGCTACCAGATGCACTAGATATTATAGATGAATATACCCCTAGGTATTATAGAATAAACCAGCCGTTCTACTGGACTAATAGAATATTTAATGTCATATTGGACAGTTCCAGCCAATCGAAACTGAGACTATTTTTTGACACCGACCATGGTTTCTTATTGGACGAATATGGTATAACTTTAATAGGGCCGTTGGATTTAATAGGGCCGTTGGATGCTAAGAGTACGACAGATATAGACTCGATATGGAACTTGGCAGGGCTTACCGAATTGACGCTCCCGAGACACGTCTATGCAGAAGAGTCTCCTGCTTACAGATTTATCGACTTATGGTCGCTTGCCACAACGAACGATGTAAAAGAAGCCACAAATGGGAAAAGAGATTATGGGGACATATCCTGCACGAACGACGCATGGTTCTTGACTTACCCAGAAGGAGTAGACTATGCAGGTCAGACGGTAATGTTTGTGAAGACTGGAGAAAACATCTGGAGCCACAACTTTCCAGACGAAGGGTATACTGAAACCATTAAGTTTGAGTATGCCTTTGGACAATGGCTATGGAATTGGAGTGGTGTGTACTCCGAAGCCTCTTCCAATGCGACGGAAGTTGTATTTGACGACGACGGCACGAAATACATTGCGATTAGGGGTAAGAGGCTCGCGCTGGACACCGAGATACCGACGAACAAGACGGCCTCGCAGGGCGGCACCGAAACTTCCCTCGTCACGACTGGCGACAAGTACAACTGGAACAGCAAGGCGGCCGCCGCCGACCTCCGCTACAGCATCGCGGAGGCGCAGGTCGCTGAGTGGCGAGTGCCCGATTCGTGGCTTGACATCACATACACGTCAGAAGGAGCTACATATACTATCACGTCACTTGATAGTATAGGCATTGATGTTGTCAGCGATTACATTGACCTTGTCGATGAATCAGGCGGATTGCTGCGCTTTGCAAGGTTCGATAATGCTACTGGCCTATTTGTCGGTATCGGCAGCGACGCTAGCGATTTGACTTTCGACGGCGTTGCGCCTACTGCAACCACCGCCCTCGCGCCCGCCTCATACGTCGTCGCCGACCGCACGGTGAACATTGCGACAAATGCCTCTTCCACTATTGAGGTCACCTTCCCCGACCCTGTCTCTGGCAAATCCAGAGATTTCAGCATTCTCGCCGCTGCTAACACGTCAGTATCTTTCCCAACAAACATAACTATTCACAGGGTTAAATCTTTGTCGGACTCATTGAAACTGATTGAATATGTTGAGGCTACGGGGACGCAGTACGTGGACACCGGAATCATCGGCAAGGTCGGCACAAGGGCGACTGCCAAGTTCATGTACAATCAGTCCGCTTCTTCGTTCCCAGTCCTTTTAGGCTCGGACTCCACCGGCAACACGAGGTTCAACCTCATTGGTTTCTGGGGCGAGTCTTTAGATTTTCAATACGGAACAAAGTTTGCTCATGCCTTTGGCAATTATGGATATGTCCCTTTTGGGGGGATTTACTCGGTTGACAGCGAGATAAGTTCTGGGGCCATGTGGACGGCAACTAGCTATGATTCAACAGGAGCCGTAATTGCTAACGTTACCACAAACGTGTCTTCCGAAGGATTCATAGACACGGATCGGACGATGTACCTTTTTGCTGTAAACGTAGGAGGTGGGTACGGCGCATCTGGGTTCTTCAATGGAAGGCTATATGACTTAGAGATATGGCAGGACGGCATTCGCCGCCATTTCATTCCGTGTATGTTAGACGGAGAGGTTGGACTTTATGAGGAGGTGACGGAATTGGTGTATACTTCCGAGACTACTCCTTTAATTGCTGGGCCAATAACAAATGCTCCGTCTGACAAAGTTCTCTACACGCTAGTTGAAGTGTCACACGATGAATTCAAGTGCCAGATTGACGAGTTGCCTGATAATAAATTCCGTCTGGCAGGGATAAAGCCGAAAGGGACTGGCCGTGAAAGCCTGCGCTCTAAAGAATTTGCATTGGCAATGCAGACAAAAAGTAATCCTAGAAGCACAAACACAAGCAGCGGCCTCAATGACCTAGAAGGGTTCTCAATCCCCGAATATATGTCGGCCTTGGCGAGATACAGATACGACGAACAGACGGAAACATGTTATAGAGTGGCTATCTCAAATGAATGCATTATGCTTGTTGCGGTCACTAACATAGACCTGACGGCTGCACAGAACATAGCCGCCTTAAGGCATATGGAGGACACTCATCTTGAAAGGCTTCCACCAGTAGTGTCTTATGGATATACAGAAGGCCATGAATCGGACAGGAACATTATAAATGCAGAAGCCGGAAACTATGTATTGTCTGGAAGTGGTTTGGGAGAATCGTATGTCATAGTTTCCTATGTTTCGGCCGGGGAGAAGGCTAAGATAATTTCTTCAGAGTCTGTCACGCTCTCTCCAACTAAGATTACGATAGACTCGTCGGCCTTGAAGGAATTAAAAACAGAGCTTGGGTCGCATGTTGTTTTCACTGTCTATAACAAATATGGGCATACAACTTCTGCCGCTGAAGTCGAAATGTAAGAATAGATGGTATGGACTAAGGGACGGGAACTCGGCAGCCGTCCCCTTTTCCTTTTCTGGCATGAATAAGAAGCCATGTTCAACTACATCACAAGCGAAACCGTGATACCGACCCTCGCCTTCACCAAGGCGGAACTGGTGTATCTCCTGAAAGTCATCTTGAAGGAAATCCCCGACACGGACAACTACAACAAGATAGAGATGGTGGAAGTCCGCCACTACATGAACCAGATAAAGGACAGGGTTTCGCTGGCGCTTGCGGACGGCACGATTAGACGAGGTACGATGCTTTCGGGAGAGAAGCAGGTAGAAGATACCCCTAAAGTAGAGAAGCGGCCAGAAGGCCCTTCTATGGCGGATTTGAAGAGGCAGTTTCCGACCTTGACGGAAGAAGAGATAAGGGAAGTGCTAGACAGGGCTAGGGCGGAGCAGAGGAAGAAAGCGGAGGAGGAGAGGAAGAATGCTCCACCTCCCCCTCCGTCGTTCATAGCCAAGCCAGAAGAGGTAGAAGAGGGAAAGCCCATAGAGCAGCCCGTTCTTACTCCGCAGGCGAAGAAGGATAGGGAGAACTCAAAGAAGTTTGCGCAGATGCTTGGGGCAATTTAGAAAATCTGCTCTAAAGTTCTACCCCCTCTTGAAACCCACCTTCCAGGTGTGGTATAATGTCCGCCGTCAAGGAAAAGGACAAAGACAATGACGTTTGATAGTAGCAATAGAGAGATGTTGGAAAACGAAACGACAATGGAATCGCTTACCAATCAGATTCGGGTAGCGATGGGCGAGGGGTGCATTAGCCCTTGTCGTGTATACGACATGGTGGATGAGGCACTTGACCGCCTTAAGAAGCAGGAAGAAGTATTGAAGAAAGCCCACGACTTCTTGCGGAAGTATGTCAATTGCACGGCAGACTTCAAGGCTTCCGATGCTAGAGGAATTGCAGACGATTTGTGGGATGCAATCCACAAGGGTGACAAGGAGTGGAGAAAGGTTCACAAGAAGTGAGGGGAATCAGATGACCGTAGAGGAATTTGAGGAGAAGTACAACAGCCTCCAGAAGGAAGGGATTGAACTTTATGAGGCAATGAAGCCTTTACTGGCTAGGCTCAAGGTTCTTGCCCGTAGGAGCTTGTCTCTTTATGAATCCGCAGACCATGACAAAGGGATTTATCGAAAGGAGAAGCATTATCTTTACGATGGAAAGGGTGAAGACTCTTGGGAGCCAGACGGATGGAACTACGCCATTATGTTCCGATTGATTGACATGGAATGGATTCGCGACAATGTGAGCATGTTTTCAAACTGTCTCTATAACTTGAAATACACACCTTTCCGCAAGAAACAGAAGAAATGCAAGAAAACCAATGGCAACCAATAGTAAGAAAAATCCTAAAAAGGAATCAATAGACCGTCTCCCCATGTGGGATTGGGAAACTCTCGTAGCCTCTTGGCGCTATTTCCAATATGGAATGACGATATCTTCTGCATCTTTCCCAAGAGAAATTGTGAATAGGTTCTGGGAAGAAGGAAACCGTTATTCTGATGAAGTTAGAAATACCATCGCCAATCAGTTTGCAATGACAGACCATTGTCGTAATGGAGAAAAGGACTGGACAGACATCAGCCACTTGATGGACTGCGACAAAAAGGCATGGACAACTTTCTATCGGTTCTGCGAAGCATGGGTCAAGGGATTCACTCCTATCACGGTCAAGAACCCCGACACCAAGAAGGTAGAGGGCATCATGGCTTTCCATGTGGACTATACCGACAGATGGCTAGGCAGAGACCAGTACATCAAGTGGGGGGATAGGGGTTTTATCAACCCTAAGTGCATCTTGCACATTCCAGAGAGGGTGAAATGATGAAAGGCAAATGGACTGCGGTACGGAACGATGGAGGGGCATATCTCTGTCTGGATGGGATGGAGATAGCCCATGTGGGTAATATGTGGAGCTCCTACCTTGATGACCAGGGGATTCCCCTAAATGGTTTTAAGAGAGCGAAATGGCTTTGCGAGATTTTGAACCGGAAGACAAAGGGAGAGGACAAGCGGAATGAAAATTGAAGTGTTCAACGAAGAGATGAATTCCAAGCTTAGAGGGGTACGGCTAGATGGGGAGAAGGTAAAAGAGTTTATGAAAGAAATTATCAGCAGGGTGAGCATCTGCCATATTTCGGGGAGTAGCAGTGCCCTGGATGATGACACCAAGTTGCTCCTGATAATGCTTCAGATTGTATGGAACGAGAAGGAGGAATTGGTGGAGGAGATTGAAAGGCTAAATGGTCTGATAGAATCTAAGGACAAGATAATTGAGAGATTCAGCATGGCATATCCAATGCGGAATAAATCAGATTATAATGGGTGAAAGTGAAGCGCAACTGGACATATCTCAAGTGCGAGGACTGCCGCAAGCATGGAAGATGCAAGCGGGAGCGAACCGCATTTAGGTGGTTTCATGTCAAAGGTTGCATGGTAGAAGTCAAGGAAGAAAAGAAGTAGGAGGATTCTGATATGGGCTTGGATCAGACGCTATTCCGCACAACAAAGAAATGTAAGGAAGCCAAAATCGCATGGCAGAAGTTGGAGCTAGAATACCTTGCGAAAGTGAAGGAACTTGATGCCACTGAAAAATGGAAGACTCTATTTGAGACTCTTCCTAGAAACCAATATGGTTATCTTGACCAAAAGAAGATAACTCCAGAGCAGAGGAAGCAGATTGGTGTCTATCGGCGGACTCTCCGTAAGATTGCAAAAGAAGTTGGAATTGAACTAAACAAGAATTATCGCCCATGGTTTAACCCTTCCTCCTATGGGCTTAAAGAAGAAGAACTAGATGAGCCAATTGCAGACTGGAGAAAGGATTGGCCGCTTCACAAATTTATAGTTGACAACTTCTTGGAAGACAATGAGAATGACAACCTTGTTCCTATTTATCTCACGAAAGAGAATTGTGAGAAGATAGTAGCAGCAGGGTTTATAGGGGGATTCCAAGAGGCACTTGACAGATGGGACGAAGAGCATGAGGTTTTTTACTGGCCATGGTATTGAGGAGGTGGTTAGATGAGCGAAGAAGATGTATTGGATTCCTTTTGGGAACGGATGGCTAAGAAGGACAATCTTGACGAATGGAGGATGCGGCTTTGCGGGATGGGCAAGGAAGCGGATGCCGAAAAGCAGAAGCGGATTGCTGCATATCGCATGGAGGCTAGGGGGGACCTCTGTCACGAAGACTAGAAAGAGAGAGAGTTAGAATCATGGACGAATCTAAGAAAGAAGAAGAGTACCCCATGTATGGTGACTGCAACACGTGCGAGCACCAGAACGAGGTATGCGTTAACTGCATGAGCCAGAATACGGCTGGCGAATGGGTGCACAATCTCTATTCACCGAAGCCCGGAGTGTATCGTATGCCGGGGCAACGGACAATAACATTTGATAGTAAGAAGACGGGCGGCATTTGTCTCGGCAGGTATATCGTTTCGTGAGGTGAGTGATGCCAAAATCAATTACACCTCCTCCTAACTCCGAAGAGACACCTGCCGACATCTTGAAAGAGATTCGGGAAGTCGAGTCCCCTAGACTCAATTCTAATGGGGGATGGGGATGCATCTGTGCCTATCCTACCCGCCTGCTCCAATATTGTGATAGACTGGAGGCTGCTATTGCAAGGGAGAAGCGGGGCGCAAAGCTTCGCCGCTTTGACTTCGGACATTCTGTAGAGGATGTGCTGCGGATTGGAAGAGACTTCCAAAATACCGATAGACTACATGGGGCACATTACGACACCGTGAAGTTACTGTGCGACACCATAGAGGACTTGAATGAGCAACTTTTAGACCAAAAGAATCTACACCCCCTTGAAAGCCACCCATAGGGTGTGGTACAATATCTTCCGTCAACGGCAACAAAGACAAGGACAACGAACGATGGAAAAACTCGAAGACATAACCAAATCAATGCGCCAGTGGGTAGAGCGCATCGGCCCGATACCTAGTCATGAGATTGTGGCAAAGGTGTTTGACTGGGCTAGGCGGATTGAGGCTTGCAAGAATGAGGTCAATCCATGCAAGGATGCGGTAGCGCTTCGGCATTCTCTTTCCACGATTGAAGAGAATATCAATCTCATTCAGAATAGTTCCCAATACAAGAACTGGAAGACTGTGGTTCTTCAGGAGTGCAAGCTCATCAAGTCAATCATTGAGATTGCGCTGGAGATGCCTAGCCGCAATGTAAACAGAGCGGAGTGCGATTCTCTCGATCATGCCGCTCAGGTGTTTGCCAGAGAGACGGGGAACGAAATGCCAGAGAATCCCACGGATGCTAACATGATGCTTTGGATGAACTCTTTGTGCAAGTGGCTCTTTGAAGAGTACAAAGGAGGAGGGAGCAAATGAAGAAGGTGGGACTAGTTACTTTTCGGATGGATAGGTACGGGAAGGTTGTAAACCCGAACTTCCCATATTGTACTTACACTGAGGATGAAGCAAAGAAGATTTTCAAGAGGCGGAAAGCCAACAAGGTTGCGCGGAAGCAGCGGAAAATCAATCGTAAGAGGAACAAGCGATGACATACTCTGAATACAAGGAATTGGTGAAGGAGTACAATTCAACGGACTCCGTCTCAAGGCGAGAGAAAATCAAGGAGGAAGTGTACAAGACTAGCGTTGCATTGGCAAAGCAACTAGAGGAAATGTATAATAGGTTCGGCGCAACATTTATCGACGACGATGAGTACCGCTCCGATCGTGGGGGTTTTAGCCTTGTAGAATTTAGTGGGGCAAATGTACATCTTAGGTATTCCGACCACTGGCAGTATGGCGGGGAGTGCTGTTTCGGAATAACCGTTCCGATGAAGATGCTAGACGTTGCGAACAGGATTTCAGAGAGGAATCGTCTCCGCGGCAAATACATTGTACAACTAAAAGAAGAGCATGATAGAAACAATCGTCAAATTGAGCATCTAAAAGAGGAGAACAAAAATCTCCTCGATAGAATTGCACAGTTGGAAAAGGAAAGGGATGATGAGAAATGAAACTCATTGATATGCTAGATGCCTCATTGCCTCCTTACGGAATCGCCGCAACTGGGATAGGAATTGGGGTTAATGCGAAGGACGGAAACGGATGGACGGTTGCATTGTATTCTTTGCTTTGCATCTTTTGCATCTGCATAACGATGACTAGGATTCTTGAGAAGGGCAAAAAAAATGACTAAGCGAGAAGCATTGCTAAAGATTCATGAGCAGTTGGAGGATTTCGTTGCGCACAAGATTGAGGGGACGTCACTTTGTCTGCGCATAAAAAACATTATCAATAAAGAGTTGAAACCGAGTTTTCTTGAATCTAGCATTTGCCGTCAGACAGGAATACTGTCTCCTAGAACCGCACTTGAATGGATTCTTGATGTAGTAATGGGACTAAGGGAGCGCAATCCTGATGTATTAGACTGCGTGAAGACTACGATAGACCTCATTGAGAGGTATGCGCGGGACGGTCTCAAGTTTCCAGAGAGAAATTGCGACATCTATACAACATCGGAAGAGGCCGATCGGGCTATAACAGAGTATTGCTCCAAGATGGCGGAGACGGATGAATGCGTGAAGTCGTGCCCTTATAGGAAGTCCAAGGGAGGATGTGCTTTCGGATGGCTTTTGGCGGCTGCGGGAACGAAAGGAGAAAACGATGGCAGCAAGTAACACAAAAGCGATGCATGAGGCGCTGGAGGCTATAAAGTGCATCAATACTGAAGGACTGAAACGCCTCTTGGTTGAATTGGTAGAGGCCGACATCTTTGACGGCGGACTAATCAACAAAACCATATCCGCTGTTGAGAAGGCAAGGCGCGCACTATCCGCTCCCGAGATGGAGACGGAAGCAATTAATGCGGCGGCGATGCATGAGGCATTGGAATTAGTGAATAAGATTTACGACATGTTAAGCAAACCATGCATTGTTATTGAAGAAGTACGTCAGGCATGTCAAAAAGCGAGAGCGGTACTTATCTCAACGCCGCCGCGCAACTGCGATGTTGGCACTGCGAAGGAACAATGGAAGCGTTTTGACGAGTTCTGTATTTCCTGGGAAGAGAGCGGACCAAACGGCGGGTGTTCTGACGAATGCCCTTGCATGGCAATCAAAAGCAAAGAATCCGACGGTTGTTTCGGGCAATCTGGATGCTTCTCTATTTGGGCGCAGATGCCATATGAGGAGGAAGGAAGGGCTGAGAAATGATGCAGACCGTTTGGGTATGGTATTGCAAATCTCCGCATGGAGGGTATCTGTTCCACGGCAACCGCAATTCCGGAATGCCGCCATTCCACCTCGGATGCTTAGACAATCTCATCTATGGGGAGCGACTAGTATGGGAGAGGACGAGAAAGGTACTGGAAATGAACGTCGATGTTCTGTGGTGGAACCAGCAGGTCCCATATTATCGCGTTGAGCCGAAACTCGTCACAATTGAGATTCGCCCGGCCGACTCTGTGACTAGGAGCAGGCACAAGCAAAAGGAAGGATGTTCTTTTGAAGAATGTAACTGAGAGGACATGAGCATGAAAAGCAATGTAGAATATCGAGTGGTATTTCACACAACGTTTCGCAATAGAACCTTCTTTTTCTTGGAGAAGCGAACCCGTGGCATACTCTTCTGGGGCAGATGGCATTATATCGCAGAGAGCGAAGCTGTTACCGAACTCTGCGGTGCGGCAGAAAAACTCATTGCCCTTGACAAGGCTAACGGAATAAACTCCGTGTTGCTGACAGACGAAGCCATCTTCCTAAAGGAAAGGAGCAAGCAATGAAGAGGACAAAAGAGTACGAAATCCCCAAAGGCCCTGAAACTGTCGATGACATCATCAAGTGGCTGTTTGCAATCACAAAGGGTCATGAGCGCTACCCGCACGACACGGCGAAACTAGGACGCTTCCCGATTTCATACATGGACATCAACACACTCGCCGAGAGGTTGAAGAAAGCCTATTTTAGGGAGCAGAGAAAAGTCCGTAAGGATGCCCGTGAAATGATGAAAGACTTATACTACAAAAACAAGAATGTCCTTCGTCATCTTAATGAATTCCTTGAACGCCACATTAAAGACACAAAGGTTGGAGAAGACGGAAGAAACATGAGATTCGCAATGATTTATTCAATTGAACTCCAGCATCTAATCCACTGGTATGGATTCTTGAAGGAATACGAGGAACTAGACGAAAAGTTCCCCTGCAAAGCGCACAATGTTGACAAGAAGGAGAAAAAGGATGCTTGACAAATCTGAAATCGCACGTGCGATCTTTTCGGCGCATTGTGACCTGAATAAAGTCCACAACAAATTCAACCATGCCTATGCCGAGGATAGAGAATCGCTCACCGAAGAGGACAATAGGATTTGGCAGTCCGTTGTCAAGGCAGTAGATGCACTTGCTCCCGTACACGACTGGGCGATAGACAACATGTAACATGAAAAGGTGAAAAGAGCAGGAATCCGAAATGAAGGAAATGCCAAATGAAATTCGAACCGACAAACTACAAGTTCACCTGCGGCTCATACCAGATATGGGCGCTGTTCAAAACCCATACTGCAGCCCCGGTTGCGGGTGCATACAAGCGAGCCATTGATGCGGAAAGAGATGCGGAGGAATTTGCAAAAGGGCGAAGGTCTTGCGAGTATCGGAGAGACCGCATAGCAAGTTTCATGATTTGCAAGGTTGACATCAACGAGATTGTCCGATTGAAGAATGAGGAGGTTGAAAAGAAATGAAAGAAGTATAGATTGAGTTTCCCGCATACAACATTTTCCTCCGTCAAGGTGGAGATTGGAAGTTGCATAATGCGCCTATAATTGGAAGGCCATATAATGAAGTCTATAACATAGCCACGGGTATTCTGTTCTGGAAAAAGACAACCGAAGCTGTTAGGATTTATGGAGTATTCAACTGCCAGCAGACTTTCATTCAGGAGATGTCCAAGAAGGACTTCCCCAAACCAGAGTCCAATGAGGAGAGGATGCGCACGGCGATTAAGGATGCTATTGCAATCTGCGACAAAGAAAAAGAGGAGGGTTTCTTTGGAGGGAGTGCTATCCTTACGGTAGAGAAGATGAGGAAAGTCCTTTCGGAGGCAATAGAAACAACTAAGGATGTCTCAGGGGGAGAGAAGAAGGGAATATGACAACAAGAGAGAAAGCTATTGTGTCTGCATACTCTGGATATCTGATGTGTGATATGTCAGAGATGCTGAAGTACATGTCGGAAAAGCTTGGTTGGACAATAAGCGAACAGGAACTGCTGAGCCGACATAGTGACTTCAAGTTCAACGACGAACTTGCCCAGAAAATTCTTCCTGATTTTCTGATGTTATGCAACACGATGACGACAAGAGAGAAAGCTATTGTGTCTGCATGGACCAAGATTTCGATGGGCAATATGGATGATATGCTTAAATATCTGTCTGAAAAGTTTGGTAAGACAGTAACAAAATCAGACTTGGATAAATACATGTCCTATGGCGTCTTGCGTCAAAAGTATGATGCAGCCGTTCTTCCAGATTGGCTTTCGCTGTGTGAAGGAGATGCGAAATCTACTACCAAGGCATCATGGTGGAGGTAAAAGCGATTTTTTCGGAGGCTGGTTTCAGGGTGCATCTAAAGATGACATTATGGATTGGGTCATTCTGCTACGAAACAACCTTAAGAAAGCAATAGTGCAATTGAAGAAAGAAAACAAGCAATGAGCAAGTGGAAGAAAAGCGGATTCAGGATTCGGGAACTCTCCGACCTCTTCAAGTCTATGGACGACTTCGGAGGTATCTGGCGTGACGATGTAGGCAAGTTCGCCAATCGCTCTTGGGTAATGTCGCAGCAAATGAACTACCTCCTAGGGAGAATCAATCGGGGAGCATTCTACTTTCCAGAAGAAGTAAAAGAATTAGCCGAAGAAAAGAAAGCTACTCCAAACCATAACGACAGGAGAAACCTTTACTGCTGTATTAGGGTATTCCCATCTGCCATATTCTTTGAGGCATGGGGAAACAAGAAGCAGTGCATGGACTTTGCCAAGAATGCGGCTAAACCTCGCCTTGAGGTTTGCAAGGTTGTTCCCGTCGTGGTATGGGACAAGCATGGGAAGAAGAAGGTGAAGAAAAATGGAAATGCTAAATCTCGGAGATAAAGTTAAGATAGGAAAAACAAATGAGCAGAATTAAGTTAGACCCTTCTCTCGAAAAGTTGTTCTCTGTAAGCGATCACGGTTTCCGTCTTGAGAACCGTCATTTCTATGCAGTCTACAAAACTAGACTTCTTAAATATGACGGCAGAGAAGTTGGAGAGCGTGGACAAGGAAACATAGTATCTTTCACGAGACTCTACCCTGCACGAGATGAAGAATTTGCCATATCGAAAGCACCTCTGTATTTTGACGTGAGCAATCCCACGTTCGGGCGTCTTGACCGTACCAAGATAGAAGAAGTTAAGCATACCCTTGTTGAAGTCAAGGAGTTTGTTCCGCCAACGTTAAGTGAGGAAAAATTCCGTGTATTCAATAGGCAGGAGTATTCAAGAAATCATTTCTTCATGAGGGTTAGGATATTCCCGAACAGGGGAGAGCCATTGCCAGAATCTTTTCATGGGTTCGAGCATTGTCTAATAAGGAGAATCCAACGCCACATCTGGTCTAAACATGCAACAGCCTACCTCTATCACCCTTGGCATGGTGCTGGCGATAACTACACGGAGTGGCATCGCTGCGACAAAGGCACCGGCAACTATTCAATGCTGGAGCGAGAGTTCAACAAGAGAGAAACTGATGAAGCGAAGAAGTTTGCCGTAACCGAATACACCGACCTTGACGATGACGAACAGGAACTAATAAGAAGGCTCAAAAGACTTCAAGTTCTTGACAATCAGCTATGCGAACTATGTAGCGAGGATTATTTTCTGCACAAGGACTTGATGCAGGGTAGGTTCTACAAAGAGTTCGGCGACATTGTTTTCTCCCCAGATGAAAACAACTATTTGAGGCGAGCCTTTCTTGGAAGAGATGAGAAAGTGTCAGAAGCAAGAATCAAGATACAAGACCTTGAATATCGACGGAAAACCATTGACAGAGAAATAGAAAGTTTGAAGAAGTTCATAGAAGAAGAAAAGAAGGAGATCGAGAAATGACAAAGACACCACACACGCTATACAAGCAATGTCCATTCTGCGGCAAGCCGTTCAAGACCAAAGCCCCCGGCAAGAAGTTCTGCGACAAGTGCGTCAAGAACGGATTCCACTGGGTCTATGAGGTGACGGGAAGAACCAACGGCTGGGACAAGAAGGTAGCCTAGAAGGAGATTCTGGAATGGAACCATGGAAGCCAACTCCTGCAGCACTAGCCCTGCTCAAAAAACTCGAAGACCGCAAGGAAGCGGAAAAGGGAATAGCCGTAGCCAGACGGATGACAGAGGAGAAGCAGAGGAAGGAACGGCTGGCGGATGAGAACGAACGGAAGTACGGAGAGCAGTTGACGTATGCCGATAGGATGATTCAGTCCCGAGACGATGCGACTAGAAACAGATACACAAGCATCGAGGACATGGCTGGCAACAACGGCGGATGCACGACTCGCAAGGGTACTTGGAGGCGGCTTAAGTTCGGCAAGGGGAACATTGGCAAGAAAGGATTTGAAAAACTTGGATTCAAAGAGAACGGGGTCTGAACCTCTATAAGAAGGTACAAAAACAATGGACAATGAATCTATACTGAGCAGGCTCACCGATTTTCTCCTAAATGAACCGTCAGGTGACTTTCACCTTGCAGAAGACTTCTATCGGCTCACAAGGGACAATGGGCTAAGCGAATACGACATCACAAAAATAGCAGACATCGCTAACGGTTTCGATGAGACTGGCAAGTTGGCTATCATCTACCTGTCCCATCTGTGCCGAGAACAGATTAAAGAAACGGTTGTCCCTGTCTCTGCAGTCATTTCAGATTCTGTGGCTCTTGACAGATATAGAGAATGTCTTGGAATCGTCAACTCGGAGCAGGTAAAGGGCTATCGGTCGGAACTGGTTGGGCTGCTTGCCGGTGCGATAAACGTCCTTTCAAAGCAAAAGGCAATTGGCGAGGCTACGGACATTGATGCTGCCCTCGATAAAGCGCTTGAAGCGGTATTCTGTGGATTCCCGAAGCTCACATTCGAAGTGTATGCAAACTCGGGGCTCTCTGTTGGGAAGTTGGATTATACGGTAAAATCCGTGCAGGTATGTGACTCGCTTGCCGAATGCCTCATTCGACTTGAGAAGTCAAAAGACGGAATCTATATCTGCTTCATTACAAACCCCGGCACGCTTGACGGATGGTTCGGGTTCTTCGTCAAGTCGAACGGCAACCTCTTCTCCTACAATGAGCGAATCGACGAGGTTTATGCCGGGCAGCATAGCCATATGAGGAGCGGCCGCTATGTAGAAGACCGTAAGGCATACGACCTGTTCCCTTATGCCTTGTGCGAGTTTAGCAAGGAGACTGACTACAAGGGGTATTCAACCGAATTCAGAATGGGGGAAAACAGAGACCTGTTCGACGACAAGAACATGGAACTGGCTATAAGGACGTTCCTATCAATTGCCCTCATCGCACAGAAACACATGGGGCACAATGTAAGCGGAGAGACCGTAGTCGTGAACTCCCTTTTACCGATGAACCTTGCTCAACTCGAGAACAAAGAAGCGAAGTCAACAGCGATAGTGTCATGGCAGCATTCTCCAATCGTTTCCGCCACGGCTAACTTCCAACTCCCGCGATTTGAGGCCAACAAGGTTGTCAGCGGAGGGTACGACAAGGAATTTGACGGTACGGATACTGGTGAATACGGGGTGTTCAGCGGAATCAACCAGGACATTCTGGATGCTTACGGAGACGGCTTTAGCATTAACTATTCAAAGGTTCTTGCAAGCAGAAGTTCTCTAAGGCTCATAGGGAACGGGCATTGCGAGCAGGAATTCATCGGCTCGCCCAAAAGGATGAGGCTTCAGGCCTATTATGAGGTCCGAAAGCAGTTGGCAAAATTCGTCTACCGTAAAATAACAAAAGAGTATTCCGATTTTGGCGGCAAGGAAGGTCTTCTGAAGTGGTATCGAGAGCGCCTTGAAGAACGAAGGAAGGAGATTTACGCCCTATGCACCGCAGCCTACAATCAGACAGACGGAAAAGAGGGGCATGCTTACTTTGGTTCGCCAGAGAGGCAGGAGAACTGTTGCTGCGAAATTTTTGCACATGAGACGCCCTCGATGAGCATTCTGGTTGGGAAAGCGAAATATCTTCACAGAATGTCTTTGTCCGAATTCAAAGAAGGCAAGGCAATCTGCCCCATTACTGGCGAAAAGGCATCTTGGAGTTTCACCTTCTGCTTTGAAACCTACAAGCAGGTACAGGAGTTCCTGAAATGCGAACTCCCGAAGTTCTGCACTGGATGGCGTACAAACAACCTGTACAACGGGAATCCAATATTGGACGTGACAGACCCGATTGGAGACCTAGTACACCCAATGTCTGAGATGCGAGTGCCTTTCAACTTCGCAGTGGATTTAAGCAAGAGGGGGCTGAAAGGGCTTTTGAAAGAGAAAGGGAATCATGGGCAAGGCAGGATTTGAGCGGAACAGTAACGATGATGACGATTTGCCTTTTTAATCCTACCCCCTCTTGAAAGCCACAAGCACCCTATGCTATACTATCTCCATGGAAGAACTTATACCAATACGGACTATCAAGGCTAACTTTGGCGAACCGATTCGCCTAACCTGCCCCAGGGCAGAAGAATTCCTCCTGCGCACGATGAATGAAGTGACAGAGGTGGAGGACAACCCATACGATGCCTACATGGCGGAATCACTGTTCTGGGAATCTTCCATAACCCCAGAACAGCGCAAGAAATTCGATGAACTATCCGACAAGAAGGATGCCGCAGAGAGAGCATACGACCCGAAGAAGCACAAGGACGATACTCCAGAAGCACAAGCATTCTTCAAGGCGGACGATGAACTAGAGAGGTTCATAGAATCTACTGGAAAGCACCTATGCTTTCGTTGCTCCTACTATGAGACAAAGGAGATAGATAGTGGACGGCTTGCGGCAAAATGCACAAGAAGAAGCTCTGGACAAGGAGTCCGCCCCTACACCCTAGCCTGCGGACACTTCACGACTGGGGTAACGCCTTATGTCCTTCAAGCTGAGAAAGAGTATGCGGAAGTCTGTAGGAAGAACCCAGGCTTTGCCGATTTCGTGAGGAAGCACCAGAGGGAAGATGCCGCAAAGAGATTTGCGGAATACATCAAGAACTCGCCATCTACGGCTTTCTACCTCTACCAAGGAGCGCCAGATTACCACGAGAAGTTCTACAAGAACTTCCCCCTAATCATGGCAGAGACGCAGTACCCCTCTCTCCCCCTCTTCCTAGAGGCTTACAAGAGGTGGGAGAAGGATGCTATAATCAAGAGGGAAAGAGCGGATGACGGCACGACAAACATAACCATATCTGTCTCCGATAGGGAATTTTGCCCTAGTGACACACCACCCCCACCAACTAGTGAGGAGACTAGTGATAATTAAAACTTTACCACTCTTGACCTATTCAAAAAGGAAACTACACGATGGCAAAAAAACCGCAGAAACTGGACACTTCAACCCTTTCCGAACTACTGGTCAAGGAGTGGGCAGACCACTACCCCCCTGAAACCATCGGCACCCTCAATGCGAAAGCGCAAGCCCTCACCTACACCATCACAAGCACACAAGAGGACTTCACGAAACTCTCCCTAGCAAAGAGTAGATTAGGCGACCTAACCTCGTTGCTGCCCCCTATCATCACCTCTCTGGATGGAGCATTGAAGAAGCGCCAAGACTTCCTAGCCGCCTACGGAGACCTAGGGGCTACCATCAAAATACCCTATGAGACGATGGATGCCACTCTCCGCTCCTACACGGATGCCCTAGCCGACTATGCCCTGCAGGTTACTGAACGATACTTCAAGAACCTAAAAGATGTAGAGCGGACATTACACTATCTAACCCACCTCCGAGACCTCTATCGGGACATTGCCGCCATCGCCGCTGTCATTCGGATGGACTTCCTCAAGACCCCGGAAGACCGCCGCAAGCCTATCGTGCGGGAACTCTATAGGCTCTTCAAGGCGGTGGCCGACAACCTCGTTTTCACTGGGCTAGACCCGAACATCGAGAATCCGCTTATCCCCTCCAAGATTGATGCGGAGGAATTCAAGTCTCTCTGCAATGTCCGTAGGGAGGCACAGAAGTTTGCGGATATCCTTAAGGCTTCACGTTGACCAAAAAAGGAGAATACTATATAATGAACTTCTTTCATGCCGTAAATGCCTCTGGATGCGATACATTCATCAGAGTGGATGATATTGTCTCTATTGTGCACAACGATGCCAAAGACCATGTCCTTGTTGGGATGAGGAATGGAGAACAATATGGGTTTAGCGGAGATACTATTAGAAGTATATACAATGAGGCTTTCCCAAGCAGGGCAACTAGCATGGAAGGCAAAAACCTTGCGGTACAGTTGTCTAAGATACTTACAATGTTAGACAAGTGGGTTAAATAGTAGTAGGAGACTACCACCTATGATGCACAGAGTCATTCCGTCGAGGCCCATTCAAAAGGATGAGGGCTACCCGTTCGTCCAGATGCTAGGCAACCGCCTAAATGACATAGAAAAATGCCTAAACCAAATCATCAAGGAACTAGGCAATACGGTATTGTCCCCCGCTTCTATCAAAATGTCGGCTATCGCTGGACTAACCGCCCTCTCCGCCGCAAGGGACTTCCTGCCCGTCCTCACAATTAAGAACAACAAGGAGACTTCTAAATGAAAATTAAGAAATACCTTCCGCAAATCATAGTAATTATCATGGGGATTAGCATATTCATGATAACTCTCTCTGTTGTCATTTTTGGAATCCCGAAAACAGACAACTGCGTACTCTGCGGAAATCCCATATGCCATACCCCCTCCAAAGTTGACCCCAACGGCTGGATAGCGGAAAACGGCGGAGGCGGCACCCCCTCACAAGCCTACCCCCTACTTACCACCAACCTCCTAGCCCAGATTGAACAGCGCCTAGATGCCCTAGACTCCGATGTGAACGAAATCAAGGATATCACTGGTGACGGCAGCCTCTTTGAAATCTATCTTGAACTGGGTAGGGGCATAGACCGCAACGGACACCGCATAGATGCCATCTTAAACCGCCTAGAACGCCTCGAGCACCGTACCCCTCCTAGCCCCTAGGCATTGTGTAGAAGCCTAGCACAGCAAGAGGAGCACCCCTAAAATGAGAAAGCGCAAGTCTACTCCCTCCGAAAGAATCGTCAAAGCCTTTCTCGTTACCCTTCTGGCGGTTATAGCTTACCAAATTGCAGGCTGCACGGCTCATCTCTACTACCAAAAAACCTATCCAATCCACAATAGCCCCATACCTACCGAGGAACCTAAAAAATGAAACTGAAAGACTCATTACGTAGCACTCTTTCTCATCTGGACGAACTCTTTTGCACCGCTCTTGTCTTGGGAATCTGCGGAGTGCTCCTATCGCTCTGTCTCCCATCAAAAGAGCAGATGATGAAGAAGTACGACTGCCCTCCACCCTCCTATGAAATCATGGTGAACAACATAGCGGAACTTAAAGTCCGCTTGTCCGAGATAGAATCCGCCATCACAAACGGCACCAGCGACATCAGCCTCTATGCCCAGCTCGTCTCCACCAATCTAGTCCGAAAACCATGCACCTGCGGCTACTGCCGCCCCTCCGAAGGTATCGCCGTCCCGGAACACGTCAATGCCCTCGGTTACGACACCGTTCTGCAAGTCTCTACAAACTACCTGCCCATCGTCAGGAAACCCTAATGTTCCAGCCGAACTCAAGCCGTTTTGAAAACTCACAAACCAAGTAAAGGAACACCAAAATGGTAACAAGCGCAAGCGAACCCAATCCTCCCACTCCGCCCATGAAGGAGACCGCCGTCACCAACAATGCAAACATGGCTGAACTTCAAGCCTTGAGCGAGGAGGAGAACGCTATCTACAAGGAAAACATGGTTGAACTCTATGTCATGACATTCCCAGACGACGAAGCAGACGTTGCAATTCAGAAAATCTGCTTTGACAAGTCGAAAACTCCATTCCTGCTCATGTCAAAAGACCGTCCAGACGCAGGATGCCTCGGCCCGTGCCTCATCAATGTAATGGGGCAGACTTTCTATGTCAACAACACCTATGCCGAAGTAAGGAAAATCCTCTTCGGATAAGCCTCTCATTCCTCCTCTATATTATATACTAATACTCTCAATAGTATAATAGAGGGGATTGTTAAGGGGGGACTAAAAATCCCCACTAAAACTTTTTTATACTTTTCCCCATTACCCCCTTGCAACCCGACCGAACCTTTGCTATACTATGCGCCGTCAACGACAAACAAGGACAAGACAAACAACAACAAAACCCGAAAGGAAACCTAGCCCATGACTCCCGAAACCGCCCCCCTCTCCCACTCCCTCTACCTCGCGGACTTCACCCAGACACTCTGGGTCTCCAAGAAGGATACCTTCATCAAGAAGATGAAGCACCTCAACCGTATTCTCGCCAAGCACGGCAAGCCCCCGATTTCCTACTCCTTCTCCAACGTCCGCTCCGTCCCCGTCACCTTTGAATATCACCTTAAGGGCGATGCTTTCCGCAACGACGAAATCGAGGAACGTCTCGTAGAAGTCTGCGACGTCCACTGCAAGGGTCTTACCACCATCAAGAAGGACGATGTTGAATACACCTATCTCGGCACCGTCTCCTTCGAGGACGGCGTAAAGCAGATTTTCTGCAACAACGAAGCCTATGCCAACTACTTCATGGACGATTTCCGCCCCAACTTCTGCGACCACTGCCACACTACCCGCACAAACCGCAAGGCCTACTACCTCTTCCGCAACACCCGCACAAACGAAATCCTCCAAATCGGCTCCACCTGCGCCAAGGAATACTTCGGCATAGATTCTGCCGCTTTCCTGCAGACCTACGGCAACACCTTCATCACCCTCCGCGACGGCACCGAAGAGGAACTTGGCGGCTTCAAGGACAATTCCCTCTGCTACGGAATTTCCACCCTCATTCCCGTCGTATCCCTCTGCACCAACGGCTTCCTCAAGTGGAACAAGAAGGACGGCTATGGCTCTTTCTTCGACCCCTCCTGCCCCATTTACGAACTTCCTACCACCGAAGCCGTCGAATCCGTCCTCACCTCTTGGGAAACCCTCCACCCCATTACCACCTCCAACGGCGACCGCAACAATGCCAACCTCCTCTCCGAAGAAGAAATCGTCTCCTTCTGGCAAGCCAAGTACGACAAGGAGCGCTCTTCCTTCGCCTACAATTGCCTCCAGGCCGTCCAGGCGGGCTACACCACCCGCCGCTCCCTCGGCTCCTTCTCCTATGCGATTTTCGCCGCCTACAACGCAAAGGTGAAATCCCTCCGCAACGCCGAGACCGCCAAGTCCCTCACCATCGTCCCCTGTGCCTACCCCGTCAACTCCCGCCAGACCCTCACGGGCGTCATTACCAACATTCGCACTATCCAGGACGAAGCCTGCTACGACGGCTACCACTATGTCTCCGTCACCAAGTACATTGTGGACTTCACCGACTCCAACGGCACCTTCTATCACTTCACGACTTCCTCCGAATCCTTCCGCATTCTCCACAACAACGACCGTATCTCTCTCCGTGCCACCATCGGGGAAACCAAGCCCTTCAAGGGTATCCCATATACTCATCTTTCTCGTCCCATCGCCGCTCTCATCGAAGCTTTCAAGGACTCCCAGGAGAAGCAATCCGCATAACTCCTCCTCTCCCCATTCTAACCCAACCTTCCCCCTTTCCCTACACCTCACGGAGAAAGGGGGATTTTCTTATTTTCTCTCTCCTCCCCCCCTTCCCCTCACGCGCGCCCGCACACGTGTATATTAATATTATCTCTTATACTCTTATTACTATACTACTCTCCTATACATACTATACATACTACTTATTATTATTATTATTATTACTCTAGTCACCATACTCATATTATATTATCATACTACATATCTACATACATACATAGTAGTATTATTATTACTCATACTCATACTCATACTTATAATACTCTTACTATTACTATTACTATTACTATCCCTATATTCCCACATAGTAATATTATTATTATTATTATAATTATTAGACCCCTATTATATCCCCCACTCCAATTCTTTCTTTCTCTCTCTCTCTCTCTCTCAATGATGGATGCTCCCCAATCTAATGATTGCTCTCCTTGCTCTCCACCCTCCCGAATGATTCCCCCTCCCCTCCTTTCGGCTTGCTTGCTCCTGCACCTCTAAAATCACTCCCCCCTACGAATCATCGCAGCACAACAAAGCAACATACCCTCATAGCCGCTCTCCCTCTCCATTCCCTTTCGTCTCACCCCTCCCTTCACCCTCATTCCACACTCACAATATATTCCTACTCTTTATTATAGTTTTAATAAATAATATCTTATAGGAAAGGGGGAAAGAGGGCGGCATGGCTTGCGATAGGGCGGCGGCTCTGTGTCATCGCCTCGCGTATGTGCACACGAAGACCCAAAATGAACAGCAAAGAACGCTTCATAGAAACCGAAGAGGATAGTAGCCTTCCAAATGAGAACGGCCTGTTTGTCGCAGGCATATTTGGCGATACGGATGCTAGGGCTATTGCAGATAGAGAGAGACGGGCAATCACATTTCGGGAGAAGTACGACTATCGGGAGATTACGACTTGTCCCCATTGCTGCCATTGCTTAGAGTTTCGGAAGTTCTCTCCAAGCGGTGAAGCCATCACGGTCGGGCGATTCTGCTTTGTTGGAGAGTTGCCGATTTCTGAGCATGGGACTTGCAAGAGCGCATATCCTCGGAGACATGGGCGAAAGAGGATTGTCTACGATACCACGAATGCCCCCGCTGGATTTGAGCAAGGCATGGCTCCTGTCACGATGAGGCGATTCTATAACAAGCGGGAACAGTTCAAGGCTGCGAGGGAAGAGTCTCGGGGCTATCGAGGCGGCTCGTCATCCTACCAAAGGGCTGACGGGAACAAGGAAGCGGTCGGAAGCGGACAGATACCGAAAGGGCTGGTGAGTTAGATGGGCTGGATAATCGGGATAGGGTGCATCTTGGGAGTGATAGCATTCGTGTGGCTAGTCGTGTACTGGCTGAATCGGGACATGTGGGATGATATATGCGGTCTCGGAGATTTCATCGACATTGAAGATGAGAAGGATGAGACGAGCGACATAGACGAGGGCAGGACGGCATGACGGAAGAGGCGGCACCATCCAAGAAGCCGTTGTGGAGGGAGACGGGCGGAGAGAAGCGAGTCCTTGAGGCGAGGGCGGCGAAGGAGGCGCTTGTACGGAGGCTTACGGAAGGGCTAGCGAAGTGTCCCGTGTGCAAGGGGGCTGCGAAGATTGTTTTGTTTGGGCTAAGAGGGAACGGAGTCTGGGTCGGATGCGACAAGACGGAAGAGTGCAGCAGGTACATTGAGAGACATTTGGAGGGATGGAGCATAGAGGACACGGTAGCGGACTGGAATCGGCGGAATAAAGGGTGGCGGAAATGGGCAAGAGGGGCGAAGAGATGGTATCGGGTGAGGTTTGGGGCGGAAGAGCGAGCGAAAAAGAGGGTTTTGAGGGAATTAAAAGCCAAAAAAGAGGAAGAATTGGCGAAAAGAAGGGCTAGATTTGGTATTTTGCCGCCTAAAAAGGCTAAAAAGTGGTGGAAGTTCTGGTAATGTGGGCAATATTTATGCTAGAACGATGATTTCGAGAGCGAAGGAGAGAAGCCATGAACGTTATATTGCCTAGGATAAATCCGCATGGGGGAGGAGAGAGACGGATAGTGCCGCCGAATGGGGGCAATCATCCTATGGGAATGGCGAGAGGAGTTCATTCGGTGCTGCCGAGGCTGGGCGGAGGAGTGCCGGCAAAGGTCGTTCTGGCGAATGCGGGGATAAAGAGGGGGCCGCTTGTGCGGGTAAAAGCTTGGGATGCGGCGGCGGAGAAGAAGGGGATTGAGGAAGCGGCCAAGCGGAGGGCGGCGAAAGAGGCGGAAGAAAAGAGACGGGCGGAAGCGAGGGCAAAGGTTCCTGGGGTGAAACTGGTAGAGAAGCCGAAGGAGAAGGTAGAGTGGGTGGCGAAGGGGCTGACCGCCAAGGAAGAGCGGCTGACGGATTTGCTGGAAGCGGCACAGGAAATGAAGCCGCTGGCGGACGAGGTGATAGACGACGTGGCGGAAGAGCAGGCGAATGCCACGGAGCCATACGACGATCCAGAGTATATGACGGAGCAGGTTGTTGAAGAGAAGCCGATGCCGCAGCCAGAGCCGTTGCAGGAGGAGATTGTGGATCGGGCGGCGGTCATCCCCGAAGCCAAAGCCGAAGCGGACGAGGAAAAGCCAGCGGTGTCGGTAGAGCAGCCGAGGAAGAAGAGGCGGGGACGGAAAGGGAAGAGGGCTAGAGCGGCTATGACGGCGGCGGAACAGGAATTGCTGTAAGATGGATGGGACGGAGACAGGTTCGGAGAAGCCGATAAGCCGACGGGCGGTGTTCGTTGCGGTGTGGGGGATGTTCTTCGCCATATTCTGGGCGATAGTCCTCTTGTTCGGGGGAGGGTGCTACAACATAGCGGTGAGGTCGCAGAGCGGAAAGAGGAGTCCGTATTTCCTGCAGCCTCATCCCTACTATTCGACGGCACAGGTGTGGGACGATTGCATATGTGCTCCTGCACATCTCAATGGCGGTACTGATGCGATATGGTCGGCGGTGGCAACGGTGACGTGGCCGCTATGGGTTGTTGACGAGGCATGCGAAGTTGTGCTCGATACGATATTTCTCCCCTTTGATGCGACGTATTACTGTTGCAAGGGCGAGTAAGAAAGAAGAGATTAGAAGATGCTTGATGCGATATGCGGAGATGGAGAGGGTGCGAACCCGATGGTGCTGGCGGTGATTGCGATAGCGATTGCGGTCTTGATGTTCGGAGGGTGCGCGAGCGGCGGATGCGACAACTGCTGCACGAGAGATGCGGCAGCGGAAACGGCAAAGTAGGATTTCGGGTCGGCGGATGAGGGGCTATCATCCCCGGCGGAACGAGAAAGGCGACAGATGGCTAGGCGAATACTCTCCACGTATCTAGGAAAGCTGCACAAGCTGAGCAACAATCCCCGAACGATAAGCGACGGGAGCTTTACGATGCTCATGGAAAGCCTGCTGCGGAAGGATGAGGGCGGCAAGGGCGACATCGAGATGCTTCGTGCGAATCCGATTGTCGTGTGGATGGTTCCGAGCGAACTGCCGTCAGAGAGGGAAGACTGGCCGTGGGAGGGGCAGGAAGGGAAACTGGTTGTCCTTTCTGGGAATCAGCGGTACGATGCCTTGGTGGAGATGGGGTACGAGAAGATTCCCGACGAATGGCTAGCGGTTGGGAAGTATGCGGACGGGAACTGGTGGAGCCCCGAACATGCGGAACGGTTCATCCTGTTGGCGAACAGTCCGGAGGGAGTGAGCGGAGAGACGGACTACGACAAGCTGGTGGAGAAGTTCAATGCCGAATGCCTCAAGGCGGTCGGGATGGATTTCGCACAGACCCCGATAGATTTTCAGGAGCGGATGGCGGAGCCAGTAGAGGACGAAGTTGAGCAGGGGGAGCACGGGGAGGAAGACCAGGAACTCAAGGACTTCAAGAAGCGGCGGGAGGACAGCCGAGGGAATCTCGAAGAGATACTTGACATGGGCTTCTACGACGTGGTGGTTTGGGAGACCCACGACCAGAAGATGCTCTTCAACGAGTTCCTTAAGGAGAAGTTCGGGGTAGAGGCGAACCGAGACATATTCATCAACGGTTTTCGGCTTTCGGAGGCGCTGGGGAAGAAGATAGAGTACAGCGGGTTGAAGTTTCCCGACGGGAAGCCGAGCAAGGCGCTGCAGGAGATGGCGATGGACGGCACGGAGTTCGGGTGGGAGACGAACGGCGGAGAGATGCCCGAAGGGACGGAGCCCGACGAGGAGGAAGAGGGGAAGGTCGAGGACGGGAGCGGGATAGACGGGGTGATATAGGATGGGCATGGGAGCGGCACACATCCCTGAAAGTAAGGCTTGGCATGGTGTAAGCGGTCTGGAGCGGGTGCGCCGGGGCGCGACACGTTTCACGCAAGGAGAAAAAAGCAATGGCGACAAAGAAGAAAGCATCGACGGCAAAGAAGCCGAAGAAGTCCGCGAAGTGGGCGAAGAACGCCTCCGACTATGCGAAGAAGCAGGCGGCGAAAGCGAAAGCAAAATCCATTCTCATGAATCAAGAGGATGCATTTATTAAAAAAGGAAAGTCGAAGAGAATCAGAGATGTCGGGCAGAAGCCACCAAAAGGCTATATGCGGACTGGCGGCCTTTGGTTTGCAAAGATAGAGAATGCCAGACCGATTCGTACTCTTACCACGATGCAGCAGAGAGGTTTGTTTTATGCTAACAAGCCTAAATTTCTTGGGACTAATGGGTCTGGAGGGTATCTTGGAAGCGCCGCCAATCAGGGGATGTACAACGGAGAAACGAGCGAGGCGAACTTCCGCAAGACGGAGGGAGCACGTAAACTAATAGATGCCGACGGCGGCACATATGCACCTGGGTACAAGAAGCCAGACGGGAAGATAATCCATGCCGGCAAGAAGCAGGCGGCGAAGTCTCGCTACATCATGGCTATCGGGCAGGACGGCCACAAGAGATAGCTTTCACAAGATCCGGGGCGGGAATGGGCGGCGCCCATACGCGGGTGCGGTGGGCGTCCGTCCTTTTTATGTTGGGCGAGAGGAGAGCGGCATAGAGTATGACGTTACCGATATACAGCACGGAAGCCACTGATTCGCTTTGTCGGGAGATAGCGAAGAAGAGCCACGGCACGATTTTTATAATGATGAGCCGTGGAAAGGACTCTCTTTGCGCCTATCTGCAGTGCCTGAAATACTTCAATCGCGTAATTCCTTTTCACTGTGCCACAGTCCCTGGGTATAGGTTTGCAGATGAGTATCTGGACTATCTCGAAGCGATGCTCAACACGAGGATTCTTCGGATGATGGGAGAGGACTTGAAGATGGCGCTCGTGCGGTACATCTACCAGGACACCCCTTGGGAGTGCGACGTGATAGACCAGGTCATCCCCGACGTTGACTTCACGAAGCTGGACGTTCTCGAGTATCTGCGGATGAAGTTCAACCTTCCGAGGGTATGGTGCGCCGTTGGAATAAGCAAGAACGATTCCATAGACAGGCTGATCTACTGCCGCAAGACGGGCGGGAAGAACATGGGGAACAAGACGTTCTACCCTTGCTGGGACTGGCCGAGGGAGGAGATGCTTAATGCTATCACGGATGCGGGACTCGTGCTCGCGCCCGAATACAAGTACGTGAACAGGTCGATGGGCGGAGTGCCGTCCGCCACGTACAACAAGGTGATGATGGAGCATTTTCCGCAAGACTGGAAACTCACGAAGACGTGGTATCCGCTCGCGGAGGTCAAGAACGTCCGAGAGGAGATGATAGATGCAAACTATCCGCTGTGGATGGAGCAGGAGGCAGCCAAGCGCGGAGGTCGCATGGATGGCGATACGAAGGTGGGGGAAGCGGGAGAAGGAGAATCCGAGGGAGGCGATGGCGAGGGTTCTGGCATGGTCATCCCGACTGACGAGGCAGTGGAATCCGAAGAGGAGTGACGCAGATGGAAGAGAGAACGGAGAGGAATCCGCTGGGAGATGCGGCTAACCCGATGATGCGCCCGTCCGTTGCGAGGGCGGTGAGGGAGATGAGGAGCCAGGCGCCGATGCGAGCGGCGAACGGAATCTTCAAGCACCCGTCCGAATGCACGGAAGAGGAGTACAACTTCATAGCGGACTGCCTGAAGAGGAACATACCGCTGTACACGATAGCGGGGCTGATACACTGCGAGAGGAGTTTCCTTTCGAGGTATATCAAGAAGCACCCCGAACTTCTGGAACTCAAGGAAGAGCAAGGCGAGAACATCGTTGACGAGGCGGAGTACCAGTTGGATCGTCTAAACAGGGCGGGGAACGCGAGCACAATCATATTCACCCTGCAGACGAAGGGGCGGAAGAGAGGGTGGACAACCGAGGACATAACGGGAGATGGAGGCGGAAACGAGACGGAGCGGATAGTGATGGGCGTCATCCCCGACGAAGCCGTGAAGGAGGCGGAGGAGGAAATCGAGAAGGTGACGGGGGCGAAGCCTAATCCCGGCGGGGTGATGACCGACCCGATGGCGCTGGCCGCGATGGAGCAGATGGGGAAGGAAGTCAAGCAGTACGTTGACGATGCGGTGGAGGCCGCGAAGCCCAAGGCGATAGATGCGGATGCGGTGGATGTCGGGGAAGCCCCGTATGCTGGAGACAGCACAGTCGAGGCGGGGATGGAGTATGGGGCGAACGGATTCGGGGCGGCGAATCCCGACATGGGAGCGGAGGCCGACCCGTGGGCGGAGGGCGGAGATTCGCCGTTCTTCCAGTAATATGCTTGTCGGATGGGCTTGTTTCAAATGGCTTTTAGAAAATGCAAGAAGTGCGGGAGGCGGTTCGAGTCCAAGGGGCCGGGCGACAGCTTCTGTTCGGATTTGTGCCGGATGACGGGATTCTTCATAGGCGGGGGCGGAGACACCACGAAGCCCGGAGTTCCGCAGCCTGCGGCGGTCATCCCGCCGCCAAAGCCTCTGCGGGTGAAGAAGGACGACGAGAGGTTCGCGAGGGTCCGCCAGATGTTCGAGAAGCCCGCAGAGGAGAGATGGGCGATAGCCAAGGACTTCACCGAGGAGGAACGTGCCTATGCGAAGCGGCTGGCGAAGCGGCAGATGATGGAAGAGGTGCGGTTCATGCGGGAGTGGACATGGGAAGGATTCGCCGACGATGCGGACGATGCGGACAGCGGATGGGGCGGAGAAGGGATGCTGGGAGAATCGGACGACGGCAGCATTTAGAGGTGTGAGATGGCGAGGAAGAAGTTCAAGTTCGTGGAGATGTTCATCAATCCCGCAACGGGAGCGCCGTTCGAGGACACGGGTTCCCCGAAGGTTGTCACTCCAAATCACTTCCCTCCTTTCGTTGGACACCAGATAGCGAGGATTACCTACGAGGAGAAGGAGATAACCGACGTCCAGTATACCGTTGGCAAGGACGGAAAGGTCACGAAGGGCGAGGAGAAGAAGCGGAAGATACTCGTCGAGAAGATGGGAGAGAAGGGCGGATGGCTAGAGCAGACATCCAACCTTTCGCAGGACGGCAAGTGCTGGGTTGGGAGCGGCGGCATCGTGTGCGGCAACGGATTCGTGTGCGACGACGTGGTTCTTTCGTCTGGCGAGGTCGGAGAGAATGCGAAGGTGGGCGGCAATGCCAAGATAGGCGGTGCGGTCGGCATCGGCGGCAATGCCTACGTGTACGGCAAGGCGCAGATAGGCGGAAGCGGACGGATAGCCGTCAGCGGCACGGCGAGGGTGGAAGGGAAAGTCGAGGGAAGCGCCGTCGTGGATGGTAGCGCATACATTGGAGAGAAAGCTACAATCAAGGGCAAGGCCCACGTGACGGGGAACTCCAAGGTCATATCGGGGACGGTCGAGGGGAATGCGGTCGTGGAGGACTGCGCCACCGTGTACGGGACGGTGAAGGGAGATGCGAAGGTTTACTACGAGGCTATCATCCTGAAGACGGGGAAGGTTGAGGGAAAGGCGGTCGTGGAGTCTGGGATCATCGAGGGAACGGTGAAGGGGAACGTGCAGATAAACTACGGGCAGGCTTTCATAGGAGAGGGCGGAAGCGTCGAGGGGGCATCTAAACTGTCGGGCAACGTGTTCGTCAAGTGCGGAGTGAAGAACGGCGCGGAGATGAGCGCGAATGCATCCGCGATGGAGGGCGGGTCGGTGACTGGCGGCAAGATAGAGTCCAACGGCTCCGTGAAGGGCAAGTCTGAGCAGTGCGTTGTTGGTGGGGCTACGGTCATAGTGGGGAATGCGGGAGGGGCTTCGACATTTGCGGACGGATGCAGGGTTGGAGAGAGCGGAAACGCTGGGAGCGGAGCATATAGCGGAAGCGCCAACGTGGGAGGCTCTTCGCAGTCTCCGATGAGCGGCAATTCGGTCGTGGCCCCGGAGGCATCATCCTCGGTGAGTCTCAGCGGCAACATGGTGTTTCAGGAGCAGGGCGACCAGGAACCCGAAGGGGTGGCGGTCGTGTGCAAGGTGGAAGCATGACGATTTCGGAGGGGCGGCAGTGTGCAGCCGCCTCTCCTTTATATTTTATTTCATTAAAGTTGAATTGGCCCCTTGCAAGCCGAACATGCTTGTGGTATAATGTGCGGCGTCAAGGACAAGAAAGGACAACCAATGAAAGAAGACAACAGCAACAGCGAAACCAAGAAGCCGAGAAAGATTCCGAACCAGAACTTGATTCCCGCATTCGGGATATACCACCCAAATGCCAAAGGCAACGGCAGCGCGATGTCCGTGCGGATGATGCCCGCCAAGCTCACCCAGACGGGATACGTGCAGATAGAGCTGGCCAAGCAGTTGACGGTCGGTGATGCGGAGCGCAAGGTGTTCCCCACGTTCAACTGGAAAGACAGGATCATCGTGCGAATCAATCCGATCGAGGTGGCGGAAATCGTGCGATGCCTGCGAGGGATGACGGAGAGCATCCGCGACGGGGCGGGATTCGCCCACAAGACGGACGGAAGGGCTTCGAAGATCACGATGGTGCATGTTGTGGAGCCAAAGCCGTGCTACCAGTTGAAGGTGATTAGCGAGACGATTGCGGGAGTGGACAGGGAAGTGGCCATCTATATCTATAGCGCGGAGGCCACGGCTCTGGAGTGCGCCTTGTCCGCTTCGATGGGACGGCTCTGCTTCGGGGCCTGAAGAAAATAAAAAAATCTTCAATTACCCCCTTGCAAGCCATTCGGGGTTATGCTACAATATGCGCCGTTCCCCCGCGTGGGGGAGTTCACAAGGACAACGACAAAGCAAGGACTGGCAATGATAGCAACGACCACAAAAAACGGAAAGTCCGTGCGGCTTAGCGCGGACTACCATCTGGACACCGAGCAGGTGTTCTACACGGTGTACTGCGCGGGATGCACCTTCGAGTTCAACGACTTCGCGCCCGCCGTCAGGGTGTACAAGGCGCTGAGCAACCGCATTGAGGCGGGAATGGCTTTCGACATCATGCTGCAGAATCTCGTGTCTGCCGCAAGGGCGATGGGATATGTCGTGCGAAAGGCGGTGGCGTGATGGGCTGGACGACTTGCATGCACTCCTGCTACTGGAAGTACGACAAGAAGGGCAACCGCACGGTAGACCGCAAGGCCGAGCTCGATGCGCTCTTCACATGGGAGCGGAAGGAGCCGGTTGAATCCTACGGGCATGTCTATCCGCCGATGAAGGACACGGTACTCAAGTCCTCGATGGTCGGGAGCGTGTACTATGCGGCGGTGAAGAGGGAGCGGCCCGGCAAGGAGCCGGAGGTGTGGGCGGCGATATGCCTTACCCATGGACGTGGGCGCGACGGTTCCGTGTGGGGCTACAAGGACATGTGCGAGTCCATGATGCCGTACTATTACGACTGCCCCGCAGGGATTCTCGCCATGCTCACGCCTACGGACAATGATGATGCTAACAAGTGGCGGGAGGAGTGCCGCAAGAAGATCGCCCGAAAGGCGGAGGAGCGCAAGAACGGTCCGAAACAGCCTTTTGTGCCGATGGGCGTCTCCGTGACGCAGAAGGGGCATTCGTGGATAATCACGAGCGATGCCTACCGCCAGAAGGTGAACTACCGCTATTGCGGGGTGAAGTTCTCTAAGGCGAGGTGGCGCGACATTGACAATGCGATGCTCCGTTTCCTCGAAGAGTACGGGACGAAGGAGCAGAAGGCTGAGTTCGCCGCTAGCGGACGGGCTTGCCCCGCAGACTGGAAGGGGGCGGCGGCATGATCATCGACGTGATTCTCGACAGGAAGGATGCGGAGGAGGACGGCGACGCGACATCCTACAACCCTGACGAAGCAATGCTGGATTTACTAGATTATGCTATCACCTTCGGATATGGCTATGTTCGGGAAGCGATTGGGAGCGGTGATGAGGAGAAGATGAAGACGGCCCTCGTCCGATATGTGACGGAAGAGTACGGCGATAACACAGACATAAAGGAGTATGTCCGCTCCGTGGACTGGCTCCCGAAAAAGTGAAAAAGTTTTGATTACCCACTTGCAAGCCGACCGTAGGTATGGTATACTATGTCCCGTCAAGCCCATGGTGGGCGGACAAACAAGGACAACGACAAGGACAAGGACTAGACAATGAAGAAACTGATTGAATCCATTCAACCGACACGTAAGGAGGACGGACGATGAGCGCATTCATGGTAAACAACCGAACCCTCACAAAGATAGCCAAGTACATGGAGGCTTGTGCCAACTATCAGATTGGCAAGGCCCCTGGGCTGTCCGAACTTGAACTTAAGGGGGACTTCAAGCAATACCTGCAGGAACAGGGGCTTGTGGACAAGACGGGGATGTTCTCCGCTTCGCTGATTCATGGGTATCTCTTCGACAAGAACCGCAAGGCGATTGTGGCGAGGTATGGGGAGGACGAGCGGATGATGGGGACGTCCCTACCGATGGAGGACGGAGGGACGGCTATCGACATAGCCAAGGAATCCCGCAAGGAGTGGCTTGCGAATCTGTACACGGTGTGCCGCTGCTACCTCTACCAGATTGAGGAGGGAAACTATCAGGACGATGAGTTCTACTGGCTCTTCAATGAGTGGATTGGGCAGATGGCGGCAATACTGGCGGAGTATGTGGTGAATGAGGTTCGTCCGTACAAGGTTGGAGAGCCGTACAAGAGCTGGGAAGAGTTCTAAAAATTTGCGGCATGGTGCCGTGAAAGCCGCTGGGGACTTCGAGTAGTGTTCCTCGGCGGCTTAGTTGTACCCCGAAATCCCGCGAAATTCGCCCCTTCCTGCTCTTCCGAGGGCGTGAGGGGTATCGTCTATCATCCTGACCGCTCGGAGGGCAAGAAGAGCCGTTCAAGCCGCCTAAAATCAAATGCTAGGTTTTTGGGGAGGTGTGGGGCAACGGCTACGATGCCGAAACAGGGGGCTAGGAAGCCGCAGGAGAGCGAGGAAGGGCTTGGAGGCATGGGAGTGCCATCCTAACCGAATGGAGGGCTTGTGGAGGCTCTGATGCCCGAATCCGTGAGGGGTGTGGGAGCTAAAGCCGTGGAGGGAGAAAAAGAGCGGTTTTCGGGATGCCGATTTTTGGGGAGGGTCTTCTCGCGCGTGGGCGTCGCGCGCATAGATGACGGAGACTCTTTTTAAGAAGTAGCGAATGGTTAATAACTACTTGAACTTACATAATATGCGGTAGGGAGGGGTTTGAAGGGGTGTATTGGGGAGGGGTGACGGATAGTAACACTACTATAGTATTTCTTTATAGGGGTACATAGGGGGAAGTTTCTTTGACGGGGAGGGGAGAGAGGGGGAACTTTAAGGGAAAACTTAAAAAGCGGGTTGATAGGTAGATTTTCGGGGATAACTAAAAACGGAAAGCTCACTGCAGGAAATTTATTTTCAATTATAGGGCATGAGACTCGTGCTTTTTAGAAGATTGTTTTTTCAATTATAGTGTTTTTTTCGGCAAAATCCTACAAAAATGTCGTAAAAATGGGTTGTAGTTTACATAACAACACCGATTTTTCTGCTAAAAATGGAACTAGAATTTCTGCTAAGCGTCCTGCTAAGCGTTCTGCTAGAAAATGGAGATTTTATGCGACATTTATATTATCGTTTGTAGATTAAAAAAGTGTATCGTTTTTCAGTTATAGCGATTAAAGTTGACATAACAGTGCTAAAATTCCTGCTAAGAGTTCTGCTACGGAATTTGCTACCTGTTTTGCTATGCGGTTTGCTAAACATCCGTGATATTATGCGACATTGTGTAAACGACCCTTTTTCGGGGCTTTTGGATGGGTTGAAAATTTTTTAACTTTTTTCTCAATACCCCCTTGCAAGCCGACCGAATGTGTGGTACAATATGCGGCGTCTTGCGGGACAAGGGTTCCGAGAGACACCCAACAAGGACAAAGACAAACAAGGACTAAAGACAATGAGCAAAGAACTGAAAATCGGTGATTGGTACTACCTCATGATGGGCTACGGCGGGAGCGCGTCGCAATACTGCTGCATTCGCCGCAAGACAGGCGAGAAGACGGCTAGCGGCATGATGTCTCTTTTCGGGGGGAAGGACGGAGGAATCCGCAATCTCCCCGTGAGTGAGATCTTCGATGCCGTCGATGAGTGCGGCGTCGTGCATAAGGTGTCCGCGAATGACCTCGCCGCCAACGGGCATATTGGTATCGGCACCCTCGAAGAGCCGAGGTACGGGCATGTTGCGAGCATTTACCGTGAGGATGCCCGACTCCTTGTGGAAATCGGCAAGTATACGGAAGCGGAAATTGAGGCGGCATTCCCTAACGCCTTCAAGGATTCCGAGGAAGAGGCGGATGTCAACCCGTACAAGACCGAACCGATGACGGACAAGCAGGAGGAGATTCTTAAGGCCGCCTATGCCGCCAACTGTGAGCGGAAGCGGAAGGCGGAGGAAGAGAAGAGCCGCAAGTTCCATGAGGCCGTAGAGGCGGCGAAGAAGGAACTTGACTATATTCCGTGCAAGGGGGCGGCAGATGGCAAGTGGCTTTCGTGCGGAGAGAAGCGCCGTAACCTTCTGGCGGTTCTGAAGCACAAGTTCCCCGGCGTGAAGTTCTCCGTGCGGACGAGGAACGGGAGCATGAGCGACTCCGTGACCGTGTCGTATGAGGACGGCCCCGCAACTGGTGATGTGGAGAAGGTTGTAGACCTTTTCCAGATGACGAAATACAATGCTTACGAGGACTACCACGAGCCTACGAGCACGGCATATTCGGTTGTGTGCGGCGGCTTTAGCTATGCTTTCGTTAAGCGCACATATTCCGCCAATGTCCACAAGTATATCACAGAGTGGCTGATTGCCAATGTCGGGGGCTGTGACAAGGAGTATGCCAATTTAACGGCGCGCCGTGTAATGTCGCAGACGGTATTTCCAACGGGCGGCTATGGACTGGCGGGGATGGAGCATGATGCGAACGGGTGGCACTTGGTTGTCAAGCCGAAGGCAGGGACGGGAAAGCCGACCCCGCCAGATGCCCCGAAGGGGAGCGGCAACGGCGAGGGGGTGACGATTACGGAGAACACGGAGAAGAACGGCATTGAGATCCGTTTCCCGTCCATGCCGTCCGAGGAGATTCGTAGCGACCTCAAGGCTAATGGGTGGCGTTGGACACGATATAACGGAGGGCTTTGGTATAACAAGGCGAATGATAACAATCGGGCTTTTGCTCGAGAGATTGCGAAAAAAGTTGCTTGATTGTGGTTGCGCACTGCAAGGGGATTTGGTATAATCCCCTTGTCCTCTGCACTATGAGTCGCAACCATAGAGCGATAGAGAGGCGGTAGTTTTGTCGTGCTATACATAAAGGGTAAACCCTTTCTCTCCGAAAGGAGTGTTGCGAATGTGTAGCACGACTATTTGTTTAGAGTGGAGTCGCAACCCATGCAAGAACCGTATGTATTCGTAAGAGTAGGGAAACGGAAGTATGTGCGAGAGCATATACTTGTGATGGAGAAGAAACTTGGTCATCCTATCCCAAAGGGGTATCATGTACATCATATCAATGGAGACACAAGAGACAATCGGCCGGAAAACCTTGAACTATATGTAGCAGGAGATCATTGTCGGCTGCATTTCAAGGAAAGAAGGATGAGAGGGGAGTTTTTGACAAGTGAGGAGAAAGCCGAAAAAGCAAGACTGAATGCAAGGGCTTATAGGGCAGCACATCGGGAAGAAGTAAGATTGAAACAAAAGGAACGATATTATCAGAATCGGGATTAGATACTTGCCAAAAAAAAGGAGTGGAAGAAATCCCATAAAGAACAGATCGCAAGAAGCGGGAAAGAGTACAGAGAAAAACACAAAGCCGAAATTAGAGAAAAAGATAGGCGCTATTACCAGACACATAGAGAAGAAATTAGGGAGAGTGGGAAGAAGTATCGAGAAAGGAATAGGGAAGTCATAAAAAAAAGACGGGCTGCTTACTATGAAAAACACAAAGATGAATTGGCTAGAAAAGGAAAAGTGTTTAGAGAAAAAAATAAACAGAGGATTTCCGAACAAAGGAAGAGGTATCGTGCTATGATGACAGTAGAGGAGAAAGAGAAAACTAGGGCATATCATCGAGCCTACTATTTGAAACACAAGAATGTTCCAAAATCACAAAGAAAGGAAAACTAAAAGATGCCGACACAAAGAGAAATAGAGTTCATGTCTGCGGTTAAATCATCCCTTCGGGAGATTGCCAAGCAACTGCGAATCCAGAATAGGCTCGAGGAGTTCCGCCTGCGCAAGGAATATTCTTCGGCGGAGAACGACCCGATTCTGGACGACATAATGGAGGGCAAGTGATGATTACGAGAGGCAAGGAGTACAAGGCTACTGGCGAGGATGCGCAAGCCTGGAACATCCGCAAGAGAAGAGTGTGCTATGTCACTGCAGGAGTCCCGACTCCAGAGCAGAAGAAGCAGATAGAGCGCATTGAGAAGGGGGTTGTTGACGGGGAGTGGAACGGAGACCCCAACCACACGATGCGGAATGCGGAGTTCATGGGGATAGACTTCTATGAGGAGGAAATAAGGGCTGATGGGAAGTGGCATAGGGTTGACGACCCCGATGTTGCAATTAGCCTGATGCAGACGGGGGCGCTATGAGTCTGCCGCTGCCGCAGCAGAACCGCTTGGCTTGGCGGCTGGCGGGGCTGATGAACACACGCATAGACAAGATTTTTAGCCCCTTGGAGATATGGGCTGTCAAGGCATTCATCCCCGACCCTGTCGCAATCGAGAAGCTGATGGTGCAGCGCGGACAGTACGACGACAAGGCCGACCCTTGCGAATCCCTCTACGATGCTATCGGGAGGGTGTATGGTGATGAAGCCTTGCGGATAGTGAAGCGGCTGGTTGGAGGCGAGGAAGAGGGGGAAGGAGAAAAAAGTTGAAAAATCTTTAGTTGGCCCCTTGCAAGCCGACCGTGGGTATGGTATACTATGCGCCGTCAAGCCCATGGTGGGCGGACAAACAAGGACAAAGACAAAGCAAGGACAACAAAAATGAACGTTAGCAAGCAGATGATTGAGGCCTCAAGAGGCAAGGCGATGAAGAGCGCACCGCTCCGCAAGGCGCTAATGAACTGGTTTAAGCTCAAGGGCAACTGTCCTTACCCCGAAATCACCGACTTCGGGAAGTGGGTGGAGGAACTGCTCTATCATATCGGTGACATGATTAAGGAAGATAAGGATGTGACGATAGACAACCTTGTTGCGGGGCTGAAGGTAAATGCCATTGGCGACCCGCTCGCAGTTAAGTGTTCCGCCGCATTGGAGAAGAAGAACATACAGACGGACATTAACTGCTATGTTGAGGAAGGCATGGTATATGCCTCGGTGTGGATGAAGCACATGGTCTTGGACTATGTGAATGAGAAGGCGGAAGAGGTGGCGGGAAAGTTCAAGGAGAGGGGGTATTCCGTGGACTTGTGGACTGATGAAGAAGATGCAAGCGAGATTACCGTGAATGCTTGTATTGACTTTGACAAGTATGTGGAAAACCAGAAGAAGGGAGGGCGGTAAGATGAGGGATAGGGTTTATCTTTTCCGTAATGACTATCCGTCTTATTACAAGTATCGGAAGGACATAAAGGCACATCGTGATGCGGGGTATGTCATCCGCAACGTCTATGGCGGAGTGGTGTGTTTCCGCGATTGGAGCGAATACAAGGTTTGGGCGAATCAGAAGTAAGGAGGTAGCAAGATGGTTATCGCAAAGACAACAACTCTTTTGGAAGTATTGGCGGAACTGATAGAGCGCAACCGCAAGATGGGTGTAGACCCAAAGTACATGGACTTTCTTATCAAGGTTTACGGCAATGCCTATCGTGATAAATCGTTTGCCGATTGTCTGGAGACTTGCATTGACTACTCTGCAGGCTTTGCTCCGACTCTCGACAAGGTAGAGTTGACATTGGCACGGATGGAGGGCGGCATTCGCCCGTTGCTGGAGGACAAGGGGATAGTAAAGCCGTTGCCCGAAGTGAAAGAGGAGGTGTGACATGAGAAGAGTGCAGACTTTTGTGGTGACGATTGAGACACCCTACAAGGATTCGTGCGGTATGTACACCCATGAACTCACGGAGGGTGACATCCGTAGAGCATTGGTGAATGCTTTGAGCGAGAGCATTGAGGTTTCAGTGGATGAGCGAGGCAGTACGGTAAAGGGGAATGAGTGATGAAGAGGGTTGTACTCGCATTGATAGCCGTCCTTCTTGCGATGGCGGCAGCCGCACGGACTATGGAGGTGTTTCTGAATATCCCAGGGATGAAGCCCGTGCATTGTCTCAATGCCGATGTTGAGTGGGATGCGAAGACTCTCATGGTGACGATACGGATGCCTTGGGGAGTGACTTACACAACGCACATGAGCAACGTCGTGTTGGTTGAGCGGAAGGGGGAGTAATCATCCGCAACACGTGGCGGGAGGGGTGATGGAAGTCTGGCGATGCCGCCAGAAAAAAAGTTAAAAATATTTTCATTACCCCCTTGCAAGCCGACCGAAAGTTTGATAGACTATGTGCCGTTCCCCCGCGTGGGGGATTTCAACAAGGACAAGACAGACAAGGACAAAGACAATGGAAATCAAAACTTGGATAAAGTACGAAGAGCCGTATCTGCCGCCGCGATGCCGCAAGATGCGCTACAAGGAAGGCGAAGAGTACATCTATGTACTCTTGAAGGAGGTGCCTTTCTCAAAGTTGGTTCTCGCCTATGAGGACAAGTCCTATGACGGCAAGGGCAAAATCTATCGCTTGGGAAGGAAGCTCTATGCAAAGGCAAAGATGCCCAATCTCCCGAAGGAGGATTTGAAGCGGTATGGGGTTAAGACTCCTCTCGAATGGCGGATTTATTGCAATGAGAAAATGTCTCTGTATTTCTCTAGCCGTTACTTCGACGGCGAGAATGCCACAAGGGAAGCGATGATTGCCAAGGCCAAGGCCGACATTAGCAAGTACATTCTTGTGGACGGCGTGCTTTATGAGCTGACTTGCAAGCCCGAATATCATATTCTGACTTTTGGATGCGGCAATGGCGACGGCACGGGCCTGTTTGTCTCTTACCCCGCTCGCCGTGATTGCGGCTGGCATTTCCCCGCCACAAAGGGAGATGATGCCGTGGCAAAGGCAAAGAAGATTGCCATCGGGCGGAGGGATTTCAACAGCGCAAAGCTCTTCAAGAAATACATTACGGTCTATGAAGGGAAGTAAGGAGGTGGTTAAGATGATGCACTCGGGAGAAATGTGCGATGCCCTCTTGAACGGGGGCATTGGAGAGACGGTGAAACTGTCGGGCAACGTGAACAACCTCACAACGGCGATGCGGTTCTTCAAGGGCGGCAAGATGAGCATTCGGGGGCTGGTTGAACTCGACCAGTCCAACTACAAGGGAACGAACATCCGCAAGGCAAACCTTGCCGATGCCAAGTCCGTGTTCGACGTGTTCAACGTGTTCACGACAGAGACAACGGAGAAGTGCCGCCGTCCAATCTTTGATTTTGAGCATGATGGTCTTGCCGCTTCCGATGGATGGAAGATGCTTGCCTGCCGCATTCCACGGGGATTCCCGATTGCCGATGCCGTGCCGAGCGGTTTCACGAATGACATAGCTTTCCGTTGGAGGGAGATAGCGGAGGACATGGAATGCTCCGACTATGTTCTTTCCTTCTATCGCCGCATGGCAACCTTCGGGAAGGGTAGCGAGAAGCACGGACTTCTGCAGGCTGTCCGTGATGCGGTCAAGGCTTATGAGCATAGCGCCGACGATGGGTGCTGGAACACTCTCCGTCTCAAAATCGGCACCAAGTTCTATGATGCCGTGAGCGTAGCAAATCTCGTTGATGCCCTCTTCAAGTTGGGATGCTCTACGGTGGCTTTCTGCGAAAAGACGGCTTTCGACGGCATTTATGTGTGCACGAGTACACCGCTTCACATCTTCGGATTTGGATGCGAGATGGATGCCGCCAAGGGGGTTATCATGCCCCTTCGGTATGCGGACGATTCTTTGGGGGCATTTGTGATGCCCACTGACGGAGCAACCGAAAGGAAGGTTGCATAAAGGAGCAAAGAGAAAAATGGAGAAGAACAAAGAAAAGACAGAGAAGCAGACGGCATTCATCCGATGCGACGGATGGGTGATCAGCGCCGACGGGATGCAGCGCCTTACCAAGGCGGGACACAAGGGACACGACAAGTTCATGGAGTCCATGAAGTCCCAGATTGGCGAATGGCACAGGGTAAGCAAGCCCCTAGACCGCGATGCGGCGGAGATTGTCAAGTCCGTGAAGGGCATGGTGGCGAGGGCGATGTTCGTCTCTAAGGCCATCGTGAACGAAGCGGAGCGGAGAGCGAAGCAGGAGAGCAAAATCTATGGCTAAAGAGACAAAGACGAAGAAGGGCATGGGGTACGATATCAAGCCGGCCCTCGAAGCGATTAGGCAGAAGCGGCTTGAACGGGAGAGCCGTGGAGAGTTCCCCGCGGAGTTCATGCGGCTTTCTCTCACGGATGATGCCTACGATATCGTGAAGGGCATGGACAATCCCACGTTCAGGGAGTTTGTATCTTCGGCAATCCGTAGAGCGGCGCGACGGAGATAGCCCCCACTCATCCCCTCCACGATCCGCCGCCTAGACCGTCCGCATCTAGCCTTTCGGGTGCGGGCGGTTGCTTATTTAATTTTTTTCATTTTTCTTTCATTACCCCCTTGCAAGCCGACCGCAAGTGTGATATACTATGCGGCGTTTGAGGGCAATGGAGCCCCGACAGAAAACAAGGACAAGACACAATGGATATGACAATCATAGAAGCGATGGATTACGTCAAGGCTTACGAAGTTGACGGCATTACCCTTACCGAAAGCGGTAGGAATGCGGCGGCGATTATCCTAGAGCGGAGGGCAACATGGACACCGACCCATGCCCTTATGCTAGAGCGGATTCGCAATGGGGTTGAAAAGTTGCCGTTCAAGTTGGCTAGGATGGTGAGCCGCACACGGCTAGGCGATGCCCTAGAACTTGTGCGGAAACTCACAAGGGTTGACCGCCGCAAGGAGAAGTGCAAGCTCCGCCGCAAGGCGGCTAAGGCCCGCAAGCGTGCGGCTATGGCGGCGATGGAGAGGGCGGCGGCATAAAGCCCCGCCCAAGAGGACACGGACAAGGACACGGACAAGGACACGGACAAGGACAAGGACACGGACACGGAGGGGAAGGGCAACGGACAACAACAAGGACAATCGCCCTTCCCCTTCACAACCGAAAGACAAGACAATGAACCTTTACGACTTCTACGAAAACAACACCGACCGCAATGCTATCAAAGCCGAATTGATGTGCATTTGCTTCGACAAGACTTCGGCGGAAGCGGCAAAACATCCGTCCCTCAACATCGAGGGCGATGCCCCCGTCACGATTCGGGTTGGCGGCAATGAGGAGCATTGGGGTAGCCGTTGGCTCTGCTATCGCTACTACAAGCAAGGGGCGATGGAGTGCGAAGGCACAAGCGAGGGTGACCGCTATTGGCAGATTTTGGCTGGCTTGCTGGAGGGCGCGCCGATTCCTAGCGACGATGTTCCTCTCCGTAGCAAGTCCGCCTAATTGGGTTTGCAAGGCACGACCAAGCCCGCCCTTCCCCGATTCGGGGAGGGGCAATTTTTATTTTTACTGCAGGGGTTGCAATTCCAAGTCCGACTGTGGTATAATCATCCCCGACGATTTCCGCCGAGTGGCGGGGAGTAGTCGCCGTGACGGTCTTGGAGTTCTGTGAGTTGGCCAATATCGGAGCGGCGGCTACGGGCTTTTTGAGTGCAAGGAGTGCAAGGAAGTTAGTTACCCAACTCTTCAGGGTTGGGCTTGTGAGGGAAACCGATCAAGTCCGCACTGACTAGGAGACTAGAAAAGAAACAGAGAAACAGAAATGCTAGTAGCAGTTACAGAGGAATGCATAGGCACCAGCGGATGGTTGTCCAAGTCTGCCGCTCTGCGGATGTGCATTAAACAAGCCTGCGAGGTAGGGCTAGTGTGCGCATTGAATCAAGGAAACCCTCTGCAACCCTCCGATGGGCACCCAACACGGTGAGGAGTAATCTAATCCGTGACTTACCGAGAAATCGGTTAAACAAGAGAAAAAGAAAACATGGTAGTGTACGTGCTAGATAGAGAGGGCAAACCTCTGATGCCGACCAAGCGGTGCGGCTGGGTTGCCTATGCTCTAAAGCACGGAGAGGCGAAGGTAGTGAGGCGAGAGCCGTTCACAATCAAGCTCCTCCGTGATAGCACTCGCTATCTCCAAGAGGTGACTCTTGGTGTTGATACTGGAAGCCGCCACATCGGGCTTTCCGCATCATCCAAAAAGGAAGAACTCTATTCCGCACAGGTGGAATTGAGGTCTGATGTGTCTGAACTCCTGACGGCCCGCAGGGAGTTGAGAAGAGGACGGCGGAGGAGACACAACTGGTACAGACCAGTAAGGTGGATGAATAGAAAACGTCATCTACATACTCTTCCACCATGCGAATTGCCTACCAGCATCAAGCATAATGCGGATTCACACGTACGGGCAATTGAGTTCGTATGTAAGATTCTGCCTATAAGCAAGTTGCGGGTGGAGATAGGGAAGTTCGATTCGCAAAAGATTCAGAATAACGAAATCCACAATGAGCAGTACCAGCTAGGGACATTGGCTGGATGGGAGAACCTGAAAGCCTATGCTAAGTGGAGGGACGGCTACAAGTGCAGAGTGTGCGGAAAGTCTCCACGGAGGGATACTTCCGTAAGGTTGGAGGTACATCATGTTCGCCGCAGGGCGGACGGTGGCAGCGACACACCAGACAATGTGATTACGTTGTGCCATGAGTGCCACGAAGCGCACCACCAGAAGAAGACGGTGTTGAAGTTCAAGAAACCTCCATCCCACAAGAACGAAGCCTATATGAATTCTATGCGGCAGTATCTGCGGGAAGCAATCTTCTCGGGGTTTGATTACAGGTTCATAAAGCAAGAGTACACCTATGGCTATGAGACGGCAATGGCTCGCCGGGAGCATGATATAGAGAAGAGCCATAGCAACGATGCATACTGTATAGCAGGAAACTTTAGTGCTTCACACAATTTCCACAATGTGTACCTTCACAAGTTCGTTCGCCGCCACAACAGACAGTTGCACAAGACCACGATACTGAAAGGCGGAATCCGCAAGGCGAACCAAGCCCCGAAGTATGTGTTCGGATTCCGCCTGTTCGACATGGTATCGTACAAGGGTATTCCATGCTTCGTGTTCGGGCGAAGGTCAAGCGGTTGGTTCGACATACGAACATTGGGCGGCAAGAAGATTTCGGCTGGGGTCTCGTACAAGAGGCTCAAGCCATTAACAAAGTCAACAACAATGTTAACAGGAAGGAGGGTGTGCAATTCCTCCCAAGTCTAAAGCCTTGGGTTTCCTTGCACACATTCTATGAAGAAGATAGAGACGGATGCGGACGTGCTAGAGTGGGCGCGGACGATGGTTGAAGCGAAGGGTGACAAGTTCACCCCTCTCTCCAAGGGAGAGCAGTTCGTTATCGCAAAGTACATAGTGGCTAATGATAATGGCATGGTGTTAACCGAGCCAGAGGAGAAGCCAGAGCAGACAACCGCCACGGCAACCAAGGTGGAAGAGCCGCCCCCACCTCCGCCGATGCCGTCCGTCCAAGGGGATTCGGTATCTGCGCCACTAGAGCCGCCAACCTCCAAGGCTACTATGACTAGAGCCTATGCCTACCATCGTGCGGGCTTCGACGTGCAGCAGGCATACGACAAGTTCCTCGAGTGGTGCAAGGGTCATCCCAAGTCCAAGGAGGTGATGGACTTCTCCACGGGACACAAGAGCGTCGATGCCGCATTCGCCTACTGGCTCGGAGAGATAATCACGGTTGATGTCCCTACCACGACTTACTGCACTATCTAGCCGATGGACACGATTCCAGAGAGTGCTGCCACAACCCTAGTGAGGATTGAGGTAATCGTCCTGCAGGGGATTCTCCGTGCCGTCCTTCTGTCGGTGGCTGGCATTGTACTGATGCCCATAGCCCCGTTCGTAGTGACGGTGATGAGATTCCGTGTTGCCAAGATGCCGTGGTGGTGGAGGACTCTGATGATTCCATATTGGTTCGTTCTAGGGATTCTCCTAGCCGTCATAGCCCCGTTCTCTACCCTATGGAGAGGGCTGTCGGACACGATAGGCATTGCGGCTGTGGAGTGGAAGGAAAGATGGCGCAACGGGATAGCCAAGTACCCAGACGGGAGACCCATGCTCATCCCGACGGTAGAGCAGGAGCGGCTGGTTGACGTCGCCATAACCAAGAGCGTCATAGAGGACTACAACGAAGAGGCGAGGCAGCACGGGCAGGGCATTCCACCCATTGACTAGGTTGCCTAAGTTAGACAATACTTTAGCCGCCGTCCCTTCCCCTCCCCCCATCGGACGGCGGCTATTTCTTTTTTCATTTTTCTTTCATTACCCCCTTGCAACCCAAAGGGGAGTTTGATATACTATTCGCCGTCAAGCCCAATAGGGCGAACGAATCAAGGACAACGAAACAACAAGGACAAAAGACAATGACAAGAAGTTTCAAGGTTACGATAACCACTAGGAAGGGCGAGGAGATGCCCACAGAGGAGCGGATCCATGATGCCGTGTTGGGGCGCGGTCTATCGTGGGTTTCCATCAAGTTGGTGGAAGTAGAAGCGATTCAGAACAAGAAGAAGGTTCGCAAGGAAGGGAAGCGGTGGAATCTTCAGAAACTTGCCATTGTTGACTTGGGGCTTTCCAACCTTCAAGTGGTTCAACTGAACGAGATTGGCTCACAGATAGCAGAAGGGAGGGCAACCTATCAAGAGATGGCGGAAAGCCTCTCTAACGAAGAAGCGGTATACCTCTTTGCTTGGTTGGAGAATGAGGGAATTAAGGTAAAGGGTAAGGGCAAGTAAGATGACAAAGGATACGGCAGAGAAGGTAGCGAAGTTCAACACCACGGAAGAGATTCAGAAGTGGAGTTCGGGAGTGGCTAAGTTTGCCGCCGATGCACACCCGCATCTTGCGGCGGCCGCTTCAAGGGCTTGCAACGAATGTCCGTTTAGGAACAACCTTACGATGGGCGGTTGCATAAGCGAGGAGTGTCCTATACACATGGTGCGGAAAGCCCTGCAGTTGGCAACGAAGAGGGTAGCGGCAAGTGCGAAGGAAATCTACAAGGTGAAGTACAGAGTCAAGACGGCTTGGAAATGAGAGGATATGTATGTTTTCAATAGGCGATAGAGTTCAGGTGTGTGACAATCCCAACTATTCCACAAGAGGATGCAAGGGAACGGTGATTGCCAAAAACAAGGACGGATGGCCGTATGAGGTGCGGCTCGACAACCATCCGTTTGTGCGGACGATGTTTTACTTTGAAGACGATTTGACAAAAATCAAGGAGTGAAAAATGAAGAAAGACAACGGAACAACGAAGAAGGGACGAACGGTAGTCCTCAACAAGAAGACAACCCCCGATGCGGCTAAGTGGGTGCGGTGGCTCGAAGAGAACTGCCAAGCATCCACGGGGCCTTACGGGAATCTGACGGGAATGCGCAACATCTATTGGGGACGGCAAGCGCTTATTGTGAAGGCGGGCGCTTACCTCTACCTTATCAAGAGCATAGACGATGGGCGGATGTTGCCTTGGGAGAGTGTGGTATAATGTCTAAAGAGGACATAGAGCGGTTGATTAAGTTGATAGAAGCCTTTCGGCTTGAACTATGCAAGGCTAACAAAGAGGGATGTAGGGGATGCCCTAGTTCGTCTATATGTGATTCGGCTGTGAGCGTTTGGGCTAAACTTATTAGGATGAGAGCCGTAAAAAGTGGGGTTAAAAATTTTTTCTAAAATCTTTCATTGCCCCCTTGCTATGCGACCGCAAGTGTGATATACTATGTCCGCTTTCCGCGTGGAAGGCACGACAACAAGGACAACAAAGACAAGGACAAGACAATGAAGAAGATGATGATGACGGAAACCAAGGGCGAAGCCTGGAAGGTAGAGGCTCTTTTCAATAAGGTGAAAAAGGCTCTTGCGGAAGGTAAAACTTTTGTGGATGCCGATTGCTATTGCGCAGACACAATTTCTTTCACAGACTTTATGGAAGGCGGGATTGACATTCCCTATGGTACGATAGTTTATGTCTTTCGTGGCATTGGCAATGGTGAAGCCGTCTGGGACATCTACAAGTTTGGGTATAATGGGGAGTTCGCCGCAAGCAAGGACAATGAGGGCGATGTTGCGGGGCTTGTCAATGCGGGTGATACGTGGTTTCCCTTCTGATTGGACAACACTAAGGAGAGTCAACGGAGAGGACGGCGGAGAGATTCGCCGCCCTTCTCTTTTGCTTCTGGGTTCTCGATGGTTCAACCTCGCTCATCCCGTCCCCTTCCCGATTCGGGATTGGTTCTGCCGCCACCCTTCTGCGGCGGATTCCCCCTCCCGAAAAAAAAGTTGAAAAAAGTTTGATTACCCCCTTGCAATGCAATCGGGGATTTGATATACTATGCGGCGTCCGAGGGACAAGGGCAAGAAAGCGGCAAGCCGAGTGGCAAGCCCCCCGCAACCCCGAGGACAGGACAGGACAAGACACATGAGCAAGTCATTCAAGGGCAACGGCAACCGCAAGGGCAAGATGGTTATCAAGGCGGAGTTGGTAAGCAACCCCGTGGAGGAGTGGGTAGAGTTCCGCGTCTACTTGGGCAAGAAGGTGATTGACTCCTTCGGTTCTGAAGCCAAGGCAAAGGCTTTCGTGAAGAGGGCGGCATAAACCCACAAGGGGGAGGGGCAAGCAACCCCTCCCCCACAACCGAACACAAGAGAAGGAAAGGACTAGATAATGGCTAACAAGTTCAAGAGGGGCGATGTGGTGAGGCTTATCGGGCATGAAGAGGCGATGACCGTCTGTCATGTTGAGGAAACGGAAGCGAACATCTACTATGTCTCATGCTTTAGTCGTGTTTTTGGCGGAATTTGCTCCTTCTATAGCGACCAACTGGAGCTTGTGAAGGCGGCATAACCGAATAAGGGAAGTCGGGGGGAAGGGCTAGCAACCCTTCCCTTCGGCATTTTTAGGCGATGAGGACACTAGCATACATGGTGGTTGCGGCATTAGCCGTCATGGGCATTGACACAACGGAAGCGGCAACAAGGGCGGCGGCATTCCTCAAGACGGTTGAGGGATTCCGCTCTACCGCCTATGACGATGCGGCGGGCAACCGCACGATAGGCTACGGATTCACTTCGGCGGACATGATAGGCAAGGGGCGAATCACGGAGGGGGAAGCATCCGTGGAACTTGCCCGCATCTGCCGCAGCCTCTCCTCGAAGCTACGGGCGGAACTAGGCGGGCAACGCCTGACTGTGGCGGAAGAGGCGGCTTTGATTTCATTCATCTACAACATAGGTTGGAGCAACTTCAAGGGTTCAACCATGTGCCGTCTCCTTAAGGAGGGGAAGAGGGGTAGAGTGGTTGCGGCGGAGTTCTCCAAGTGGGTGTACGTGACGAAGGGCGGAAGGAAGGTCGTGTGCAAGGGCTTGAAGAGGCGGAGGGCGAAGGAGAGGAGGAAGTTCATGGCATGACAGAATCCCGAAAGGTAGGCTCATTGGGGCGGATGCTACGGCGTCCGCCCCTTTCATTTGCGCCGAATCTGCGGCGGCTCATCCCTGCCGATATCGTCCAAGCCCAATGTTTACAAGGCTCTAGGCTTCAAAAGCCGTGCGGCTTCATTCCCCCGAAAACACCCGCTAAAAAAAATTAAAAAAAGTTGAATTACCCGCTTGCAATGAGACCGCCGATGTGATATACTATGCGCCGTTGACCCCGCGTGGGGTTGGCAATCAAGGACAAGGACAACCGAAAGGACAACAAAGATGAACACGAACACGAACAACGGAAACGCCAAGGGTAAGGTTTTCGCCCGCGTGGTTTTCTTCATGTCGCAAGACCCCGACACGGACGGGTGGGAGCCTATGGCTTACTTCCCCGATATTCGGTGTGAGGAGGGCAACGGACGCAACCGCAAATCCTATATGCACGGCTACGGATTCGGGCCTTGCGCCGAATCGTATCTCTTTGAGGACTGCCGCGTGCCGTCCAACAAGTTCGACAGGGCTGCCGTCAAGCGGCTCAAGGAGGAAATCGAGGGGCTAGAGGACAACTACGTTCTCACTGTGGTTGACACCGCCGAATGGGTTGCAAGCAAGGCGGAGCGCGCGGCGGAGGTGAAGGACATTATCTTCCAACTCTGCTACAAGAAGGATTCTGAGGCGATGTTTGCGGCGAATGCCAACCGCAAGAGGGCATAACCCCGAACGGAAGGACGGCCACGGAGGGCAACGGGAACACACCCGCCGCCCTTCTTGCATTCTGGAGTCGCTAAAGACTTCTGGAGTCGCTCAAGACTGCCTCAACTCATCCCGTCCCCAACTCCCGATGCCGCCCAATCGACGGCTTCAACCGCCCTAGCCGATTTGCTATGTCCCCTAGCGGATTTGCTAGCCCTTCCCCACCCCGAAAAAAAGTTGATTTTTTATCATTGCCCTCTTGCAAGGCAACCGCCGATTTGCTATACTATGCGGCGTTGCGAGGCAAAGGGCCAAAGCAACACTAAACAAGGACAACAAAGACGAGGTAAAAAATGAATAAGTACATTGTAACATTCCGTCATATGGGCGAGACCGTCACCCGTTTGGTTACGGCGGAAACCCGCGACCAAGCTATGAACTCGGTTTGTGGCTTTGTCTATAGTTGCGAACTTTGCCCGAAACACCTTGAGGGCTTGTTTGCCTAATCCGCAAACGGCGGTAGGGGAAAGCCCCCTACCGTCCACGAAAAGAAACCGACAAGGACAAGAAAGGACAAGAGACAATGAGCAATCCGAATGACATAGTGGCGGTGAAGTTGGAAGGGTGCTTTACGGAGTGGTATAGCCCCAACTACAAGGAGCCGTTTGATGACAATGCGGACTACCGCAAGTATTACGAAGAGCATATCATTGACAAGCAACCCGTGATAGGCCCCGTCCTAGGCGGCGAAGATGGGCAATTCCTTTCCGATGACCTCCAATGCGTTGCGGAGCGGCTTTGTTGCGATGCACACGATTGGGACAAGGCAACGGAAGACCTTAAGGCAACAATCCAGATGTGCCTTGCGGACGGCAAGCCCCGCACATGGAGGGACATAGACGGAGTTGTGGCGGACGTGAAGATTACCCCCTTCAAGAAAGCGGAACTGCCGCCACTTACGGACGATGCCCTTAAGGTGTTCGGGGATTACGGCTGGCTCATTCGGGAGAGGTACGAAGCAATCTAAACAACAACACGGCGAAAGGGCTAGCGGTGGATTGTCTGCCACCTAGCCCCTAGCCCAACAAGCCTACAAGAGAGGACAACAAGGAAATGGCAAGCGAGAATGCAGAGACGGCGGCAACCGCCATGGAGCGGACTGTCAACTCCTTCGGGAGCGATGAGAACTCCAAGTATATTGTTGAGAAGATGCTCACGATGCACCGAACCCTCAACCAGAAGTTCACGGGGGAAATCATCCTCCCCTTCATTCAGGCGATGGCACAGAAGTACGATGCCCACAGTTTTGACCTGCGGAACGAAGCCGCCTGCAAGGTGTGCCGAGTGATGTGGGATGCTATCAAGGCGGAGTATGAGATTGAGGATGATGCGGCGGACTTCCGCCTGCCCGTGATTTGATTTCACCCTACCACAAGAGCCGATGCAAAGATGCACAGGGCGGGGCGGAGGGGTGAAACCCTCTGCCCTTTTTCTATGCTCTACAACCTTCCTCATCCGCACCGCTTTCTCCGATGCCGTCCGCACATTTGGCAGCACCCCCAGAGTCCCCGAAAGCACTCCCGAAAAAAATTAAAAAATCTTTAATTGCCCCCTTGCAAGGGCAACGGAGATATGGTATACTATGGGTGCTTTGAGAGACAAAGGGTCTTTCAAGGCAAGCAACAAGGACAATGACAACAAGGACAACAACAATGACTAACATCAACCGAATCAACACGGAAAACCTCACCCCATACAATCATCAGAAGTCTTTTGGTGGACGGGCGAAGGTCAATACCTATGCCGTTGGCTCTGCCATTGTGGAGGTGCTTATCTCCTATGATACGGAGGTAGCGGCAACCATTACGGCAAACGGCAAGACCAGTATCTTCCGCCTTTACGATGAAAACTTCTTTGAGGGCGGCATTGAGGGTTGGAATCACAAGGAATTCTATGGATATTCCACAACCACGGGAAAGCACCTTGAAGCCTTTCATGCCCGCAACAATCTGAAATGGAACGGCAAGGCGGCATGGTGCAAGATAGCCCCCGTCACACTTGAAGCGGTTATCTCCCTTGCGGAGAATGGAGGTCGCAAGGCGGCATAGCAAAGCACGGGGGGCGGGTGATGCCGCCCGTCCCCCATACCTACAAGGAAAGACAAGGACAATGACAATGAACGAAAAAGAACTGGTAGAGGCCGCCATTAAGGGTTCAGTCATGGAAGGTGCAGAAATCACCTTCTATGATACCATTGGGGAGGGAGAAGAGACGGAGGTTTGGTTTATTCTTCGGAAGCCCGACTTTAACCCCAAGTGGCTTTATTTTGAAGCGATGGTGAAGGGCGGCAAGGTGCTTTTCGGCTTGCACGGGAATATCGGGTGGCATGGTGAAAGTACCGACCCGAATGAAACCTATCGTACAATGCTAGAGATTGGCGAAGATTCGGAATCGTAAAGACGGAGGGGAGGGGCTATCCTCTCCCATCCACAACCGACACACACAAGGAGAACCAACCAATGAACACGACCAAAGCAACCAAAACCGAATTGCAAGCTTTATACACGGCTTTTGACATTCACCGCCGTGTTGCCGTGCTTGCGGCAAAGTGGACGGCATTTGACCCCTTCGGGGCGGTTGTCTATGAACTTAGGAACACCGAAGAATGTGCATGGGATCTTCGGCAGATAATTGATAGGGTGAAGTATTGGGACTACACGAAAGAGCCATATCATCCTCTCCGTCCGATTAAGGAGGGCAAGGATCCCTATGCAACCTTCAAGAACCATATCAAGGGGATAGAGGGTGCAATTAGGCGGCTTCTCCGCAACTCCTGGATTGCTAGCTTTACGGACAACCGCATTCAATTGGCCGTTAGGGACATTCGGCTTAGCATCAATGAATTGCGGTCCCAGATGTGAATAATGGGTTGCGGACGGCGGCAGAAATCCCCTCCGCAACTTTTTCAAAAAAAATCAAATTCCCCTCTTGCAAGCCGAACGGAACTTTGATACAATATGCCGCGTAAGGGCAAAAAGCCCATAACAACAAAGACAAGGACAAGACAATGAACACGACAAACGAAACCATCACACTCTCGAACTCCATGGGGCTGGAGATTGACTTCACCCGTATTGAGTACAAGGATGCCAACTTCAAAGGCCCCACTTGGCTCACGGCACAGATACCCTCCGCCGAACTCCGCACCCTTTGCGGCAAGGACGGAACGGGCTACTTCTCCGTGACGGAAGATGAGGTGGAGATTGCCCTTATTGATTGGCTTGCCAAGCACCTCAAGGGCGATGTTGCCAAGTTCAACTGGCAGTGGGACACCTACCGCACGGCGAAGGTTGCCTAACCGATTCTGGGGCGGTATGGGAAACCGTAGGAATCAAAGGTACTTCACCCATGCCACCCCCTTACCTTTCAACAAGGACGGCACAATGAAAAAGCCGATTGCATTCATGACCTTTGCGGAGTGGATAGCCGACCAAATCAAGGCTATGGCACCCCATGCGAAAACCATCCGACCAACAGACGTATACTTCGCGGCGGGTGACGACGATGTGAATGTGGAGTTCAGCCGCAAGATAGCGGACTACCGCAACCATCACTTCACCGCTAAATCTCTTGCGGAGTTCTATGGGGCTTTCTATTGCACCTTCAACTCCGAATATGGGATTACCCTTGTCTTTGATTCATACGACAAGGTCGTGGACAAGGGCGGATTCTGGAAGCCAAGGAAGAGAGGATGAAAACATGCCTTGCATTCTAAAGACAGTCGGGGATTTGAAGAAAGCATTAGAGCGGCTAGACGATTCGCTTTTGCTTTCAATGTCCGTTACGGGGAAGGACGAAGAAAGTGAAGATGAAGTCTATATTGTGCCAGATGGAGAGGGAGTTGCTTTGAGTCTTGATGTATCTCCATCTTCTGTTAAGATCTTTAATGTTGATGCGGAAGAAATGGTATATAGCGATTACTGAGGAACAACCATGCCGACCAACCCCTTCATCATGCGATTCCGTAACGGAGCCACATACAAACTCCGCTCATCCTCGGACTTCCCTCGACTTCTCGGCGGCACCATGACAGTCCGCTCAGAAATCAAGCCCACCGACCAATGGGGCAACCGCATCATTCTAGCGGACTTCATGCTTCACTATCCAGACGGGAGAATCGGCACGAAACTTGCCGCACGATGCTTTGTGGAAGAGGGCTATGCCACCTTCAAGGATGCCTACGGAGAGAGGCAGATACCCGTGGAGATTGCCGCCCTCCAAGGAATCTACCCAAACTTCGCCAAGGCCTATGCCATGGATGAGATAGCCGCCGAAAAGGTTGCCTAGGGGCGATGCACAGAAGGAAGCCGCATAGAAGGAAGGGAAATCCCCAATCCCAAAGGCTTGTGCGGAAGTTCAACCGCAAGTCTGGGGAGGGGATGAGCATTGACACCCTCTTTCTCCAAGGACGGATAGACGATGCCACCTATACCCGATACCTTCGGGAGTTTGAGGAGCAGCAGCGGCACGGCACGGGACATAAGGCTATCGCCCGAATCGTAGACGGAATAACCTACTACGAAATGACGGACAAGCGGGACTATTTCTATGAAGGCATGAGCTTCGACGACTGGTGCCTATATCATCCCTTCGAGGACGTGTGCGATGCCGCAGCCGAACACCTGCCCGTTCCCGATTACTGCACCTTTGTCATAAGGGAGGTGGAGAAGTGCAAGGGGATGAGGTGGATACCCTACAACGGCTGGGATACGGCGGACGGAGAGAGGTGGATGCCCTCTGGCTCAATGACGATGCCGCCCCCCGAATCCCCCTTTGACGAATCTCTTGACGATTACCTAAAGAGGGTAGAGGAACACCCCCAATCGGCCCTCTGAAAAAAAAGTTAAAAAAGATTGCATTACCCTCTTGCAAGCCGACTGAAGGTTTGCTATACTATGCGGCGTTTGAGGGACACAAGGCGTGTTCCGAACACAACAAGGACAAAGATAGACAAGGACAAAAACAATGAACCGCAATATCAACATCAAGGTTGGCGATTACGTCTTCAACAAGGACGATGTGGCGAAGGGGCTTACCACTATCCTCTTCCGCGTGGACAAGGTGCATGAACGGACTTTGAAGAGGTATAACGAAACCACCAAGGAGTATGAACCCTATGCCCAAGAGACACTTGTTGATGCCTACTGCCTTGCCACTAGCCACGGCTATAGCATCGGCATTCGCCACGACAAGGACGAATGGGGTATCATTCCCGCTGAAACCATGAAAGTGCTTTGCGCATAAACAAGAGAGAGGACACCGCAATGACTATCCGCGAAATGCAGTTTGCTATCCAAGCCGCCATTGACGATGATGCCAACGGAATCACGGACGATGCTACCCTTGTAGCCCGCCCTACGGAGAACGGAACGATTGAGTTCTATGCCGTCACCCCTCCGCCCGAAATCCCCAACGGCAAGCCCCAGACATGGCTAAAGCTCGGCTAACCCCCCAATGGAGAACACCCCGATGACAACCTATTCTATCACACTCAAAGGCGATGCCCGTCTCACCCCGAAAACCGTCATGGTTGAGGCGGACACCGCTCTAGCGGCTCAAATCAAGGCAAAGGCGAACAACCCCGCATATACGGAGGTGCTTGCCTGCACCATCGTAAGAGCCAACTACTAGGCATTCTGTCCTAAGTCAAAAGTCCGCCGCTTCCCTCTGGCACTACGGAGGGAGGCGGCTTTTTCCCCCCCCCTTCCAATCCGCACGGACATTTGCTATACTCTCTCCCATGAAACACTATGCCTATATCACCCTCTCGGCGGCTGCGGGCATTATCATCCTAGCCCTGTCCGCCTGTTCTGGCAACGACGCCAAGCCTCCGATGCGCACGGAAATCAAGTCCTATGCCCCACCCCTGATAGAGCAGTTGTTCGGTCCTTCCACCGAATCCGTCCTTCTTGCCATACGGAGGTTTGCGGGTGAGGACGATTCCCCGAGGTGGCCGCAGGCAACCAACATAGAGCATATCGCACGCCCCTCCTCCTTCACGAAGTCCGTAAGTCCCCCGATGCCCCCCGAAGAGTGGAAGAGCATCTTCTGGGCTGTGGAAGGGGATTGGATGCCACCCATAGAGCGTCCCGCCGAATCCAACCTCTGTCCCCGATGCCGATACCGCATAGCCAAGCCTCACGGAATCCTATACCTCTACCGATGGCTTGCCGTGGAGAAGTCCAAAGGAGCGGAATGTCCCATTGACGGGCTTATCATGGGCTTCAAGCCCCTTCGGTTCGCCAAGTGCAAGGTGCAGACCCGCACTATCACCCTCACGAGCAAGTCCGACCCTTCTAGGCAGACGAAGTACCCCAAGTTCACGGTGGAGTGTCTAGCCCTATGCCGTACATGGGCGGAACTGGAATCAAGCCCCCTCTGGAAGGAGGAGCAGGATAGAAGGGCGAAGTTCGAGAGGTGGCTTGAGGAGGAGCGGCAGAAGGAGGCGGAAACTCATCCCGCCGACAAGCCGCAGCCGCAAGCCCCCGTCAAGCCAGCCCTCTCCCCTTCCGCCTGCCGCTGACCCCCTCCGACCCACCGCAGAAAAATCTTCAACTTTTTTGCGATTCCCCCCTTGCAAGCCGAAGGGGGATGTGATATACTATCGGGCGTCAAGGACAAACAAGGACAACAAAGGACACGACAATGGAAACAGAAAGCATGGCACAGCGCCGCAAGTACAAGCAGTGGCTACGGCAGAAGCGGAAGGAGACCGCAATAGAGATTGTCTCTGCGATTCTCTTTCTCCCCATCGCCTATCTCCTTATCAAACTGTGGTTCGCCTATGAAGGCTTCGAAATCCAGTGGTAAGGCTCCCACCCCGAACATCAACCAATAAAGCACACAAGGACAAAGACAATGAAATTCCGCTTTATAGCAATCGTATCAATCGCCGCCGCTCTTGCGGCTTTCGGCAAGCCCGCATCTACCCGTTGGGAAACCAAGCCGCAGACCCACAAGCACGGAGTGGCTTACCGTTGCCCCTTCTGCGGACAGACATGGGGGAATACCCCGCCTAACCTAAAGGCTTGGGAGGCTCGCCACATCAATGTGGAAAGGCGCAAGTTCATCAACCTTCACATGAAGGTTCGCCACGGAAAGACAATCTAACGGGAAAGGACACATACCGATGAACAAGGCAGAAAGAATCTCCAAGGCTCTCAAATTCCTAGAGCGGAACGGCTATGTGCTTCATGCCACCTCTCCAAAGAGGGGAATTGACCTAATCGTGTTCAAGGACAACGACCCCAACACGGCTATCTTTGTGGCAGTGATGCCGCTCAAGTCAAAGGCTTTCCCGATGCAACCATTCAAGGGCAAGCAAGGGGAACTCCGCTACAACTCTCTTATGGCGGGTGCAAGCAAGTGGATTGGGGAGGTGGAGTGGAAGGGGAACATTCGCTTTGATTCCGTCATCGTGCACGACACGAACGGGCTTATTGACCACATTGAGAATGCGGGCAGAAAGGAACTCCGATAATGGAAATCATCGTAAAGGCATGGACGCCAGAAGGATACCCTTATAGCGAATTTCTCACCTACAATTTGGACGATGCACTAGCCCACTTTGCGGCGGAGGTTCGCCTAGGTCATAGAGCAAGTATTGAAGCTAAACCGATTAACTCCTAATAGGAAAGGATTACTCAATGGAAAAGAAAGACGCTATCCGCCGCTGGCAGAACCTCCAACCCGACCAAGAGATTCTACCCCACTTCACCCCTATCGCCGCCGATGCCCGTGGCTCCACCTTCGGGGCTTGCGGTATCCGCATTTCGGGCAACCCAGAATTCATTGATGCCGTACTCTCCCGTCTCAAAGACCTTCTTGCGGCGGAGGCTGGCTCTACCCGTCTCAACCTCTCCCGTCAGCCCGTCAAGCCCGTCACCATCAATAGCGGCGATTCCGTGGTTGACAAGAAGTGGAACAATGCCGATACCGATGCGGAGACTTGCTATATCCAAATCCGCGAACGGACGGCTAGGACACGGCAACGGAAGGTGCGGGAACACTCCAACCCTCTCCCAGGAATTTATGAACTCCCCCTAGACGGCGAAAATCCGCCCCCCAAGGCTTCCGAGGCTTCAGCCCATAGCACCACACCCTCTAGCCCTTCCAAGCCCTCTAAGGGCAAGCAAGAGCCTCACATTCATGCGAACATAGGATGCACCGCTAGTGGGGAAGTCCTCTGGGACGATGAAGAGACGGACAATGCCGTGGAAGAGGGGAAGAAGTGGTAATCGGCTAGGAGAGAACCAACACTATGCTACTCCAAATAACCAACTGCTGCCGCATGGCTTGCCCCCATTGCCTTGACGATGCCAACCCCTATGCCCCCCACATGACGGAGGACACTTGCCGTAGGGCAGTCGCATTTGCCAAGGACAGTGGGGATCGCCTGCTCATCGTCAGCGGAGGAGAACCAACGGAACATCCCCGGTTCTTCGACATGTGCCGCATCGTCTCCCAATCGGGGCTTTGCTTCTCTATCTGCTCCAACGGGATGTGGCTGGGCGACCCAAAGAAGGAGTGGACTATGGAGAAGGTCTGCAAACTAGATGGCTTCTGCGGCGGACAAATCTACTCCAACCCCAAGTGGTATCGGCTTCACAACCAGACGGTAGCCAAGTGGAATGCCCAAGCCCCCAAGTGGGAAATGCTGCATCTGCACCTAGACACTACGGATATTCGCGGGATGCAAGACATAGGTCGCGCCAAGTCCTGTCCCGAAGCGATAAAGGAGGCGGAGGCTTCCCCATACCACAACTCATGTCTAGCCTCTTGCGTCTCCCTTGTGCAGTCCGAAACCCCGCAAGACTTCTTCCGCATGATGTTCCTGCAGATGAGGTTCTGCACTCCTATGGTGGACTTCAAGGGTGATGTCCATATGTCGGAATCGTGGCTATGCCCTTCTTGCGGGAACGTGAACACGGATGCCAAAGACATGCTTTGGCTCAAGATGAGGAAGTTCCGTCCGTGCGGAGGCTGCATAGGGTGCAAGCGATACCTCACGGAAGACACCCCGAAGATGGCTGCGGCTAGGAGGCTCCTGGGGCAAGCGTAAGGAGAATACTATAAGACATGGCTACAATAGAAGTTGAGAGAGAAGGCAAATGGGTTAAGGTCGTTCCAAAGGATTTGACTGCTGATGAACTTTGCGATGCCTTGATGCGGATTCAGATAGATTCTGAAGAGTTTCTTTCTCCACAAGAGATAGCAGAAGGATATGCCGCAATCAATGAGGCTGCGAGGCGACTACAAGCAACTAAGTGAGGCAATCCCAATGTTCGCAATCGTAAGCCCGCAAGAGGCGGCAAGGATGATTGACGGCTTCATGCTTGGAGCGGTCATGCAGCAAGACCCGTTCCTAGAGGAGTTTGGTTCCCTACCCGAAGAGCCGCCCGACGAAGACCCCTGCTGGGATGCCAAGCCCGAGGAAGAACCCCGCCTAGAGCAAGGCACCCTGTTCGACTTGCCCTCTCCCGAACCCCCGAAGCCAAGGGCAGCTCATCCCGTCCGTTCCCAAAAGCCGACGAAGCCAGTGACAGCGCCCGTCAGGCAGGACGAACTCCCTCCACCCTATGTCCCACGGCACATTACCTACGATGAGTACCTGAAGGTGTTCAACGGAGACCATGCCCTTACCTTCTACTGGTTCAACAAGCAAGCCATCAAGCCGTGACGAATCTTTTTGTAAAAAAGTTTGATTACCCTCTTGCAACCCGTCCGCCGTTGTGGTATACTACTCGGCGTCAAGGGCAATCAAGCCCATCAACAACAAGGACAAGGACAAAACGATGAAGAAGAAGATTAAAGTACCGACAGTAAAGCCGATGATCCGCAAGGGCTGGGTTATTCGCGTGGTAGACCGCATGGGCATGGTTCACTTCCCCATGTTCAACGGATGCAACATTGACGTGGTTGACGTCGAACGTCAGGACGATTACTATAACGATGTAATCCCGCACCTCCGCATCTTCGGGACGAAGGACATTGCCAAGTCCTATGTGGATGGCGTCCGCAAGTCGGCTCTTGCTAAAGCGGCCACGACCTACCTCACCCGTCCGATTCTGCCCATCAAGGTGGATGTAGTCCGCTACTTCCGTAAGATTGGCTAATCACAAAGAAAGGATGCCACCTATGCCACCTGCCATTTTCATTGAGATTGCGAAGCTCCGCAGAAAGCTAGCCGAACGGCTCGCTTCCACCAAGCAGGAAATGAACCGAAAGGGAATCAAGCAAGACGAACTGATGTTCCTCAAGGGCTACGAAAGGTGCCTTGACAATATCCTTTTCTGGCTTCCGCCCGACCCTACCAAGTAAGGAGTACATACATGAAAGATCCTCTCTACCTTGTTATCTTCTACGGAATCCCCGACTGGAAGGGTGAGAACATGGCCTCCCCTTGTACCCGCCGATACCTCTTCTCCACACAAGGGAAAGCTTCTGATTTTGTTCGCCGTAGAACAAACACAAAAGACTGGTTCACCCATTCCGCCTATCCCAAAGGCTCGATGATGTGCCGCCTCAAGAGGGGTAGCACAAACCGCTATCAAATCGTCACGGTCTATGTTGACGATGTTTACGACGAAGACCTCTCTAACGATTCTGTCCAAGAGTCCAAGTCCTAGCCGTGCCGAGTGGTACGGCGGAGACGGCGGATGCGGGTTATGTGCTTACTCCCGTGTTCGCCGCCTTTTTCTATACCCCCTTGAAAGCCACCCACCTTCTATGGTACAATACTCTCCGCTATGACAAATGAAGAAATGAAAATCATATGCAAGGCATTGGAAGATAACTTTCTTGATGCATTTGACATTACATACGACCCGCTAGATAGCACATCTGCGAGGAATCACAAGCAGAATACTGTTGCCATTGTAGCCACTCTGGTGGACTACCTTCGGGGAGACATTAAGGGGCTTCCCTCTCCTCTCTCCGAACTAGCCCGCAACAATGCCGATTCATCCTACCCCTCTCCGCCACAGGACAACGGCGACCCTAACCCAGAAGACACGGAAACCCTGAAGTACCTCGGCTCGCTCGGCATTCAGTCCCTAGACGAACTCACGGGCTACAAGTACGATGATGCGGGGCACATTCTCCTTCGCATCAAGGGACGATTTGCCGACTCTGGATGGATGGAGGACGACCCTAGAATCACTCGCCTCATCAACATAATGGAGACATTCAAGCTGCCGTTCCCCCTAATAACATAATATAGTAGTGTCTTTATGGCATTGTTTGCACACAAAGGAGCAACAAATATGCCTACTAGCAAGGACTTTTCCGTAGAAGACGAAGCCTATCTCGCTACCATAGCCGCAGAGCCTAAGATGACGATGGACGAGGTAGGCGCTGACATTGAAGAGCACGGACACGTCCCAGTAACTCCCGAAACCGCAACACAAGACCCCTTCACGGCGAAGGGTTCTCTAGCTTATGCTCTTGACGAAGCCCTTTCCGCCGATACCGATTTGGAGAAGACCATAATGACTAGGGACAAGAACGACCATCTCGATTCGCATCTTACCAACCCTACCGACGATTTCCGCGACGAGACGAAGGGAGAGGTGGAGGGTACGACCTCTACTCCGCAAGGTCTTATACAGCCCGTAGAATCCAACAAGGTAGGCGAAGGGCTAGAGCCTACAATCCAGCAGGACAAGGCGGTGCATGTGAAGGATTCCCTTGCTGAAGCCCTAGATGCCATCACGATGGACGGAGCGGAGGAGATAGAGGCTAAGCCCCCAATCGGGAAAGATCCCGAGCCAGACCTTTCCAAGTACAATGAGGAGGAGGCTTCTCACATTCCCCTCAAAGCCCCAAAGATTCCACCTTCTCTAGGAGGATCGGAGGATACTCCCGATGCCAATGGGCTAGTATATGTCTCCGCAACCTTCACGGTAGATCCCGACAAGTATGTGTCCAACAACTATCGTCCTACCAATATGGGGAAAGCTCCAGATGCCCTTGCTGCACTAAAGCAGAAGAGGGATGCCATGAACTCCAAGCCCGCCGCAAATCCTGAAGAGGAGGCGGCTCTTTCCGATTTGGGTACTCCCGAAGCGAAGGAGTCTGCTGCTTCTCCCGACGAGCCTACGCCACAACAGGAGGAGGAAGCCGCAAAGGATGCGGACAAGGAGCAGAAGGAAGAGATTGAGGTAGAGGTGAAGGAGGAGTCCGCGTCAGCAATCCCTACCCCAAAGAAAGACGACAAGCCAGCACAGGACGAAGCCCCAGAGAAGGAAGTGCTGGACTATGCAACCTTCATCGACGGCTCATCTTTCATCTGCTATGACGAAGTAGCCGACATAGACTATTCAAAGATAGCGATGGATGCCGGCCCGAAGAAAGCCCCTACAAGGGCGAACTGCCAGACCACGTTTGCGCAGTGCAGAGCAAAAAATCCGCTCTTTTGCCGTTTCCACGGCCCTAAACTACTCGAGGCGGACATCAAGACGGCCCTCAAGTCCACTGTCGGACCGGGCTGCGTGGTACAGGTTACGAAGGACAAGAATTCAAAGAACAAGTTCACGTTCCGTCTTACCGTTGGATGCCCGCCCTCCAAGAAGAAGATGGTGGAGAAGATGGTGCATATGTTCCTTACACAGAATCCGGGAATCACATCGTCTACCGAGGACTGGAATCTTGTGGGCAAGCACAAGCAGACCCAAGAGTTCGAGATGGATATCCTTCAGGCAGATAATCCTCCGCAAAAAAATACTTGGGCTGATCAGGCTAAAGAAGATACCAAGGAAGCAATCAAGAATCATGAGAAGCAGGCCGTTGTAGGCGAGACGGCTCCAGCATTGGAGAAGAAAGCCGCAAAAGGAGAGAAGTGGCAGACGGTAGACGAAGACGTGGAGAACGAATGGGCTGATATTATAGACAACCTACACAAGACTGCCATTCTTAACAACAATGAGTTTTTAGTCAACTTCAACAAGATAGCGAATCAGTTTGATGCCGCTCACGATGCTGGGGATGCTAATGGCTTGAAGAAATCCCTTGAAGCATTGAAGGAAGAGATAGGGAAGTATGACGAGATAACAGGTGCTAAGAAGCCAGAGGCGGCTACGGTAGAGGCAGAGAAGGCGGTAGAGGGTGTTGAAGAGGAGACACCAAAGGGAGATGTTACGGAGGAGGTGGCTTCGGAAGAAGTGACGGAGAAACCGACAAAGAGCGAGGGAACAGTACCGGAAGACGACGTAGCGGGTGAACAGACACCCCAGAAGAAAGAGAGTGTGGCAAAATCGGCAGGTGGCAAATCGGGCGACATGGCATCTTTCCCGATGGCACAGGAAGCAGAGTTTGCAGAAGCCTCTAAGGGGCACAAATTTGAAGAACTCTTTACTGGGTTTGAGACGAACAAGGACGGTTCGTATACTCTTAAGGCGAACCCGCACAAGTTGTCTAGCCATGTAGAGAATCTTGCGAAAGCCCTTCAGAAAGCGGGATATGATGCAAAGACGATTCTGAACAATAGCGACGACTTGGATTTGGTGATTAAGCCGAAAGAGGAAGCGGGGGCGGCAAGCAAAGAGGAGGGCAAGCAGGGCGGCACGGTTCTACCTGCCCCTAATGCAGTTTCAAAGCAGAATGGCGGCAATGAGGCTTCTTCGCCACATAGCGAAAAAGTAAAAGAACTCACCAACAAGATTGGAGATATGCAGCAGCAGGTAAAGAGCATGGTGGAGAATGGCGGAGATACAGACACTATTAACACCATAAACCAGACATTGACTGGTGCTATTCTCACATTGTCCAAGCTGTCGAACCAGTACGATACCATAGACGAACTGGAGGCCCAGATGATAGCCGCAGGCGAGGATTCTGACTTGTTTGAGGTAGACAAGACCTTTGGGCAGAAGCTCATAGAAGATTCCAAGAAGAAAGCGGAGGAACAGGCGAGTGCTCTACTCGGTGAACTCGAGTCCGCTTTGTCTGGAATCGAGAAATCGTTTGCAAGCGCACAAGAGACGGCGGCCGACAAGAAGAAGGGAGAGGTTGCTAGTTCCGTGGAGCAGACGGTAAAGAACCTCAGTGCCTATGTCTTTGGTGGCAAGCGTCCTCCGCAGGGGGTTGATTCCGTTGTGGACTATCTCGACTATCTGAAGGACGAACTAGAATCGGATGCGGAGGAAAACTTCACACCCGATGAGATGGCGGAGATTGAAGGCCAGTATTTCCTAGAGGATGCATACAAAGCCACGAAAGCAGCGTCCAAAGCAATGGATGATGCAATAGAGGCATTTAAGGACAAGATGGACGAAGTACCAAGCCAAGGCGAAGCCTATGGGACTTACCAAGCGGACATAGAACAGATGCAGAAAGCGATAGCATCACAGGCGGCGGAGATTATGGCGGCATTCGGCGCTTATAAGCAGGCATTAGAGAAGTGCAAGTACGAGGCGGATGCGGCGAAGAAACTTGCCGATTCTAAAAAGAAGTTGGAGGGAGGAGGAGCGTCAGGAGGAGAAAACAAGAAGCCTGTAGAGGGGTTCGACTTCGATGCTTGGCAGAAAGCACAAGGCAATCAAGGCGGAGAAGAGCCAAAGCAATCGGCACAACCTTCGCAGAAAGCCCAACAGAAATCCACTCTCACCGACGATGAGAAGAAGGCAAAGATAGCCGCTATGTCTCCGAAGCAGAAGGTGGAGGCGGCTGTCAAGATATTCAAGAAGAAGCTCGCCGCAAACCCGAACGATGCGGATGCCAAGGCCAAATTGGCCAAGTACGAGGCCATGCTCGCCAAGCTCAACAAGTAGGGCTTTTGCTCATTCGCTATACTTTCATCTTATGGGTTAGGAGATTTCACGATGGCTATCAAGAAGGATGCGGCCAAGGCAGACATAGGGCCGAAGAAGCAAGTTAAGGCGACTTTCGCAGAGTGTACGGCGGAAGAGCCGTTGAAGTGCAAGTACCATGGAATCAAGCAGTTAGAGGGGATATTAAACTCACTATTCCAGAAGCACGGAGAGCAGAACACCTCTGGGCTGGAGAAACAGGACGGGAAGTATCTTCTGCACTTCGCTTCCGCACAGCACCCCAAACAGGTGGTATACGACTTAATGAAAATCCTAGACGGCAAGGGATTTGGATGCAAGTATCTAGGGACAGACGAATCTGGAAGCGGTATAAACTATGAGATAGCACCGAAGGACGGCAAGGGTTTTGTCACCCCGGACGGAGAGGCGGAACTGGAAGATGCCGACATTCTCTCTTCTTCAAAAGCACCAGAGAACAACACCGTATCCAAGACCACCGTCACGAAGGAAGATCCGTTCGCTGAACTAGAGAACATAGATACAGATGCCCTTATAGCAGAGAACGAACTGGATGCCGACCTTCTTGAAAACTTCGACGATTTGGAAGGGATAGACGAAGAGGCCACGGAAGACCTAGAGGCGGAACTGTTGGGGAACAACGAGTTCGACGATGAGATATTCACGGAGATGTCGGACGAAAATCAGGCGGCTGCGAAACTCACGGACGAGGACATAAAGAACCTCGTGTCCTTCAAGGGCGTCACGGATGACCATTTTGAGCAGAATCCCGACCTTCTTGATACCTACAAGGCGATAATCACCAACGGGAGGAATCCCAATGGTGATGCGCTAAACGAGCATCAGAAGGTGTGGTGGAACGACCTGCTGTCTAAGACGAAGAATGCGAACGAGTCGGAACTGCCTGCACTTAAAGTGCTTAAGGCTACGATGGCGAAGGTAAACGGAGGAGGAGAGCAAGGAGGAAAAGGTGAAAAGGGCGCCTCTCAAACCCCGTCCGAAGAGGACTATGAGAAGTTCGTTGGGGAACTTATCAAAGACCCGTTCCCGCCATTTATCAAAACCGATGCTAAACTTCTTAAGGAACTAGTTGAAAAGGGGACGATGAACGGAACTACCCCAAGCAAGGCGGACTTAGAGAAGTGGGAGGATGTTTACGGCAATGGGAAGGGAACGGACGGAGCGGTCAAGGATGCGGTTAATGCCGCTTTTGCAAAACTGAAGATGGATGGTGGAGGAAAATGGAGAAAGGAATTGACAGATGACGACATCGTAGCAGCATTCTCACCTGCATTTACAGGTGGGAACTTGTCAACCAATTCTCACTATAAGGATTTATACAAATCGGTTATCACGAACCATCTCAATCCCAATGGGAACCCTCTAACAAATGGGCAGCTTGCATGGTTTAAGGGGGCATCGGAAAAAGCCCATGCCGCAGGTGTCAACAACTATGCCGTTGAACTGTTGGACAAGATGCTAGAAGAAAAGGGGATGATAGAGAAGAAAGGCAACCCTTCAGGAGAAAGTGAAGAGAAACCGACGAAGGAATCTCTCATAGGTGAGATGGGCAATGTGATCGCCAAGATGAAGGGTGAAGGGCTTGACCTTACCTGGGATGCGAAGAAGGGGAATGCCCTAGGCAAGGCTTTCGAGGATGCTATTAATGCTGACGACATAGCAGGTGCGGAGAAGGCGCTGAAAGACTTCAAGGATTATGTGGAGTTCCTAGAGAGCGGTGGAGATGCCCCGGAGGATGATGAAGAGGGCATTACGACAGAGGACATAAAGGACTTCTTCACCAAATGCGGGTACACGGGGGGAGTCATGCATTCGGAAGACAACCTTGCCGCGACGAAGGAGGCTCTTGAAACAGGGAAATTCATGGGCAAGGCTCTCACCTCAACCAACAAGAAGTGGTTTGCGGCATTAGCCAAAAAAGAACCAGACCACAAGGTTGCTAATGCCATAAACAAAATGCTTTCCGCTGACAAGAAGCCCCACAAGTCAGGGGAAAAGGGAGCTGCAAAGGAAGCACTAGTCTCAGCTTTGAGTGGAAGCAATGAATCAATGGTTACAGATGAAATGCTTCAGCCATTGGAGCATGACGATGCTAAGTTCCCGCAGAACATTACCCAGAAGGAACTAGACGAGGCTATCAAGAAGGGCAAGAAGTTAGGCGGACATGGTGGGCTAGGTACAAGGCTAGTAGAGATAGACGGCAAGAAGTATGTGTGCAAGGCTGCAACCGGCACTGGGGCTTCCGTCATTAGGAACGGATTCAATGCGGACATGGCTTATCGTGCTGGCGGAGTGTATGCTCCAGATGCACAGTTATATGAATTTGGGGATGGGAAGACATACAAGCTCTCGGAGTTTATTCCGGGCAAGCGTCTCATAGATGTCTGGCAGACTGCGGATGAGGCTAAGAGGGATGAAATTCGCAAGGAACTTCTTAAGGGCTATCCTCTCGATGTTCTCTTCTCCAACTACGACGTGCTTGGCACTTCGCCGGAGGATTCCATAACGGTCACAATCCAAGGGGCTGACGGAAAACCACAGAAGACCCATGTAGCTTTCAACAACATTATGATAGGCGACGATGGCCATGCCTATCGTGTTGACAACGACGGCTCTTTTGCAATGACTGGCACAGGAGGGATAAAGCACTCTAGCGGAGGGGGATATATAACGAAGGTGGAGGCGGAGAAGTGGGGGAAATGGGAAGACAGGCAATGGATAGACGATTTCCGCACATTGAGGAGGAATGAGAAGAACCTTGGGATATTCGACCGCTACTCTACTGCGGACATATTCCTTTCGGCAGGAAACATAAATCTTGATTCGGCGGTAGGCACGTTGCCGAAAGGAATACAGAAAGCATTGGCGAAGCCACTCTTTGAGATGAAGCAGATGACTTGGAGAGCACTGAACCTATCTTTGGGCGGATACAAGAACGATGCTTTCGTGTCTATGGCTTTGGATGCGTCTTATGAGGCTTCCAAGAGAGGGCTAAGGGAACTTTGCAAGAAGGAGATTTCGTGGGACGATGCTGGATTTGGAACCTATAAGGAAAGTTGGACGAACTACCAGATGCAGGAGTTCGGGGAGAATCCGCCAGAAAAACCTCAAAATCCAGCTGAGAAAATAAAAAAGAAGCTCGCGAATGACGAATACACAGGGAGCAATATCATAGGGATTTTGCTAGATGCTGTCAAGACAATCAACCATCACGGCGGGGTGAAGCAGTTGGATTCCGAAGGGAAGCCGCTTGGGAATGGTTCTGCCATGCCTAATCCAGACTATAATCCAAACCCTATCAAGATAGCGGCATTTGAGAAGATAGACAGAGAAAAGCTAGAGGAACTTGCTAAGACAGACGAGAATGCAAAGAAGTGTCTAGGTATTTACGACACAATTATGTATTCCAAGGAAAACGGGTGGAAAAAGCCAATAGGGCAGATTCCTACCGACTTGGAGATAAGCGCGAAACTGCCAGAAGGGTTTCAAAGCCCTACAGAGAAGAAGATTCTTTCCGACATGGAAGGGTCAATGGCGGAATATGCGAAAGCACTAAAAGAATACGAGGAAGTGCTACTGCCAGAATATGAGGCTAGGAAGACGGCGCACATGAAAGCGGAAGAGGCTAAGGCCAGAAAGAGCGGCGGTTCTATATTCCACAATTTTAACCATTTCGCAGATGTCTTGATAACAGAGGGAGTAAGCACGGACGGAATTTCTCATAAGGTTAAGACGGCGGGAGTAAAGCCGATAGAGGATTCGATGTCAGCCCAGAAAGGCGATTCCTATAACTCGAATGCCGTCAAGTGGAAGATTAGGGAGATGATGGCATTAGGATATTCTGCAAAGCAGATAAGAGATATGGTTAAGAATGGTGATTTGTATAACGGGGGAAGTTATTCTAAAATACTAGATAAGGCAAAAGACGGAACCACAGAAGAGTGGGGGCGTGAAATGGCATCGCAGGCGATATACTGCGGTTTGCAGATGCTCAAGAAGGAAAATGAGGTTAACGACCAGATTGACAAGGATTCGGGCGTTGTATTCCTTAACCGAAACATAGGTAATGTTCCGAATGGGTTGTCCAAGAAGGAAGAGGAACTTTATAAGGAAGAAGACAAGAGCGGCTGGGTTGGGGCTCATCTCGACAGCGCAGCCGACTGTATGCAGTTTGAGTCTAATTCGTGGCATAAGCCATACAAACAAGTCTATGCCGTCCCGTTCTCACGGCTAGTTTGCTGCGCGAACGACCAAATGGCGAATGGGGGAGATTTTGGCTATGATAACGAGCATGAGTGGGTAGGGAATCTCCTATATCTGCCGTGCTTTGTGTACCATGAAAGCCAAGGATACACATGGAAGGGTGCTATAGATGCGGCGCAAAAGACATCTGGCATGAAGGCATTCCTAAAGAAGTTCGCAGATAGGCTTGGCATGTTCTCGACGCACAAGTAATTTGGAAGAAAGTTCAGCACCCCATTTACACCCTATAAGAATGTATGATATAATGTGCGTCAGCAAAGAAATAGGATAAAGAACAAAAACAAGGAAGAGAAAAAATGAATGATTATGATGAGGAGTGCATCGACCTGCCGATGCTTCATGGGCAGGCAAAGAAGATGGTGTGCCTAAGACCGTGGACAAATGAGGTCTATCAGGATGCGGCGTCACCGTTCGATTTGTCGGCAACGTACAAGATTACCTACGAAGATGGAGCAGAAGTTGTAATAGGAGGGTTGCCGGCCTATGCATTGGCACAAGGTAGTTTCTGGTACAATTCTGATAGTTCCAAGGAGTATGGCATACCAGATAGTATTTTTGCGAGGGACACTAGGGTTTTAGCTTATCTGGCTAGGGTTGGAGAGGTCTTGAAACGGGAAACGGAAGGAGCGGAGTGCGAACTCCCGTCGACTGTAGAGATTGCCGAACAGATACTTGCTGAGATAGACGTTCCATTTGAGGCATTGAAATACGGAGGGAAGCAAGCAAAGAAGAATGCGGACAGATGGGTAGAGACTTGGAAACAGAACGGGCTAGTCGAGTGGGACGAAGAGAATCAAGCATATAGGATTACGCACTAAATGAGGAAAACATCTAGTCCATACAAGTCTTTTAGGTGGTACGGCTTCGACCTAGACGGCACGATAGCAGACAACACCAACCATGCTTTCGGCTATGGTAACATCGGCAAGCCGATAAAGAAGATGACCACCCTCATGAAGCATCTCAATGCGAGAGGCTTTAGGGTGAAGATAGTCACGGCGCGTCTAGGCGATGTCGGTAGTAGCCCGAAAGCCCAGGAGGAATTGCGCCAGCACATCTGGGAGTGGTGCGATAGGAATCTAGGGTTTCGTCCAGAGATTACCGACCGCAAGGATGCTTCTATGGAAGCCCTATACGACGATAGGGCGAAGCAGGTTGTGCGGAATCGCGGAATTACCTACGAAGAGTGCAATGAGCGGCTTGCAGAGTGCTTGGAGATGGCTATAGCAAGGATTCCTAGGAAGAAGCCAGAAGACAAGATACTGATTGGGAAGTGTCTTAATGTGCTAGATGAGTATCGTGTCTAGTTAGCGACAGTGGCATCTCTTATAGGCAAAGGGGCGGAAGAAATTCCGCTCTTTTGTTCTATACCCCCTTTACACCCTACTAGGATGTGTGGTATCATATGCGCCGTCACAAGGACAACAAAGAAGAAAGACAAAAAACAACAACAAGGAGCAAAGAAAAAGATGAATCTGACAGAGAAAATGATGGATGAGAACTACGAAAGGCTTTCAAACGGCCCAGTCGTGGAGCAGTCCAAGTCGTTTCGGGACAAGTGCAAGGGAGCCATCTTCGGTACTATCGTAGGCGATGCCCTTTTTGCGCCGATTGAGTTTTCCTCCAAATTGGGGCACAAGTGGATTGACAAGATGGTGGGAGGCGGCTCATGGGGGCTTCCTGCTGGCTACTATACAGATGATTCGAGTATGATGCTCTGCATCATGCAGGGTTTTCTTGACAATCCAAAACACTACACGAAGAGCATTGCGGAGGCTTTCTGCAAATGGTGGCACGATGGGCTTTGGAGTTCTAATGGGCGGTGCTTTGACATTGGGAGCAGTTGCTCTTCGGGGCTTAGTAGTTTTGAGAGGATGGGGAATCTCGTCAACGGCGGTGAGCATAGCCGTGGTTGCGGCGGCATAATGCGCTTTGCATCTTCTTGGATGGTGGAGTACAAGGTCTCTGGAGACAAGATGGCAAACCGTCGTCTTGGGGCCATGCTGGACATCAACAACATCGACCACTACAATGACGAGTGCATCGGAGCGGTTGTGAAACTTGCAAGCATTTACAATAGCCATCTTCTGGACAATAGGAGGACGGAGGAGAAGAGCGAATACAAGAACTGGAAAGAAGCCACTGGTGGATTTGATGCTCACGGATGTCTTGAGACTGCACTCTGGGCTTTCAACACCACGAACAACTTCAGGGATGCTGTTATTGCAAGTGGGAATGTCGGAGGTGACACGGATAGCGTTGCTGCTGTTGCCGGAGGCATTGCAGGGTCGTATTACGGATACGATGCGATTCCGACTGAATGGTTATGTATGATTCCGTACAACTACAAGATTGATGCCTTTGTAGACAAGTTCCTCGATGCTACAATAGGATGATGCATCTGCCTTGTCATTGCGGCATTTATTGCGATGACAGGAATACAGGGCTTTTTGGCAGGCATACTAGAAGAAGTGCCGTCTCAACCGCATGTTAATAGCGGCTCTGGGATGGTACTCGTTCGGTCTCCAAAGGTAGCACAGGACGAACTTGTTGAAGCATTCATGGAGAAGTTTGCGGCTGATGCAAAGCCTAGAAGAGAACCTACGCTAGAAGAGCACGATAGGCAGCATCACCCCGGCGGATTCAACCCGGAGACGGAGACCTGCAAGTTTCGTGAGAAGTTGAAGCAGAAGGATTCAGTAGACCTCATTTATGCGACGAGCGACGTGCATCATAGCGGGATTGAGGGGATAACTGATAAGGAGTGCGGGACGATAGTGCTTGCCGGGGATTTCATGGAAAAGGCGAAGCATCATGCGGATTTCGGGAGCGCGGAGAAGTGGTGGAAAGACAAGTTCCTTCCGTGGTGCGAAGACCATAAAGGTCAGCAGATAGTCATTATCGGCGGGAACTGCGACAAGTGGCTCTATGAGAATAGAGACAAGGTAGAGTGGCCGAAGAACGTTCACTATCTGGACGACAGCTTGTCAGAGGTGAACGGGATGAAGGTATATGGGACGTCTTGGTGTCCGCACAACATGAACGGAGCTTGGGAAGTAGACAACGATGTTCTTGAGAAAGAGTTTGCCAAGATTCCAGAAGGGCTAGATATTCTAGTTACGCATGTCCCGCCAAAGGGGGAAGGGTTAGACCTAGACCACGATACGTCATTCAACAATCACTTCGGCTCGGAGGCATTGACAAAGGCTATATTGGAGAAGAAACCTAAGATAGTCTTGTGCGGTCATGTGCATAGCGGGTCTCACAAACCAGTGATGATAGGCGATTCCATTGTCATGAACGTGTCTAGGATAGATGACGACAGGTATGAGCAGTCGTTTCATGGACGTCGGATAGGAGTTGAACGGACGGACAACGGCATAGGTTTCTTGGTTGATATGGACGATGAGGGGAAAATCTCTCTAGGGAAGAAAGAGGATATACCCCCAAGCATCATAAAGATGCGTGATGCCTTACGTAGAGTTGCCAGAAGCATTGGGAGCGCTATCGACTACAAGAAGCCAGAAGGACCGGACAAGAAACTTGTTGCGAAAGCACATAAGGCAATAGAAGCCGCCAAGAAGGACATGGAGACATTCAACCACCCGAAGAAGAAGATGCTTACTGCGGCGATAGAAGGTTTCCTAGAGAGCGAGAAGGGCGGCTTTGCGACTCCAATGAGACGGATAGGTAAGCTCTACGACGGCGACAAGAATGGCAAGGATGAGCAGTTCCACTTCACTTGGGAATCTCCTTGGAAGGGTGGACATGGGACTTCGCATAGTAGCGGCGGGCATTATTCATTTGCTTCGGCAATGAGCGGTCATTCGCAAGGCGGATTGTTCGGCGGTGGCCCAATTCCTTATAGCCATAGTCATCATGTGAACCAGTTCGGAAAGTACAAAGACCCATGGAAGAGCGGTTCTTCAATAGACGACATCTTGGCGGCTTGGGAAGCTGAGCATAGTGGTGGGGATTCGAGTGGAGGTTCGCAATGGGAGCCGATAGAGGAAAGCATTTTCGATGAAGATGGGCTACCGAAGCACAAATAGCATAGAAGGGCATTGTTATGGCAGATGAGAAGAAAGCAACAAAGAAATCAAAGGCATCGCCATTGAATGAGGCGGTGTTGAAATTGGTGGAGGGGATGAAGCCAAAGGCGGCGAACCTTATTATAGAGGCATACAACGAAATGCCATACATAGTCAGGGATGCCTTAGACGAATACTATAGGGCTAAAGAGGGAATCTCAGACAAGGAAGGGCTAGACTCTGTTAGAAAATCTCTTGAGGCTCTTAAGGAAGCATGTGAGGCAAATCCAGAGTATATGCAACTTTACGATGCCGCCAAGGGAGATGCCAACCAGGAGATTGCAGAACTATATGCCAATGGTGGGATGTCTGTCTAGGAGCATACTTTTATGGCATCTTTCCTGTGGTTCTGTCTGGGGTTCGTTGTTGCTACAGTATTGTGGGCTCTAATAGCCGTGCTTTTTGCGGCTTGCATTTGCATGCCATTCATTCCATTGTTCATGATGTCACACTCCACGGAGTCTTCGCTTGACAACTACAAAAGAGAACACCCATGGGCTTACCGATGGTGGTCTTTCGTGGCTTGGCTTCATGGGTAATGACGATTTAGGGGCTAACGGAAATTCGCTACCTTAGGACCCTAACGGCCTTTCCGCATAACCTGCGGAGAGGCTTTTTTTGTTGGACTTGATGGGCTATTGCAGAACCATGGGAGAATGTGGTATAATGATACCCGTTCCTCGTGGAATCGAAGAAAACAAACAAAACAGATGAAAGGACTAAAGAAATGAAGTTCGGAAAGATGATGGCGGTATTTGCTGCCGCTGCAACAATCGTCTGCGCTGGATGCAAGTCGCTTCCAACGGCAGAGGTGATGAAGACCACAGCAACCTCTATCGGGTATGCTGCAGGACTTGTGGCTAACGAGACGAAAATCGACGACAAGGCGAGAAACACCATCGTTGAAATCGTCAATGAGGTTGCCAAGGTTGTCCCCGCGCAGGGGCAGAAGTTTGAGGAAGCATGGACTCCAGTCGCAAAGGAGATTGTGGCTAAGCTCATTGCTGACGGCAAAATTACAGAGGGAATCGGAACGATTTCTCTTGCCGCATTTGGAATCGCCGTGAAGGGTATAGACTACATTTTCGACATACGCTATCCGAAGGCGAGAGAGTATGAGGAACTTGTAGCAGCCGCAGTGTCTGGGTTTACAGATGGCTTCCTTACCGTGTTCAAGCCGGCAAACGATGCTACGAAGGGTACTGCTTACAAGGCAGATGATGCCGCATATAAGTGGCTCAAGGCGAATGTCAAGTAGGAATGTTTCTATCAATATTGACAATGCCAAGACAGGCCCGTTCCTCAAGGAGCGGGCTTGTGTTTTTTTGTAAAAGGGCGATTGCAAGGGGATAAGGGCTTGTGGTATAATAAGGGCGACATCTGGGAAGTCCAGATACCAAAACAGGAGAAAAAACAATGCACAAGCCTCTTACGAAAGAGCAGAAGGAAAAGATCGATTGGCTATATCGAGAGCGTGGCTGGCCAATCAAGAAGATTGCCAAGCATCTCCATATCGGAGACAAGCGGGTTTCCGCATACCTCCGTGGGAAGACTTGCGGATGCGAATGCAACAAGAAGCCCCATAAGAAGGTGAACGATTCATTTCTTGTCACGGTAAAAGGACTTGCCAAGACCTATGAGAAGGCTTGCAGCAACTTTGTGGATACCGTGTACAAGATTATCCTCGAAGAAATCTCCGATTTGCTCTCAACGAAGAAAATCACAAAGAAGGAATGTGAGAAGAGAGTCGATGGAAGGCTTGACCGCCTCTTCGATGCCTCCATGAATCTGACCTATTCGGCTGGGTGCGCAGCGATTTTCTCGATGCCACCAAAGTTTAAGCGGTTGTGGCTGGAAAGCATTCTTCGAAACCCAAAGGAAGTTATTAAGAAGAAGTAAGACACAAAGGAGACAAAGAAGATGATTTACTCGCCAATTGAAATCAACGTCAAGTTCGACGAAACGAAGAAGGTAAGGAAGATTCGCGGGGTTCTGCTCGAGAAAGCTGAAATCGCAAAGGTCGTGAAGCTAATAGACAAGAGCAATTCTGATGGGCTGAAAGGGAATGATGCGATTCTTCTGATGCGGCTCAAGGAGGCGGCTGCTGACTTGGCAAAGAAGTAATTGGCTCTGTTCGAGTCCTAGACATCAAAACGTCAGCCGCTGGGGGAATGGTGGATTGTTACCTTCTCTCGGCGGTTTTCTGTTTGTCTAGTAATCATAGGCATATTGTGAGCGGAAGAAGGAAGGATTGTCGCAATATGGCAGACGAAGTTAAAAGCATACTGGTTGAATCGTTGGAGACCGCAAACAAGGATGGGACTTCAATGAAGGAGTTCCTTGCAGACTGTCTGCTTTCTTCTTTTGGCAAGGCTACCATGGATGAAAGCATCTTCAAGCGCAAGAGAGGAAGACCGAGGAAGGATGAGAATCAATTGAACGATCTCCCTGAAGAGAGGCATGCGAGGGCAGCATTACTTGAAGAGAAGAAGGCACAGGCTAGAATGCGGGACAGGATAAACCCAGGGGCAACGAAGGAAGAGCGGCAGAAGATAGAATACAATGCTGAACTGCGGGAGATTGGGTGGGACTTGGAGGAATGTCCGGGGAAGGATTCAGAATTCGTGGAAATGGAGGAAGACCTCAAGTCTCTTCGCGATGAGGCGGGAAATCCGAGTGAGCCGTTTGGTGAGGACGAAGGTTTCAAGAAAGCCAGCAAGGAATTCAAGGACTTGAAGGAAGAAGTCGTTCTCTATTATGGCAAAGCAAAGGAGTATCTTGGGAAGAATGATTTTCGCAGAGTAGAGGAGATGGTATCATACCTGAAGCCGAAGCCAAGAGAGTTGACGCAGAAGTTTGAGACGGTAGAAAAGGCTTACGATGCCTTGTGCGAAGCATTGTGTGCAATGGCAGATGCGGATGGGAGAGGTAGAGGAGCGGCTAACCCTGACTCATTGGAGGTGGAGAAGAAGGGTTTTGGGATGATGGATGGAGAGGACTATTCGGAATATGCGAAGAGAATGAAGTCTATAGGTCTTGGGAAAGAGATTCCAAAGACTATAAGGAACATAGACAACATTGTGGAGAATACGGAACGGCGCTGGCGGAGCGTCGCCGGGATTTCAATTTCGGACTTCAAGACAATCAAGGAGAATTGGCAGAAGACGATACGTAGGCTGCTAGGGAAGAGTTTCATATCTAGCAACCTAAAGATAGATGGCGTGAACAGGCTTCTTTCGTATGGGCTAGATTTTGGTGATTATGATGTCGGCTATGGGATTTTGCAGCCAATGAATCCATTCATGGCATCTGTGACCATGGGTGGGCAGTATGGTGAGATTATCGTGAAATGGAAGCCATACAAGGTTGTCTCTACCATGTCATTTGCAGATAGCATATCCATGGGAAGGGGAGGATACAATTTCGTTTGTGCATCGTTTTTGACATGTCCATCGCCATGTTCGTTCAACCCAGAAAGCAAGACTTTGCTCAATAGGCTTCGCCATGAAGTCATGGATGCAAGCATAGAAGAACTATGCGACATGACAGATATGCCGTATTGCGAACTGCAGTTGCATGGGAACACGGAGGATTACAATGCGGAAGCAGTAGAAAGCATCATGTTCTCTTCCGAATATGAAGTATGCAACCTGACTTCCGAGGCGCTGAAAGCAATATCGGAAAATGGGATAACAATCTTCATAAAGGGAGAACCGATAAGTATTGAAGATGGCAAGATTGTCAAGACTTCAGAGATGGGAGGGCAGAAGTAATGCAGTTGAAATACAAGTTCTACTATGGGGGGAACCACAACCCTTTCAAGCAAGAGGCGGAAGATGCCTATCGCAAGGTATCTGAAGAGAGGAAGATTGCAGATGGAGACAATGTAGAGCCAACAGAGAAGGTTCTCCCTACTCTTGCATCTTGGCCGCAGTATGTAATAGCCGAAAGCAAGTCAACGTTCTGGAAGATGGAACGTGCAATTGGCATGAATGCCGAAGCAAAGGCAGGAGAGGTTGAGACGATTTGGAGAGAGGCAGTAGGGCAGCGGAAGGTTGACAAATGGATCCTGTCGGCGGAAGGAGACGAGACGGAGAAGGCGATGTGCTATTACATCAAGGTGCTGCATGGCATGTTCGCTCCTAACGATAGGACAGTAGATTTTAGATTGTACTTCTCTGAAGGTGGCAAGGCAAAAAGGCTAGACATGGACGATGGATTTACATTGTCACCTTATGAAGAGTGAGCGAGAAAACACAATCCTTCAGGTTTGTGATGAAAGCGAGCTGGGATGTTGATTAATAGGCAGGAATTAGATAGGAAGCGAAACCCCTATGCAAACAAACCATAACCATTTTTACCGCATTCAGGTGTCTTGGCTGTTGTCCAAGGTTTCGCCATCTGTCTGCGGTTTTTGATTTGGCTATGAAGGTATACAAGTTCAAGGCATACGACAGGGCGAAAGACGGGGTTCAAGACCGTCTCATCACCCGCTTTGGATTTGTGAGGAACTATGCCGTCCGAATGATGGAAGGGTACTACAAGTTCTATAGGAAGACCCTATCTGCATTTGAACTTTCCAACCACATAGCGAAGAAGAAGAAAAGAAATTGCCGCACTGCTAAAATGGTAGAAGGCTTGCCGTCACAGGCAGTTCAGGAGTGCATAGGGAGGGTGTACAAGGGCTTGCGGAACTTCTTCTCCTACTGCAAGAGGAAGAAAGTTGGAAAGACTGTTGACAGGGTTAGACCTCCAAAGATGAGGAAAGCAAGCCACAACAAGTCCTATACTCTTCTACAGGCAGGGTACAAGATAAACGGAAACCATGTTGTACTTCAAGGACGGAGATACGGCTTTCACAAGTCACAGGAAATCAAGGGAAAGGTAAAGAGACTGACGATAAAGAGGGACAGGTGCGGAGACATCTGGTTCATCGTGCTGACGGACTGGAACGATGTCCAAGAGATACCAATGACGGGTAAGGCTGCTGGGTTTGACTTTGGACTTAAGACGTTCCTGACGAGACACGACGGAATCAAGGTGGAGATGCCCCTGTTCTTCAAGAGAAACATGAATGAACTGGCGAAAGCACAGAAGCGAATGGCAAAGAAGGTAAAGGGAAGCCACAACCGCCACAAGGCTAGGCTTGCCGTGGCACGGCTCTACCGCCGCATAGAGAATCTTAGGAACGACTGGCAATGGAAACTTGCTAACGAGATAGTCAAGGAGTTCGACATCATCTGCATAGAGGACTTGAACCTTGAAGGAATGAAGAGGCTCTGGGGACGGAAGGTAAGCGACTACGGTTTTGCTGACTTTGTAGCCAAGCTGGAGTATCTAGCGGAGAAGAACGGAAAAGAAGTCCGCAAGGTAGACCGGTGGCTTGCCAGCAGCCAGACTTGCCACAAGTGCGGGCATAAGAATCCCGACACAAAGAACCTTCAGGTCCGAGAGTGGGTATGTCCCAATTGCGGAGCAAGGCACGACCGCGACGTGAATGCGGCGATAAACATTCTTACGGCAGGGACATCTGCCGATTGGCGAGGCTCAAGTAAGACCAGAAACTCCATGGAGGAGTTGGTGGCATGAACCGCTTGTAGCCAAGAATCCCAACAGCTTTAGCGTTGGGAGTATGTCAAGAAGGGTGAAGTGATAGATTGAAAATGGGCTTGTGAAAGAAGGAAAGTAGATGGAAAGGCCAAAGACAACATGGAGGGCTAAAAGCATCAAGGTGGCTGATGATGCAAGAGAGCCTAGATGGGTTGCATGCAAGATATGCGGGACGGAAAACCTAACGTTCGCCACTTCTTCGGAAGATGGAGAATATGTTTGCAATAGTTGCAAGAAAGAAGATACGAGTCCTATATCTATGAGATGTTTGCGGCACAAGAAGAGATTCAATGTGCCGAGATGGTGGACAGATGTAAGCAGGTGGCTATGTCCAGCCTGCTATGATAGGCTTTCGGAAGAGGAACGTTCCAAGTATGCTCCTAAAGGGATAGAGCCTCCGACAAGGAGCGCCGAAGAAGGAAAACAAATAGTATTACCTTCTAAAAACAAAAATGAGTATTGCCAGCCAAGTATAATCTCTTATCCTCAATATGATGAATCTAAGGAACTTGGTTCTCCTGATGTGTCATCGCCAGAATCGGTAGAACGAGCAGATGCCAAAGATACGAATCATGATAGCGACACTCCACTTAACTTTTCAAAATGGAAATGGAGCAGGAAAGAGACAAGGATTGCCGACAACCCATCTTTTGCCGGGCTTCTTCCGAGATACAAGATAGCCTGCCAGAAGTGTGGAGAAGTTGTCCCATGCCATTATGTGTGGTTTGAGAAAAGCACGGTATTATGCCCTTCCTGCTATGGGCAGATGAACGATTTCGAGATTAAGAAGTTCCATGAGCAGCATAAGTTAGGAAAGCCAAGATACGAGCAGGATGTACGCCCGTTTGTTTCGCTTCCGAAATCGGTATTGCAGAAAGTCGAAGTCCCACGATATAACTGGACTAGGCAATCGCAGCTAGTGAACAGTGGAGGGTACTGGTCTAATGCTCGAATCATGAGTGCTAGCGAAAAGGAACTGATAGATGCTGCGAGAAAAGGAATAGTTTCAAAGGCTAGGATGCGAATAGAACTAAAGCGGAGAAAACATTCCGAATACTTCGATATGTTGTCCGAAGAAGTCGGCGTAACTCCAATTCCTATGTTTTAGATTTCTGGCCACCCCCTCTTTACAGCCGTCCTGATTGTATGGTAGAATATGTGCCGTCCGAGGACAAGGAAGATGAAGAGAGTAGCCGCAATAGCAAGAATATGTTTTTTATCCCTCATGGAGGGATGTGCTACTGCATATGTTGCGAATCTTCGTAGCGAGTATTCTGACAAGGGTGAGATTTATGGAGTATATCATGGAGACGATGAGTATCCGTGCATCTATCCAGCAACAAGGATTTCCTTTTTTGTAGAAGTTCCTACTTGGTGGTGTCCGAGTGAGACGGAGATAGGAAGAGGGTATGAGGCATGGCTATGGCCGATTGGTGCTCCTCTATCCATAGTCGATGTTGTCTGCTCTATAGCAACCGATACGATAATGCTTCCATACGACTATTACACAAAAAGAATGGCAAGGTGACAAATGAGTTCTGGACATGACAAGCGAGACAAGAGCACAAAGGATTCTCTAGTAGAAGCCTTGGAGGAAAAAAGTCTTGGGATTCCTGACAATCCAACGTTACCTCTTGTAGGTTCGGAAAATGTGCCTATTTCAGAAGAGGAGGAGAAGGATGTTGAATGATAGCATAATGGATGAAGACCCAAAGTGGATGAGCGAGGCATCTGAGGAGAAGTTAAGAGAGTTTGTGAAGGTGTTAGATGCAAATGAAAATCACCCACGACATGAGTTGCTTGTGAAAGCATTTGATAAAGAGTGCAATCGCCGAACTGCGGAATACTATGAATCCAGAAATGGAGGTGAATGGATATGAGAAAGCAGAACAAGAATATGTCCATAGACATGGCTAAAACAATAGTTCGTGCGGCAATGAAGGTTATTGTGGACTTCATGGTAGGAGAAGACTCAGGTACAGAGTCTTATCAAAAGAAGTATGACAAGGTTGATGCTGTCGATGATAATGTCATACAAGCACTTGGGCTAGCAGATTTCAATGACAACAAGATAGCTCAGGAATTTTATCGCCTTGCAAAGAACATCAAAGATTGGAAGGCAGACCATCTGTCATTCCTTTGTGGCGAACCATGCCCCGAACGATGGATGTTTAAGACAATGATTTGAGAAAGGAAAAAAAGAAATGTTATACAAAAGTGAAAGAGCAACGGATGCGGGATGCGTGACTACCTTTATTGTAAAAGGGAAAGACACTTCTACATTCCGTATTGTGTCGTTTTCCATGTCGGATGCTTTCGCAGCGAAGCAACACATTAATCGCGTAGAGAGAAGCATAGAGATAAGCATCTTCGACTCTGATTCGCTAGAGTGGAAGGTGGTGGTTCCATCTAGTGTATTCAATCATGGAGACTGTTTAGAGATGCAGACGAGGGATAGCATGTTCCTTCTCAGAAAGGTGCAGGAATTCCTAAGAGACTATTTCGGGATTGCATTCTCATGGTAATGCTCGGCTCGCCATCATGCAATAGAGGATCGTCCAATCCTCCGTGGGCAACGTGGCCGAAGAGCTTGGCGAGGGGCGGTTTTGCTCATTCCCGCCTTGATTATTGGCTCTTAGCGGACTAGAATTTGCCTCAATAGCGGCATGGTACGAAAAGCCGCCGCACTATTTCAAGTTGATGAAACGAATCGTCATAGGAGTAGACGGATACAATCAGAGCATTACGGGAGATGTCTCGAGGACAGTGACTTGTGCCGCAACGGACTGCGATCATATTCCTCTTGTAATCGTAGAAAAAAGGACAATGAGTAACGATGGAACTGATGACAGAAAAGGCATTAGGCAAAGAAAAGGTGAGAGGGGCTGCCTATTCTCTTCTTAGAGACATTCAGCATGGCCTGAATACTACTGCTAATTCATACTGGGAATTTTTGCGCTATGGTCACAAGAAAGAGTTCGATGATTATAACAAGAAGAACTCCAACGAGCGGCTAGAAGTTATCATAAAGGAAGATTACCAATGCATGCGCAATGCTATTATGGCGGATGCAATTCGCTTGTACATTGCCAGACTCGAAGAAGGGAACGTAAGCAATGAATCTCACTAACGAAGAGAAGAAAAAGATAGGAGATGCGGCATCGGCTATGATGCAGGCTTTCTGTGAGTTCAGGCTCGCAGAGGATAGGCTAAACATCGCAAACTCATTGTCTGGGAATCTTGCGAAGATAAGAGTTCCAGACGAACTTATTAAAAATGCTCTAACACCGTATGTTGGAGCATTCAAGGAGATGCAGTGCAAGTTTTTCGAGGCCTTGGAAATTCCTCTGACGAACAATGAATTTTGGGATTGGTACAACAAGCAGCCTCCGAGCATGGAACAATTGAAGCATAAATGGAAAGAAGTTATGGGATGAAGTTATGGCATTGAGTAGGAGAACGATGCCATGAATTTCTTTCAATATCTATACGGTGAAAAAGTTGCAGAAGACAAGAAGAGCGAATACAATGAGAGGAAGTATTATCTTGTCAAATGCAAGGATGGAGAGCATGAACTGCGGAAACTCATTGACTACATAGGGAGAAACGGAAATGGCGGACATTCGTTCGACATAGTAGTAGACCCTGGTAGCAAAGATCAGGAACGGCATTTCTTCTGGGATGGGGACGGCCCCGATCGAATAGATTCTATCGTTGAAACAAAGACTAGTGACGATAAGGAACTTGTTGGGATTCTTCTTACGGCATTGGAAAGAGTTCAAAGGCTAACATTCGCAGAGGGCTCTTCAAGCGATGATGAGGCCAAAGTCCTTAAGACTGCATTGAATAATATCCATGATATAATTGAGCCGCTTCTTAGTGGTGTGGAATATGAAGATGACTTGAGGGATTCATTGAGAGAAGTTCTTTTCGCAGTCAATAGTAGCGATGATTCAGCAGAAAAGAAATTAGACCATATCAAATACATTGTTGAGGCAGCATTAAAATAGACAGATGCCATTCTCTTTGCCAATTTTGGCATATTTTAGAATGGCAGACATTTCGTATAAGGATTTGATAGCACCATCGTTCTACGGGCTATGGAACGATGTGGTAAACCAGAAGTACCCAGAAATCTGGTTGGCAGGTGGTCGTGGATGCATAGACGGCGACACTCTTATTGACACACCAAAAGGGTGTGTGAAAGTTCGAGACTTCGATGGCGGACTCATATATTCTATTGGTGAGTATGGACAGGTTGTTGAAACGATAGCTTGTAGGCCGATACGATACACTAAAGAAGACCTGTTTCGTGTTAATGTAGGTAGCAAGTCTATTTTAGTGACGGATGAACATAAGTTCCTTACTAAGAATGGGTGGAAGCGAATTAAAGACATTAGCGAAGGAGAGGCTATTGCTTTCTACGACTCTTCCTATTGTCAAAAACCCCGTCAGCCCATTCCTTCTTCAATAATTCAGACTGCTTCTTTCGATGTTCCTCAGTCCAAGGTTTGTAGATGCCGTTCTTCCATCGTTCCTTTGCATTTGAAGAAAGACTCGCTCTACCACTTTCTGAGACATTGTGCCGAATCCCCTGAAGTGTCGCACGAAGATGCTCTCCGTTTGATGAGAACACTTCTAGGTTTGATATATCGTTATTGGCAGGATTTCCATCTTTGTGATGAACTACCTCCGAAGGAAGGAGAAACCTACCTAGATGTTTTTCAACAACTAGCCGATGTTCTTGGATATAACCGTTGTCGTTTGCATTCGGATGGTCAGGAACACGAACAAAAATATATCCATTATGAGCAACGAATCTACCACCGTTCCAAGAAGGATTGTCGCACCCTTTCCTTGGGCAAACATTCTGTAAGCAAGGGAAATGGAATCTTACAAAGGCTTTCTGGATTGCTTTTGGAGACCTTCCCATTAGTTGAGCAATCTCAAAGGAACGAAGACCTTGCTTACAGTATTCTGCTAATTGTAAGACTTGTTCTTTCGTCCATTTCACATTCGGATTCTTTGGAGGACGGTCTTTCCGAATCGGATGCTTACGCCCCTCCCAAAGGTTATCGGGGGGCTTCCAGCCTTCAAATGCTTTCCGACATGCTTCGGCATACTGTTCACGATGAGTCATATAGTGATTCCTTTCTAATAAAAGAGAATGAGTGTTTGCACGACCTCCATTATACCACATGGATGCCCATTCGGTCAATTAGATTTGAGAAAAAAGATTACTATTACGATTTGTTCGTTCCAATCTACAACAATTATATTGCAGAAGGATTTGTAAACCACAATTCAACGAAGTCATCGTTTGTCTCTACTTGCATACCGCTTCTAATGGAGATGAATCCACGTCTCCACTGCTGTTGCTTCCGCAAGTTCGGAACTAACCTTGCTGATTCAGTCTACTCTCAATTCGAGTATACTATCAATGAGAAACTACGTCCGATAGCCGACCATTGGGTGTTCAAGCGTTCACCTCTAAAGATAGTGAACTCACGAACGGGGCAGCAGATTCTATTCCGCGGATTGGATGACCCGCAGAAGGTGAAGTCGTTAAAGGCACCGTTCGGGTACTTCGGCCTGATTTGGCTGGAAGAATTGGCTGAGTTTGATGGGATTGAGGAAGTCAGAAACGTCCTGCAGTCGTTGCGCCGTGGCGGTCACTACTTCCAAACCTTTTGTAGCTACAACCCACCTGAGACTAGCTCAAATTGGGTAAACCATGAGGCAAGCGTTCCACAGATAGTAGATGGGAAGCTCTATCGGTATGTCCACCATTCAGATTACAGAACTGTTCCTCGCGAATGGTTAGGAGATGATTTCTTTACTTCCGCCGAACTCCTGCGATCGACAAATGAGAGAGCATTTAGACATGAGTACCTAGGAGAAGTCACTGGAAATGGCGGAGCGGTATTCCCGAATGTGGTGCCGCTAGAAATGTCGGATGAGATGATTTCCCATTTCGACAGCAGACGTTTTGGGCTTGACTTTGGTTTTGCACTAGACCCGCTACACTATTCGGCTTCTCACTATGACAAAAAGCATAGAGACCTCTATATTTGGGATGAGATAAACGAACTGAACTGCACCAACATTGCGCTTGCAGAACTATTGAAAGCAAAGAAGGATGATATCGGCTTCAACTACATAATGTGCGATGCAGCCGAGCCGAAGTCGATTGCCGAACTAGAAGGATTGGGAGTAAATGTTCTGCCCGCTCAGAAGGGGCCAGATTCAAGAAGATTCTCATATCGTTTCTTGCAGAGCCTTGCTCATATTTACATCGACCCCATTAGGTGCCCAAAGACTTACAAGGCATTTGTACAGTGCGAATACCTGAAAAACAAAGCTGGGGAGTTTATTTCACGATACCCTGAAAATGGAGGAGACGATCCAATCGACTCCGTAAGATATGCCTTGATGGATGATGCAATCGACGCAGGACTCTTCTAATATCCTCGTTGGCATTTTCCGTAAAGGAAAAGGATAGGATATGAAAGGTAAAGCAATAAGCATAATTGCGGGAGCTGCCGCTATTGCGACTATCGGAATAACTACATTATCCGATGATGATAGTATTGGTTCATCTCACGAATCTAAAATATCCACACGGGCATCAAAAAACACCTGCCGTCTCGAGACTGCATATGCCGTGGGATTGATTCAAGGTTGGCCCGTTATGATATTCGTCAATGAGGATGCAAGCAAGACGAATGCCGCCGATAGACTAGAATCGCATGTTGGTAAGGGCATATCTAGGATTCTCTCATACAACAAGATTGAAACCCCTCCAACCGATTGTACTCTAACCTTATTCACTTCCACTAATAGCGGCTCTGGATGGAACATAGCCTATCCTACGGCGGAAGAAAAGCAAGCGGCAACAAATGCTTTGATGGCTTCTCATGCCTGCCAAGTAAGGGATGTAGAAAACCTTCCAGATGGATGCATTGTCTCTATTGGATGGCTTTGTTATGTGACTAATGGTTTCTGGAATGTCCACACGACACCGGTTTCCTTTTCTGATATAGCCGCTCTTAAGGGAGGATGGCTTTATCGAGAGAGGCGCTAGTAGAGATTTCTTTAGAATGGAGTCGGCATCGCCTTTGAATAAGAGGCGATGCTTTTGTTCCTACACCCCATTGCAACCCGAAAGCGGTCTATGGTATAATATGTGCCGTCAACGACAAGGAAGAAAAGAAATGCTAGAAGCGGAAATAGACAAAGCAGGGAATCGTATATGCAAGCGATGTCCTTTTATAATCGCAGCACAGAACGAATATCATAAGTTGTGCATGCAAGTGAACCGCAAGTTTGGAGGGATTAAAGGAGTTACGTGTGGGGTAAACGGCTGGGATGAGAAACTAGCGGAAGAATTTTACAATCGGATTGGTCTTGACATTGAGACAGGGCTTCCGGTAGGGGTTGGAGTGGACTCAATACTAGAAGAACTAGAGAAGAGGCTTTCAGATGATTTTGTTTATTATGACAATGTTTGTGTAAGAGGTATTTCACCAACGCACATGGCTATACGAAATTATGCGCATGAGTTGCTTGAATGAATAAAAGAACGGACTCCGAAAAAGGATGAAGACATTAGAGGGAAAGACGATGAAGCAGAATAGACCAAGACTGCAGATAATTAGAGGGCTACCTGGGAGTGGTAAGACTACTCTTGCATTGAAAATGTATCCTCATCTTCTACGGCTAGAGACGGATATGTACTTCTATTCCAAAGGGGCATACCGGTTCACGCTTTTGAGGAATGAACTCGCAGTAGACTGGTTTAGGGAAGAAGTAATGAGACTCTGCGGCCATGACATTGATTTCGTTGTTACTGGCGTTTTCGCAGCCCATACTGAAAGACTGGATTTTGTAATAGAGGTGGCACTTTTCGCTGGATATGATGTGTACATCAAGACCCTTACAACGCAGTTCAAAGGTATTCATGCTGTTCCAGAGGAGCACTTTAATGCGATGAAGGCGAACTTCCTTCCTGAGAAGGAACTCAAGAAGATGTTTCCTCGAAAAGACTTTCCTCAAATCCATTTTGGGCTAATGGACAAGGGAATGGAACTAACCCATTTGAAGAAACCAAGAAGGAAATGATTTTATGGGATTACTTTCAGTAATATTCAATACAAGGTATAGCAAGTATCCGATGTTCCTACAGTATGTAAGCGGAACACATCATGTAAGCGGTGAAGACTATCTTTGTGCGAGGGGGATGCTACAGGAGGGAGACATAATCCTTAGAGGACATGATAACTATCTGAGCAAGTTTATTGTTCCTGGCAAGTATAGCCACAGCGGTATTTATCTAGGCAACGACAGAATTATACATTCGACGGTTGAAGATGGTGTGCATGAGTCCAATCTGATAGATTTCATGAGATGCGATCGGTTTTTGGCATTGCGCCCTACCTGTGGTCAGAACGGAATATTATTTGCCGCAAAGAAGTATCTTGGGAAGCTATATGACAATGAACTCGAGGATGATGATGATGAATACTATTGTCATGAGTATGTCGCTACAGTTCTTAATGAATGCAATTTTGAGATAGAGAAAATCCATGCTTCTACGCTATTGGGGTTAGTCAAGAAAGACATCTATTGCGAAGAAAGTTTTGTCAACAACTGTCATCTGTTCAAGCTACTTGAAATCGACTGGAAAAAACAAACAAGAGAGAAAGAATACAACTGATGAAAGATCGCGACAGCATTATCGAGGTCAAAGGGACAATAGCAAAAATCCTTTCTGGCTCCATGTACAAGGTGCAGATGGATAATGGGCTTGAAATCCTAGGTCATCTGTCTGGAAAGATGAGGAAGTTTGGCATTAAAATCGCACTGGGCGACATGGTTCAGGTTGAACTCTCTCCATATGACCTGACAAAGGGACGAATCACATATCGGCTTAAATCATAATGTTAAGCGAACTGTATTTAGGTGATTGCCTCGAAATTTTGCCGTCTATACCAGATGGAAGTATAGACTGCATCATCGACGATTTGCCATATGGAGTCACAAATAGGGGGAGCGAAGCTGGAAGATGGGATAATGTGATTCCGCTTGATGAACTGTGGAGGCAGTTCCTTCGAGTGGCAAAAGAAGATGCTGCGATTATACTCTTTTCTCAGGGGATGTTTACGGCTCAGTTAATGATGTCGCAGCCTAGGCTCTGGAAGTATAACCTAATCTGGCATAAGAATAATCCAACAGGATTCCTCAATGCAAATAGGATGCCGCTTCGGGAGCATGAGGACATCTGCGTGTTCTACCGCAAGCAGCCAATCTTCAATCCGCAGATGAAGCCATGTTCTAAGGATGATGTTGTCCATAGTAGAGGAAGACTAGCGAACCCTATAACGAACAATGTCTATGGGAAGAGGGTAGAACTTCCAAGCAAGGTGAGAACTGAAAAATGTCCGACGTCGATATTGCATTTCAACAAGCCACACTACAAAGGGCAGCACCCGACAGAGAAACCGGTTGAATTGTGTAGATGGCTCATTCGTTCTTATACAGACGAATGCGACACTATTCTCGATGCTACTATGGGGTATGGGACAACAGGGGTAGCGGCGGAGATTGAGCATCGTGGGTTTATAGGTATCGAGAAGGATGTAGCATATTTCGAGATAGCAAAGAATAGAATGGAAAAAGCCATTGCAACACCAAAGCAAGGAAACTTGTTCAGATGAGGATAACGACCCAGAGACAGAATCAGTTTGGAGGAAATGACTTTTTTTATAGCATACAATGCGATGTGTGCGGAGAGTTCCTAAAGACAATTCCGAGGAAGAACAAGCCTATGGAGATTATCGAGTTCCGCACTTGCGGAGAAGAGACTTTAAGTGCAATTGCTAGAGGATGGCTAGTAGAAGGCAACACCGCTATCTGCGAAGTGTGCTTGAAGTCGATAGGAGAATGAAGATGAATGGCAAAATAGGAATAGCGGTTTGTTCATTGGCATGCTCAATGTCCATGCTTGCTAACAATGCTCAGTTGTGGACAAAGGAAGACATCGTATATGCGGTAGCACCAAAGACTGCAATAGGGTTTTCTCAGGAGAACCGCATAGGGATAAATGAATGGAATGATGGGAAGAAGCACCTTGATGAAATACATGTTGCTCCGTCAGTTGACTATCTAGTTCTCAACTGGCTCTCAATTGGAGCAAATTACCGACATGTTCTCATACGGAACGGGAGCGATGCTAGATATACGAACGACAGACGCCCCGGTATAGACATAGCATTGAAGAAGTCTGTATACGGAATATCGCTGCTCAATCGCTCTAGGTTCATTTGCCGCATTCCAGAAGGTGAGAACCCATACTTTAGATATCGTAACCTATCCAAGGTGTCATATTCTCTTGGTGACTTCTCCCCATTTGCATCTTACGAATGGTACTACGATGAGGGAAGCCATCAGCGCCCATATCGGAAGAACGATAGGTTCAGCCAGCAATGGATTTCGTTCGGAATCGACTACAAAGTGTGCAAGAACATTAAAGCCACTCTGTACTATATGCTCACAGAGAACAAGAATAGAATAGAACACAACTGGTATCCGGGGCATGTGATTGGGATAGGAATAGCGATGTCTTTCTGATAGAGGATAGACTAGATGTTGGTTCATAGGTTTATAGGGCTGTCGGAGATAAAAGCACTTCTCCAAGAAGGAGTTGTAAGACCATTACCAGAGAATGGAAGAAGATGTCTTTACTTTTTTGACAGCGAAGAGCATGAGTGTCCTAGCTATCAATTGGAATATTTCTATGGTGTAGTAGGTGAGATATACTCTCACAACCAAAGAGAGAGATATTTCTTCTTGATTCATTGCGATATCCCAGAAGATAGATTTCAGGTTGTGTGTGAAACTTATGCAGATCCAGAAGGTAGTTGGTTTGACACGATAGGTGTTGAAGAACTACATCTGTTTGGTGAGTATAGGAAGGAATCCGTAAAGGCTATTGAACTTTATTCCGACCACTATTTTGGATTCAAACTACATTCGTCTTATGAGACGATAGAAGAAGCTTATAAATTCTTGAAGGCCAACAATGTGGATTGATTTGGAAAAAAATGAGGTTGGTTGTCCCTCCCCGATTCGAACGGGGAACATGGGGATCAAAGCCCCGTGAGTTGCCATTACTCCAAGGGACAATAGATTGGTGGAAGTGGCGAGGCTCGAACTCGCGACCCATGCATTAAAAGTGCATTGCTACTGCCAACTGAGCTACACTTCCAAATGGTAGGCGTGGTGGGACTTGAACCCACAAAATCCCCGGATTAAGAATCCGGTGCATTGACCAGTTTTGCTACACGCCCATTGAAATGGCAGGGAATACTCGATTCGAACGGGTACTAAAGGATTCGTAGTCCCTCGTGCTATCCATTACACCAATTCCCCATTGGGGAGACACCTGGGGGTTGAACCCAGAATTGAAGAGTCACAATCTTCCGTGTTACCGCTACACTAGTGCCGCCATTAAAATTCAAGTGCAACCTTATATGGTTGATTCATGCTCTTTCAATCATAAAAGGTTGATGGTGGCGGAAGGTGGATTCGGACCACCGACCAACGCCTTATGAAGACGCTGCACTAACCGCTGTGCTACTCCGCCAAAGCGGATGCCGCAACTGGACTTCTCCAACAACGGCATCGGATTCTCTTCCTACAACATGGTAGGGGAGACGATATGGTGGCCAGTCGTGGGATCGGACCACGGACGCCCTGCTCTTCAGGCAGTCGCTCTACCACTGAGCTAACTGGCCTCTAAATTAGAATGGTTGGAGCGGTCAGACTTGGACTGACGAATGCTGCCTTATCAGGGCAGTGTGTTAACCAACTTCACCACGCTCCAATAAAATAAATTTGGAGGTCGGTCACGGTTATGCTCCGCACTATGAGGTTTTGCAGACCTCCGCCTATGCTACTCGGCCAACCGACCTTAAAATGGCTGCCCACCTAGGGTACGAGCCTAGAACCTTCGGGGTCAGAACCCGATGCACCGCTTTGTGCTAGTGGGCACTAAAAAAGTTACAAAGAGATTGTTTCAAATATGGGTTAATTAAGACCTGCAATTTTAGATGCTCTTCTGTAATTGAAAGACTTTGGTAACCGTTTTAGGGAAGGGACCTGATATGTCTCATCTACATTCAACCATCTCCATAGGAAATTCCGGTAAGTCTTCAATATCCCATTACAACACTTCATCACACAAACCCTTTCAAAGCCATAATCTCTTGTAGCTGTAGCACTCTCAAAACACACGATAGGGATTCCATCCAATGTTGACATCATTACACGTTTTGCATGGTTATTTGTGTGAATGTTCCAGTAATTCCTAGACCTCTTAATTTTGGAATATACAGTTTCAGGGGATTGTTTCTTCCCCTTGAAATGGTTTCTAGTGTGCTCACTTCGATCAATTAGTTCTAGGTTCTCAATCCGATTATCGCTTTTGATTCCATTTTTATGATGAACATCTTTCCCTCTTACTGCATCTTCTCCCCAGTATTTAATTGCAATCAGGCGATGCTCATCAATTCTCTTTCCGTGAATTTTGAGACTTTTGTATTTGTTTGGTGTTCCGTCTTTCTTTTTCATGTTGCACCTATAAAATTACCGCTGCTATGCGGTAAGATGCAGAACGATAAGTTCTGGGCGCATAGCAGACGGCAAAAAGAGTGTTACTGTTTCTCATAGCATCTTACCTCTAATGAGTGGAACAGACAAAAGTATATCATATTCAGATTGTGCTGTCTATGATGAATCCAAAAAAAAATGGTGGCCTCGGTCGGATTCGGACCGACACTGTAATGTTCCTAAGACATTCGACTCCTGCCGTTGGTCTACGAGGCCGTGAAATGGTGGAGAAGGACGGATACGAGCCGCCACTTGTAGCATTCTGAGTGCTATGCCTCTGCCAGTTGGGCTACTTCTCCAATAGGAAGCCTATAGGGAATCCGCTAGACATCATAGCCTTTTATGGGGATTCGAACCACCACCGCACGGCTTTATTGATTATAACCGTGTCCTTCTCATATAGGGACATTAGATGTCATTGCCCCCAGGAGACGTGACTGCCTTTTCACCAATTCTCATTCCTATAGACAACCGAAAATGGTAGGAGTGGAGGAAGTCGAATCCCCAAATCCGTGTTATTTTGAGTAACACCGCTCTGCCATTGGCGTACACTCCCATAATGCTCATCATGGTCAACCACTCGCTGCCCACCATACTCTGACTTCAAGTAATGCCATGCTTAATGCAGCACCTCTAAAATCATTTCTGCCTTAGCCTTGTCCGTTGCGATGAGCAAAATCGTTGGTAGGGGCAGTGGGACTCGAACCCACACTGTACGGGGTTTAAGCCCGTTGCCTGCTGCCGATTGGGCTATGCCCCCAAGTGATAAACTTGGGCAGATTTCAATGAGTTCTGACGGGGGAATCGAACCTCTTCTCGACCTTAACGAGAACTAGCCACCAGGCTTCAGAACTCATCACGGCTCTGCTATGACCGTCTTGCAAGAAGAACTCAAATGGTGTGCTGTGACGCTAAAGGATACCTGCTAGCTCACCCGGTAAGTCTGTACGATTAGACCTTAATCTCTATGCATCATCTCACAGTTTACCCCAAATCGGGACTGCGAACGTCCGTCTCCTCTCACTGTCTTTAGGTTTGCACCGATGCATAGAGTCCACTCATTATAAGATGGCTGCCTCTAAGCCTACTTTCCATTTGAGTAAAGATGGCGGGGTGTACGGGATTCGAACCCGTGAAATACCGGATCGACAGTCCGGCGGCGTAGACCACTGGCCCAACACCCCAAGATGGCGGAGAGGACACGTTCCGACCGTGCGTGGGAGTTACCCCGCTTCGTTTCCAGCGAAGCCTGTTTGCCAATTCCAGCACCTCTCCTAATATCAAAATGGCGGAGTTGGGTGGATTCGGACCACTACGGGGACTTTCGACCCCTACTGGCGGTTTAGCAAACCGCTGCCTTACCAGATTAGGCTTACAACTCCAAGAATGGCGGAAGAGGAGAATTCCGAGATCTCACACGGCATCGCTACCGTTACTAGCGGTTTTCAAGACCGCCCCCTTGCCTTTAGGGTTACTCTTCCAAATGGCGGAAGGGAGGGATCTTGAAACCCTACACGAGGTTTCCCCCGCTACTAGCGGTGTTCGAAGCCGCTTCCTTGCCTTTAGGATTACCCTTCCAAAATGGTGGGCCTGAGAGGATTCGAACCTCCACGCCGAAGCACTACCACCTCAAGGTAGCGTGTACTGCCAATTTCACCACAGGCCCATGAAAATCACGATGGCATCTCCATTGGGATTCGAACCCAAGTTATCTGGCTGAGAACCAGATGTACTAGACCCCTATACGATGGAGACTTCTTATGGCACGGGCGACGGGACTTGAACCCGCATTGCATTTCTGCTCTGCCTTGAAAGGGCAGTGGCTATACCAATTTGCCTACACCCGCATTAGAAATAGCATTGATTCGTGTCTTAAGCTCTATAGAAGGAGGAACTTTATCAACATATTTCCAGATAAATCCTTTTTCCTTCTTACGGATTCCTTTGCAACAGTCCTTTACATGAGGTCTGTCGAACCCATAGTATGACACAGCAGAACAAGACTCATAGACGGCTAGCAGGACACCCGATAATGAAAACTGTCCTACCATCTTCTTATTATTCATTGTATGTGTTTTGAAGTAATTCAATGTTGCGATAGACAACTTCTTTCTAGTCTCTTCGGGAAGTGTTCGCCCTAACATATGCTTTTGTGAATGGCGAGAACGAGGAATCAATTCAAGATTTTCAATCCTATTGTCTAACTTATCCCCATTCTTATGATGAACGTCCATTCCTTTGCAGGCTTCCTCTCCCCAGTGCTGTATAGCCACAAGACGATGTTCGTCAATTCGTTTGCCGTTGACTTTTCTTGCTTTGTATTGGTATTTCATAACGAAAAATAAAAGTCCGTAATGCGATGAGAGCCGCATTGAATGCGGGCGCATAACGGACAAATGGTTGTTGAACTTCATAGGGCTCTCATCTCCTATTGGTAGAACGAGTGGTAGTATACCACAAACCATGCCGTGATGGCAACTACAAAATGGTCGTAGGGGGAGGATTTGGACCTTCGGTGTTTACCACATGGGTAGCAGTTTTACAGACTGCCCTGTTCGGCCAACTACAGAAACCCTACGAAAAAATGGCACGCATCGCAGGACTCGAACCTGCACTCCCTTACGGGCTCATCGGTTAACAGCCGAGGCCGATACCATTCCGGACAGATGCGTATTAGAAAGTCCCAATCAATTTGCTGCGGTATCCTCTACAACCCATTAGACGAACGGCTTTGTCAAATGAGCAAAAACAATAGCCGTGACGGTTTTGACCCGACATCTCCGCAAGCTACGCTAGACAAGGGCGATTGGGTGTCCCTTACCTAGGTTATTCATCTTCTTCCAATTTTCAAAGAGCTAGTAGTAGAAACAATCAGAGCGGTTCCGCTTTCTTTTCTTGCGGGGCCGCTCTTCGCTTCTTGCTACATTTGGATGACTTACTCACCTAGAATGTTCGCGACCCCGCACAGGCACTATCTTCGCGATAGGACAACTGGCAGCGCTCAATGCTATTAAGGCAAAACGATAGATGCTGCCGGTTGTCCGACAGTTTCCATGACTTGTTTTGCTTCATAGCGAACATAGTAGGTTTTCTTTCTTCTTTATCCATGCCAACCAGACAATCGGGTTGCACCCGCAAACCTTCTTGTGTGGTCAACGGCGCATATTGTACCACAGTCAGATTTGGATGACAAGGGGGTGTGTAAGTTTTTTTTCTTTTTTTTTCAATGAGCAATTTTCATACCCTCTTGAAAGCCGGATGAGGGATGTGGTATAATGTCGGCCGTCAAGGACCAACAAGGAAGACAATAGACAAAAATGAACATGAAAGACTTAAGAGAGATGAGGAAAAGCAAGGAAGCCCCTAAGTGTGGGTTCTGCGGGAAGTCTACAAATGATGGTGCAAACGTAGTCGTGGCCTCAAATGGGTTGTCAATCTGCGACCAGTGTGCAAGGAAGGTTATTGGGATAGTAGAGGCAGAAGAGGGAAAGGGGAAGAGCATCAAGGAAGAAAAAAGTGGGTTTCCTCTTACAGAAACAGCAGAGAGTGGAAAGAAGGAAGGAAGATTCGCTCTTGGGAGGATTCCTACGCCTAGAGAAATAGTTGCATTGCTTAATGAGCATGTAATAGGACAGGATGATGTAAAGAAGACTCTTGCAACTGCCGTGTACAACCATTATAGTAGATTGCGGAGCAGGAAGAGCATCTATGAGGATGACCTAAAGGATGTACAGGTAGAGAAATCAAATATTGTCATGATTGGGCCTACAGGATGCGGAAAGACTTTGCTCGCAAAGACAATCGCCAAGATTCTCAACGTGCCGTTTGCTATCGCAGATGCGACAACACTCACGGAAGCCGGATATGTCGGAGAGGATGTTGAAAACATTGTAAGGTATCTCTACAACAATGCGGATGGTGATGTGGAGAAAACACAAAACGGGATTATTTGGATTGACGAATGCTTTCCGGGTGATACAGAGGTGATGACTGAACATGGATTTAAGCAGTTTGACTCACTCTTGCCGACAGATAGAATCATTCAATGGAATGAAGATGGAACTATGTCGGTTGTGGATTCAGAACGAATTGTGAAGAAGCCTTATAGTGGGGATTTGTTAACAATACGACATCGGAATGGTGATATAATTCACACGTCAACACCTAATCATAATCGTGTTGTCATAGGGAGGGGAAAACACGGCGATAAATGGTATGTGAAGAAGATGGAGGCTATTAAAAGTCTTAATGGTGGCTACTTTGTTCCAGTTGTTGGGAAATATGATGGCCCAGGCTTTCCAATGTCAGATGCGGAGATTCAGTTCCATGTTGCATTTGCGGCGGATGGAAGTATCAAAAATGGCAAGTATGGATATATGAGTTTCAAGAAAGACAGAAAAAAAGAACGACTTGATGATATTCTTTCTCGACTTCCAAATCTAAAGTTTTCATATCGGTTTGATGCAAGGCGGAACTACCATAGTTACTACTTCGGAGACATTTCGAAAATGTCGTTTGTCAATGGGGAGAATAAAAAGTCTTTAGTTATAGACGGATTTATTCATGCGACACTTGAGCAGAAGAAGTTATTCATTAATGAACTCCGTTATTGGGATGGACAGATAACATACGGTAGAAAAAACCCTTCTAATTCTATCTTTTTCACATCTTCTAAAAAAGAAGAGATAGACTTCGTTCAGACTATAAGTCACCTTTGTGGTTTTTACTGCACATACTTTGAGCGAAAAAAGAAAGGTTATGCCAATAGCTATGCTTGTGTATGCCGAGAAAAATCTTATCAAACCCAGCAACACACAACAGTGCAGAAAGAGAATTTCATCGGTGAGGTATACTGTGTGACAGTTCCGAGCCACATGATAATGATTCGACAGGAAGGGCGAGTTTGTATTACGGGTAATTGCGACAAGATTGCGAGCAAGACGCAGAATGTGTCTATTACGAGGGATGTAAGCGGGGAGGGAGTGCAGCAGGCATTGCTTAAGATTATAGAGGGAACTACGTGCCGATTCCCTCCTAATGGAGGTCGCAAGCACCCAGACCAGCCGCTTGTGGAAATTGATACTAGCAACATACTCTTTATCTGTGGGGGGGCTTTTGTTGGGCTTGACAAGATAGTGGAAAAGCGAGTCAAGAGTGAGAATGGGTCTAGCATAATCGGGTTTGGAGGAGATGCGACAAAGGAGAAGAGGAACCTTTCGCATAGGGTGAGGCCGGAGGATCTTGTGGAGTTCGGATTGATTCCTGAGTTCGTTGGAAGACTTCCAATCATAGCGGAAATGAGGGAACTTACTGAGGATGAACTTGTCAAGGTGCTCAAGGAGCCGAAGAACAGCATTACCAAGCAGTATCGGAAACTGTTGCGCCAGAGCGGAATATCGTTAGAGTATGAGGATGCGGCATTGAGGTGTCTGGCAAAGAGGGCAATTGAACGTAAGACTGGGGCTAGAGGTCTTAGGGCGGAAATGGAAGAGGTCATGAAGGAGATTATGTTCGAAGCACCAGACAATAGGGAGCAGGGGAAGGTTATTGTCATTACGGAAGAGATGGTGAGGAATGCTGCATAGCGGAGCAACAAAGCAGTATACGAGGCGTCTTAACAGCAATGGAGGAGATGTTGCCCCGACCATATGCACTACGATATGCAAAGGCACTCAGCGGCAGTTGGACAATGCAGGATGTTATGTGTTAGACTTCTATAGGGAAAAACCTTCTAAGGTTCTATCCCCTCTTGAAAGCCTCGATCAAAGTGTGGTACAATGTATGACATCAAACCAAGAAACAAGGACAATAGAATAAGGAGACAGCAATGGGAGTAAATCCAGACGGAACTCATAGTTTTCACGACCTAGACGATACATGGTATCGGTATCTAAAGGCAGACAGGAAAGAGCGCAAGCAGATGTGCGAAGAAGCATTGGCTATAGAAGGAATAGTATATTTCTTTGGATTAGTAGTGGTGCTAGTCGGAGCCATATATGCATTATGTAAGGGGTGGATTTGATGCCGAAAGAAAAACAAAAGTTTCATGGGTTTGAGTCTCCATTGGAAGCATTGAACCATTATTACAAGCACCAGTTGAATGGGCGACATACTGACTGCTTTGAGTTTAGGCAGGAAAGAGCCTTGTTGGAATGGCTATTTGCGAGAGACTTGGATAGGAGTGAAAATGCCTAGATTTATCAGAGTAACAAAAGACAATCGGAACAAAGACCGTGGATTCATCGCAGTAGATGCGATATGCGCAGTGTTCGAGAACCAAGATTCACACAATACGGAAATCATGACGATGGATGGTTTCTGGTATGAGGTTGTAGATGGGGTGGAAAAGGTCTATGCTGATGTGACAGGGGTAGACAAACCTAAAGAAGGAGAAGAGAAAGAGAACCCGACCCCAGAAGTAGAAGGAGAAAAGCCTGACAAGTTCCAATTTGCGAAGCACCGGAGATTTGTCGCTCCAGCAGTCTCGGAAGATGCTTCTCCAAAGAGCCATGAGGAGTCTCGGGTTTTCAAAAGACGGAACTTCTCATATCCGAAGAAAGGGTATGGGCAGAAGAAGTATGGCAACGGAAGGGTTTCTCGCACTAGGGATTTTCCCTCGGGTGAGGGAGAAGGGCAGCATGGTTCTAAGTTGAGGGCGGTGGATTTCACCCCGCCAGATACCGAGGGACTGTGATGCTCGCCGCCGCCACTCCCGAACAATCCGCACAACGGGTTGTTTCATTGTAGGTTAATGGGGTGGCGGCGGCAGTTTTTCAATGAGGTTAAAATGAGACTTTGGCCATTAGCGATTTTAGACCAGTTGCCAAGGCAGCAGTTGCTTGGGCAGCATCGTGAGTGCTGTGCATTGCGTGGACAGGGATGGGGGCGAAAGCATAGTACGGTAGATTATGTTTTCCTACATCACCCTTACTTCCTCGTTAGATACCATGAGAAAGTAATGTATGAGATGGAGCGAAGAGGGTATGCGGTGAGGGATGAGGACTGGTGGAATAGGTTTTATAGGGGAAAATCACTTGGGTATGCGGAAGGGATGAAATTCAAGGGATGGTATGGGATAATAATCTATCCTAATCCTTTCGAGGAACGGATATACCCGGAACACGATGAGAAGTATCTCGATGAGTGTATCGCCAATCTTGCGGTAAAGGGAGTTAAGATAGATAGGAACATGGCTTTGAAAAGGATGAAAGGTGCTTGTCAATGAGTCTTTATCATGTAACTCCTAAAGAAAATGTGGAATCTATTTTGAAATCAGGATTACTGCGTTGCCATGGAGACCACAAGTCTGCATTTGTTTTTTTGTCTGAAAAGCGTGATAGTTGGTTTGTAGATGGGCTTGTGCTTCTTGAGGTTAACATAGAAGGATTGAATTGTAGAGTTACTTTGCCATGCATAGATAACACGGATGAGGTTTGTGTATGGGGGGACATTCCTCCAAATAGAATAAAGGTGGTAGCATGACACGAGATGAGAGGCATAGATGGCTTTTCGCCCACAAAGACGGGAAGAAGATTACCTTCACTCAGGGAGGGATGCCTTTCCGCATACTGAAGGATGGAGCTCGGTTTGGGGGTGTCGTACACATTGGAGATACTAAGTGTAGGATTCGGATTTTGAGGAATCAGAAAGCAGAGAGAGGAAAGAGGAATGAAGTCAGGTTCCCTGATGTTGAATGGAAATGCCTTGAAGATGGTGTGGGGGATGGACTTTGGACAAACGAAGTCGAAGACTGTGATAGTACCCTTGTTGGATACATGGAAATCACTGGGAATTGGAAAGAGGGGACTGGGAGATGTATCTTCCACCCAGTTGGAGAGAAGGAGGAAAGCGATAGATTGGGTAAAACACGTACATGAGATTAAAGAAATGACACGGGACTATTACAACCTTTGCGAAGCATCACGGCAAACAGAAAATCGTTTTGATGGATTTGGCATAAAGTAGGATGAGTGTCAGACAATCCAGTATAATGTGTTGCATGATGTTTTCTCTAGCAATGGATTTGCAAGGGATGTAGACAGTTATGACGATGGAGAACGACACATTCCTCAAAAAGAGCGATAGTGACTATGCCTGACTATAGAGGGATTGCTGTCGTATGTAGTTGGTAATAAAGTGTCAAGAAAAGTCAAAGGAAAACACAATGAATGCTTTATGGAATAGGTTTGATTATATCGGTCTTGTCTGTTATACTGGGTATACGGATAGATTTCGCGAGCTAAAGCCGGAACTAGAAAGAGTTGGCCTATTGGGTAAGGTTAAACTACATTGGGATTTCCCCTCAGTATATAGGGATAAATTATTCAATGCCGTAGGCAAGAGTAGTTATAATGCCAAAGGTGGTTCTTTTTATATGGGGGTAAACCATTACAATATCATCAAGACCGCACAACAGCTAGGATGTAATTCCGTCCTTGTAATGGAAGATGACATTAGGTTTTTGACCGATTTGAATCTACTTAAAAAGATTGTTGAGACGATTCCGGAAGATTATGACATCGCCCTTTTCGACAGAAGCAAGCCTGGTGATGAAAGCATAGATGAGTTCGTATCTGATGTGCAAAATCGGATGGTGAGTACATATTGGAGAGAATACGATAAGGCATCTTCTTGTGGGATGTATGCGCTATCAAAAAAAGGAATGGATAGGTATCTAACTATCCTTGAAAAAGAGGTAAATAGAGGAGCGATTCGGAACTCTGATTTCTATTTCAAGAGGAAATGGAATGGAGAGACTTATTGGGATGATAGCTCTCGCCTTTACTTTGCTTTCCCTAATATAGCAGTGCAGGTTGTCGCAGGAAAGCATGGGGCTCACTGTGATATGAGTTCTTACTGGGAGCGGAATGAATTGTGCGGGCTTAAACAAGAGGACTATAACATGAAACCAGTAGTGACAAAAGGGTCGTTCTTAAAGGATCTTTATAAGGCTGCGGATAGAGAAGTGAACGAAAAAGCAGTGCTAACCACGGAAAGCAATGGCATAGGGTTCTGTAAGTGTGGTCTAAACAAGATCATACCATCTGTTTTTAGGCGGATGGATATTAAAGATACATATAATGCAGGCAAGTACGACTGGTGTTTTATCTGGGGAAACGGGAATACACAAAAAAACACGGATTCATTGACAATTGCATATCGTGACGAAGCTCCGATAGTTTTATGCGAAGACGGTTTCATTAGAAGCTATGATACATTTGTGAATGGAGGTATTGCATGGAAGTACCGACAGAGTCATTCTCTACTATTCGATACAAGAGCATATTATTTCGATGCCACAAGGATTAGTACGATAGAACTTATGCTAAATGATAAAAATCTAAAATGTACCGAAGAGCAGAAAAGCGAAGCCAAGCGATTGATTGAGAAAATAGTAACGAACAAAATATCCAAATACAATCATCAGGAAATTTTTGTGCCAAGAATAGGGCGAAATGGTGTTAGAAAAGTTCTTGTAGTAGATCAGTCATACGGAGATTTCTCAATAAAGAGAGGTCTCGCTGATGATTCAACATTTGACAAAATGTTGCAAGCCGCCGTAGAAGAGAATCCTGATGCAGATGTTCTAGTGAAAACACACCCGGACACTATGGCAGGGAAAAAGGCAGAAAAAAAAGGGTACTATCAAGATTTGGTAGAGCATGATAATATCTACAAGGTAACTTTTCCGATAAATCCATACTCTCTGCTTGAAGTGTGTGACAAGGTTTATGTGTGTTCTTCGCAGTTCGGGGTTGAGGCCCTTATGGCAGGGAAGGAAGTCCATGTGTTTGGTATGCCGTTTTATGCTGGATGGGGTCTTACGATAGATGCCCAGCATTTGGAGCGGAGAACGAACAAGCGAACACTTGAAGAACTCTTCTACATATTCTACTGTATGTATACACATTGGTTTGACCCTGAAAAAGGATGTGAGACAACGATAGATGCCGTCATTGATAAGATGATAAGACTACGAACTGAATACAAGAGTAGGAAAGTGGCAGCTATGATGTCATGCGAAGATGATGGTTTTGGGTATAGGGCCCCTTCAAATAATGTTAGGACACCGTTTGCACCCCAAATATCTACAAGAACAAAACTAGTTGTTCTTCCAAGAATTTAGATGATTTAACACTAGGATAAAGTTGAAGAATTGGCATTTAGTAGGTAAGATTCCGCCCCGATATATGAAAAGAGAGGTGGGTTATGAAGAAACTACTTGGATGCCTATGGCTCGCAATGCTCTTATGCTGGATAGCAGGAATCCCTATCATTAGCACTGCATATGCGACGGATGCGGATGAAGAAGATGCCTCTTCTACCGTAGTTGCCATCGACATATACTCATTTTGTCTCAACCTTAAGGTTCCGCAGGTGCTCGACAATACAAAGTCATTAGGATACAGGAAGTATCAAACACAACGGATAAAGGGAGATATGTATATCAAGTGGCTGGACGATGGATCATTTGCGATAGAGTTCGGAAACTTGAAAAACAGTAGGTTTAAGGTTAATGGAGCTTATGTAACCTATAAGGGATATGAAGATTCAGATGTAGTATATACCAGGTACAATTACATAGGGAGCAACAAAACAGAGGCTTTCAGGACGCCGTGCCTTTGCTTTTATCTTGAACTAGAACCTTCATATGCAAAAGGTGGTAATACTGAGGATAACTCTTTCTATGTTCTTTTGGCAGGTACTGGTAGTTCATCGTTCAAAAGAACGTATGGAAGTAGGATAGCCACTAGGTTTCATGGGTATGCGGCGGGGACGCAAGGGTGTGGATGCGCAGCATATTCTCACAAGTCTCCAACTCGGAATGCTACGATAGTAGGACCTATGGATGGGGTTAGTGATGTTGTAGCCACATATGGCACATGGAGTGCAACGTGGAAGAGAAGGATGATGTGTGGTGGACTGTCAGTGCTGCGATAGAATGTGCTGCGATGAAGAAGTGCCAGAGGCGGTAGCACAGGATGCTTCCGTCTCTGGCATGAAATATCCTTTGTCAGAGACGCTACGGAAAAGGATACGTAGAACGAAGTCCCTCATTGAGTATGTTCCTAGGGAGAGAGCAAGGAAGATAATTGCAGAAGGTGTGTCTCTCATTAAGACGATACCGACAGAAGAGGATCATCGTCGCATAGCGATGTATATTATGCGGGTATTCGATGGAAGGGCAACCAGAGATAGCCTAATCGCTTATCTAATGCGCATTGGGGGTGTGGACTATGCAAGAGCGCAGATGATAGCCGATGACCAGTTGAATAAGGCTTCTGAAAGGTTTCTAGTGGAGAAATGGAGAGGGCAGGGATGCGAACTAGTGAAGTGGGTGCATAAGGGAGAGACAAATCCAAGGGTGTATCATCTACGGAAGTGGAATGGAGTTAGTGGGAAGAGGAATGGACGACCAAATGGGTTGAACGGATATATATTCCAGATTGACAGACCTCCAATAATAGACCTCAAGACAAAAGAGAGAGGATACCCTGGGCAGATGATCAACTGCAAGTGTCGGCTAGAACCGATTTGGGTCAAAAAAAACAACTAGGTTTTCTCTATACCCTCTTTACAGCCTAAATAAAAACAGGGTATAATATGCGCCGTGAAAAACAAGGCGAAATTAAAGAACCTAATGGCATTTCTTGATTAGTAAAACTATGTCAAGGAGATACCGATATGGGAGTTTTTAGCGACAATTTCTATAGTTGGCTCGACAAGGAGCATGAGGCAGAAAAGGCTGCGATGGATGCTAGTCCAAACGGGTACAAGCACCCAGACGGCTCTCCATGTCGTGCGAAGTCTATTGATACATGTCCTTATTACTAGAAAGAACAGCACGAGGCAGTGAAGGTTGATGCATTAGACCCAGTTGCTAATGTCCAATTAAAGTCTACTTCACAAGAGTACAATGGTATAAAGAAAGGTGCAGACCCTGAGAGCCAGAATGTGAAAGCCGTTCGTCTTGACGAACTTACGACAATGAAGCCTGGTTCTACTAAAAGCAAGTACAGAGAACTTAGAAATGCCGCATTCGCAGCGCTTATGAAGAAGAAAAAAGCGGGTGAGAATGTAAATGGCACTTACCCACTAGACGACCCAGAGCATAAGGTGACACACAAGGACAAGGATGGGAAGGATGTCCCTGGTTTCGCAGACGGATGGCAGGTTTCGTTTCAGACTACTAACGGAGAGGGTTTTAACAAACGATCGAAAGATGGCAGGTTCGTATCGGATGAGGATTACGATAGGATTGTAGACGAACTTGCTGAAGAGACTCATTCAAAGCCGTATCTCGGTGTCTTCGGTGATATACCAGAGATTTCTTTTAGATGCAAGACATACAAGCAGGCAATGGAGATTGCTAAGAGGTTTAACCAAGTGTCCATTGCAAACAATGCAAGGATAGCACAAGACATCTGGGATGGGTGGACATTCCCAACTAACCACGACTACGATTGGCGCGGAAACCAGACTTTTGTAATGAAATAAAGAAAGGATAACAATGAGCAACGAAAAGAAAACAAAGGCACAGTTCCAAGTTTTCCAGAAGGGGCTTGACTACTTTCTGGATAATGAGTTCTGGGCTGACTTGTACAATAGCGCACCAGATGGAGCGAAGGGGTGGCTAGAAAGCGAATTCGATGCCTCTATGCGCTTAGAGAACGGAGAGGAACCACCAAAGGGAGAAGATCCCAATATGGAGAAGGTGCGTGAGAAGATGAAGAAGTCTGATTGGGAATGGCTCATCAAGTTTGATTGTCGTCACCCGAAGCAGAAGGAATATTTCAAGAGGATGGCAGAGAAGGCATCTGACTAGAGACTATATCTTTCTGGATGAATAGCAAGACTGACTTGTTTCTGACATTGGCGGAATGAAAAATTCCGCCATTTTCTTTTTACCCCCCATTTACAGCCACCTGAATAGTGTGGTAAAATATGTGCCGTTCCGAAAACAAGGACAACAACTAACAAAGGACAAAGCATTATGGAAGAGCAGAAAGTAATGAAGGTGAAGCATTTCACCATGCAGAACGTCAAGGGGGTCAACCTCTTCGACTATGAGTTCCCGCTTTCAGGAGTGACAACTCTCGGCGGAAAGAACAATCAGGGCAAGACATCAATCATCAACGGTATGCAGTATACCGCCGGTGGTGAGGCATATCGCCCGACAAACTACCACAAGGACGGCACAGAAGCGGAGTCGTTCCTTCGCATGGTGTTCTCGAATGGAATCATTGCACAGAGGGTGGGTGATTCCGCTGACCTCAAGGTGTACGATGAAACAGGCAAGCTCTCTCGGCAGCGCCTGCTCGACCAGTTCATCACGAAGTTCGCCCTTGACCTCCCTAAGTTCCTCAATGGTTCGGACAAGGATAGGGCGGAGATCCTTCTTAAGGCCCTTCACATAGAGGATAAGGTGGAGGCGCTTGATGCGGCTATTCAGTCCGAATACGAGGAGCGCACAATCATAGGGCGAATCCGCGACCAGAAGCGAAAGGCAGGAAAGGAAATGCCTTTCCATGAGGGCGTGCCGGAAGAGGAACTTTCTCCTTCCGATATCCTTGCGAGGATGCAGGAGGTTAATGTTCGTAATGCCAAGATTCAGGCGGCGAAGCAGGAACTTGACAAGAACAATGCAGACCTTGTTCGTCTGGTAGAGGCTGGCGAGCGCATCGAGGCTGCTCTTGTGAAGGTGGATGGGGAGACCGTATCTCTTTGTGAGAAGGTTGATGCAGATTGCAAGACGAAGGTTGCCTCTATTGAGGAGCAGATTCGCAAGTTGCAGGAGAGCATCAAGGCGGCACAGGAGTTCGCCGTAACACACAAGGCACAAATTCGCAAGTCTGCGGAGGAGAACAAGAAGGCTCTCGCAGGGCAGAAGACGGAGAACGACAAGGCAGTTGATGCTCTTACGGAGAAGATTGCCTCCGCAGAAATGCAGGACTTCACTTTGGAGGACACGACTTCCTTCCAGCGCGAAATCGACGAGGTAGAGAACACGAACATCAAGGTGCGTGAGAACATCGCCCGTGCGAAGGTTTTGAAGGAAGCCGACGAGCAGGCTCTTAAGTACGACGAGAAGACAGCGGTTATCGAAGACCTTCGCAAGCAGAAGGATGCACTCCTGCAGGGGGCTGGACTTCCGTACCCCGGACTGTCTGTCGAGAACAAGGTTGTCACCTTGAACGGCAAGGCTTGGGACTGTATGAGCGAGTCTATGAAGATTCGTGTTGGTTGCGCCATCGTGATGCGCATCAATCCGTCCTGCAAGTTCATGTTCGTGGACAAGTTGGAGCAGTTGGATTCAGAATCTCTTGCGGAACTCAACCAGTTTGCAATTGACCACGACATTCAGATTATCGGCACGAGGGTTACTACAAATCCTGACGATTGCACAATCATCATTAAGAATGGGTATATTGAGGGCATGGAGAACCACATGGCGGAGATTCCTAAGATTGTTCGCCGTAGCAAGGGGAAGAAGTCCGAAGATGCCGAGGTTATTGTAGATGCGGGGATCGTACCACCTGCAGCCGAAGCAAAGGATAGCCCAGTGATTGAGGCGGCCTATGCGGGAACTGAAACGGATGCCATGAAGCGTGCAAAGGAACTCCTTGCCCGTAAGCGGAAGCAGATTATCGAAAGCACCAATTCCACGGTGGAGGGCTAATGCCCTCCACTAATGAGGAGACTGAGAAATGAATGAAAAGCATGATAGTCTCGGTGAAAGGCTAAAATCATATGAGTTCTTGTCTACTTCTCGCCAGTTGATGCCGAACTGCCCAGTCTATGCGAGGATAGACGGGAGGGCTTTCCACACGCTTTGCAAGGGGCTAAAGAAGCCGTATAGCATGGCTTTCATTGATACGATGCAGGAAGTATGCAAGTACCTTGTAGACGAAACAGGAGCGGTTCTAGGCTATGTCCAGAGCGATGAGATAAGCCTTGGGTGGATTGACTATTCTAAGGCACCGTTCGAGGGACGAATCCAGAAGTTGGAATCTGTACTAGCATCAATTGCAAGTGCTAAGTTCGTGCAGTATGTAGAGGCTAGCAAGTCTAGCGGTCTTCATGTGAACGATGGAGTGAATAAGTTGTGGGATAGATGCAATATGCACCTCCCATCGTTTGACTGTCGAGTATTCAACCTTCCGTCTATGGTAGAACTTGCAAATGCTTTCATTTGGCGTGAGAACGATGCCATAAAGAACAGTATCACCGGAATGGCTCTTTACTTCTTCTCTCATAAGCAGATTCAAAACAAGAGCGGTGCTGAGAAGATTGCCATGATGAAGACATTGGGATTTGACTTTTATAGAGATACTCCATCTTCGTTTTTGAGGGGTACTTTCTTTCATCGGGAGAACTATCTAAAGGTTCTTTCAGAAGAGGAGGTCAATCGGATTCCAGAGAGACAGAGGGATAAACTCCAGAAGAAAGTTCTTGAAGACGGCAAAGTTGAATACTCATGCATTCGTTCCCATGTGGATGTTGTTGACTTGCCATATAGACTTACTGACACTGCGGATTTGGTGAATGTCCTGTTTAACAATGGGATGCCAATGCCGAACAAGGACAATCCGACATTCTGCTTGAAGTGGAAGGTGTGACATGAAAGAAACTGTTGAATTGTGTGGGCAAGGATTAAAGCCCAAAGAGGAAAAGATATTTATATCTGGCCCTATGACTGGGTATCCTGATTTTAACTTTCCTTTGTTTAATGCAGTGTCCAAAACACTTATACAAAAAGGATTTGATGTTGTAAATCCGGTTAATATCTGTCGGAAGTACAATCAAGAAAAAGTGCTTTCTGACAAGGATGTATTCACTGCGATGATAGATGAGCAGCAAAAAGAGGAAAGGAAATGTACAGTGTTACTCCTTCTACCTGGGTGGGAGGATTCTGTCGGGGTTCGTCTGGAGTTGCAGACGGCTATTGAGTTGAAGATGAAGATTATCCAGTGGAGGAACTAAAGATGTTGTGGGCAAAGAAGGAAGACAACTGGCGAGTGCCGGTGAAGTGTTGGGCAAGCAACCTTGAAGAAGGTGCTATGCAGCAGGGAATAAACATGGCGAATATGCCATGTGTGTTCCACCATGTTGCGATGATGCCAGATGCTCATCAAGGTATGGGAGTTTGCATTGGAGGTGTGTTGGCATTGAAGAATGCGATTTGCCCTAATGCAATAGGGGTTGACATTGGATGCGGCATGATTGCAGTCAAGACGAATGTACCTGCAGATGCCTTGTCCGAAATGTCAATTCGCAGGTCTTGGCAGACAAAGACTAAGGCTCGTATCCCTGTTGGGGAAGGGAATCATCATCGAGAGAATCAGCCTTGGGAAAAGTTTGAGTGGTATATGGACCAGCACTCCATTACATCTTTGCCGTGGCCTAATGAGATGGACAGGAAGAATCTCCACACTCTAGGTGGAGGCAATCACTTCTGTGAATTACAGAAGGACGATGATGGCAATGTCTGGATTATGATTCACTCTGGTTCTAGGAATCTTGGGCATAGGATCGCTACATACTATCACAACATTGCAAAGGAATCATGTAAGCGCTGGTTTGTCAATCTTCCAGACGATGATTTAGCTTTCCTTCCAGTAGAAGAGAAGATTGGAATGGACTATCTTTTCGACATGAACTTCGCATTGGAGTATGCACAGGAGAATCGACGTGGAATGATGAATGCGGCATTCGAGTCACTAGTGGAGGTTTGTGATAGCCTTGGTGTTCCTTGTACCGAAGTCTGGAGGTATGACATTCACCACAACTATGCTGCGCTAGAGAGCCACTTTGGAGAGAATGTGTATGTTCATCGGAAGGGTGCAACTTCTGCGAAGAAGGGCGAGACTGGAATCATTCCGGGGTCGATGGGGACACACTCTTATATCGTTGAGGGGTTAGGTAATCCAGAATCTTTTATGTCGTGCTCTCATGGTGCTGGGCGTAAGATGAGCCGAACTGCAGCAAGTGAACGGCTAACAAAGGAAGAGTGCGATAAGGCAATGGAAGGCATTGTCTGTGACAGATGGAGTACAATGCGCCGTGGCAAGTCTGCTGGCAAGTTGGACTTGTCTGAGGCTCCTGGTGCATACAAGGACATTGAAGAGGTGATAGCGAATGAGGCTGACTTGGTTAAGCCCATTGTCCGCCTTACTCCGCTTGCCGTTCTGAAGGGATAACTACATGGAAGAAGTTATCGGCAAACTGCCTGCTCAGTCATTGTTCCTAGTCTGTCTGCTTCTGCATTTCATTGCAGATTTCAACCTGCAGGGAATGCTTGGCAACTTAAAGCAGAAGAAGTGGTGGAAGGAAAATTATCCGTCTCCGTTGTATAAATACGACTATATAACGAGCGGGATAATCCATGCGGTTTACTGGGGCATTCTCACATTTCTCCCTTTTGTACTTAAACCTTGGTTCTGCTATGTGGTGCTTATTAATGGCTTGATACACTACACCATCGACCATTTCAAGGCCAATCGGCTCTCAATTAGTTTGATGGCAGACCAGATGCTACACATGGTCCAGATTGGAGTAACGGTCCATGGCATAGTGATATTGACATAGGTCAAAAGAAAGTAAGAAGATGACAGCAGTAGAAATTCAGTACAAGGTAGAGCAGGCGAAGGAGGCACTAGACAAGTGCTTCGAATACCTTGGAGAAGACAAGCCGAACTTCATTGAGGCGGACTACTGGCTTACCAATGCTCTTGCTGAATTGAATGAAGCTAGGAAACCTCTTTCAGACCTAGCCGATGCGGAAGAGAAGGTATTGGGAGAAAGAGAAATGGCGAAAGGATATGAGATAATCCCATGAATGGCATTCCGAAATACACCGGTCTTGCTGAATTTGCAAGAGGGGTACAGAGACTAGCAGAGATGTACGGAAACGTACCTGTGTTCCTTGAAGTCAACGGCATGGTTGCACCTTTTGGAATAGCCGTTCAAGAAGGCACTCTACTTGGAGGAGACTCTATCACCTTCTGCGGCGGCTATTCAAAACCTAGAGAAGCATTCACCAAAGGAGCAGTAACAGAATGATTGAGTGGGCAGACTTGTCAACTGGCGACATTATAAAGTGGATGCCTTTTGTTAATGGCAAACAGATGACAATTTGCATTTTGCTTATGTCAAAATACAAAGAAGATGACATTTTTGGAACTATTGTTTTGGATGGTTTTTTTCGCGGGTATGATGCTAACCTAATGTATAGGCATCTATTAACACCTACAGGAGACAATTCTGGAACAACTACAATGTCTCGTCATCAATATGAAAAGTATAAATCTATCATTTCGTTCATAGATGAGACCGATGCACAAAGAATCAAGGAATACTTAGATGGTTTTGCGAATGATTATTATGCTTTATACTTAAAGGAGAAGTCTTGGACTAATCAAATGTCGGATAAAGTCAATCAGTTTGTAAACAAAAAGGTGAAAGGAAAGTAACCATATGATTAAGGAATTCAAGACACGGACAGGAGCTATCTTCTGCGACACGGATCGATTACTGGAATGGCTCTATGTGGGAGACTACGGGAAAGAGAACAACATCAAGGCTAACTTCCTCGGGCTCACAAAAGAGATTAACTCCGTTCCGCACCATGAAGTAGACCTCGAGGACAAGATGGTTGTAACGATTTCCACGCAGCGAGGATGCCAGATGAATTGCAGGTTCTGCGATTGCCCAAGGCTTTCTTTTATGCGCCATGAAGCATATAGAAATGGGTTTAATGCTACAAGAGAAGACCTTTGCTTTGAAGTAGAGCAAGCAATCAAGGCTAGTGGCTGCAAGCATACAAAGCGGTTCAACCTTCATCTTGCACGTATGGGAGAGCCAGCGCTAAATGCTGAAAATGTATTTACCTTCCTTATAAAAGACTTGAGGAGTTTGGTAAGAGGTAGCGATCTTAAAGCAGATGTTATCCACCCTGTATTTACAACAATGCTTCCTAAGTGTCTTGGGAAAGATGTACTATCGAAAGTATTGGAAGAGTTCTGTCAAATCAAAAATGCACTTTACGACGGTGAGGCTGGACTGCAATTGTCCATTAATTCTACCGATGACGAACAGAGGGATTATCTGTTCAATGGGATGTCTCTCCCTCTTAGTGAAATAGCAGAGATTGCGGCATATCTTCCGATGCCGAAGGGGAGGAAGTACACTTTGAACTTCCCTGTTGCCGCCGACACGATTCTTGATGCAGCCGTCCTTGACAACTTGTTCGAGAAGGACAAGTTTATCGTGAAGATAACTCCTATTCATGAGACTGTTACAGCGAACGACAACAACATCTCGACGCCAGGCGGATATGAAACATATAATGCATACAAGAGGTTTGAGCGTCCGCTGCTGGACAGAGGATGGGATGTCATAGTTTTCGTTCCGTCAAAGGAAGAGGATGAGGATAGGATTACTTGCGGCAATGCACTTTTGAGCTTGGATAAAAATCCTAACCTTCCATGGAAAGTATGGGGTGATTACGATGTCTGACAAACTAATACAATGGCCAAAGGCCGTATACTGGACGGATACGTTCAATCCAATAATCGGATGCCAGAAGATCTCTCCTGCCTGTCAGAACTGCTATGCAGAAGCATGGGCGGAAAGGTTCAACATCTCATTTTCTCCACATGCATCAAAGAAGAAGAATCCGCCAAAGAAAGGTATTTGCTTTTGTGGTAATGTGACAGATTTGTTTGGAGACTGGGTCTCAAGCCCCTCAAACATAATCAAGAGTGCAATCGACTGGCGGAGCGATGCCACATATCTTTGGCTTACGAAGAGGGTGCAGAACATGTGTGAAGCTCTTAATGAAGTAGAAGGGCTTACGACCTTCCAGCACTACTTCGGGTTTACTGCTGAAAATCAGGAGTGGTACGACAAGCGTATGTCAGTCATAAGAGAGTCGTTCCCATATTGGGCGAAACTTTGGATTTCCGTTGAGCCGATGCTTGGCCAGATAGATATGGGACTTCATAAGTCACAGGCTCTTCCGAAATTGGTCGTAGTTGGATGTGAGAGCGGAGCAAACCGACGCCCTTGCAGGATCGAATGGATCGAGAGTATCGTGAATCAATGCCGAGACGCTTCTGTACCAGTATTCGTGAAGCAGATTGTCTTGCCGTCTGGAAAGTTTACGAACAAGATAGAAGAGTTTCCAAAGAACTTGCAAATTAGACAGGTGCCATGGGCCAAGGAGGAACACTAATGGGAACGAAGAATATAGAAGAATGGCTGTTCGCAAAATCTGGGTGCCATATTATAGACTTTTGTCGCAAGTTCGGATACTATCCTCTTGCTCTTAAGATTATGGCGCTGGATGAAAACGACGAGAATAAGTCTAAAGCAATAATGGCGAAGGATGTTGAACTAAAAAACCACTATCTAAAGTGTGCTAAAGATCCTTATACTATAAGGAGAAAAGGGAAAAACCGTTCTTTTACACAATACTTCAAAGACGTGATATCAGGATGGGTTGTCGAAGATCTTGTGATAGAGATGCTTAAGGAACAGGGGATAGAAGTAGAACACAATGGTCACGATGCCCAGCGGAGAATAGAAATAGGAAATGATGTCACGCAGGAAGCAGACATTAGGATTAAGGTCGGGAAAGTTGTCAGGAAGGTTGAACTTACGAATGAGTGCAATTGCTTTCTTACAAAGCATGGATTCATAGAGAAAAGAGCACCAGCTCTAATTAGATTGTGGGATGAGAAAGGAATATGGATATATAGAGACCTAGCAAATGGGAAGTATGTCCTTGTAGACTTTGCAACAGAGCCTGTGAAACTTCATTTGCGGAGGCACAACAATGTACAAGCCGATTGGGCGAAAGATGTTCATAGGTATGTCCTAGCAGAGAATGGTAAGAAGGTGCGGGACGACAAGTTGCTAGCTGCTGAAATCATTTCTGTTGTTGGGTGTAGTATCGACGGGAGGGAGCAGCCTAAGATAGAAGAGATAGAAGACAAAGACTCACCACCGCAAGATTATGGAGTAGGTGGAAACAGGAGGAATGCAAAATCAAATGTAGAGACAGGGATAGCATATCCAGGTATCAGAGAAACCAGAAGAGAAGATATTAAATCTATTCAGAAGGAACGATATGCGGAAGGTGCATCTTTGGGGATGCTTGACAAGGCTATTCAGAAATCAAAAATGACAGTCGAAGAAGCGGCAAAAGTCAAGAAGCCAGAGAAGCAGAAAACGAAGGTTTCTCAATCACCAGCACCTCAACCACCTCCGCCACAGGAGCAGGAAGAAGAAGAACTACCAGCAGACTATGACTATGGGGATGGAGATTTTGTGTGATTATTTTTCTACCCCCTATTGAAACCCGAACGGCGATGTGATATACTATGCGCCGTAGCCCACACAAGGGAAACAAACTAACAAGGACAACAACAAAGAAAACAAGGAGAAAGACAATGATAGCAATGACAGAAACCGACAAGTGCTTCGCAATCAAGGGACTTGCGAGGGTGTTCAACACGGATGGAGTGCAGCGCACTTCGCTTGACCCTATGGAGGTACGTTCCGCTTTCGACTTCACGATTGGTAAGCGTCCATCTTATGATGCAGAAGGGCGCCCGATTCCCGGACACTTCCACCTCGTCCGTGAGGACAACAACGATTTCATTCCTTCGGCTGGAATCGGAAAGAAGTTTGAACCCGTCCAGCACATGGATGTGTTCGACTACATTACAAACAAAATTATGCCGCAGGTTCCCGAGATGTCACTTGAGACGGTTGGGACGATTCATGGCGGCGGAACCGGTCTCATCATGGCGCAGATTGGCGATGAGTACCACATCAATGGCGACAACTCTCCGAATACGATGCGTCTGATGTTCTCAAATCCCTGCAATGGTTATGGGTCGCTTATCATTGGCTTTACGAATGTTCGCCTTTGGTGCCAGAATCAGATTCCTGCCGCTATCCGTCAGGCAAAGGCAGATGGATTCTCTATCCGCCACACGAAGAATGCGAACCTCTATGTCGGCGATGCGCTCAAGGTTATCTATGCGAGCATTGAGAAAGCCCGTGAGATTCGCCGCAAGTCTGAGGGATTTGCAAAGGTGCGCATCAACTCGGAGTTTATTCGCAATGTCATGGATACCATCTATCCGTTCAAGGAGAATAGTAGTGAGGCTGGACATACCCGCACGGAGAATATCCGCGATGAGGTTATGAAGCAGTTTGAGAGTGGCGAGACGGCCCAGACAATTGAGGGAGACACCGCTTGGAAGCTCTTCAATGCTTTCACATACCCGATTTACAATCCGACAAGCACGAAGAAGTCGGTGGATGCGGCGGAAGTGGCCTATACTGGTGCTGTCGGAACTCGTGCACAGAAGGTTTCCAACATCTTCAATGTCATCTACAATGAGACGATGAGGATGGTGGCATAAGATTTACAACCCACAAGGAAGGATGAATAAAGATAATGCGAAACAACGAGGCAAGAGAGAATCCTCAAATTGAGATTTTCGAGGGGACTCTCGTTAGGCTTCACAAGAAGCTCAATGGAGTGGATTCACTGAATGCAGAGAAGGTTGCGGAGAAAACGGGAGATGCTGACGTCCTCAATCCTCCGATTGTAATCGACTTTGCTACCGTGACTTCAATTCAGAAGGACTACAAGCATGGAGGTACTGTGGTTATGGATGCCAAGACCGCATGTATAGTGATGGAGCCTCTGGATGAAGTTCTCGATGCTTGGTGTGAGGTGAAACGAAACCTCGACCGTATCCAAGAGTAACAAAAACAAACAACCAAAAAACAAGGACAAAGACAAACAATGAACAAGGAAGAAGAAAACTACAAGCCAGAAGCCGCACGGCAGTTCGCTAACCGCCACAATCGCTTCGAGAATGACATGTGTTCCGTTGAATACATCGTCACAACCAAGGCGATTGTGGATAGGCTTCTTGACGGAAACCTGCGCAACCGTAGGCTCAATGCTGGACACATGAAGAAACTGTCCATTGACATCAAGAACGGACGTTATGTGTTCAATGGGCAGCCCGTTATCCGAGACCAGAACGGATACCTTCGCGATGGGCAGCATCGGCTCATTGCAATCAAGGAGGCTGGCTATCCTGCGATTCCGCTGCTCCTCGTCACGCTTAAGGGCGATCAGTCGCACATTGAGCAGGCATACGATAGGATGGACATTAACAAGTCCCGTACCTATTCGCAGCGGCTGGAGCACAAGGGTATCGACCATGCCAAGACTATTGCGGCTCTTCGGAAGAAGATTACGTATATCAAGACGGCATTCAACACATTCCCGGTTGTGCCTGATTCGGTGTATGATGAGATTGGGCAGATGTATGCCTATGAAATTGAGGCAGTTGCTCCGCTCGTTAACAACGGGTTTACTGCTGACATGGGTGCTGCCGTGTGTCTCGTTGCAAAGGCTACTGGATGCCTGAAGGACTGCATTGAAATCGTCAAGAGCGCCAAGGCTGGGGAGATGCTGAAAATCTCAACCCCGGAGCATACGATGATGAAAATCATCAACAAGACGATTCGACTTAGGGCGAGCGAAGTCAAGAAGGCAGGGCGCAATTCCTACAATTTCGCAACGGTGGCGAATGCGCTTATTGCAGGCTTGCAGGGCAAGCACTATGTCTCTCCAGACCACGACTCGAACAAGGCTTGTCGCTGGATTCTCGACAAGGCTTTGGAGAACGAAGTCGCAATCCTTCCGAAGTCTATGAAGGATGCCTAATAACTGTCGCGCTATCCTCTTGAAGGGGGGAGGATGCGCAAATGCAAAACAAAAAAAACAAAGGAAACAAACAATGAGCACCCCTAATGGGCAGCATGTCAAGATTGCTGAAATATGTCCTCTCCTTCTGGAGACGATTAAGGCGGCAATAGAGAAGAACGTAAGCATCAGGAACGATGTGAACGATGTGGTCAATCGAAGGATTGAGCCAAAATCAATGAGTGAGAATCAGAAGATGCAGGATACTCTTCTGAATCGAGCAATGGAGTATGCACGTAGAATTTCAGATATCATTACTACCGAGAATCAGACGTGCAAGGAGGCATTCTTCTTCACGCAGGAAGAGATGGCTGGGAATCATAAGCCAGATAATATCACGAAGAATACTGCACTTCGGCACAAGGCCAAACCAGGTTCTCTTGTAGCCAAGGTCGGATATGACGAGTGTATTAAGCGGCTCAAGAAGGTAACTGCGAAGGACAAGAAAAATCGCATAGTTACTCGTGGTGCGGCTTGCAGGTGCTTCGGGTTTACGGGTTCTGAGCATCACTTTCTTGAAGTATGGGCTTCTCTTAGAGCTTATGGGACAAATGCTCCCTTAAAGACATACGGAATCCTTCGATTTGATGCAATCAACAAGGGCTACAAGTGGGATGAACTGATGGACTTCGCCAAGGAATACTACGACAACTATCATGTTGGTATGGTTAGAAAGATTCTCTATGGCAAAGGATTCTCGATCAAGCGCATCAAAGGCGAGCCTTACCTCAAGTCTGACGATTGATCCAAGGTCATTGCGAGACACAATGGAAACTAGGAAAATTAGTCAGGACGAAGTGGATTCCCTCCTTGTGAAAATCAAGGAGGGGATGTCTGGGTTTAAGTTGCCCTCCGACATGGTAGATGGCACACGGATAGTTATAATCCACCCAGAGTATTGGGAAATCTCTCTCCTTGTACCTTATAAGTCTGCAGTTGAAACAGTAAAGGGGTCTATTGCCCGCAAGGTGATAGAAACTATTCTATTCAACCAATGCGGAGCAAATCCGAGCGGGTGCGACTACTTTGGTAAGCAAACACAGAAACAGGCCTATGAATGGTACTTTAGGCACCCCAATATTCCGCAGGACGTGAATGATTTGATAGAGGCTGAAATAGAAGCAGAATTGGGCAATGAGATAGGGCTTGGTCTTCCTATCCCAAATAGGAGCAAGTCAAAGTCGGATACCGCCTTTATGACTATAAAGGATGAATTCTTTCGTGAGATCGAGAGCGGAAGGAAGACTACCGAATATCGTAATCTCAATCAGTATTACTGCGACAAGTTCTTCTCTTCTGGAGTTAGGAAGAGATATTTGAAACTCAATAGAGGATACTTGAGCGGTGATGAGAATCGAATGGTTTTTGAGATTGCGGGGATAAACCTAGTTAGTGAAGATGGCAGGGAGATTTCTGCGGTTGACAACAATGGGAAACCAATCTGCTCATATTCACAACTACCCAAGAAGTTCGCCCCGGTCGCATACGGCATAAAACTTGGGAAGAGAGTGGCATAACCACTTGAAAGGCACACGGAGGATATGGTAGAATAGATGGCGCTTGGAAAGGACACATACTGCCGTGGAATCGACGTATACAACCTCTGCGACACAGAGGAGACATCAGTTGCGGTTACGACCTATGTCGGACACTCAACTTCTACCGGACCGAAAGTGGCGATTCGCAAGAACCGCCCTTTCGACAATGATGTTATTGCGGTCGATATGGGCGGCGGTAAGTCATCTTCTAACTTCTCTGTCAACCTGTCTCCGACCGTTACTTGCACTCATGGCGGTGAACCTGTTATAGGAACGATAGATGCATCTATCTATCGGAAGAACTCAAATCAAGACAATTTCAAGTACATTATAAGAAAGCAAAAAAGGAATGAGCCAATGAAAAAGGCGACACCAGTGGAAATCATCAAAGATGCTATCGGAAACGGAAAGGACGTTGTAGGAATAATAAACCTTTCTGAAGCACTGCTCCGTATCATCGCAGAAGGGACGCTCTCAATTGAAGAGACTTTGGATGCTCTTGGTTATTTGAAGGAGTCTCTTACTAGAAATGATAGTGGAAGTGTGGAATCACCTGCCGAAGAAAGTGCCGTTTCCGAAGAACCCTCCAATGTGTGTGGGAGCGATGATGAGCAAGGTGAGGAAATTTGTGTAGTACGCCGCCTAACTCCTACTGAGACTTCAAGGCTGCAGGGATTCCCGGATGACTATACCAAAATAGACGGTTCGGAGACGGCAGACGCTCCACAGTTCAAGTCACATGGAAACTCTTGGGCAACTCCTTGTGCCAACTTTGTCTCAACCCGTATGGAAATGGAACTAAGGCGTCTCGGGCATGAGGGAACTATTCGGTATGCAACTTGCTGCTCTGGAATTGAGGCACATTCTATAGCCGTCCGTAATCTTGATTGGAGGGCGATTTTCTTCTCAGAAATTGAACCATTCCCTTGTAGGGTTCTCGAGAAGCATTATCCAAATGTGCCTAACCTTGGGGATATGACGCAGATTCATTTTGATGATGCAATTGGTGCAATCTCAAATGCACACAAGAAGGGAGAGGAGTATTCCTTGCCGTCATGCTTCAAGGAAGCCCCGATTCAGGAGTTGCCATTCAAGGTTGGAGATTTGGAAGTGTTTTCTGGCGGAACACCATGCCAATCCGTGTCGGTCGCTGGAAAACGTGAGGGAATGGCCGAAGGGTCGGGGACGAGGTCTTCCTTGGCATTTCATTTCCAAAGAATAATAGATGAGTTGCAGCCAAAGTTCCTCCTGTGGGAAAATGTTCCGGGCGCATTTAGTTCTAACGGTGGAGCGGACTTCATCTGGTTCGTGAATCGTTGTGCTGAGAGTGGATATGCGATGGCATGGAGAGTTCTTGATGCACAGTACACAATGACGGAGGAGTTCCCAAGGGCAGTTCCGCAGAGGCGTCGTAGAATCTGGCTTGTTGGCTATCGTGAAAACGACTGGAGGATACCTTCTCGTGTCGTGTTTGAATATGAAAAGGCACTAACAGGGAATCCACCAGAACGGATACCGGGGCTTGGATTCAAGGAACTCAATCCAGAAGCGGACGTAGAGGCTATTCGAGCGGCTAACAAGCATAAGGAGGATAAGAAGCAGGACGATGGCTTCCTCGACCTATTCGCTGCATCAGACAATGATAAGCCGAAGGCGAAGAAAGTGTCGCAAATGATACCTCTTGATGAGATGCCAGAAGATGCGGACTTCTCCAAATTGCCTATGGTGACGATATATGAGTTTGCCAAGAAGGTTGGTGAACCGGGGTACATAGGGCCTGTGTTTAGAACAGACAAGAAGACTGCGTTTTGTATGCTTACGGAAGATGAGCGTGAGGCTCTAGCGAACAGTGACAAAGAAGCGGTAAAGAAGTTCGATGAACTCAAGGCGAAAGAGGATGCTGGTGAACTTCAATGGGAAGGTGCGGAAAAGATTTCACCGCAGATATTGGAGAATATCGGGAATGCCGGTATCCTTTCCAACGGCAGGATTCTTACGATGAACTGTCACGAATGGACTAGTGGAATCCAGTTGTCTCCCAAGACATACAAGGCTTGGGAGGTAGTGATGCAATACAAGGATTGGCTCAAGGCTAACGATCTTCTTCCTAAAGCATACGATGAGACTGTTTGTGGATTGAGCGATGTCCTTGAAGAGAATCCGGATGAGAAGTACAACCTTTCGTGGAGGGCTTGCTTCGGGATACTCCGTAGAGCGGAGACGAGGGGCAAGGAACTTCCTAGAGCCTTGTATATTGCGCTTATCAGTACAATTCGCGAAAATGCCAGTATCGTCAAGTGGGTTGCGCTCAATGGAAAGGATACTAAGAAGAAGGAAACCGATCTTTCGGAGAAGGAAAGTGCGAGGGTATGCTTTGAGCGCTATATCTCGCAGGTTGCCAACTTCGACGATATTATTCCCATGCCACCGAAGCGCAAGAGCGAAGGGGAGAGCGATATCGACGATGACGATGACGAAGGGGATGATTTCGAGGTTGATGAGGATGGCAATCCGATACTACCCGAAGAAGACTTTGGAGAGCAGCAAGAACAACACTTCTCAATTGGGAAGGAACAAATGCCCGATCTCCCGAATGGCGTCATAAATGTCAGTGGGGGTGAGACGGCGGCAACGCTCATAGCAAGCGGTGATGCCGCCGTAGGCACAACGCAGGATTCTAATGTCATAGCCACCAAGAAGGAGGGGAAATTTCGTAAGGCGGAGGAAGCCAACTAGGTCGTTCAATTTCGAGTTGTTCGGGCATATGAATCAAGTATGCCTGAACCTCGGAAGGTGCAACACTGACGATATGATAGTCTATTAGGAGAATGTCATGGAAGAAGAATTGAGAGAAGAAGAACAAGATGAATTAGTTGTCAACAAGATTAGAGAAGACACTACTTTGACGTTTGGAGAGAATGGACGTCCGGAACCGCTCATAACCGTAAAGGACAACAAGGTCAACGTCAAGACACTGCAGGTGTCCATGAGCCGTAGGCATCGGGTTGTCATGTTCTTAGACCTATGGACTATTGCATGGGTTTCTGGGCTTACTGTAGGAATGTCTATGGCAACTACATTGTCGCATTATGTATGGATAATCGCTCCGATAGGTTTTCTAGTGCTACTTTGTGCTATAGGAAAGACCGTTGTGGATTTCCAGAACTGGATCTTCACGATGAATATGATGCAGGCGAAGATGGGGGATTGGTATATGGATGATGTTATTGGAATCTGCCAAGACTTCATAAATGCAGGTGCGAAGTTCGCTGCGGAGGAAGTCAAGAAAGCCGTGGAGGAGAAGACAGCAACGGAGGCTTCTGATGGCGAAGGAGAAGCCGCCAATCCGTAAGGTATATGCGATAGACTCTGACAAGATGAAGTTCAGGTACACGACAAAGGAAAGAGTTGGCGGTAATGGATTTGGCTTGTCCGACGAAGGTTGTATGTATACACTAAATACTATTGACCAGCACATGGTAGCAATCATCTATGGCAGAAGAAACCATAAAAAAGGAAGAGAGCAATAGTGTGTTCGTCAAGGTTGCTAGAGCCTGTGGAGTAGATGGTCTTAATGAGAGGTGGGCTGGCTGCGAAGTGTCACCAACCCTCAATGTTTTTGACAACATGGGCGATGTGAGGGCCGTTGTCCTAATAGCGAGGAGAAAGAAATGCTAGTGACAGGATATAATGCACATGAAGTTCCATCTGAGGACATCGCTAATGAGGTAGGTGACATAAATGCAACATGTTCTAGTATTTTGCACTTGAACCATATCACAGTGACGAACATACATATGGCAGAAAGAATGTATGAGAGGGTTAAGAGACTTTTGATGCAGAACTATCACTATGGGATAAGTATTTCTGACTATATAACTGCAAAAGGAGAACATCTATACCTAAAGGTTGACGGAGGAAAAACAAAGATTAAGATACAGAACAAGTATGGCGGATTGACGGCAAGACCTTGGTGGCTAACTGTTTCACCAATCGTAAATAGCGGGGACAGGTGTTTTAGGATATGAAAGAAATTGTGTCATATGGAATCAACACTCAGAATAGGTCTATGTACCCCTGCACAAAGGAGGTCGCGCAGACTGTGGCCGTATGCCATCAGGTTGCTACAATAGTCTTTGGTTTCAAGTACAAGCAGAGCGACAAGAGCGCAAAGCCTTGGAGCAAGGACATAGCACAAGCATTGTCTGCTGGATGCCACGATGCTTCTGTATGCATTGTTAGGGGGAAATCATAGACCATGAATGGGGAGCGCATATTTCTTGATGATCAGGGCGGTCAGGTGATGCAGGTTCTGTCAAATGATGTGTCGCCTACGATTATGCAGAATGCGGGGAAAGCACATGCTTTGATTGTGTGTGAGCCGAGAAAGAAGGTTAATGCTTTTGCACAGAACACTAGGGAAGAGGTTAGAATGCTAGGAGATGTTGCAGGATGCGTCTCCGCAGAACCTGGGACTCACCAGACAACGTACGTCTGCATAAATAAGAGGAGGAAGAGGTAGAATGGAAATCCCAAGACTAGTAATTCTGGATCTATATCGAAACTCTCTTTCAACTGTGGAGAAACTTTCTCGGGCACAAAGGGATAAGAAGGTTCATGCATGGGCGGTAAAAGCGCGTAAAGAAGTTGGGGATTTGATTATGCAGTGCGCATACGATGAGATGGAAGATGTCGATGAGGAGGATGCGGCTGCGAAGAAGAAAAAAGCGGATGAGGACTTCTACGGATGATTGACAAGGGCAAATACTCATTGCTTTTCCCTCTTGATTTTGCAGGTACACTATGTGCAAGGGACGGAATCAAGACAGGGCCTAGCACGCCAAATGGCGAAGATGCTTACGACCGCAAACTAGTTGTGATGAAGATGAAGCGGAAGAAGAGGAAGTTCTATAGCAACCACCAGACAACTTCCGACATTAGAGAGGTGGATGTAGCACCTTGTATGGGAGCTACACACAATCTTGGTCCGTCCAATAACAACCCTCTTGTAGTTACCTGCTTTTCTAGTCCACAAGACCATTGCGTTACTAGAGGGTTCATGGAGGAGTGTGCCCCAACGATAAATGCCGCTGCCGGGATGAGCGGCAACAATCGCCCATTCATCGTGAAGTCTTATGGTATGGATCCTGTGGCCTCTTATGACATGGCATTGGATAAGGAAGTTAGCAAGACGCTTACCTGCTCACATGGGAGAAATTGTGCAGGTGCTCTTACGATAAAAAAGATAAAGCCTAGCACTCCTATCGTACTAAACTTTCAAGGGAGCAAGGGGAATAATGTCGTTTCACAAGACGGCTCATGTCCGACAATAAACTCGATGCATGGTCATGATGTTCATGTTGTGTGTGTCCCCATCAATTCAATGGTTATAGGTAAATATGGCGGGAAAGGCGATAGGCAGACATTTGGCATAGGAGAAGATGGAGACCCTAGCCCTACACTGCAGGCGGCACATCATCATGCTGTTGCTATAAGTAGGAGAACCGCATGAACCTTCTTACAGACAAAGAGAGAGAAGAGGTAAGAAGACTAAAGGAAGGTTCTTACTATGGGCAAATAGGTATTACTATTCGCTTTGGAAATCACTTCTGGCATGAGTGTTCAGGTTCTCTCCTAGCGGGAGCTTGTGGGGGAGACAACCTTCCAACTTTGATTCAAGTGAAGAAGCGTAAGAAAATAGTAGAGAGCGAAATCATGAGGAAAAAAGCAACTTCTGTTCTCGATAGGTGCGGAAACAACTGGAAAAATGGGAAGTGCGGATGCGGAATCATGTTGAACGAAGAATCAACTCCGTGTCTTGCTACGATGTTCCAGCCATTTGTTCTTCTCACCAAGGGAAATCGCAAAGGAGAGTGAAATGCTACTAACCAAAATCATACCGCCAAGGGCAACTGAAATCAAGAATGCGGTCACCTGCTTTAACAGTTTCATTGAAGAGCCGCATACGAATATTGCCGAAAGATGTGAAATGTTCATCTATGGCGGAAGGGGGTGTTGCAAGTCCTCTATTGCCGCAGGGATGATGCTGAAAGGAATCAATGAACTCGATGCATGGGGAATCTGCATTCGCAAGCATGGGAGAGACTTGAAGGATTCATGCTTTGCCCAGTTGGAGTTTACTGCAAAACAACTTGGGATAGAGGATGAGCTTTGCCATAGTCTATCTAACCCTGTGCAGATAAACTATGGCTGCAGGGCGATACGGTTCTATGGGTTGGAGAACGGACTCGACTGGTTGCAGGAGAAGACTAAGGCTATCCCTGCTCGGATAATATGGATAGAGGAGGCGGATCAACTGGAATCTGAAGAGATGTACAAGGAACTTTTATGGGCATTGCCGCTTAGAGAGAACCCAATAATCATCAGCACCTTCAATCCGCCGCTCCGGAAGAGCCATTGGATAAACCAGTTTGTATCAATCAACAAGAAGAAAAGCCCATACAACGGAATGCACTTCTTCGAGCCGTGCTATATTGACATGGAGAGAGATATGCTCGGAGAAGATTTCTATAGAGAGGCAGATATGCTTAGAAGAGAAAATGGTTCTGCGTATTGCCATGAATATCTAGGGATACCGCAGGAGGAATAGTAGTTGAGTGACATCGTGCAATACGACCTCTTCGGGAATCCGATAGAGGATAAGCCCAAAAAGGACTGGAGTGGCGACACACATTCCGTGTTCGTAACTGTTGGAGCTTCCAACCATAGCAAGGGCGAACGGCAAAACGAAGACTTCTATGCTTCACACCCGGAGGCCGGCGAATGGCTAATGCGATTGGAGAAGTTCGATGGGCCGATATGGGAACCTTGTTGTGGGCAAGGGCACCTGTCGAAAGTTTTTGAATCGCATGGATATGATGTGAAGTCGACCGACCTTATTGATAGAGGATATGGGCAAGGAGGAGTAAACTTCCTATCACCTAGTATCACGGAATGGAATGGAGCTATCGTTACGAATCCTCCATTTGCATTTGCACAGGAGATTATAGAGAAAGCCCTATCCATAATTCCTGAAGGGCAGAAGGTTGCGATGTTCCTTCGTACGCTTTTCCTAGAAGGGCAGGCAAGGCGAAAACTATTTGATGCGAATCCGCCAAAGAGGGTATGGGTGACAAGCAAGCGGATCATCTGCGCGAAGAATGGAGACTTCGACAACAATACAGGCGGTGCGCAAAGTTACTCTTGGTTTATTTTCGAGAAGGGATACAAAGGGGACACGATACTTAAGTGGTTCAACTGAAAGGAAGATTCAAATGGTTAAACACATCTACATCTGCGACGTATGCGGGAAAGAGGGGCTAGGGAGAGACATACAGAAATTAAGTCCGTCTTTAGGATACCCTCCCGCAGCCCAAATTGACATCTGCCCAGATTGCCTTAAGGAAATAGATCAAGAAATCAAACAAGTGATAAGCAGATTGAGAATAGAAAACAAGATAAACATTGATGATTTATGAGATGAGGAGGAATAGAAAAATGGCTAACGACACTCACGGTGAGAGCGGAATCAAGTGGACTGGTTTTGACTTAGACGGAACTCTAGCCGAATATGATGGATGGCATGGGATTGATCACATCGGAAAGCCGATAAAGCCGATGTGCGATTTAATGAAGAAGATTCGTGAAGAGGGTACGAAGGTAAAGATTTTAACTGCTAGGGTAGCACCGCGAAAAGATGGCTCTAATGCAGAAGATGCTCGAAAGCATATAGAGAAGTGGTGTGAGAAGAATCTTGGATTCGTGCCAGAAATTACTCATGAGAAGGATTCGTTAATGGAGAAGCTATATGACGACAGAGTTGTACAGGTGATTCCAGATACTGGTATTACAATTGAAGAGGCGGCAAGGAAAGTCCTATGGGATAAGAAATCACCAGATGTGAAAGCATTAATGGACTATCTGACGGAATGAAAAACCTTCCTTTTATAGTGCAGACATGCGATGCGGGAAACCATAGGCGTAAAGACCGACCCAATGGTGGGATGTACATTGGAGAAGGGAAGGTTAGCTTAACCATAGCCGCAATGCAGCCACAGGAAACTCTAGTGGTGAGGATGCGGAAAAAGAAAACGATTTCGGATAGACTTCCACCTGCAAGTGTGGTATAATCAATGTCGCAAATGAGAAGCAAAGAAGGCAAAAGCAAAATGGGTGAAATCATAAGACACAAGTTCGACCTGAACGACAAGCCCGGATGGTTGAAAATTAGAACAGAACTAGCTAACCAAGGAAGACTTGGCGGTTCAGACATAGGAGCGGCCGTAGGTGATAACCCTTACAAGTCGCCTTATGCGCTCTGGTGTGAGATGGTTGGATTATATGAGCCAGAGGATATTTCCGACAAGGAGGCTATCAAGCAGGGGGTGATGTTTGAGGCGGCAGTTGCGGAACGATTTGCAAAAGAGTCGGGAATTGGAGTTGAGGAAGTACCTTACATCTTTACCAACACTGATGCACCGCATCTTTTCGCAACTCCAGACCGTCTTTGCCTTGATGGAGAATCTGGATTGGAGTGCAAGACGGCTAAAGAGATTGTAATGAAGAAGTTTCCAAGAGGAGACTTCCCGCAGCAGTATTTCGACCAGTGCTGCTGCTATCTCAAGGTGACTGAGCGCAAGCGGTGGTATATCGCAATCCTCATCTACGGAGTAGCCTTCAACATATACATGATGACTACCATCAAGGAAGAGGCAGATAGATTCAACTATCTAAAGACGAAAGTAGACGGCGGAGAAATCCTTACGCCAGAAGAGAGTGAGGAATGGCAGAAACAGAACTGGCTAGTTGCCGCATACTATATTGACAAGGAAGCACTCGATGCAGTAGAACTAGCGGCGGCAAACTTCATTCATAGGGTGAATGAGGGCAAGAAAGGCAACATGGAGGTCTGGCCCATAGAGGAAATCGACGGCTCGGAATCCACGGCAAGGGCACTCGCTTACTCTAATCCTAGGCCAAAGCCGTCTTCTGTCGTGACGTTTGACAGCGCAGAGATTTATGGTGTGCAGGACGATGGGAATGCGTTTGTAGATGCGAAAGGTGACGAAGTTTGCCGTCTCGTTGCGCAAAGGCTGGAGTACGACAACACAATCAAGATGCTCGAGACGGAGAAGGACGAATGCGACAACAAACTTGCTGCCATCATGAAAGATAAGGAGAAGTTTGTTGTTCCAGGTTGTTCCGTAACCTACAAGATGGTCTCTGGGAGAGAGACGGCGAGCGTCAAGGCGGTGAAGGCTTATTTTGAGGCGAAGGGCGAGAAGATTCCAGATGGGATGATTACGAAGAGTGATGATTATAGAGGAATTCGCTTCTATCCTTCCCGCAAGAAAGCATAGGATTTGTTTCAGTAAACAAAGAAAGACGAAAGGAAAAACAAAATGGCAATGGATACAAGTTCATTGAAAGCGGCCGCAAAGCCGACAACTGCTGTCGCGACGCAGACACAGCAGAAAGCCCTAACTCCAGCACAGCGAGTGAAGGGGATGCTAGAGAAGAGGATTGGAGAAATCGCCAATGCGCTTCCTAAAGGTTGGGACGAAAAGAGATTCGTCAGAATTGCACTGACTGCAATCTCCTCCAACCCGAAGCTCGCACAGGCATGTGCTCTGTCGCCAGCAACATTCCTCGGTTCCATGATGAATGCAGCCCAGTTGGGCCTAGAGCCTAACACTCCGATGGGCAAGGCATACCTTCTCCCCTACAACAACATCGACAAGAACACCGGGAAGAAAGTCCCGATGGTTCAGTTCCAGATTGGCTATCTGGGATATATCGACCTCGCATTCCGTTCTGGGAAAGTGAAGTCGATTACGGCGGAAGTCCGCTATGCAAAGGACTTCTGGGAGTATGAGAAGGGCATCAATGAGAAGTTGAAGCACATTCCTTATGACGAGGGTGACCCCGGCGAAGCGGTGGGCTATTATGCCGTAATCCACATGAAGGATACAATCAATCCAGACGGAAGCAAGACGGAAGGAGCGGTAATCACCGCATACATGCCTAAGTTTCGTGTCATAGAGCATGCGAAGAAGTTCTCAAAGTCTTACAACAAGAAGACTGGAACATTCTCAGGCCCTTGGGCTTCGGACTTCGATAGCATGGCGAAGAAAGGGCTATCTCTTGATACAGAGATTCCAACAGCAGAGGGTTGGACAACTATGGGTGAGATAGAGAAGGGCATGACTGTTTATGATATGGACGGCAATCCTACACGGGTTATTGCGGTATCTGAAGAGAAGAATCTCGATTGCTTTGAGATTGTATTTTCGAATGGAAGGAAAGTTGTTTGCGATGATGAACATCGGTGGGTAGCGAAAATCGGGCTAAATGCTCGGAGAAAAGTTCGCGGGAAAGGATGGAGCACACATACTATCAATGAACTATTTGATGCGAAACAAAGGGGAGAGCTTATTATTGTCCCATTGATTCCAGGTATAAAGGCAAAGAAAGCAACACTTCCAATAGACCCATGGTTGTTGGGATTCTGGATTGGAGATGGAAGCCACACGAACGGCTGCGTGTGTTGTAGTGATGAAGACCTTCCTCATATCAAAGCAATGATAGATAAGTCTGGACTTAAGATTGGTGCCATACGGAAGGATCCTCGTGCTAATGTCAATCAAGTGATGGTTCGGGGGTTGAAGGCTCTACTCAAACAAAATAAACTTTTTGGGAATAAGCATATTCCTCAAGAGTATCTAAGGGCGAGTGCCGAACAACGTCTTGCACTACTTCGTGGTCTTATGGATTCCGATGGTTGTATGGAGAAGAGTAGGGGGCGTGCTATATTTACAAATACTAGCAGTGTCATTGCAGATGGAGTTAGGGAACTTGCTTCCTCTTTAGGAGAAGTTGTGTGTGACTCTACTCATATTTGCAAGGGATTCGGGAAGTCGGTTCGTTGTCGTTACTTGATGTGGCAACCAATTCTTAACCCATGTACTCTGCCAAGGAAAGCAGACCGCTTTAGAGAGCGTGAGGTTATTCCGTATCGTAGTATTAAGTCTATTAAGAGGATTCCTTCTGTGACAACCAAATGTATCGCAGTAGATTCTCCTACAAATACATACCTCTGTACAAGGGACTTCATTCCAACACATAACACCGTTCTTCTGCAGGCATTGAAGTATGCTCCGAAGGCTTCTGAGGATGCGATGTTCGCAAATGCCTTTACGATGGACAACACCGTGCGAGACGGCATAGAGAAGGATGCCTCTACAATCAAGACGGAGGGAATCTTCGCAACAAATCCAGCGGATGGAGCGATAGAAGCGGATGTCGTTGAAGAGAACGACGGTGGAGAGGAAGAGGGAACCGAGTCCGAAGGTGGAGAGGATTAATCCTTGTCTATGGCGAATTCGGTACAGATAAAGTACCATGGGGAAGTTCTCTGCTGCCTTGACCAGACGGAGGTCAAGGCAGTGGAGCCCTATGTGTTCTGCAAGCCTCCTATCAGAAACGTGTTCCAGCGGATAGCCGATTGGACGTATCGGTTTGTGACAGGAAAGCGAACAAACGTTATGGTTGGGGATAACGGAAGTTCGTGCGACTCTGGCACGAAAATCCTATTCAAGGACGGTACTTGGATGCGCTTGAAGATTCCCTTTATGGAGTTTGTGAATGGCTACTGCTAATGAGACAACGCATAAGGAAATCTGGAAATCTCCTCCCTCTCTCAATTGTCAGAGGGTGGAGGTTTCTAATTTAGGGAGGGTAAGGACACTCCCTTATTATAGGAGTTTCATTCGGCTTGGCGTTCCCGTAACAAATAAGTGTAATGAAAAAATCCTCAAGTGCGGAAAGGATTCCAGAGGGAGGAGATTCATCTGCGGAGGAACCATAAAGAAGTCTCTATATGGGAAGGGGTTCTTGGTCCATCGGCTAGTAGCCGAATGCTTTGTTCCAAATCCAAAGCCAAAAGAGTATGACATGGTATTCTTCAAAGATGGGGATGTGGGAAACTGCAAGGCATCAAATCTCGAATGGGGTTGTAGGAGGGATAGGAATTTGATGGCAAGGGGCAATCGTGCAATCTATAAGATTCTAGTCATCTCTAACGGGAAAAAGATTGGAGAATATATTGGATGTGGAGAAACAGGTAGAGCCCTAGGGTGTACAAAACAGTCGGTTCATGCTGCGATAATGAATGGCACTCTATGCAAAGGATATGAACTAGTAGCATTGAAGGGAGATGGAGACAAGCCATATCATTCGCTCGAAGAGGCAAGAAAAGCTGATAGCTTCAAGCCTATAAGCAATGGGTTCTTGATTCCAGACGAAATATATTCCAAGAAGGATGTTGAGATACCGATGGAGGCTGTGTTCAAGTGAAAGAAAATATTACAAGTTGATGCCGTGCGGTTGTCTGCACGGCATTTTTTGCATATAGGGCAATAGATTAAGGTGCATTATGCAAGAGAATACCGAGCAGAAAACGGAAAAGGTGGCGCTTGACCAAGACACGGTCATCGGAGATGCCATGTGCGAGGCGTCGCAGTTGTTCTATGAAGCGGCGAACCAGATAGCGAGGTGCATCAGCGAAAATGCACAATGCTGCATTGACAATGCATTGTTGAGAAGGGCTGAACTCGCCTTGGCTTATATGCAAGGGGTGTCTTTTGGGTTGGCTATGGACGATGCCGTGCAGAAGTGGTATTTGACTGAAATGGAAAAGAGCATGGCTTCCATATTGAACAGTCAGTCTCTAGCCTTTCAGCCACAGATATACGTTCCGCCAGCACCTGGCCCGATTATGGGTTTTGATAGTCGCAGGTGTTGTTCCCATTTTACATTCCTTCATTGTCTCAATAACAACACACCTCCAAATAAGGAGTATGAGAAATCGGTGAAAGAAGACATCGTAAAGGACGATGGGCTCAAGTATCTGTTTGAGAAGGGTTTGCTCGACCCGACTGAGTTTGAGGGGGTGCTCAAGAAATATCCAGATTTGGCAGGAGAAAAGTCTGAAGAAGCACCAATGCCTGCAGAAGACAAGGCACCTAAAACTGATGTTAGCACTCCTATTCCTCCCTCTGGGATACTGCAGATTAGGGAAGAGGATGAGAAATCCACCGAAGATGATAATGCGAGTGTTCTCAATCTCCGCAACCTATTTCGTGGTGGAAAAATAAACAAGAGCCAATATGTAGGAGGGCTCGCAACCCTTGTAGCGACAGGGCTTATTTCAAAGTCTGAATTTACACGACTAAAGGCATCTTGCTAGTTGTTAGTTTCGGCATAGTTCAAGGAGACGGATAGGATGTTCGGATTATTCCATAAGGGCAGCAAGAAAGACCAGCCGAAATACAAGAAGCATGGGAGGTCGGAGGGTGAGCCATCTGCTATCCAGAAGATGAGGAAGGCTATCGAGGACGGCATAGGGTTCTCTCCTGATTCTAGTTCTGGAGAGTTCCCCGTCATGGATGAATCCGCCATGACAGATGAGGAGTACACTGAGGCAATCGACAAGTTGTTTCCAGTTAGACTTACAGACTTCTTCAAGGCGGTGCAGGATGGGGCTGACCCATTTCCAATAAAAACCGACATGGTTGATATGAGCGTCCCTACAATGGACGATGTTACTGGAGGCAAGGGAGATGGTGTGCCAACGGGGAAGCCGTCCGTTCTTCCGAGGAACATAAGCGGGAATCTTCCGGGAGCCGTTCCGAGAAGTTCTCAGAGGTGTTATCCGCCACGGCAGGGGCTTCATGCTGGGTTAGAGGGTGGCGGATTTGCGATGCTTCCCGATCCTCTTCTACGCTTCCCGATAAACCCAAGAGTTCTCAAACACTTCCAATCGCGTATTTGGATTACATATACGGGATGCGCAATCATAGCAACACATGAGTTTGTGAATCGTGCCTGCATGATTCCAGCAGAAGATGCCATGGCGCATGGTTACAAGGTCGTCTGCTCATCTACAAAGCATGAACATAGCAATGAGCATGATGCAGCGGAAGCAGATTTCCTGACGGAGATTAAGAAAGCCGCCGATAGGATGGGGTTGAACGAAGCATGTATTCGCTTAAATTACAAGAAGAAGGTGTTTGGAGTTGGTGTAGCAATTCCATGGGTAAGGTTTAGGGATGATTATAGATCCCCATCAGACAAGTCAGGTAAAACCCCATATAGCTATGCAGACCCTTACGACCCTAAAGCCATAAAACCAGGTTCGTTCAAAGGATTTGCTGTCATAGACCCACACTGGCTTACTTACCAGTGGGACAAGGACAGCCGAACCAATCCACTCTCCCCGCACTTCCTAGAGCCGACATGGATAAAGGTAGGAGAAGAGAGAGTCCATCGCTCATGGGTGATAAGGAAAATAAACTCAGAGTTGCCAGACATCTTCAAGCCGGTGTATCTCTATGGCGGGCTGTCTTTGACGCAGATGATTTATGAAAGAGTGTGGGCCGCAGACAAGCTAGCAAATGAAGCACCGCTTCTAGCAATGACAAAGAGGCTTCTGATTGCAGACGGAAACCTCGAGCAGTTGCAGTCAGACCCGGCCCGTACAAACAAGTTCTTCAATGCCATAAACTTCTTCCGCGACAACTTCTCCATATTCGTGAAGAAGCCGTCTTCGAACGTGACGCAGTTGGATACGAACCTGTCGGAACTCACACCTCTTACGATGTCGCAGTATCAGTTGGTTGCTGCCATTGCACAGATTCCTGTCACTAAGTTGCTGAAAAACGTTCCTTCTGGCCTGCAGGCAACAGGGCAATACGAATGGGACGACTATGCCCAATCTCTAAAGGCTATCCAGAATAACGACTATACTCCTTTGTGCAAGATGTTCTACGAACTTTATTGTGCGTCGAACTATCCGGACAAGGATGACATGAAGCTAGACATAGAATGGAATCCTATTGACGTGCCGAAGGAGTCCGAAGTGGCACAGATGAGTTCGCAGACGGCACAGTATGTTGCTCACCTTATCAATACCGGACTCATTGACATTGCGGAAGGTCGTGCGATGCTCCGCAAGACAAATCTCCCAGTTTTCCAGACGATTCCGACAGACATTCCAGAAATCCTCACCAAGATAGAGGAAGCAAAAGACCCTTCAGCCCAACAAGGAGGAATGCCTGGAATGCCGGGAGGGATGGACGGCGGCATGGGAGGCGGAATCCCTGCTCAGGGAGGAGAACAGCCCCCACCAGAACTGCCGCCAGAAGTCCAGAAGAACGACGAAATTTTCAAGAGCGTGATGAGGGACTTCCTTAAGAAGACTGGGCAGGAAGTACCAGCACCAGCCGAGCAGCAGCCACAGGCACAGCAGGGGCAACAACCTCAAGCACATGCCCAGCAGCCCCAACAAGCCCCCTCGGCACAACCACAACCTCCACCTAGAGGGTAGCGATGGAAGCGGATGAAGTCCTTACTGGCAAAAAGAAGGATGAGAGCACGATAGAAGATGCTCTCTATTCTTCGTTGGGGAAGCCAGTTTCAGAAGACATAATCAAAGAGGCATTCAAAAGGAAGCCTCTAATTCCAGAACTCAACCCAGAACCATACATCAAAATAGTGGAGTTGAAGGGCAAGGATAGGAAGTCCCATCAAGGAGTGGAAATAGGATTGAAATTCTCATTCTAAAATATGGATATTGTTTATGTCATAGGAACGGAAAGCAGACATGGCAACCTTGAACTGAGGATGTCTCTCCGGTCCATAGCAATGTATGGAAATAACATCGGGAAGGTGATTGTTGTAGGTACTCCCCCGAACTGGCTTTCTGATGAAGTCATAAAAGTACCTGTAGCGGATAAGTATGTCTACAAGCACTCTAATATATTGATGTGCATCGAGAAAGTGGTTGACCTTGGATTAGTCGATGGTGATTTTCTATATTCCTCGGACGATCATTTCTATTGTAGGTATGTTGATTTCAATAACTATCCATATTATCTAAAGGGGCCACTCCGCAAGAGGGTAAACGAACTAGACCCTTTCTACAACTATCACAAGTCACTCTATGACACGAGAATGCTTTGCGAGAAGCATGGCTTCCCTACTAGAAACTATTCACAGCACTGCAACACTCATATGCATGCAGACGTGATAAGGCGAATAAAGCCCATACTCCGTGAATCCTATGGACTTCCATTTGGGGTAGAACCTACTTCGATCGTGATGAATGCTTGGCAGACTTTTCCTAATGCTCCCAAGGTTACAAAAAGAGAAGACGTGAAGATACTTCAAGCGAAGAGCCTAGCGGACATCTGGGAGCAGATTGGCGACAGGGATTGCTTTAGCATAGGTGATTCTGCTTTCTCTGGAAAGGCAATGATGTCATTCTTCAAGGAAGAATACGGGATCAAGTCAATTTACGAGAACGACTAAAAAATCTTTCTTTTTATTCTACCCCCCATTGAAAGCCGTCTGACTCTATGGTATACTATACGGCGTTTCGAGGAACAAGGCCCTGAACCTAGATGGGCAAGAAAGAGATTCCTCCTAATGGTTCTTTGACAATTGGACGTTGAATTTCGGTAGCCGCCGAATGGGGTTGGTTCGAGTCCCCACGGCTACCACAAGTTTCTGTGGAGCAATCGGCAGAGTAACATCGGCCGTACCACATAAAGACCTTCCTTCTATGTCTTTGAGGGAATTTAACCAGGGGCCAAGAATAGTGGCAAAAGACTTCGATTTCCCAATCTTACATAATCAGTTAGGTTGGGGGAGCGGTGTGTGAAGCGCAGACTGCCAGAAAAAATTAACAACTAATAAAACGTCTGGTCGTGGAGTGCAGTCGGACGATAAACAAAAAGGCGAGGAGGCGATAGCATTTGCTATGTCAATGAACCGCTAAAGCATACAACATCTAGTTGTAGGGCTACTCACACTCTGGAAAAGAGCCAATCGTACTACCGCTCTATTCTGTTTGCTGCCCGATTCCTAATCAGTCTAACGGGTAGAGTGGGTGTGAGTCTGCTGGGGAGTAGCCTTCCATGATTGTTAGGCGAATCTTGGCGGAGGAAGCCCACAAGTGTTGTGACAAGGTAGCCGTTGCCAAAAACATCTAAACGGCAGTTAGTCATCTAAGGAGGCTGTTGGAAACAAGGCAAGGATGGATGCTGGCTGGAGTGGCAGCCAATATGTTATCGTCTATGCGTCGGTCACATGAGGTAAGACGATAGCCAAGAGGTGTCAGGCATCTCACCATCTCAATTTCAATGGGTCTAAATCGGTTTCGACGTGGTGACGGCAGTTGCATATGCAGGACGGTGATGTATCCTACACCGCAACGACGGATGCGAAACTCAAATGCCAACGATTAAGAACAATCTTCTGGGAGGGGCATCTTCCAGTTGGTGAGGTTCATGTAAGACCAAGAACTCCATAGAGGGGTTAGTGGCATGAACCGCTTGCAGCCAAGAATCCCGACAGCCTTAGCGTTGGGAGTATGTCAAAAGCAGCAGGAATGAACATTGCACTCTGCGGTGCCTGTTGCTTTCAATTTCAGCGAAGCGGGGATGTAGCTCAGATGGCAGAGCGATTCCTTTACACGGAATATGTCGGCGGTTCGATTCCGTCCGTCCCTACCAGAAGAGGCTATAGCTCAATGGACAGAGCGCTACCCTCCGAAGGTAGGTCTTGTGTGGGTTCGATTCTCACTAGCCTCACCAATGCGGGTGTAGCTCAATCGGACAGAGCGGCAGTTTCCTAAACTGTAGGTTGCTGGTTCGATCCCAGTCTCCCGCACCATTTCCAAGAGGGGCTATAGCTCAACGGATAGAGCAGTTGCCTTCTAAGCTACTGATGTGGTTTCGATTACCGCTAGCCCCACCAATTTTGCCAAGGTCGCATAGTCTGGCTGATTGCACGGGTTTTGTAAACCCGCTCCGAAAGGACACAGCGGTTCAAATCCGCTCCTTGGCTCCATGAGACTTGCCTCCGTAGGTGTAATGGCAAACCGCCACTTTCGTAAAGTGGATTTCCTAGTTCGAGTCTAGGCGGGGGCTCCAGATGCCCCCTTAGTTCAGTGGTAGAACGCCATCTTGGTAAGATGGAGGTCGTCGGTTCGTTTCCGACAGGGGGCTTTAAGCGGAGTGTAGACCGTAGCCTGGTACCGGGTCTGCTTTGGGAGCAGATGAGAAATCCTCGGGGGTTCGAATCCCTCCACTCCGACCATTTTCGGACCCTTAGCTCAATTGGTTAGAGCATCTGGCCCATACCCAGACGGTTGTAGGATCGTTCCCTACAGGGTCCACCAAAACGATTTCAATGGGCCGATAGTTCAACGGTAGAATGCTTCTCCGGCAGAGAAGAGATGCAGGTTCAATTTCTGCCGTGTCCACCATTTCCAGGGCGGTTGTGACAAAATCAGTGTTTATCATTTCCCAATTCCAATGATTTCGTTGGGGTGAATAATTGGGGAAAGAAAGCGTGATGGGCATTAATGGAAATACGATGTCCTTCTTGACAATCGTCCTTTATTTTCATGGGCCGGTAGCACAACAGTAGTGCAACTCCTTTGCAAGGAGTAGGTTGTCCGTGCGAATCGGATTCGGTCCACCAATTTTAATGAGGCATGTAGCTTAAGATTAATGAGCGGGCGGTGATGAGCCGCCTATGTGTCGGTGCGAATCCGTCCATGCTTCACCAATTTTATCGCACTGATGATGTAGCGGTAACATAAGGGCTTCCCAAGCCTTTCTCACGGGTTCGAGTCCCGTTCAGTGCTCCATTTAGAAGCCTCTCCGCCAGAGTCCCGATCTGTCGGTCTGTATAAGGGAACGAGGTAGCCCCCGCTGAAAGCAGTAGGATAAGGGGCAAATGCGGACTTAGTACAGTTGGTAGTACGTATCCTTGCCAAGGATGAGGTCACGGGTTCGAGTCCCGTAGTTCGCTCCATTTTGCAAGATTGGCAGAGAAGTTATGCGCCACCCTTCCAAGGTGGTTTACGCCGATGCGAGTTCGGCATCTTGCTCCATCTTGAAAAGCGTCCCGAATGCGTCGGCCCAGAAGTACAATGGGTGCAAGGGCTCGCAAGCAACGGCAGAAGATTCGGGTGCTCGTTCCGCATAGGACGTGAAGGTCCACCCAAGAAGGGGCGAACTCGGTTGCAAGTGTTATCAAGTTCTGCAACAACGGATAGGCGAGAATCTGACTTGCAGGCGCAAGTGCAACCCAAAGGTTCGGTGAGGCGCAACACGGGAAAGGGCGCATGTGATTTTTTAGTGGCATACGAGGTTCCTATTCAATAACTTGTTTGGGTATAAGTCAAATACCTCCCGCCACTTCTCCATTTGTGAGACATAGAGAGTTCCTATTCAATCGATCATACGACGAAGCACGGGGCAACAACCCTGTGTAGTTTCTACTCTCCGTCTCATTTCCCTTTCAGGGGCAGAGGAAGTTCCTATTGATTTGAGAAGCTAGCTCAATGGAAGAGCGCCTTGGAGGAATCCAAGGAGATTACGGGTTCGAGTCCCGTGCCTTTCACCAATACTTTCCGCCCCGCTTTTTTGCGGCACAGAATGTTCCTATAAAAATGCTTGGTAAGCAGGAGGTCGTGGGTTCAAATCCCACTGCGGAGGGCTTGCACCTCCGTATAGCTCAGTCTGGTAGAGCGCCTAAATAATACATTCCGCCGCTTTTCCAATTTCAATGTGGCAAAAGACGTTCCTATTACTTTGGTTGGTCTTCTATCCTCCAAAGGGATGGAAGATGGGGTTCAAATCCCCGTTAATACGTCTCGCCACTGATTCTTCAGAGGCATATTGAGTTCCTATAAAAAGACACGCAGAGTGATTGGGTTCGACTCCCAACGACGGGGCAAAACCCGTTGTAGCTCAACGGTAGAGCATTTGCCTTACAATACTCATCGCCTCACATTTTTCTGGAGCATTGGAAGTTCCTATTAGCATCTGCGGATGCAATTGACTGTAAATCAATCCAAATACTTCCCGCTCCTTTCCCTTTTCAGGTTGCATAATGGAGTTCCTATCAAACCCTTGGACCTGGGGACAATCAGGTCCACCATGAAAAATCGTACTCCCCGCAACCATAACAAAACAAAGTCGCATAGGCGGTTCCTATAATGGCGAAAGCCAACTTGCTGATAACGAGAAAATACTGCCCGCGACAAACTCTTGACCGCATATGGGGTTCCTATTACGCTTTCTCCACATTTCGGAGGATTCTCCACCTTTCGGGGAATCTAGCAATACCCTTCGCGGAACTTTTCCGTCCGTGTGGACGGTCTAAACGACAACAAAAACCAACCAAAGGGAAAACGACAATGCAAATGCACACTGCACTGATCGACTACTTCAAGAGGGGGTTCATCGCCTCCGACAAGGCGGATAACCGTGACTTCGCCGCCATCAACAAGAAGTCCGTTAAGCTCGGGTACATCATCAGTCCCGAATGCTGCAACAAGTTCGTGGACGAGTGGCTTGACACCCTCACTGCGAATTACAATTCCACTTTCTACAAGGAGTGGAACGATGTGATTTCCAAGTCACGATACGAGATTTTCGTTGACCAGATTCGCCACTATGCCTCTACATACGGAAAGGTGCTTGAGGGCAAGGAGGTAGAGGGGAACGGATGGCTTCCGAACGACGGAGGCATCGTCCCTCGCTTTGAAGACCTCAAGGTCATTGAGCCTATCACGAACGACGAAATGGCCACCAAGTGCTTTGAGGTTCTTAAGGCTGGCATCGCCCTCAAGGATAGCACGATGAAGGTCATGTGCGATTTCTGGTATGCAATTAGGGTTGACGGAATCAACTGGAAGAAGAATGATTTGTCTGAAGCACTTTCTCTTGTGAAGAACAAGGAGGCTATGGCATACCTCTCGCAGAAGATGAAGATTCTTCCTGCAGACGAGTTCGGGATGCTCCGTTGCATTGCCCTTGCTTATGTTGGCAAGCCTGCTCTCATCAAGAGCCGTGCAACGATTGCGACAATCAAGAAGAAGTCCGAAGAGAGCGGTTTCCGCTCTCCGCTCCTTGACCTTGAGGATGTTCAGATTGAGCGCCTTTCCCGCATCTTCCTCCGCTTCAAGCCAATCTTCCTCGCTATGAAGGGCGGTGAGAAGAAGGACAGGAAGGTTGCTGGAATCGTGAATCGTCTCCGCCGTCTTGCGGAGAAGAACCACAAGCCTTTCAAGATTGGGTTCTGGGAGAACATCATAAAGGAAGCACAGCCAGTGGATGAAGTCAAGAAGCGCCTTGGCGAACTTGACAACTTCCGCAAGGTTCGTCTTATGATGCTCTGCAAGGAGCGCATGGACTTCCCGACAACTACCGGTGTGTTCAACATTCGGAACGGGAAGCAGTTCGTCCGCGAGCAGTATTCTCCGAAGTACGACAAGAACTGGATTGCACGTCTTTACTTCCTCCTTGAGGAATCGCTTTGCGAGTCCATCAAGGGCAAGTCCTGCAAGGTCCGTCTGCCGGAGCATTACGAACTTGTACTTCCGACATCGGAGAAGAATTTCGTTGGAAACTTCCCCTACGGAACATCTTTTGGGATGACGAAGAACAATGTCGTTGGCATCTACTGGCGTAACGAATGGGGTACGAGGGACTACGATCTCTCTATGACCGACCTGCGCGGAAATCGTATCGGATGGAACTCGTCATGGTACAATGGGACTCGGAACGGAGACAACAACTCTGTAATCTACTCTGGTGACATCACCAATGCGAATCCAGAGGCTGCTGAACTCCTCTTCATGAGGAACGATGCTCCTGACGGAATTGTGATGGTGAACCAGTATTGGGGTGAGCCTAAGTCTAAGTTCCGCTTCTTCTTCGCCAATGAGTGCCTTGATGTTAACCACATGAAGAACCATATGGTAGACCCGAACAACATTCGGTTTGATACCATGATGGAACATGAGGCTGATGAGACAGGTCGGCAGATGACTATCGGTATGATGCTCGATAATCGCTTCTACTTGATGCAGATGGGGACGGGCAATCGCCGTGTTTCAACAGGCAAGTATGCCCCTGTCATCATCGAAGGTCTGAAGAAGAAAGCCAAGTGCTTCATCGGGCTGAAGGAAATCCTCTATCGTGCGGGGTTTGAGGTTCTTGACAAGGATTCGGAAGAGAAGCCAGATATCGACTTTACGAATCTCGAGAAGGACACTCTTATCAACCTTCTTGCGAAGTAGGGTGACAAAGTTTTGCATACAGGGGTGGTAGGTTCCACCGGCCGAGAGGTTGTGCGACGGCACTTGATTGGGTTCGATTCCCAACGTATGCAATTTCATTGTGAATCGACCGAGGCGAAAAAGTCCTCCTCGGAGTAAACTCAGGCTGCGAAGGGTGTTCCGTCTGTCTTACGGAATGTCGGTGATTGGGAGTCCGTGTTCACAAAGAATCCCATGAGGCAAGAGTTGGTGAAGAGCAGAGTAGCTAATGCGAAAATCTTCATTGACATAGACTTATTTACTTTGCTAGGTCGTTCCCCTCGACCTCCAATGGCAAATGGGAAAATATGGGGACAACTCAGTTCAGAAGAACCTCCTAAGTCAGCACACAGGATTGGGAAACCATAAAAGATGCTGATAGCCAAAGGGTAGCCTTGAAAGGCGAAATCATGCGACCCCAAAAGAGGCCACTGTCACTGTCTTTGACTGTGAGTAGCAGTACCGAGGCATCGGGAAAATACGGCTGCTAAAGCTCTCCGCAAGAGGGATAGACTTAACAATTTCTTCTGTGCGTAAATTCAACAGTCAGAATCCCCGCCGATTCCATTTTCGTATGAAGATGCGATAAGCGAGGAGTTGCTGGTGCGAATCCAGCCGCACAGACCATTTCCTTCCGTGCAGAGAGGGAGTAAAACCTTGACGGCTAGACAATCGAATGACGAGTCTTTTGTGGACAGAACGGGATGATGTCATGACTGACCCTCGTTTCAGTTCGGTTTGAGTTTCAACGACCAAGGCCGTCCCGAAACAATCAATGTGATAATCTAGGAGAGAGCGCACTTCTAGGAATAGACTGGGGAAGTCCTCGTAGCTATTGGACAGCCCTGAAACATGGCACCTGTCAGTAGTCCAGTCGGATGCACGGAAGATTTGATGATTTCCGCTCATGAGCACAATTGGCGAACTTCCTTTCCTCTGTCAGCGCAGTAGGAGGATAAGAGCCTACGATAAGCATGTAAATCGAACAGTAACCCGATTTAGAGCGGGGGCAACCTTCGCATGCGGCGGTCATTGCAAATGTCACGGCAATAAGGGAGAAGGAAGAGCTCAAATCCTTTCCCCAGTGGCCCTATTTCCGCTATGGCATTTTTTGCTATGGCAACCAATGAAGAGAAAAGCGACCTCGAGTTGTATCTTGCTGACGAACCGTATATGCCTGACTTGGCTGAAGAAGACTATACTGCTGCCGCAGTCGTGAAGCCTGCAAGTTTTAGCAATGTCAATGTAACGGAAGAAATGTTCAAAAGCAAAGTAGATGAGGCATTCCGAAAGAGGATGGCTAAGACCTTATCTCCCAAGGCGATTGAGGAATGCATATTAAGTCCAGTATATGCAAGATGCATACAGAACAAGTTCAAGGAAGTGCAGAATGACAACAACAATCTTTCCCTGTCGCAGGAGAAGGTATTGAGGGGACATATCGCTTCGTTGATGCACTGTCTCTTTTTGGTGTTTAGTTGATTTAGATTGCGGGCTGGTGTAAAAGCAGCATAATAGGCTCATACCCTTTAGGAAGCCGTGCGATTCGGTTGCCCGCTACCAATTTTCGCTAGGATGCGGAGAGAAAAACTCCCAGTCTACACAACTCTACTCTGGTGCTGCAGAGGTTAGGCAGACTAGCGAAATCATTTTCCGCCAAGTGAGCGATGGACTATGGAAGATTAAGGTATCGGCCCTTAACTCACTAGTTGAGTCCCGTGTGTCGGTCTGACTAATTGACGTGAAGCAAGATTCTTGGCGGACACTTTTTCGATGGAGTCCACATGGTTGTGTCATAGGTTGATGGCGATGTTGGCGGAAAAGCCGCTCCTGACGGTTGGGGAATGCCTCCTAACGAAACAGCCCCGACCCGAAAAAAGCATACCTTGGAGAGCACGGCAGGCGGTCGAGTATCTTCTGTAACACAAGAAGGGTTAACTTAGTTCCGTCCGCGAAAGTAAATCCAGTAGTCATCGCATAGAGGTGGGGAAAACACTTTCCGTTGACCTTCGTAGTCCCAGTCCGATTCTGGGAGGACTCCGCAATTTAGGAAGGGTCCATGCCTAATGTGCTGAACGACAAAATCGCTCCCGAGAATGTGGAGATGAGAGTAATCAATCGGGCATTTCGCTCCGTATAGAGAGCGGCTTCCTAATGTGCGAAAGCACAAAACTCTAGTGTTCTTTGCGGGGTTCCGACCTACCCCTCTTCCAGAGGGTTGAGTGTCGGGTTGAGCGAGCTAGAGGCGGTATTCGGCAAAAAACACTAGCCGACCCTGTCATAGGATGCGGAGGTAGGGGGAGCTCACCCGAAACCGAATCGGCAGCCCCGCTCCATTTCTCTTTCCATTCATCGGTGCAAACGTTTGAGTTGGTGGATACATATGACAATTCCTTTTCGGAGACGGGTGATTGGTTTTAGGCTTGCTATTGTCTAATTGCACCTACGGCGGCCGATTCAATTTATAGGCGGAGATGTGGGTTCGAGCCCCACCATGCTACCCGAAAGGGTAGCCTCGTCTAATAGGAAGGATACCGCCTCCCATCTAAAAAATTCAACGTCCAATTGTTGTCACCCCCCTTTACAGCCATGCCAATTCTGTGGTATAATTTTCTTTGCTTTCGGACAGGAAGGACAAGACGATGCAACGAACGAAAAAGACAGCAAAGCCTATATCCCAAAAGGCATATCCATGGCGGAAGAACAAGAAGAAATGGACTGACACTCTCTTTGAAAGCAAGCTTCTTTCCAATCCATCTTTGATGACTAATGCAGAACTTGCAAAGGCATTAGAAGAGCATCAGGAGTGGCGAAGAGGGGAAGGTAAATACTTCTGGAAAGATGACCCCATAAAGGAGAAATCAGAGACTGATGCTCCATTCTCTCCCGCTATCCTATCCAATCTGATTATGGAGACGATTGCTCGTCTTAAGATTGGCGGAGACTTGGCAATGGGGAGATTCAAGGATCATGTTTGAAGGAATCAACAACCCATTAATTCTCGCTGCTACTAGCGATATTCATGGACACTTAGAGGGCATACAGGAAGTATGCTTTTCGAGAAATGTTGACATACTTGTAATAGCAGGAGACATCGAGCCAGCAGACCTCTTTACTAGCAAGCCTTACTGGTTTGAGCGCAAGTTCTTCCCGCTTATATCGAAACTAAATTGTGAAGTGGTAGCGATTCCTGGCAATCACGACTTCTATCTGTCTAGCAAGTATAAAGCAATCAAGAGAGGCGAATACTCACGTGTTCCAAAGAACTTCCATCTTCTGATTGACGAGGAAGTGACGATAAAAGGCATAAGGTTCTATGGCACTCCTTGGGTGCCATACATAAACGGAAGATGGTGCTTTGAAGCTGATGATGAAGACCTTGCAGACAGGTTTTTGCAGATGCCTGCAAGAGTAGATGTTCTCATAACACATTCTCCGCCTCTAATGAAGTATCATGAGGCTGACATGAGTCTAGACTATCCTCCTGAATATCGTCGTCACTTCGGGAGCAATAGTCTTGCTAGAGTGATTGATGCTAAAGCACCTAGGATGGTTGTCTTTGGCCATATCCATAGCGGCAACCATAGATGCACTACGCTGCATGCGAATCTCGAAAACTCAATAGTCCATATGTGGAACGTATCCCGAGTGAACGAAGAATACAATATCGCATATAAGATAAAATTGCTAGAACTAAACCCAAACAGTATAAGGGAGATGTCGTTTAATGAGCCATTTCCGACAGGAAAGGACAAGGTGGTGGGGTAATGGCTATTTCTGAAGAACAGAAGGAAGAGGTAAGAGCAAAGGTTGACATAGCCGACCTTATATCCTCTTATGGATTCTCATTAAAGCCAAGAGGAAGCGAACTTTGGTGCTGCTGCCCATTTCACAACGAAAAGACCCCTAGTTTCAAGGTGGATGTGACACGTGGCACATATCACTGCTTCGGCTGCGGTGAGAGTGGGGATGTGTTCTCTTTTGTGATGAAGCAGGAGGGGCTTTCTTTTGGAGATGCGATACGGAAGCTCGCAGCATCTGTCGGGATAGAACTTCATGCGGCAGAAAATCCAGCAGTGAAGACTAGGAAACGGCTCTATGCAATCATGTCGGAGCTAGCCTTAGACTTTAACAAGATGCTCAAGTCTACACGATGCAAGGATGCTGACATAGCAAGAGAATATATTAAGGGGAGGGAACTAGATGCAGCCATAGTGGACAAGTTCCTCATAGGGTATGCTCCGAAAGAGGTGGACAAGATTCTAGCATGGGCTGGGAGACACGGATACTCATATCAAGACCTCGCAGCAGCGGGAATAATAAAGGTTAGCGGTACTGCAAGCCGTCCACCATATTTCTATTTCGCGAATCGTCTCGTGTTCGCAATCAAGGATAAGAATGGGCAGGTGGTGGCTTTCTCTGGGCGCCAGTTGGTTGAAGACAAGAAAAGCGGGAAGTACGTCAACTCGCCAGAGACGATGATATTCAAAAAATCAAGAACATTCTTTGCATTCGACGAAGCCCGCAAGAACATCGTGAGGGCTCCGAACAGAGAAGCGATAATATGCGAGGGGCAGATAGATTGCATACGGCTTCATGCAAATGGGTTCAATACGGCTATAGCTCCATTGGGTACAGCGTTCACGGAAGACCATGCCGTTATGCTCCATAGGGTTGCCGACAATGCCCTTCTGTGTTTCGACGACGATGGTGCGGGGCACAAGGCAACGATAAAAGCCGCACAGTTGCTTCTTGCCGAGGGTATGCCAATCAGAGTGCTGGCCCTTCCAGATGGAGACGATCCAGATTCCTATATCTTGAAACATGGGAAGGACTCTTTTTCTAACCTCATAGCTTCCAATGCTGAATCTATCGTTCAGTTCCAGATAAGAGCGGCGAGAGCAGCGGAGCAGAATCCAGATGAGACAAATGCAGCAGTGCGGATTACTAGAGCCGTACTAGAGACTATAGCGAAATGCAAAGACAAGGTACATCGTTCATTGCTTCTTAAGGAGGCAGCAAAACGATTAGGAGTCGAGTATTCTACCTTGGCTAGTGAGATTGCTAAGACAACGAAAGCAGAAGAGGAAGACCAGAGCAAATCGGCGGAACAGCTCATAGAGCCGATTGTTGCTGGTAATGCCGCCGATGTGAATGCACCTCCTTCCGTAACCGAAGGGGCTTTGATAAACTTTCTTCTCAATAAGAAGGGGGATGTAACCGTCAAGTCTTGCTTGGAAAAATTGATTCCAATTGAAATCATCGGTTCCAACACTTCTAGGAAAATTATCAAGAGCATATTGTACTACAAGGAAAGCGAGACAGATAGCATCAGGGAAGCCGTAGAATCGTTGTCTACAGATGAGTACAAGTCGTTCATAACGATAATGTCTAACTTTGATTCCTCAGACTTCTCTACTGTCTCAGACAAAATACGGATGTTGTATTTTGCGAGACAACTCTGGCATGACTATCTTACACGGCTTCTCATAAGAATCGGGAATGGGGGAGAGGATGTAGCTATTGTTGTCAATGCGATAAAGGTTCTGCATACGGCAACGGCAAAGGGCATAGTGAATCTTATTCGTTCGTTCCCAATAAACAAGTTTGCAAAGGTGGCATAGTTTATGAAAAGATTCTTTGCTTCAGTTCTCCCCGCATTTCTGCTTGCTGTTTCTGTCGGACAGATTTATGCTTTCACTAACTTCTCTTCGGAGATAGCATCTTACATAGGGGAGACGCAGCAGGCGGTGCAGTTCGCATTCTCATTGGGGATATTCTTTCTAGGGATGGGGGCTGCATTCTTCGGTAAGATTGTGGAGAAGAACATTCATCGTTCCACCATGATAGGAATGGCTCTATTCATAACGGGACTAGCCGTAACCTCTGTCGGAATATACTTCAAGTCACTCTGGTCTATCTATCTTGGCTATGGTTTTCTTCTAGGGCTAGGGACTGGAGTTATCTATATAACCCCAGTGAAGACGATGATGCTATGGTTCCCAGACAATAAGGCCATCGCCGCCGCAGTCCCAATCATTTCATTTGGGTTGGGTTCTACTCTTTCGACAATCATATACAAAGGGTGTTGCGGAATCGGAGGACTTTATGACTTGTTCAATGTAGCAACCGACAGCAAGGGAATGTTTTTCGTGATGATGTCTTTTGCCGTCATCTACCTTGTCACGATGGGTATTGCATCTACGATGCTTCGGAAGCCAGATGCAGCCAATAATGCAGACATAGTTAATCCGAAAATCAGTTCTTTCTCTTATGTTCGCTTGCTAGGTGATAGGTTCTTTCTGCAGTCTTGGCTTTTTATGTTCCTTAACATCTCTGCTGGTCTCTGTCTAATCCCATTGGCAAAGCAGATGATGGATGCCCCAGACATAGGTTATCGTGCATCTACTATCACCTTGGTGATAGGGCTATGTGGACTAATGAATGGCGGAGGTAGGTTCTTCTTTGCATGGTGGAGCGATAGACTGACTATTAGGAAGCATATCCTAATTTATATATCTCTTATCTCATTCTTGACGATGGCGGTTAGCCTTAAGTTCGCCGTGGTAATAGGCATAGCCCTACTCATCATAAATGCCTGTTATGGTGCGGGATTCTCCGTCATACCGGGTATTTTGGCAGACCACTATGGCATGTCGGACATATCTAAGATCCACGGAGCGGTTCTGTCTGCATGGGGAGTGGCAGGCCTTGTCGGGAATCAGGCGGCACTCTATGTTGGAAGCAATTTTGGAGGGTATAAGGCCGTCATAAGTATGCTTATCATTGTCTATTTGTTGAATATGCTAAACTCTGGGTATATGCTAAAGAAGCACGAAAGATGAGGTTTAACTGCAAGGCAAATATTGGTAAGGCAAGGAGCGGCAAAAGAGTATGGCGGACAACTACTATAGTTTCGTGTTCGATGAGAGAGCAAGAACTGAGAAGTTCTACAAAGACCTTTCAGATGACGACATAACATATCTTGAGGCAGCCGCTAGGCATGACTACGAAACTACTTCAACCCTCCTAGACAAGTATTTCAGGCAGAAGATGCCTGACACAAGGGCTAAAAAGGTAGTATGGCGTAGAGACAACAAAAGGGACATCTGGGTATACCAGATTCACCGAAAGAACAAGTCTGATGCAGGTTGGCTTGGAGAGGGAGTCTATTTCTACGGAGCAGAAGAGGAAGCATGGAAGGCCGTGGAATACGGATATTGGATGCAGGGCTTCTACATCAATGTGACAGCCCCATTCATTATGGACAGAGACCTGCATGATGCAGTCATTCATGCTAATGACGGAAAGGTATCCGCGAGACTTACCGCATACCTAGGTGGAGGGAAGTTGAAGATGGATGGAGTGTTCTGGGCTGGCGACATGCGAGAAGAGTGGTGCATTTTCGATGCAAAGCAGATGAAGAGGGCAGAAGTAACCAGAGATAATGAGGGTAGGGTTATCCCTCTGTCTCGCAGATTCGATTTGGACAACCCAGACAATCGGTATTAATAGGATTTTCAAACAGGAGAAAGACTATGGCAGACAATTACTTTGATTACCTATATGGCGTAAACGGCAAAGAGGAGAAAACCGTGACGGATGAGAAGCCGACTCCCCCCGATACTGTGGCGCAGGATGAGGCTATCGGCAAGCCGTGGACGCACCGCATTACTATTTACTGTGCAAATCCATCAAAGGATTTCCTTGATGGGCTGAAGCAGAATGAGTGCGTTGTTGCGGTCTATGAGAAAGCAAAGGAAACCGAAAGCGCTCCTGCCGACAAGACCGAATCTAAGGCGGACGACGCCCCTTCCAACGAATAGAATAGGCTCCGGGAACTTTTAGTCTCGGAGCTTGCCTTTGTCCCGCAAAAGCGGAGCAACGGTGTCCCCCACTATGTCCAGAAAGGTTTTAGACAAATGAACATCATCAAGAGAAACGGCGAGGAAGCGGCATTCAACAAGGCTAAGATAGTGGCCGCTATATCCAAGGCGAACAAAACCGTAGCGGATAGCGAACGGTTAACGGTGGAACAAATTAACGGGATAGCGGAGCATATACAGGAATATGCAAAGGAAGTAGGAAGGGCTTTGTCTGTAGAGGAAATCCAGGACTTAGTAGAGACGAAGATACAGCAATGCGGTGCTTTTAATGTAGCTAAAAACTATATCAAGTATAGGTTCACACGAGAACTCCAAAGGCGGAAAAACACAACGGATGACAATATTCTATCGCTTGTCGGGAACTCTAACGAAGAGGCGAAACAAGAGAATTCCAACAAAAACCCAACTATAGCATCGACACAACGGGACTACATCGCTGGTGAAGTAAGCAAGGATATTTCAAGGCGGATTCTTCTCCCAGAGTGCGTGACTAAAGCACACGACGAAGGTATTATCCACTTCCACGACCTCGATTACTACATTGAAAAAATTTTTAACTGCTGTTTAGTGAATCTGGAGGATATGCTTCAGAACGGGACGGTAATATCTGGGACGATGATAGAGAAGCCGCATTCGTTCTCCACAGCCTGCAACGTGGCAACACAGATTATAGCACAGGTTGCCTCTAACCAATATGGTGGACAATCAATTTCTCTTACTCATCTTGCACCCTTTGTAGATGTGTCCCGACAGAGAATTAGGAAGGAACTTCAGAAGGAATTTGAACTGCTAGGAGTTACAGATGAGGGTAAATTCAATACTATCTTGGAAGATAGGGTTAGAGAGGAAATCAAGAGGGGAGTACAGACTATCCAGTATCAGGTCATCACTCTGATGACTACCAATGGGCAGGCTCCGTTCATTACAGTTTTCATGTATCTTGGGGAAGCCCGTAATGAGCAGGAGAAGAAAGACCTTGCGATTATCATAGAGGAAGTCCTAAAACAGAGGATAGAGGGTGTGAAGAATGAGAAGGGCGTCTGGATTACGCCTGCATTCCCGAAGCTCATATATGTACTTGAAGAACAGAACATTACAAAGGGTGCTCCATACTGGTATCTCACGGAACTTGCCGCCGAATGCACCGCTAAGAGGATGGTTCCTGACTACATCTCAGAGAAGATAATGAAGCGGCTGAAACTCTCAAAGGGCGAGACTGTAGGCAACGGAGACGTATATACCTGCATGGGTTGCCGTTCGTTCCTTACGCCAGACAGGTCTGGAAACGGGTTTGACAATGTTTCAAAGGCAAAAAACTATGAGACTGGCAAGCCAAAGTATTATGGGAGATTTAATCAGGGTGTGGTGACAATCAACCTTCCCGACATTGCACTTTCGGCATGTGCTGAGACTAAGGAAGGCGACAATCCAATGCTTCCGTTCTGGAACATCTTTGATGAGCGGATGGAACTTTGCCATGTTGCATTGCAGTGTAGGCATGAACGCCTTAAGGGGACGCTTTCCGATACGTCGCCTATCCATTGGCAGTACGGAGCACTTGCAAGACTGAAGAAAGGCGAGAAGATTGACAAGCTCCTTTATGGCGGATATTCTACAATTTCTCTTGGGTATGCAGGACTTTGGGAGTGCGTGTATGCCCTTATAGGAAAGAAACTTACTGAACCAGAGGGCGAGGAACTTGGCTTAGAGATTATGAGGAAGCTCAATGAGTACACGGCAAAGTGGAAAGCAGCAGAAGATATTGACTACTCGCTCTACGGGACTCCTTTGGAATCGACAACCTACAAGTTTGCAAAGGCATTGCAGAAGAGGTTCGGAATCGTGAAGGGCGTCTCCGACAAGGGTTACATTACGAATAGTTACCATATTCATGTGACTGAGAAGATAGATGCATTTAGGAAACTCGCATTGGAGGCAAAGTTCCAGCAGTTGTCTCCAGGCGGGGCTATTTCGTATGTTGAAGTGCCGAATATGCAGAACAATGTTGCTGCCATACTTTCCATGATGCAGTTCATGTACGACACGATTCTGTATAGTGAAATAAACTCAAAGCATGACTACTGCCAGAAGTGCGGATATGATGGAGAAATTGAAATCAAGGAGGATACAAACGGCAAACTCATTTGGAAGTGTCCGAACTGCGGGAACGAAGATCAGAACACGATGAATGTTGCAAGGCGTACATGCGGATACATTGGTACTCAATACTGGAATCAGGGAAGAACGCAGGAAATAAGAGAACGAGTGATCCATGTGGATTGACAGAAAGAATCTTAATTAGTATTATATCAATGTCCCTAAAGATTAGCTACCTTTAGGATGGCTAACGGCAAGTTCCGCAACTGTCTTGCCGTTGGCCTAAATCAAAGTTCAGTTGCTCAAAGGAACAGTTGCAATGGAAGAAGTTTTTTTAGAAGATGAAGAAACTGGATATTTAGTCTCTAATATAGGAAGGGTTGTAAGCAAGAGAGGTAAGATACTTAATTGCAGGCCCTATGATAATGGATATGTAGTAGTAGGCTACTGGGATAGTATAAGACATGTACATTCTAGTATAGGTCTCCATAGGTTAGTTGCACGTAATTTTATATCTAATCCATGCGGATTACAACAGATCAATCATAAGGATGAGAATAAGGCGAATAATAGACTAGATAATTTGGAATGGTGTGATTCTTGCTATAATCAGAGGTATGGCACAACTAATAGTAGAAGACTGAAAACGCGGACAGATAAAGGCTGTAAGAATGCATGCAAGCACATTATATTGGTGAAAGGTGAAGAAACCAGAGTATTTAGTTCAATCCATGAAGCAGCTTCTGTATTGGGATTACGACAGGCACATCTTAGTAGCATGGTATCAAAGAAAAAAGGACATCGGTCAGTCAATGGGTGGAAATTACCAGAAGATAGATTCTTTTCTAAAGAGAAGCCAATTACGATTATAGATATTTCAACAGGAAATAAAAAAGAATTTCCTTCATGTACTGATGCGGCGCGATTCTTACAATGTGATAGTTCTAATCTAATCCGTATCCTTAAAAAGGATAATGGGACTAGAAGTTATAAAGGATGGAGGTTAGCACAATGAAAGTGGCAGAAATAAAAGGATGTGACATAGCAGATGGATATGGCGTACGTGTTGGATTGTATGTAAGCGGATGTTCCAGGAAGTGCCGTGGCTGTCACAATATGCAAGCTCAGTCTTTTGACTACGGGAAGCCTTTTAATAGAGCAGTCAAAGAAGAGATTCTTTCCTTAGTAGGGAAACCATACTGTGCAGGATTATCGGTGTTGGGTGGCGAGCCAATGGAAGGAGATAACCGCAAGACGGTAATATCGCTCTGCAAAGAGGTGAAAGAGAAGTTCCCCGACAAGGATATCTGGATGTGGACTGGGTACAGATATGAGGAGCTTCTCGCAGATGAAACGGCAAGGGAGATATTTGACTACATAGACTATGTAGTAGATGGGCCTTTTGTAGAGGAGATGAAGGACTTGTCGCTACGGTTTTGCGGGAGTAGCAACCAGAGGATTTTGAAGTTGCACCCTATGGTGGAAGAACTTCCAAACCATAATTAGCATCAATGTGTCCCCTCGGCATTTCCTAGAGATTGAAGAGGAAATGTAGATGAAGAAGAAATGGTTTCGAACTGTACTGATGGCTGGCGGAGTTGCTGCTCTTGCCGCTGGCACAGCAGTTACTGTCGCAGTATTGAGGGGAAGAGATACTGGCATCATTACTGTTAGCAATGTGTTAGAACTAATAGATGCGGTTGCTACTGGACGGCAGGGTGATACTATAATTGTAAGTGAGGTAGGTTCGCCTTATCATCTCGATGAGCAACCTTGCATGAGTAGGGTTGGACATTTATATATTACAAAAGGACTAAGCCTTAGAGGGAGGACGGGGAGACCGGAAGATGTTGTATTAGTAGGTTCCACGAATAGGCTCATATACATAAATGCCCCCGGATGCAAGATTAGTAGCATGATGCTTATTGGTGGGAACTGCATCAATAACATAAATACAACAAACAAGCCCAAGGATTCTCTATGGGGAGGAGGAATATATTTAGGACTAGCATCAAACGAATGTAGGATTGCCAACTGCATATTTACTAACAACACTGCTTTTAGAGGCGGAGCAATTGCAGCGCTCAAATCTTCTGACAGCACTTCTACTATAGTAGGGTGCAAGTTCTTTGGGAACAAAGCCATGTCTCATGGTGGAGCTATCTACAATGGGAGCAGAGTCTATAGCGCCCTATTCGCAGGGAATGTGGCCCAGACAAACGGCGGTGCTATTGCAAACGGATATGTAGAAGATAGTGTTAGCAAGGGGAATAAGGCCAGAAAAGGGAGCGACCTGTCTGAATGTAAAGCATATAGATATGTATTATCTGATATTGGAGAACCGAATATCAGCAGGTTCTACAATTGTGAGATTGACAGAGGTCGGATTATATCCACGAATGGAATAGTGTTTACGGGTTTTTTCGATGTAAGGAATTCACTAGTAGCGGACGGGAAAGATATAATCTTGGCCAAAAACTTGGAATACAAAGGAGAAGAAGAACCAAGGATCTTATGCTCTACTATAGTAAGCAATATCGGATATAGATTAATATCACCTCCTATAAACTATGATCCAGGGATGTCGGCTAGTCTCATCATCTCAAACTGCCTATTCTATGGCAATAGCATTGAGGGGATGAAGGTCAACAAGGAGGCTGCTACGAATGGGACATATAAGACGATGCAATTGACAAAAGGGCAGCGGCTTGTAGCATTTGGGTGGGACGGGTATTTCCCAGAAAGAGGAACAAAAAACTATTATAAATCATATAATCAAGAGGAATACCCAGACGGCTATAGCATCTCTCTTGACATAGAAGCATTGGATGAAAACTATAGAAGTGTAACAACTCAAGTTTCGGATGGGTATCAACCGGCAACATACTCTTTGACATGGAGGGAATATTATTATGCGCTAGGATGGGATGGAGTTAATAAGATGACATTTCAAGTTAAGTATCGTGAGGCCGCCCTATCACCATTGTCTGCCGGCTCTTTAAGTTCCTTGAACGATTACATAAGTAGCAGTCTAACGTGGGATCAGTTTTATAGGGATAACGGATGGGATGGAATAGGAGACTTTATTGGGACTCTCAATTATGACATAAGCAAGAAAGACCTACAATATCTGAAACTATCAAATAGCATAGCAGGAATAGAGGATGGAGGTGATTCGACTTTGGTCAACACCTATGTGTATGATAGGGCAATCTTCAATCCGAAGTTCGCATTGAGCCTTGATGCTAGCAATCCCTATGCAATCGACAAGTCTTCTCCTGCTTGCCACTTGAGTTTTGGCAGCTTAATAGAGCAGATACCAATTGATAATTGGATGCTCAACTCAAAAGATTTACGTGGTTCTCCAAGGACATATGGTGGCGGACTTGACATAGGAGCCTATCAGGCAGCAGTGTTCTACCCCTTCGTGATGTTTATTCGCTAAAATTTTTTCTATCCCCTATTGAAACCCGGAACGAGGGTGTGGTATAATATCCCGCGTCAAGGACAATAGGCGATGAGAAGAAAAAGCAGACACAAAAGGCATATTGAACTTCTAAACAAGTTAGTTAAGAAGACTGACTACTATATTGCCCATGTTTGGAATGGGCAAGGGATATCGTTACATGGTAAGATTGACAATCTTGGCCGACAAAGGTTTGTTCGGTTTGGAGATTGCACACAAGAGTGGCATACCCCTTGGCTTAGACATTATTCTGTTGCTGGAAAGGTTTATTTTGCTTTAATGCCTAGAACAAAGGTTCGTTTTGGGATTGTCCTCACAGGGTGGAACGAACTGAAATGGTTTGTTCAAGAAGAGATTGCAAAGAAGGAGCGCAATGAGACGGACAAAGGATCTTTGTGACAACAACTGCAATGAATGCGAGGCAATCCAGAACAAGCAAGTTGCTTTGCTTCTTAATGTGTTGGCATTGCGGTTTGGTGGTGAGGTGTGGGGTATAACAAACAGAATCTGCCCAAATCTGACTTGCTGCCCGATATGTCACATAGATGACTTCTGCCACGATAGCCCAGATGCTAAAAGCGGAATAATCTGCATAGATGCATTGGGGCTGGAGAATGAGACTTGCGAAGTGGCGACAGAGGCTTTGAAGGTTTTTGAGGCTATCAAGAAGGAAAAAGCGGAATGCGAATCCAAGGGCTAATCAGAAAGCTTCGGGAAATCAAGGAAAAGTATGGCAATGTTGAAGTAGTCACATTGCAGCAAGGTGAGTTTGCACCACCTAATCCCTCATGGCTAATTGATGGGGGACGATGGAGCCTAGAAGGATTTTCAAACGATTTCGGGGAACAAAAGAGAATTGTACTATAAAGGAGAAGAAAAATGGCTAGAAAACTAGCGAGCATAGTAGAGATTGAATCGTGCGACCCGATTCCAGACACGGAACGTCTTTCAGTCGCAACGATGAAGGGCAAGGGATGGAAGGTAGTCACTGGGCGTGATGAGTTCCATCGCGGCGACTTAGCCGTGTACTTCGAGATTGACAGTTACCTCCCAAGTGAAGATGAGCGGTATGCTTTTCTCAAAGATCGTTGCTTGAAGCGGTTTGTTTCGAAGAGCGGAAATGTCCTCCGTGAGGGAATCCGCATCAAGACGATTAAACTCCGTGGAGTCATATCGCAGGGGCTTCTGATGCCGCTTTCCGCTTTCGTTGGCAAGGAAATCCTCGTCAAGAATCATCTTGCAAAACCAGAAGATGTTATTGCAGAGGATGGGAAGCCAGTATCGCAGGAAGAGTTGGCGGATGTATATATCAGCACTCTCTACTACCTCAAGGACATAACAGAAGAGGGTGGAGCCCCTACTATCAAGGAGGTAGAGGTCGGAGTTGACTCCGATTTGACTGAACTTCTTCATGTTGAGCACTATGATGAAGTGAAGGAGTCTTTGCAGCCGCAGATGGGGTGTGCAATCTCTGCGGATGCGCTGGGCAACTTCCCTTCCGCTTTCGTGCCGAAGACAGATGAGGAGCGTATCCAGAACCTTGGAGACTGGTTCGAGACCATGAAGGGGCGCAAGTGGCAGGTGACTGTCAAGGCAGACGGAACGAGTTGCACAATTGCTTTCTCCCCGAAGATTGACTTTGATAATCCTCAAATCGTGTGCTCGAGGAATCTTCGCCTTAAGAGTGTAACTGCCGCAGGAGAGGTGCCTGTTTACTGGCAGGTTGCTGAAAAGTATAAAATTCTCGAAAAACTTTCAGAGGCTCTTGTTGGAGGCATGGAATATGCTCTACAGGGAGAGGTTGTCGGCCCCGGAATCCAGAAGGACAGGAACAAGGAAAGCGAGTACATGTTCAAGTGCTTCCGCATCTATGACATCGCAAACCAGAAGTTCCTCAATCCGAATGAGACGGTTGCTTTCTGCAAGGAGTTCGATATTCCGCATGTAGAAGTCCTCAAGACGGATTTTCCGTTCTTCGATGAGATTACGACGATGGAGGATGCCTTGAAGTTTGCGGAGGGCAAGACAAAGGAAGGGAATGAGCGTAAGGGAGTAGTCTGCAAGACATGCGACGATGGCCTGTATGCGAGCTTCAAGATTGTGAGCAACAAGTACCTGATGAAACAGGAAGACTAACCTATAGGAGACTACGGATGAAGAAGAAGCAAAATAATTCTCCGCTGACGGAGCCCCAGATAGCCAAACTTGGCGAGACTCTTGCGAAAGGAATTTTCAAAGGGATTTCGCAGGACACATTCAAGTCGTTTGAAGTGAAGGATGCTATAGATACCATCTCCACTCTGATTTCAGAGAGGGAGAAGTATCACGGCTACCTTGACGAGTTGAGGGCGAAGCATAAGAAAGATTATGAGTACAGCAAGCGATACTTCAATGCGAAGACTAAGGCTAGCAACAAGTCAGTAAAGGGAATCGTGAAGATTCTCAATGCCTATGATTCGGATAGTCTGATTTCCCTATATCTGTTCTTGAAGGAACTTCCTACCCGAAGCAATTGCATTGCAATCTACAGGCGGATAATAGCGGAGGCGAACAAAGACTGGGGTTCTCCCTCTTACATCGTCAGGAATGTCCTTAATGGAACTAAGCAGGAACTCGTTTCTAAGAGGTCCAAGGCTTACCAGAAGATTGCGGCTGCCGTAGAGAAGACAAAGGAGAAGTTCGGGAAGGGCAATAGGCATCTGCATCTGTCTGGGGTTGTAAGCGTCCGTGACGGAGACCATTACATAGCATTCGTGAGCGGAGGGAACAACGGTCATAGCAACTGGCGAGCTTACTTCGAGAGCATGATGATGATACTTGAAGAGTGCAAGCATGCCTGGATCATTGACATAGACAATGACTGCTGCGATGATGTACATTATGCGCTCATAGGATTTCGCATTAGCAACAAAACAAAAACAAGAAAGGAAAACTAATGTTCGAGAAGACAATGGACTTTTCCGAAGCCTTGAAGAACCTCAAGGCGGGGAAGAAGCTAACAAGGAAGGGATGGAACGGAAACATCGTTTCTTTCGACCCTAACATGTACATCTGGCTTGAACCTTCATGCAAGATTCCGAGGATGGATGCGATGAGCGAAAACCTCAAGTCCGCATTCGGGCGCAATGCCTCTATGGAGAAGTTGGGGACATTCATCATGAAGACCCGCGACAACAAGTTGATGGTTGGATGGCTTGCCACGAACACGGACCTTTTGGCCGAAGACTGGGTTGTGGTAGAATAGCTATTTCTGGTTGAACAAATCAAACAAGAAAGGTAAAAAACAAAAATGCACACACTAGTATTCGCTGCTGCAGATGCGGCATCGTCAACAGGCGGTTTCCCTTGGGGAATCGTTGGTATCGCTATTGGGGTTCTGTTCCTCATTGGCGTGTTCGCGCTCGGGTATTGCAAGGCACCGCCCGATAAAGCCTATATTATATCCGGTCTCCGAAAGCGGACTCTCATCGGGAGGGCTGGTTTTAGGATTCCGTTCTTCGAGCGCCTTGACGTGGTGACGCTCGAACTCATTCAGGTTGACGTGAAGACGAAGCAGAAGGTCCCCAACAAGGACTTCATCAACGTCAATGTGGATGCAGTCGTGAACATCAAGGTGAGCCGTGAAGAGCAGATGCTCGCACTTGCGGCGATGAACTTCCTCAATGCCTCACCAGAATACATTAGCGAAAATGCCAAAGAAGTTCTCGAAGGCAATATGCGTGAGATTGTTGGTGAAATGACAACCAAGGAGATGGTTCTCAATCGCCAGCAGTTTGCAGAGGCGGTAAAGAAGAATGCCGCACCCGACTTGGAGAGGATGGGTTTGGAAATCGTCTCGTTCAATGTCCAGAACTTCACGGACGATGACAAGGCGATCGAGAACCTTGGTATCGACAACATTGCAACCATCTCCAAGGATGCGGCAATCGCTCGTGCGAATGCGGAGGCGCAGGTGGAGCAGGCCAAGGCAAAGGCTGCAAAGGAAGCCAATGATGCCCGCGTAGCGGCCGAGACGGAGATTGCGATTCGCAACAACGAACTCGAAATCAAGAAAGCCGACCTCAAGAAGCAGGCCGACATTCAGATTGCGATAGCAGAGGCCGCCAAGGGAATCCAGGCGGAAGAACAGCGTAAGATTCTCGAAGCAACGAAGGGTGATGCGAGCATCATAGAACTCGAGAAGAAGACCGAACTCTCGCAGAGGAAGGTGGCAATCACCGAAAAGGAACTCGATGCCGAAATCCGCAAGAAGGCGGAAGCGGAGAAGTTCGCCGCACAGCAGGAGGCCGATGCTCGTCTCTACACCACACAGAAGAATGCGGAGGCGGAACTTGCTGAGCGAACCCGCAAGGCTGAAGCCGTCCAGATAGAGGCGGAGCGCGAGGCTGATGCTACAAAGGCCGCTGCGGATGCCGCACTTTTCCAGCAGGCGAAGGAAGCAGAGGCGAAGCAGATTGCAGCAGAGCGCGAAGCCGCCGCAATCAAGGCAATCGCAGACGCCAACAAGGTGCAGGGTGAGAATGAGGCTTATGTCATCAAGGCGAAGGGCGATGCGGAGGCAGAGGCTATCCGCGCCAAGGCAATCGCAGAGGCAGAGGGTCTGGAAAAGAAAGCCGATGCCATGGCGAAGTACGGAGAAGCGGCAAAGATGGACTTGCAGTTGCAGGTAGCAAAGGAGTTCGTCAAGGTTCTCCCCGCAATCGCAACTGGAGTGGCTTCCGCTTACACGAAGGTCGGAAACATCACGATGTATGGCGATCAGTCAGGGAAGATTGCCGCAGGGGTTATCGACCACACCACGCAGTTGTTCGATGGACTTTCCAAGTCTCTTGGCTTTGATGTGAAATCCGCAATCGGAGGAGCACTCGCAACCAAGTTGCTTGGGAGCAACGGCGGCGATTCCAAGAAGAAGGCTTAACCGCCCCAGCCCCTATCGGTTGAGAATGAGGAGAGCGACCGATAGGGGCTTTCTCTCACAATAGAAAACACGAGGAAGATGCCGAATCTTCATTCGGCATAAGAATCGGGCAGTAGAAATAAAAAAATGAAGAAATTCTGTCATTCTTTTTATCCGCAGGCATATCATAGAGTGTTCGCTTAATAGTGAAGCGTTATCATGCTAACCTACAAGACAAAACTGATTTTCGAGTCTCAGAAGGTTAAAGACTTCTGGAAGGAGCAGATGTGTTTTGTTCGGGACTGCTACAACTTTGTATCAAAGATAGCCTTTGAAGAGAAAATCCCATTAAACATCAAACTCTATCATGCAAGGCTCTATAGGGCTGAAAGGGAAGCATTTCCCGCTCTTCCGGCCCAGATGTGCATCAAGGTTTATAAGCAGGTGCTGGCGAACTATCGCACGGCAAGAGAGAACAATGTGGAACTAGTGAAGCCGTTGGAGATGAAGAGACCTTCAATCGGGCTTGACAAGCGACTTTATTCCAGAATGACAAGGGAATCGTTCTGCCTATCCAATGGGGACGGAAACAGAAGATCGGAAGTCAAGTTCGTTCTCTATCCAAAGTTCAACGAGATGGCGGCGAAATACAGAATGTGCGATCCTATTCTTCAATACGATGAGAGGACTGATACCTTCTATGCCTGCATACCATTCTTGGCTATAGAAACCACTCCTTGCCCTGAAGAATACCTTGGAGTGGATTTGGGCATCAAGAGGATTGCGACACTTTCAGATGGAACGGCGATAACAGACAAAGCATATCTAGCAAGACGGCGCAGAATCCGCCACAACAAGCGGATATTCCAGAGGCACAAGTCCCATTCCCATTCCGCAAGGAGGAAACTGAAAAGACTTAGGCGGAAGGAGTTCAACTACTCAAAGGAGTTCTGCCACAAGGTAGCCAATGAGATTCTTTCCCACCACGGTTCTGTCATCGTGATGGAGGACTTGTCTAAAATCAAGCAGACGACATCGAAAACGAAGGAAGGGTTCAAAAAGAAGCGGCACAACAACATGATGTCGCAAGTTCCCTTCTCCCACTTGAAGCAAATTTTAACCTACAAGGCACCACTCCTGGGCAAGAGAGTGGAAACAGTTTCGCCCCAGTACACGAGCCAGATTGATTGCAGAACAAAATCCAAGGAAGGGTGTATTAGAAAGGGGTGTAGGTTGTACACGGCGGACGGCAAGGTGTTTGATGCGGACTGGAATGCCGCAATCAACATCGCCAACCGCAAACACCCGACTCCGTTCGGCTTGCCGCTAGACGGCACGCTGAACTTTGTCGGCAGGCATCGTCAACAGGTCGATAGTAGGAAGGGGCAACCCGACCTGCAAGCCGCCATGTCTTCAGCATGGAGGTAGTTGACAATGAACAACCCAAAGTACAAGAAGCTGGCGAAGTCAGAAACCGATGCGATGAATCGGTTTCGGAGACTAAATCCTAACAAATACCATAATGCGCCCAATGTATATTGGTCGGTTATTTGGATATCCATTGGCATTATTTTCATCACAAAAGGGATTGTAAGAATCATCTGGAGACTATTACATTGAACCTATTCGATTTAGCAAGAGTGCCGCTTTATTCGGTTATGGCTGACAATGGCACTGTCATTGTGTTTGACACAGAGACTACGGGATTAACCGACAACGACGACGTGGTGCAGTTGGCGGTTGTGGCAATGAGGAAGAGGAAAGAACTCTTTTCCAAGGCAGTTTACCTAAAAAATCAAGTGCCGATTGATGGGACTGAGGCGCAGAAGGTTAATGGTATAACTGATGAACTTTTACGGAAGTCTGGTCTTGATCCAGTAGATGTGCTTTCGGACTTCCTCGCACTCATAGAGAAGACAATATCCGAAGAGGGTATGGCATTGCTTGTTGCTCACAATATGTCTTTCGACTATCGGATGATTGTGAACATGATGAGGAAGTACGGCATTGCAGACGATTTGCCTGAAAGGGCGATGGGATGTTGCACAAAGGAATTCGTGAAATCTCTTCAATTGCCTAAGTCGATTCTCCCCGGCAATCATCTTCGCAACTGCATTAGGGTGTTTCAGTTGGATGCGAAGAATTCACATGATGCCCTTGACGATGCAAAGGCCTGTTGGGAGCTTTTCAACTTCCTCACCAAAGAGTGAGAAAAAAACTACACCCTCTTGAAAGCCGAGTCAAGAGTGTGGTATAATACACTCCGCAAGGACAAAACAAGACAACAAAGACAACAAGCGGAGAAAACCATGAGAAAGTTATTACTGTCAATCTCGAAGATTACGGCACTAGAGGTGCCGCTGTCGCCGATTCTTCTTTGCGGAGCGGTAGCATCATCTAATGTTAGCACTTACTACCACAACCTTATGGTCTTGACGGTAGCATGTGCGATAATATCGTTCGTCACGTTCTTGGCTGCACAGGTTATGGATTGACATGAGTGTGGATGAGAACAAGAAGGACTTGCCGTTGGTAGAGGATACGGCTATAGACCTTCCTCTTGTCAATATCGACAAGACGGATGTTCTAGGAGCCTTGTTTGTCCATACGGACAACATGGATGAACTCTACCACGATGCGCTTCTCAAACTCCAGACTTGGATAATCAATTTCGCAGAAGAGCAGATTGCGCCATTGCGGGATTCTGGATGCTTCTCAGATGAGGAATTGGAACAGATAAAGAGGCAAACTTGCGTCATATCACCGATAACGCTTACCTTGTATCTACATTGGCTTCAGATGGAGGAGTTCTCTAGGCTGACAGATTCTGAGAAGGAGAAGCGGCTATTAGAGAAACTTCCAGACCAGTTCAAGGCAAGATATAAAGGGAATGCAGCCTGCAGAAATGCCAGAGAGGTTTCACCAGAAGAGGAACTAGCGAAGGAAGAGAATCCTGACAGTGCGGAGAGCAAAGAGAAGAGACTGCATATGTCATTTGCGGAGTTCATAGAGGATTTCGGGAAGAGGTTGCAGGCAGAATTGGAGGAGAGAGGGAAATAGGCTTATGGGTGAGAACGACAATACGAACAAGAAGTTTCTTCTAAAGAACGGACGGCAGGTAATAGACTACATCTTCGATGCAGGGTTCGGGCTAGGCGGATGCATCTTTGCCGCTGTGAAGTGCAGATACAAGGCAAGGTTAGAGATAGACCCTGCTAAGCAGGAGCAGTTGATGAAAGCATGCAACTGGTATATAGACAGCCTTGCACGAAGGGGAAACATCGTCCGTGAAGAGATTGTAACGATAGTAAGGACGATTGTTTCAAAGATAGAGGCGGATATGATTGTCAAGGAAGTCGTTCCAGATGGGAGTGTCGTGTAATGGATTACCCGATAGACAATTTTAATGAAGTAAAAGACAACATTCTTCGTTTCGAAGGATACGGAGAATTCTATATGGTTCTTGTCCTTAAGCGTAGAAAGGACACGAAAGGTAAGATGGCCGAGGAGGTGAATGAGGACAATCGGCTAATCAAGCACTACTTTGTATACGATAAAGAGTATCTTGACAAGAAAACGAATGCTATTATGACCCTTTGTGAGCAGAACAATGCTAGGGCATACATAATTCCGCAGAGGCGTTCTTGTCGGCTTGTGCTATGGTCTTTACATGACAAGGTTTCGGATACATTGAAAGATGGGGCGATGAATGTTCATTTTGATCATCTGATTCGCACCTGTGTGGCTGGAATTCATGAGACTGAAGAAAAATGGCATAAGCGGTGGGTAATAGATATTGATGAAGATAATGATGCAACATTCAAGAAAGCTATCGCTTGGAGAGAACAACATTTCAATACAACATCAGATAACTTTGTCGTAAGGGAGTATACTTCTTGGATTGCCTACAAGATTCGACGTGCTCTAGTGTTGAAGTTTGGAAATAGAACAGATGAAGAAAAGGAATTCATGCAGAAGGTCAGTACGAAGTATGTGCCAGAGGATGTGACTTTTCTTAAGACTCCGCATGGATTCCATATCGTTACCCCTCCGTTCAATCGTGAACCAAAGGCGATGGAAAAGTATTTTGGGGTAGGATGCCCATCAACCGACTGGATAAAGCCTGATGCAATGGCTTTGCTATATGCACCCGCAACAATTTAGAAAAGGAGGAAATAACAAATGCTAGTAAATCTTGGACGGGCTATTGACAACTTATTGAAAAACAATGGGCATTCTAGAGAAGAAATAGTTTGTGTCCTATGGGGAGATGATGACATTGGGAATGAGCCTGATACTGCGCTCTCCATTGATGTGCAGTCTTTTTGGAAATATGCAGATGCTACGGAATGGGATAATGATGTATGGGTATCTGGGCCACACTATCCTATGTGGCTACTAAGCGGGGGAGAATGGTGGCTTGAGGCTACGGAATACGACTGTCGGACTGGAATTAGATTCATGTCAAAGCCAAAAGAAAAGCAGGCTAGAATTGGCATAAACGAAAGAGGTTGTTTTTTTCAGTTGGAGGAGAAGTGAGTCATGAAAGCATTCAATGTTATACTTATTACGAGGAACCCCAATAGCAGCATGAGAGTCAAGCAGACGCTGCAAGACATGGGGAAGATGGTGGAAGAGGATTCTGGAATACCTTATGTGTCAGTGATGAAGGTTCTGCCAGACAATCAGAACAACACATGTGCTACAATAAGGAATTTGCTTAGAGCCGATGTGGATGTGTTTTCGGACAAGGTGATGGTGTCGCTCATATCCCGCGACTATGTGAGCTACATCAATTGGGATGATGGTGAGAAACTGCTAAAAGACAATGATTCTGGTGAAAGTCCGATGAGGAACTTCCAGCGGTTTGAGAATCGTCATGAGGCTTCTTTGGCTTTCGAACTAGAGAAGCCAAGATGGGTGTACGATGATGGTGTGAACATGTCCATCAAGATGGAACTAGACGATTGGTGCTGGTTGCCGATAAAGGGAGACGGCATCTATGAACGTAGCAAGTACGAAAAGTATCTTTTGGGTTAAACACACAAAGAAAGGAAAAAGACAATGCCACACAAGGTAGAAGGCGGATGGAAGTGGGGGAACATAGAGCGAGACACGAAGGGTGAACTCGTGAAAGTTGTTTACGGCATCTGGCAGAAGAACGGAGCGAAGGGTAAGTTCGAGGATTTTTGGGAGACTGGGAAGACTACAGGATCGGCAAAGGACACGGCAGATGAATTGAGGGCTTATCTGGAGAAGGAGGATTGATACCTATGAAGGTTTTGTTAGTGCTGCTGCTAGGGGGCTTCCTAACTGGATGTAGCGAAGGGCGGAAAGTAGAAGAGCAACCAGAAGTTCCTATTATAAACTGGACATGGGTTCACTATAGTGGGAGACTTTCAACTTGTGAATTTGAAGGACACAAGTATGTACTCTATTCGTATGATAGAGGTTGTGGAATCGTCCACCACCCAGATTGCAAATGCAAAGAAAGGAAAGCAAAATGAAACTCGGATTCAAGAAAATCCACCCCGATGCTAAACTCCCATCTTATGCACATGAGGGAGATGCGGGGATGGATGTGTATGCGGTAGAAAATGTTGAACTTAATCCTTTTACTCCAACACTTGTAAAGACAGGACTAATCGCTGAAATCCCAACTGGATACGAGATTCAAGTTCGCCCACGGAGCGGTCTTGCTTTGAAGCAGGGCATTACAGTTTTTAACTCACCAGGCACGGTAGATGCTGGGTATCGAAATGAGATAGGGGTCATTCTTATTTGGGAACCGAAATGTTTGTATAGGCCGGTGGAAGGATATGGGGTGCTCGAAATAGATAGTACAGAGTTTGCTTCAAAGATGATTCATAAAGGAGACCGCATAGCACAATTAGTGCTTACACCTGTTACACGGTGTGAGCCAGTTGAAATCAGCGAAGTGTCTGACACGGAGCGTGGAACTGGTGGGTTCGGTAGCACAGGCATTTAACAAACTCGCAGAACAAAATTAGGAGAATAAAATGAAATCATTCATCATAGTTTACAAAGGAGTAGAAGAAGCAGATGCAAAGGTAGCATTTAAGTGGCTTAAATTAAAACGAGAATGGGAAACAAATAGTATATTACAAGATGGAACTAACTTAGTAGCTTTTGTGGATGTCAAAGGGAACGACAAAACGTCAGCAGACGACATCTGCTTTTGGATGGACTCTATCATAGAGGAGGGGCACAAGGTTTTCGTTTCAGAGATTAGTCATTCAGGGCATGCAAATCGGGGGACCTTGGTTAGTCGCAAGCCTAAGAACTCTGAACACAGATAAAAGTAAGTAGGAAGAAGAAATGAAAAAGGAAACAACAAAGAAAACGAAAAAGGTCGCACTTCAAGTAGATTCCAAGAAGAAGCGCTCATACGTTAGCGACATGATGCGCCGTGATATGGAATCCTGCATCGAGAAGGACAAGGAACTCACCAAGGCAGGAGTACAGAAGCCGAAGAAAGACATCATCAAGGACGACCCATGCTACGGGTGTAAGTTCTCCTTGGAGAACAAGGATATTTCCGGGCCGTTCGACAGGAGGTTCAAGTGCAACGGCTTTCCTCGGATTGTCAACGAGCTCAAACAGGCAATTGATATTGTCTGGAAATGCGGAATCGGTAATCAGAAGTTCATTTCGTCAATGTCGAGTTGTCCGATTTCAAAGTATGGTCATGTTACGGAGGCGGAAGTTGTCAAGCATCTCCTCCATGCGCAGAATTCAATGCTCTGTGCGGCATCGCTCATAGGAGAAAGGGTGGCGAACGGACATCTTGAATGTGTCAACACTACTGGGAAGCCCTCATGTTTTGTCGGTGCTGACCTAGACGAATACCTTAATGCGAAGTAGCATAGGATGGAAGAAGAGAAAAGGAAGCCCGCTAATGTCACCTGCGGATGTAGTTGCTTCGGCTGCTTAACCGCAGTAGTGTCATTCATACTTTTGTGCTACATCTTGAACTGCCAGTGGGCGAAGGATGTTGTGCATAGGTGCATAAGGGATGTGACGGCAGCGATCCAAGAAGGAGAACAGAACGATGGCATCAAACCAGCAAATTAACCAGACCTCATATTACTTGCTCCCTTGCGGGAAGTACCTGGAGGACTTCATCTATGAGAAGAAGTTGAACTTCAACATGGGTTCGGCTCTTAAGTACCTCTGGCGAGCAGGATACAAGGACGGAGAATCCGAAGAGAAGGATTTGAAGAAAGCAGAGCACTACATCAAGTTTGAGGCTAAATGCCGTGGAGTTGATGAGGCAATTGTTGATGATGAGGTGAAGTCTCTTCTTGAGGAAGCCTATGCTTGGCGGCAGCATGAAGAACTCGAGGACGGAGAGCCTGCAAAGTGAAGACGGCTGTTTTCAGCGACATTCATGCAAACCCTGCCGCCTTTCGGAGAGCAATCAACTCCGCTAGGCGGCTAGGGTGCAAGAACATCATCTGCTGCGGTGACATCGTTGGGTACGGATACGACCCGAACGAGTGCATTGAAATCTGCAAGCGGTACAACATAGAGTGCGTCAAGGGGAACCACGATGCGGCTCTTGTAGGAGAGTTGTCTCTTGACTGGTTCAACTACACGGCCGCACAGGGTATCATCTCTAATCGGCAGTTGGTGACGGAGGAAAACAAGAAATGGCTAGCTAACCTTCCGTACAAGATCGAGAAGCAGTTCGGAGATACAAAGGTTGCATTTAGCCACGGAACCTATGCCCTACCGGAGCAGTTCAGGTATATTGACGGCATGTACTCTGCAATTGTGGAGATGGACTTGATTCGCAAGAACGGGATAGATGCTCTCTTCATAGGGCATACTCACAATGCGGAGTTGTATGCTAGGAACACATCTGATGACCGCAATCTTACCTACGGGACATTACCTAAAAGTATTAGGAAAAGACTTGCACAACCTCTAAACGGATGGAGTGAGGCGATATTCAATGTAGGTAGCGTTGGTTATCCGAGACGGTGCAGGTATAGCACTTATGCAATCATAGACGATTCCATACCAAGGGTGACGTGGAGACAGTCGCCTTTTGATTATGTTGGGTACACGGAGAAGATAGTGGCTATGGGAAGGGAGATCCCAGTTTGGCTGCAGGCACGGCTAGTTTTTCTTAAAGGGAATGAGGAATGAAAATCGGGACTGGATATTTCGCAAAAGCGAAAGCATATTCTGATAAGGGATATGCTCTTGTAAGCATTGCGAGAACTAGGCCATGGTTTCTTTCCAAAGACCTTCTTGTATGGTATCTTTCCGACCTTGCGCCAACAGGAGAAATCATTGGAGCGAAGAACAATCCAGGTGTGTACGAAGAGAAGTACAACAAGGAGATTCTTTCAAGGGCTTCTGCACCCGAAATCATGCTCAAATTGGGGAGGTATGCAGAGAGGAGTGCAACAGACAAAGTGGCGCTTATGTGTTATGAGTCCCCAGACAAATTCTGTCATCGTCATATCGTTGCTAGATGGCTTGGTGACAAGATAGGGCAGACGATAGAGGAGATTGATGTCAATCCCAAAGAGGAGACATTGTTTTGAGGAAGAGTCAGCAGAATGGGGTGACGGTCCGCAAGGTAGATGAGCCTACAACTTGGGACGGATACTTTAAGGCATTCCTAAAACTTCTGCCTTCCGTCTCGCAGTCTATAGACCAGCGGACTATTTTCTGCGACACCTGCAGGATATTCTCTCTTTCCATTCGCGGGGCGGTGACACTAGACGAAAAAGAAAAGGGAGAGATCGAAAAGCAGTATATGTCTTTCGTGTCTAAATACGGCAATGATGGAATGGGAAAGATTGCCGTGTTGCTATCCTATGTGGTACAGGCGCTAGAATTGAGGAGAAGCGATTTTCTAGGGCATGTGTATGAAGCATTGAGTGCGACAAACAAGCATTTTGGCCAGTATCTAACCCCCGATTGCGTTGCTAGGATGATGGCGAGAATGTCCATGTCTAGTGAATCTCCAAAGGCGGGAAAGATAATAAGGATGAACGACTGCTCTTGCGGAGCAGGCGCATTGCTCATCGAAGCGGCGGAGGCTTTCATTGATAGTGGCGGTCGGCAATGCGACTTGATTCTGTATGGGGAAGACTTAGACCCTACGGCGAGCTACATTTCGTATGTCCAGTTCTCTCTTTTAGGATATGCTGCGGTAGTGACTCATCAGGATTCTCTATCAAGGGAGGTGTATGAGGGGCCGTGGTATACTCCGTGCTACTTTGCGCATGGGATGCCGATAAGGTTGATGGCGGAAGAGATGGCGGAGAAGAGCGCCGAGACAAAGGGAGAAGTCGTGCCGAGAGATGACAAGCCGATAGATGTTAGGGGGCTTGTCCAAGGGGAGTTCGCTTTCTAATGCTACTCGAGCCGATAGTCAAATGGAGTGGCAGCAAGCGAAGCCAGGCGGCTGAAATCGTTGCTAGGATGCCTAGGGAGATTGCCACATATTATGAGCCGTTCTGTGGTGGATGCTCCGTACTATACAGGCTTCTTAATACACCTTCTATGAAGGTTTCTAGGTATGTTGCATCAGATGTAAACAGAGACCTTATCGGGTTGTGGAACATGATAAGGGACTATCCAGAACACCTATGTGAAGGGTATGCAAGGTTGTGGGAAGAATTTAATTCAGACCCTTATAAAGACGAACGTCTCTATCAGTGGTCGACTTCTGAATGTTATGATCATAGGAAGAAATACTTTGCTAACGTGAGAGCTAGATACAACAAGTTTCCTTCACCAATAGATTTCCTATTTATTATGCGAACTGTAATGAATGGAATGCCGCGCTATAATAAGAATGGTAAATTTAACAGTTCCTGTCATTTCACACGTTCCGGCATCAATCCTGATAGACTAAAACAGATATGTATGGAATGGAGTAGGTTGCTAAAAGAAAAAAAAGTCGAGTTCCGCATATGCTCATATGAGGAGTTGAGCACTAGTTGTCAAGACTTTATATATCTCGACCCGCCATATATCAACACGAAAGGGATGTACTATGGGGGGATTGACATAGATAACTTCTTTGCATGGTTGCGAAAGCAGAAGTGCAAGTGGCTGATGTCTTTTGATGGGAAGGCGGGAGGACAGGACATGACTTACGATGTCCCAAACGATGTCTTTTCATACCACGAATATATCCATAGTGGGCATTCCTCTTTTAGAAGGATTGTAAGTAAAAACGGGCATGTAGATGTCATGGAATCCTTGTACGGAAACTATATGCCTTTTTGAGCAGCAACAATTGACGGTTTTATAGTTCGATCTCCTCATCAACTATCTCCTTCTGTTTCCGTATCGGCATTTGGTGAAAATGACGATTTCGGAATATGCAGGAGAGCCTATCTATGGGTGAGACGAATTTCTACTCATATCTGTATGCTCAATCGGGGGTTGTGGCATTCGACGAACTTGCAGAAGTGGTCGAACTATGGAATCCCGATAGCATACAGAGGGCATTCGTATCTTACTTGGATGATTATGCTCCTCCGCTGGACATAAAGGAAGACCTTCTCGAAGAGAAGTTCTATAGAAGTCCAGACGAGGGGAAGATGGGGGATGAAACATACATTCGCTACGACATGGCGATACCGGGGATGCAGGAAGAGGTTTCGGCGGAAGACCTTCAGACTTACTTCGAGGACTTCTTGGAGAAGATTGGGGCCGAAAACAATTCCGCTAATGGGTATGGGGTAGAGGTTGACACGAGGGATAATGAGAGGGGCGGGACGGACTTAGACATCTACATTTACTTGAAGGGAAACCAGATAGTAGAGCCAAAGGAATAACGAAGGCAAGGAGACCAGAAAGATGAAGAAGCATGTAATGGCATTTCTAGTTGCGCTTGGAATGTGTCTAGGATTCGGCGGATGCAAGTCCGATGGAACTATACAGCCAGAAGCGAAATCAACCAACACCTATGTTGTTGTTGTTGGAATGGAGAACTCTAAGTTTGCAGGTGCTTGTCCTGGCGCAGGATACGATGCTGATAGGATGTATAAATTGCTTGCCGCATATACCCCTAACATTGTCCTGTATAAAGATGCTAATGCAACAAAAGCAAATGTGACGGCTGCATTGAACAAGGCCGTTGCAAGCACAACGGATGGGCTTGTGATATTCTGCTATTCCGGACACGGAGGAAGCGAGCCGTTCCCAAATACTGGCATTGAAGAAGTGGATGGGAAGGATGAGTTTCTATGTCTATGGGATACTTACTTGAAGGACAATGAAATATGGGACATCATAAGCAAGAGTAGTGGACGTATTATGTTTATAGTGGATGCATGTCATAGCCAAAGCATTATGAGAAATAGCGGATTCAGATTGAAAGTCCCTTTGTCGTGGGATCATGAAATGTCAAGCGATTGTATGTTTTCGCTTCTCTGTTGGTCTGGGTGTCCTGATAATGCTTATTCGTATGGGTCAGTTTCAGGAGGTCAGTTGACTAATGCTTTGTTGCGTCATTATAATCATCAAGAGACATATCAAGACCTTTGGAATAAAATAAAGAATGACAAAACATTGAGAACTTATGAAAATCCACAAAGCACAAACCTAGGCAAAGGTTTTATAAATAAATTGGTTTTTAAGTAATGAGTAAATGGCCAGAAACATACGAAGAGGTCAAAGCACTATTTCTTCGGAGGGGGTGTGTCCTTCTTTCAACTAATTACCAGGGATTGCACTCAAAGTTGGAGTATATAGCCTCTTGTGGTCATAAATGTACAGTAATAGCCTACAACTTTTTCAGGGGGGCTGGAACTTTATGTAGAAGATGTAACCCTAGTTGGAAAAGGAGACATAAATGTATTCCAATAGAGAAATTACAAGAAGAATATGAGTTGGCTGGGTGTAAATTATTATCAAGTTCATATTGCGGTAGTCTCGGATATCTAGTTTATATTGCACAATGTGGACACCAACACAAGATGCCGTATTATTGTTTCCATAGAGGTCAAGGGCGAAAATGTCCCAGATGTGCAGGTGGGGTGCGAAAAACTTTAGATGAAGTAAGGGAATTATTTCTGCGAGAAGGGTGTCAACTACTATCAACAGAATACAAGTGGAATAGACAAAAGGTAGATTACATTGCTCAGTGTGGTCATCGTCATACTATCAAAGCCTTAGCTTTCTTTGAAGGAGAGGGGCGGTTATGCCCAAAGTGCCAGAAAAAAGAAGATAGTGATAAGCGAATTAAATACACAGAAAAAGATCAGCAAGATTTATTGAATAGTTTTGGATGTAAGTTGATTCTTCCAGCGAGAACTACAAATGACAAAATGTTGTATGTGGCAAAATGTGGGCATCAAGTATCAATGCGTATTGAATTTTTCAAGCAGGGATATGGCCACGTATGTAAAAAGTGTTACCAGAAATGCATATCTCTTGGTGAAAGAGCGGTTAAGATAGTATTGGACAAACTTAATATAGACTATGCACCTCAATATGTAATACACACGGCACCAGGTAAAAGGCAACGCCTAGATTTCTATATCCCATCTGAAAGAATTGCAATAGAATTTAATGGACGGCAACACTATGAAGAAGTCCATTTCTTTCACAGACATAGAAACGGCAAGAATACATATGATTTTGAATATTCAAAGAAACAAGATGAGAGAAAAAGGGAATGGTGCATAAATAACGCCGTGCATCTAATCGAAATAGACGGAAGAATATGGACTCACGATAAGACAAACAAAGACGAGTTTGAGAATTATCTGAAAAAGGAGATTTGCAATGGGAGATTCAAAAACCTACATTCCCTACGGTCATGTCCGCATTCAGTGCAAGGGATGCGGTGCTAACTACTTGGTCGGGCAGAGAGACTTGAAGTACAAATCCGTAGCCAACAACGGATACTACCCATGCGACAAATGCGGGTCGCATGACACGACATGGGATTTCCGCAAGATTGATGATTAAGGAGGTTTCCAATGAAATCATATTACCAGTTCTGCGAAGACGAACAGGTTAGGCTCAAGGTGGAAGGGATGCCTGTCCATAGGTTCTTTGCACCTGAAGGATTTATGCTATGGGGGCTAGAGCCAAAGAGCGGAAACTACAAGGGCTATGCGCAGATAGTTGATATGCCGATAGATGAGTTCTTAGGTTTGGCAGAGCCTATACCCGAAGACGATGAGAAACGTCATGCACCGCAGGAAGAGTTCAAGAAGGATGTTCTTGCAGGCAAGCCGACAAAGTGGGACATTCCATATCTCTTATGCAAAGAGAATGAGGACGGAATCTGGAAGGTGATAGGACATGATGGACGGCATCGCGGAATGCTGCTTAAGTCTCTCGGCTTCTCATCTATGCCAGTTCTACTGCAGATGCCCGATGCAGAGTTAAACGAAGAATTGCTGCCAGAGATTCTATGGAGCCAGAACGACAAGGCGGTTGATAGGGAGAAGGACTACTATCCTTTCCCCGTCACGGAAGACAACTTCATGCAGCCGTATGTTGCCGTAGGTGATGGAGTTGTTGTTGTAGGAAGTAAGGATAACGGAATGACCATCGCTATGGACGCCATTGAGTATGGGCAGCAATGCGACAGCAAGAAGTTTCTTAAAGACTACATGGGGGAAGTGGCACAAGAAGTTGAAACGGAAGACAGGTTAGACGGAAGAACTTTCTCTTCTCTCGGCAAGGCACCGGATTCTTGCATAAAAGCAAAAAAGAACTTTGCTAAGAACTTTGTGCCGAATGTCCCATACCGTAATGATAACACGATGCCTGCTAGCACACTTAAGGAATATCTCGCAAAGAAAGGGAAATAAGAAATCAGAATCTCGAATCAATGCAAGTTGGCATATATTGGAAGAAGAGAAAGCAAACGGAGGATTCTATGATTCGCTTCATCGAAGGACAGCCGGCTACGATAAAGGTGACAGTTTCTAGTTCTATCGACACTACTGGATTTTCGGTCTCACTTATCATCGGAGCAGAGACCAAGTCCATCAGTTCTATCAAGGATGGTGGTATATATTTTGTGGATTTCTCTGCGTCTGACATAGAGGAAGTCCCTCAAAAACCAATATACGGGACTATTCAAGTTCTCGATTCGAATGGTGATTTGTACCAGAAGATGCTAGTAGAGGTCGTGAAGGTGGGTGCAGAGACACAGACCTTGCAGCAGACGTCAGACACATTGCCAATAGTCATTGCGGCTAATTGGGTAGGGAAAAACAGCGTATGAGTGTGTAGAGAGTTTCCATTCTGATTAAGGCATGTTGAACAATTAAAATTACGGGAGGCATTATGGCTTTTGTTAATCCAGATTCAGGTCCATATCTGTCGCATCTCACGATGAAGAACACCACTTATACAATTAAGGATAAGTGGGCAAGGGAAGAAATCGCTGAAATAGAGGCTGCGATTGCAGGAGGGGTCAGGTTTAGAGGTGTATTGGCTTCAGGGGCTTCAATCACAGAGGGAGAATCAGTAAAAGACCTTGATGTGGTAGATGGCTCTTCTACAAAGACCATAACAGCCGCCCAACAGACGGACGGAGATTTATTCATATACAATAACGGCACGAGCAATCTTGAATTCATAGTCAGCAATGGAACTTATTCTGAGCTTGGTTCGACAGGAAGCCTAGGGACATTCGCATTTGCAGATTCAGGTTCTGGTTCGTGTGAAGTCCCCATCTCGTCTGCGATTACTTTTAATCCATTAACTCCAAACGTTACAAAGGGTACTCTTGACATAACATATCAGTCTGGCTCTACCTCTATTACGACAACACCGACAACGGCTTCTGGGTCTTTTTCACCTGCGGCGATAACGATAGCAGCCTCGTCAGTGACGATAACTCCAACGAAAGCTTCATTTACAGCCCTAACGGGAGTAACTTATAATTCTGAGACAGCCACTTTAACAATAACGGATGGAACATCTGATGAATACTGGACTGGATATTCGGCTGCTCAGGCGGCTTCTCAAATGGTAACTCCAGCAGCAAACCAGACAATTAGCGTGACATACGACAAAGTGAACTCGGCTTCTATTTCTACTATAACTGGAGTTAGTCTGATAGGGGACATATCTGTTACCGCATCTACTCCGACTGCGACGATAACTAACCCAACAATAACGGTCACGGTTTCGCCTGTGTCTAGCTAGTGGAAGAATAAAACCAAAGAAAGGACATTTTCGGAATGGCTAGGAAGATAGTCAGGCGGGAAGCATCTAAGAGAGATACTATCCCTAATGTCAATTTTCTTACAATAGGAGGATTGACTGTATCTTTAGGTGATATTAGGAAATCAGACTTTTCTTCCATAAGGAACCCAAAGGCATCTGTCAAGAGCTGCCAAGACACATTGATTGCGATACTGGACGTGCTTAGAGGATTTTCGGAGACGTAAGATGTCAAAGTTTTTAGTAAAATCTATATTCTTGGTAGTATTGTTTTCGAAGGGCACCACAATGCTTTTTGGTGGACTTGTAGATACGGAAGGGAATGTGGCAACGAACCAGACTCTCCTTGGGGACATAGACATGGGGGTCGGGACTTTAGGTGACTTGTCAACGTTTATCGCTCCTTACTATTGGAATGTGTCTAATGCCGCAATGACAGCGGAATCGAAGATTTCGACGGAATCTCAGAACAGCACCAACTTCACTATGTTTGTAATAGGGAAGTTTGCAGAGACGGGAACTGTAGCAAATGCTACTTATGCAACAGAAGCAGGAAGTGCTAGGGATGCATCTACTGCGGGGACGGCAAATTTTCTTGCAAGTAAAGACGATGGGGCTGAGCAATACGATGCAACAGACCTGATTAGAGAATCGACAAATGCGGCAAACCATTCTGTATCGGAATTTGCAAGGACCAACTCGGTTCTTTCGGGAGGACCCTATCTGACGGAGCATCAGTCTTTAGAGCCGTCTACAAACTATACTGACTATGCGGTTATAGAACTTGCACGGACAAATTCTGTTCTTGCTAACGGTCCGTATGTGCAGTCTGCCAGCATGACCAATACGGTCAGGGACATCGTTACCAATACGGTGACAATCGGCTATACGGATTGGGTATATAGCGGAAACACGACTGTAGGAGTTACCTATACGATAAACGTGACTGAAAGCGGTTCTGACTATGTGTTTACGCTATACAATCCTTCCGAGATTGGGTCTGTGACTACTAATATCCTCCACCCTACAAGGCTAGAATTTACTGGAGTTGGAATCATTGCAGAATGTACACCAATTATACGAAACGTCAATGGGCTTGCAATGTATTCTGATGTACAGGCTTTGGAGACTAAGATAGACACGATGGATACGTCTTACTATCGTGTTGTCGGGATAACAAACAAGAACCAGTCCGTGCAGTTCGTAGAGACGGATGCCAATACAACCTCCCTTCAAATTCTTATGCCTGAAAGCGGCATGACAAAAGACTGGCTTGTTTATGTTAAGGCACTGACAAATCTGACGCTAGTTCTGCCGCCAGCGGACTATTGGGTTGTCAACGAATCAGTCACCAACGAGATTCCTCCGCTAGTTCCTACCGCATTGTACTTCTCGCAGATTTCAGACAACACGTATAGCATCGGCAGACAGGAACTGATACCAATAACGGTTCTCTCACAGAGGGAAATAGAGAATCAATTAATAAGGGCGAAGATGAGGAAGGCGGGGTTGGCTTCTAGGAATGCAAAGAGAACAGTCACGACTTCAAAAGGCATAGTGAAGTAATGGCAAATGAAAGTTGCACAAGACGGCAGATGATGACTGGATGTATGGCGGCGGTAGGATATGGTCTTGCCGCAAAGGCATCTTTAATACATTCTAACATTGGGGCAAGGCATCTTTTACATGAGTATGTTCCAATGGATGAGATGGTAGAGGTAGATTGGATAGCTTCTGATGGAGAGGCTTGGATAGATACTGGTTTTGTCCCTTATAACGGGTTCTATCCGTTCTCTATGGAGTGTGTACTGGGTACTAGGTTTGTTAACACTCCTTTCTTTGGATGCAGTAGTTCAAGCGAAATTAGTAATTGGATTGATTCAAAAACGTTGATTTTTGGGTTTGGGATGGCTCGCAATGACCGCAGGTATGCATGCAAGTCAAAGGTTCAGAGAAATTGGGTGTGCTGGGGAACGTCTTATACTGGAAACGAGTATTATGATGGTGAGATGCATGAGGTGGATGTCAATGCGGACAGCGGGGCTGGATCCTCTGATGGGTATAGTCTTTATGTGGATGATGTCAAGATTCCACTGCAAGTGATATATTTGGGGTCTCAAGTCACCACTAATTCTGAATCTCTAGGTTTGTTTTGTACTAAAGCTGATGGTAAAGCATGTCAAGTGACAGACCCCTCTGTGGGATTCAAATTGCGCACTTTTGCCATAGGGAATGTTTTATTGAAGGCTGTCCGCATTGGAGATTTCGGGTTCATGTACGATGTCAACAGCGGCAATCTCTTTGGAAATAACGGAGGTGGACGAATTCTTTTTGGTCCAGACTTGTGAGGGACGATATGCGGATAACCATAGCCATATTTGCGGCACTTGTGCTGACATGCTTCTCCAAGCCAATCTCATCTTCTGTTGGGGCACGTCATGTGTTCGCGGCAGAAGCGAATGAGAAGACCTATACTGCGGCGGACTATGTGCAAGATGGACTCATATGCATGTGGGATGCCATAGAGAATGCAGGATGGAAGACGCATAGTCCAGATGCATCAGCATGGATGAACTTAGCCGATGGCAGGCAGTTCAACATTATCAAGAATACTGATTCAGACTATGCTTGGACAGATGTCTCATTCGTAAGGACAGCTGTATCGTATGGATATTTTCTTGCAGACTACACAGATGAGCTGCAGCAACCAGTAAGAGACGGAACATTTACTTTTGAGATTGTGACATCATCGCCAGTACAGTCTTCGAATTGGCAGACTCAAGTCATCAACATTTGCCAAGCCAAAGATGTATCATTATATAGCAGAGCAATATGTTGTCTATATAGGAGAGAAGACAATGGGCGAATTGATTGTCCATCACTCTCTACATACTGGGCCTCTAATATGTTTGCTGGCTATTATGCTCCAACACGTGAAGCTCTAGTTACTGCTGCCATCAGCCTTGATGGCAAGAACATGTACTGCTATGCAAATGGAGAACTGATTCGGCCTCCTTCGTTTACTCCAAACCAGGATTTGGAAGGAATAATAGTAAGGCTTGGATCTACGGCATATGGGTTTAGAGGCTCTTACCACTGTCTGAGAGTCTACAACAGGCCATTGAGCGCAAGCGAGATAAAGAAGAACTACAAGATTGACAAAGAAAGGTTCGGGCTATGAGGAACGGATTCGCATTCTCTATCTTGTTTTCTTCTTTAGCAATCATCGGCGGATGTTGCAATTGTAAGGGGAAAATAGAATACAAGTATTTTCATGATGCAAACCTCGTGGCATTTTATGATACAACTGGAAAGCAAGTAGGAGTAGCAAGAATGTTAAAGAACAAAAATTACTGTAAGCCTACAGAAGACCATCGGGGCATAGAGTATGCGCCTGTGATTCTTCCCAAAACAATGGGTGCGCCTACGGAAGACGATTATAACGAGGGGGGATGGTTCCGCAATGCGATACAGCCGCCTTCCCCGCCAGAGGGGCAGTATGTCGCATCTACGTCGTATTGGTATGACGAAGAAGAGAATGCCATTGTTGCCAGATACGACTATGACGACATACAGTATGGGATAGATGACTTTGATGCCGCCATGGAAGAACATCTGAGGGTGGAAAGGGAAGCACGAGGATATACGACTAGAGAGCCTGATTCTTATTTGACTTCTAATCACCCAAGATGGAAGAGAGATGCGGAAGACTGGGTGGCTCACCGTGATGCGGTCATGGAGTATGCGTTGCAGCTGATAAACGACGTGCAGCAAGGGCTTAGACCTCCGCCCACGATGGATGAGTTCAAGGCGGGGCTTCCTGTTATACATTGGAGCATTGAATAGACGGAGAACAGAAGCCATGCATAGGAGAGAGTTTATTGCTGGAATGATTTCCTCCTTGGCGGGGACGGCGGCAGTTGCAGATGCCGCTCGGTCTGCCATAGGTGCGAGGAACGTGTCATTGTCTGGAGGAAGCGGAGCTGATGCGGAAGCCAAGCTCCAGAACTGGTTGGATTTCTTTGCGAACGGGTATTTGATGACACAGTTTGAGGATGATTCTATTGTAGAACTTGGCGTGCCTCTGTTCCAAGCAAATGCAGGTATGTCTCATATTTCTATTCTATTTTCCAGTCTCAAGAGGGTTCTGGCTAGAAACGTGTTTTATGGTAGCAGAATAGTAAGTTTGTCATGTCCGATGCTGACGGAAGTATATGGAATGCAACAATTTCAGGGATCGTCGTACTTAGAAACCTTAGATTTCCCATCTTTAGCCTACATAGAAAATTTTAGTTGGTGGTTTTGGAATTGTCCAAGACTAAAAGCCATTAATTTAGGGCAAGTAACAGAAATTCATGGTGCATCGAATGTCTCTTTTGGGCAAGTTGATTCTGCTTTAGAGGATGTATATCTTCTCGCAATGAATACTTCAACATTACTCTCTTATACGGGGATGCTAACTCCCGCGACAACGGGCAATTATACACCGCATCAGATAGTGTTCCATTGCGCCGATGGGAACGTTGTGTGGAGCGACGATGCTAACAACTGGGTTAAGATACAAGTTTAACTAGAAGGAGAGTTTAGGCATGAGGCTTTCCATATCTCTCATGATCGCATGTGTTGCCCTATTTGCAATGGGATATGTAGAGAGGGCAATCGTTGCCGCAAGGCAGGCTTCATTCTGGAACCATTCAAATGAATACATACCTGCTAGTGAATATGTTCGGGACGGGTTGCATACGATGTTCGACGCTATAGAGAACGTAGGTGCGGGCGTTCACGATTCTTCTTCTCTATTATGGGTAGACCTTATAGGCGGTCTTGAAATGGAGATGTCGGCTGCGGCATGGACAGATTCCTCGTATTCGTGTGCAGGAGTAAATAGTGGACACGTCTATTGGAAGACGATGCCAGAGTATCCATACTATCCAAAATACATGACTATAGAAGTAGTGTTCAAAAATTGCTCTGGGAATGTGTTTGGAAGAAATTCTCTTGCCTTTGGAGGACGGGAGTATCAGCGAATGAATATCGTCAGAAGTACCATTGGCAATGTCTGGGCCATGTCTTACCAAAAAGACGGATTCATTTTCGAGGATGCAGGAACGATTTCTGCCTTGTTTCAAGATACTTCTTCTGCTTCGGAGAGGATTATATTCGTAAATGGAACACTAGCAGAGACAACAGATGCTTACAAGGAGGGTTTCGGTATCTCTGGTGTTCAGGCAATTTCTGTTAATCCTAGAGGTGATTACCCGTTCAACGGCGAAATCTGCTGCATAAGGCTATATACGAGGAGACTGGATGCGGAAGAGGTCGTCAGAAATGCTGAAATAGACAAGGCGAGGTTTTCGTTGCCATGAAACAAGCAGTAATTTTTATTCTATCTGTAATCTGCATGGCTTCCGTTGCTAGACAGATAAAGTCAGCATCGGCGGCCAGGAAGGCTATTTCAGCCATCGATTGTGAAAGAGATGAGATTCCCTATGTCACGTCTGGACTAATTGCGATGTGGGATGGCGAATGGAATGCTGGAATTGGGCAACACGATTCAGATGCAATAATTTGGAAAGACCTTGTTGGAGATTTCGACTTGGTAATATATGGGTCTGTGTTTCATAATTTCATAAGGAACTCTAACACCTCAGCAGCTGAAGCTACTGGAACGATTGAAGGGATAGGCACGATAGAGGTATGTTATCGGTATTCAGGTTCAAAGAATTCATCTTATGGACTATTGTTCTATTCAGGACCGATAAATGCCACGCGCCTTGGGCTGGTTTTATATCTAGATGGATTCCAGACTTTCTCAAATGTATATTGGAAATACTCAGATGTGCGGTCTCATTCTTTGATGACGATATCAGCCACCAAAGAATTGTGTTATGTAGATGGTACTCCTCTAGATCCAATATCACGTGCAACAGACCAGTGGAACAACTACGGGCATGTCGGAATTGGAGGAAGAGCATGGCAAAACACATGGCAGACATACGGTGATTGGCATTGCATTAGGATATACAATCGTACTCTTTCAGAAGAAGAGATAGCTTTTAATTCTTCTATAGACAAAGAAAGGTTCGGTCCATGAGAATGGAATTTTTTATAGCCTCATTCCTTTTGATGGGGATATGTTTTGGTAGTCCGACCCGCTCTTCTATAGGAGCAGTTCATTCAAGGTTCTCTTCTGTTGCCGAAGAAAGTGTTTCTGCTAAGGATTACGTTCAAGACGGGTTAGTTGCAATGTGGGACGGCATCTGGAACGCCGGATGGGGTCGGCATAACGATCATGCAAAAATCTGGAAGAACTTGATGGAGGATTCAAGACTAGATTTTATCATTGATGGAATGGTTGTAGGAGATAATTTTGTCAACTCGAATCGTTTGGCAAGTGAAACTGATGCAATACTTCCACAGACTGACTTCACAATAGAAGTCGTTGGTTGCAACTCTGATGTGATCGGCGCGAATAACCAGAACACGCCATTGTTAGCATATGGCGCCGCTGGCAACAACCAATTTGGGTTTGGCTTCACACGTTCATGGGCAATGATGCTCTTCTACTCCTATGGGACGACTGACGGAAAAAATGATGCTTGGGCATATGGACAAGCATATGAAGAAGATTCTTTCAGTATTCCACGTAGTTGGAGTGGTCAAAGCGCTATGTCTGGCGGGCGCCTATTCTACAAGAATGGTGTTAGATTTGTGAATGATTCTTGGCGTCCTCGTCAAGGAACATACTATCCATCTGATGCTAATTCTTTGAAAATTGGATATGGTGAAGAAGCTGACATGTCGCGAGCAGGTGCTAGTGGAAAACGAACTTACTATTGCATCAGGTTCTACAACAGGTGTCTTTTGGATGACGAAGTGAAGTACAATTGCAGCATAGATGAAGAAAGGTTTGGGCTGTAAGGATGACGAGACGAGACTTCATAAAATTGAGCATTCCCTTCGCCTTGCCAAGCGGGACGGCAGACGGGGCATTAACACGGTCGCTGATAGGCGGCAACTTGATAGGCAGGGGTGCGGCTTATGTCCCTTCCGAATATTCGGCGATAGACTATGTGCAGGACGGGCTCATCGCAATGTGGGATGGCATCGAGAACGCAGGGTGGGGGACTCACGACCCGAACGCGACGACGTGGAAGAATTTAGTAGGGAAAAATTACGATATAAACTGCGGCAACACGGGCTACTTTTCGGGCGATGCTTTTATTTTTACCGGAGCCGCAGGAACTATTCAAAATTGGGAAATTGGCAGCGAAAGCATTGGGAATTTGTCCGTCTGTGGACTTTCTGAACTCAATTCGTTTTTCGCTTTTACATCGAGTCGGTATTGCGGCAGAATGTTTGCAATTCTTCCGACGAGTAATAGAGGTTTCCAATTCCAGACAGGTCATGCCGCTATGTTCCAGGACTGGTACTCTGATCCGTGGAGTGTCGCGGCGAATTACGACACAAGACTGTCAGACACGTTCTACAACGGCGAGCTGAAACCCCATACAGCCGGAACTTCCACATGGGCTTCTTCGTCTTATGGCGCATATATTGGTCATTATGGCGCCAGCCAATATCCATACAGAGGCAGAATCTACAACCTCCGCCTCTACTCCCGCGCCCTCACCGCCGCCGAAATCGCGGCCAACTACGCAATCGACAAAGCGAGGTTCAATTTACCATGAAATACAAACTCATTGCTATATCGTTCATGATGCTAATCCTTTCATGCCTTGCCAACGTTGTAAGGTCTGTCAATGGCGCGGTTCATTCAAGGTTCTCTTCTGTTGTCGAGGAAAGCGTGACAGCGAAGGACTACATACAGAACGGTCTGATTGGACATTGGGATGGCATTGAAAATGTTGGATACGGAAGACATGACAGTGATTCAAGTGAATGGATAGACCTAACTGGGTCTGGAAACAACATGACGCTAACTAAAGGCGCTTATTTTTTAGAAAACCGTTTTGAGACGGGCACGGCAAATTCCCCATTTGCAAAGGTAAATGAACTCGTCAGGCTACCAATATATTCCGTTGAGTTCATTGTTGACGCATCTCGGACGTCAGGTTTTCAACTGTTCGGGAAGTGTTCTTCTTCTAAAACGAAAATATTTTGGTTTGGCATAAGGGCTAATGATACAATAAATTTTTGGAGCAATGGAGATTGCATGCAGGGAACTAGAAAAGGTATAAATAGTTATGCTGTGTCAATCGAAGGAAATTTTGTTAGGTTATTCATGAATGGGGAAGAGATGCCTAATCTCGGGCCAGGACTGACTGGAGTAAACGAAGCAAATATAACGATTGGAATTGGTTCAGGAGTATCATATCGTGATTATTCAATCTATTCGATTAGGTTATACTCTCGTCCTTTGTCACCAGATGAGATTGCACTTAATCACTCAATTGATCAAATAAGGTTCAATGTGCCATGAGAAACATTCTAGCACTAGTTTTCATCGGAGCATCGATAAGCATTTTTGGTTCTCCCGTTCGCTCTGTTGTTGGGTACAAGCATATTTCAATGTCTAATGGCAGAGGTGAAGTTTCCTATTCCGCGAAGGACTATGTTCAAGACGGTCTGGTAGCCATGTGGGATGGTATAGAGAATGTGGGATGGGGAATACATGATGCAAATACAACGACATGGATAGACCTTGTAGGGGGAAGGACTTTCTTGCTCACACATGGAGTCGTGACGCCGAATGCCGTGTCTGTGTTGGGGCAGATGTCATCGTCTAAAATTTCATACGATACTACGAAAACCTATTCCGTGTTCCATACATGCAAATTTTCCAACCCGACACACATGCGAGCAAACGTATTCATGTTATTGACGACATCTACGGCATTTTCCGTTGGGGCGTATTCATTCGATGCGAATGTTCCTGTTAGGTTGTTTCGCGCTGTCAATTGGAAGAATGTCGTAACTGCTTCAACATGGCCTGACAATGATATTTATGCAGGGCAGTTCGGCATCACCTATTCCGTATTGAAAAGTGGGGAGTCCCCTAAGAATATAGTTGTGCTATATCTTGATGGAGTGGAAGTGTATAGGCTGGAAGGGGCGGCATCTTCTTTCGGATATGCGCTTGGGGACAGCGGCAACTATTATATCGATGTGTCAAGCTCACAACTTGAACAAGAGGTATACAATATCAGGCTGTACGACAGGGAACTTACGTCCGACGAGATTGCGGCGAACTATGAAATAGACAAAGTGAGGTTCGGGCTATGAAGAGAGTAATATTTATAGTAGTATCCTCGATTTGGGTTATGGGCATTGGCTATCCAACAAGAAGCAATGTAGGTGGAGCTCATATCTTACATGGAGCAACAGAAGATGAGCAAAAGTTCACTGTTTCTGACTATGTTCAAGATGGCCTTGTGGCGGTATGGGACGGCATTGAAAATGCTGGGTGGGGTGTACATGACAGACAAGCAACAGAATGGAGAGAACTGATAAATGGGACTTATACTGTTCTTGGAAGGAAAGGATATTTTGACGGAAATGCAATGTGTGTTCCATTAAGAAGTCAGATACCCCTTGTTTCCGTCCAATTTGATAATCTAACGGCAAGAACAATAGAATATTGTTTTGGCGATTTCGGTAACAACCTAAATATTGAGAGGAATTTCGTATACTTGGAAGATAACCGAAACAATAGTAGTTTCTCAATGCAACTGAATTGGGAGCGGAAATGGCGAATAACCACGAATGTGGCAGGTACGCATACCAAGGATATTTCTATGGAAGAGATTGGACCATTAGAACTTATAGACATGATGACTTATTCTTTTTCTCAAGGGCTTACCTCCAAAACCTATGTTAATGGTGTTTTTTCAAAAGAGCTCCTTAAAAGGCCATTTACTTCGTTCACAAGCATTGGACTTGGTTTGCGCACAGGAATGTCACAAAAGGCATATTGCATTAGAGTGTATGATAGAGTATTGACAGATGAGGAAATCGCCTTCAACCATGATATAGACGTAGAAAGGTTTGGCAATTAAGCCTGCTGCTTCCTTTAATTCTCGAAATCTATCTTACGTTTCGGGTTGTATTCAAACACCCTTTGGAAGGCATCAGATTTCAAAAAAGATTCCGCAAGGTAAACCTTTTTCTTTATCAGTCCAAACATGGCAGTCTTTCTAATTATCTTCACATTGAGTTCTTTGTAGCATTCCGCACATAGTTCAAAACAATATAAAGCACTCGTGTCTCTCTTAAACCCAAAGTCATAAGGGACATCATTCTCTACGAACTCCAAGGCTCGTTTAATAGCGAGAGTTTGTCCTCCACTTGGGCGGAGGATGCAAATTCTGTCACATTCGCAGAAGTCAACAACGTTGATTTTGGAAACTCCTTTTGCGACTGCATGCACTATGGTATCGTCACCCACATAGATTGCTCCGTGAGAATAGTCGCCGGGGACGAACATTCCGTCGAGATACATGGAGAACCCTCTTAATATGACATCTCCCGGCTGGAGCAAGTTTCTAACTTCAAGAATCTTTTCCCCAGGCATTGAGAAAACTGTAGGGTCATAAATAATAAAGAGCGGCCATTTGAATACCTTGATATTACCAAACCATGTTAGAAAGGTAGCCTGTAGCCGATAAAAGAACTTTTTCATGTCAATTATTTCCCTCATTGTGCCTAGTCATTGCCAAAACATTTCTTATGCAAAGGAAAAATAAAAACAAAAAAATGTGAATACCCACTTGCCATGGCACAGTATTCGTGATATTATAGTATCTGTTCTGGGAAAAATAGGAAAGAAAAGCAAGTGGAAACTAAAGAATCTGAGAGTTTGGTAGATGTGTTCTCCTGCGAAAGGGTGACTCCGTGGTCTCTTGTTTATGATGCGGCAAGAGCTACGCAGGGCAAGCATATATCTCATAAGGAGCCGACGGACGAATGGAAGCGTAAGGCGATGCTATCTCCTCATTCACCGATAAGATGTCTACAGTTCTTCATACAGATGAGAATACCATATTTTGTGTCAACCCATCTTGTGAGGCACAAGATAGGAATAGAAAACTTTGTAGGGTCACAAAGGAATGATAGGCAGGACAATTACGATAGAAGAGCAGCACGACAGGACACTCCAGTTCTACATTCTATGCTAGTAAATGCAGATGAGCTTCGCTTTATATCTCGTAGAAGACTATGTATGCAAGCGGCAAAAGAAACCAGAACAGTGTGGAAAGCCGTTGTGGATTCGATAGGAAAGATCGACCCTATAGTAGCAGAGTTCTGTCAGCCTGAGTGCTGGTGGACTGGCGAAAGATGCCCAGAATTCAGACCTTGCGGTAAGTGCAAAGCGATGATGTGATTGTAAAGGAGAAACACGATGGAAGAGACAACGGAGAAAAATCAAGAAACTGTAGCGGCGGATGCAAATGCAAATGATGCTGCAGGACGGCTTCGCGACGAGAAGGGACACTTCCTCCCTAATCCTGACAAGAAGCCGAAGAGAACACGCAAGCAGAAAGACGATGCGAACACCGTGAAGATTCGCATAGTGAAGGATGAAGTTCCTGCACCAGACAAGGATTACGAGGGGCGGCTAGAGGACATGAAGGAACGGACCGCAACGAACTTCATTAAGTCTGTCTGTTATCACAAGCCTCGTGTCATCAACATAGATGGGCTTCGCTACTACTCGCAGGCTGTTGTAGAGAACCTGAAACAGAAACTTACAGATGAGCGGCTAGATGGAATAAGAGGGTTGGAAACATTGAACAAGACAATGGAAGCTCTCAAGAAAACAAGTAAGACGCTGGAAGACTGTTTTGATTCAGCGCAGAAAGTTCGCAGGTCTCGCTTCATATGGAGGTGCATAGCTATTGCATCTTTGGCAACATTGATTTCGTTTTGCATCACTAAAGCAATAGATAAGCGCAATGCGGAAAGGGCAATCGCAAAAGCGCCAGTTATACAGATGCCCGAAATCGGGACTCAGGTCATATCGAAGTAGAAGGAATATGTCCGCCCCGCGAATAAATCCCCTGCTTATGTCGGCAGCGACTAGGGCCAATCTGGAGAGGGCTAAATCCCAGATTGGCAACCTAGTTGTCTGTCATGACAATCCACCATCGAAGACCACTCCGAAACAAAGGGCGAAGAAGAAGACCCTCACTCCAGACATGGCAGCAAGTCTCGTGAAGTCAGTTAGGGTGTCGGAAGATGGGAATGAGGTTAAAATCATTCTGTCCGTCAATCCAGGTGCTATTCCTACTGCACAGGGCAAAGGTGCATTTGTAGACAAAGGTGGGCATGTACATTTCTTTACAAAGCCAAAGCAAAGAAAAGCAGAACAGACATTCCAAGCGGCACTCGAACCTTATGCTATTAAATCAGGGCGATGGGGAGAAGTGCCGATAGATCTTGATTTCAGGCTTTTCTTTCCATATCCAGAGAGCATGCCCAAGAAGTTCCGTCATAAGATTGGGCCTCATTGCAAGAAGCCAGATGGAGACAATGTATGCAAAGGCCTGATAGATAGCATGACCAGAGCCGGTTTCTGGAAGGACGATAGTTTCATCAATACCTATCACATTTACAAGAGATACACTACCGGCCCTTCTTGCATAGTAGTAAAGATCACAAATCTCCAGCCCAAATTCGATGCCCTGTATCGTGAAACGGAGGAACACGATGCACCAACTCTTTTCAATGCTTCAGCCGCCAAACCAGAAGAGACGAACCCTCTCTCTGACCTGATGGCTGACGGAGGCGAAACAATCTCACAGAAAGGTTAATCAACTTGGAGTGTTCAAGATGCTGCCTGCAGCCCGTAATATTTGCCTTCACCCAGGCGAACCTAGACAATTCGCTTGGGAGAATGAAGACAAAGGAAATCATAGCCGCCGTTAACAATCTTAAGGTTGTTTTTAAGAGCGTCTGTGAGAAATGCCAAGGGCTTGACCTCAAGTCGCCAGACTTAATCGACAGGCTAAACAAAGAATGGGCGACTAGAATAGACGACCTTATCAAAGCCGCAGATAGCGATGCGGACAAGATGGAAGCGGTTATTGACGAACTACGTCAGGCATTTCAGGTCGTGTGCCTGACATGTTCTAGCGTCTCCAACGACGATAATCCGTCGAATCATGGGCAGACTTTCGTTTCTCTCGATAGCGGGAACTGCCAAGCCAATTCTGGAAGGGCGAAGTCAACGCATACAGACGATAACGTTGTACTCTCTCGCGCAGACTGGATAGGGATGCATAGAGCGCCCGAAGTTGATGAGAAGGCCTATGGACATGCTCCAGACGTTAGTCTTATGATGAAGGAGGAGCCAGAGGCTTTTGAGAACAGCGAACACAAGACCTCTACAATGCTCCCCCCAGAGGTAGAGGATAGGCTGCGCAAGGAGTTCGCCAACTTCGTGTCGCTAGACATCATAGACAAACTGCTGTTGTCTTGCCTCATGTCTGGAATGAACATAGCGGAGTTCGCCAAGATGCTCTGGTTCCCATATTCGATTGTAGACCCAAAGACAAGAAAGGTCAAGTCGATTACCAAGCAGGCTGCCCATGCACGATGGATCAACATCTGCAAGAAGTTTCCCGTGTTCATGGCAATTGCGGTGTCTTCCAATCGTGACAAGAAATCTCTGGAGAAGTTCAAGAAGTTCATTCTGAATCCTAATTCTGAAGAGCCTTGCGACAAGTTCCAGAACGGCAAGCTATCGCCTGCCTACATCAAGGCGGAGAAACGAGCGGCGGCGAATGCGGAGAAAAAGAAGGATGAGCGGATTCGCAGGCTAGAGAATGAGGCCATGGCACTTCGCAAGGCGAACGAGACGCTTAAGGAGAAGCTTCACAAGGCAAAGGGAACGCAAGGGTTGAACATTACCGACGAAAGGCTTGTTGGTGGAATGCCTAAGAAGTCCAAGAAGGTAGACAACACGGGGATTCTCCCTGGGTTCTAATGATTCCGCTTTCACAAACAAAACAAGGAGGCCAGGCATGGCAAAAGTTAAGGACAAGAAGAAAGACGACATCAAGCTGGCGGTGCGGTATGCCGTATCCGTTCCAGAGAAGGACTTGATGACGCTCATCAAGGATAATGGGGCTATGGCATTGAGGATGTTCTGTTCAACTGTCAAGTCTATCAAGAAGAGCGGAAGAATACCGCAGGGGTTCTTCGACGACATCGGCAAGTTCACTGACATTCTCGAAAGCATGGCAAACATTGCTTGGGATGTGCAGATGGAATGGGGAGAAGCATTGAAGAAGTATGCGGATGAGGGCAAGTCTCCTTCGGATGACTTGAACAAATGGAACCCGCCGAAGGTGACAACAAAGAAGCCGAGCCTTTCGTTGGAAGAGAAAGCCAAGGTTGAACGTCTGCGCAGGAAGGGCTTTACCATCAAGGACATTGGGAAGGAACTTCACCGTGCGGAAAAGGTTGTTTCGGACTATGTGCATCTTCTGGAGAAGAAAACCAAGAAGCGGAGATAGCATTTGGTCTCTTCCAAACCTACTAGGCGGCCGCTCCTTTCCAAAAGGGGCGGCTTTTGTTCGTCTTGGCATTTGCTAGGAGACTATCTCGATGGAGACAATGGAAGAATTGAAAGCCCGGTTGAATAGGGTAATCGCCCAAAAGGACAGATATGGGGAAGCCCTTGGTAGCATTCTCGATGCAATAAGGCATGGGAGGTATAACGGTCTCTTTGAATCTGGGTATCGCTATGAGGAGAAAGACAAGACCGAATGTCCGCTTGGGATGAAGTACAAGGACATTAGGTGGAGCGGATGCCGCAAGGTGCTTTCCTGTCCAACCTACAGATGCCCGATGACTTTCGAGATGAGACACCTCACGGAAGCATACCAGAAGGGGATGGAGGTTTGCGAGGAACAGGATGCGGCCAAGATTCCGTTCAATACGGATGAGATTCCACCATATGAGCCCAAGAAGTATTACTACAAGGTCTCTAAAAGGTGGTTCGCAAAGGAGATGGTGCGGATTATACAGGCCATGAGACTAGGCACGGACAACAAGGATGTTGGAGGAAGTGTTGCACTCGGAAAGGCATATAAGAGGCTTGTAGGTTTCGGGATGGAATCCATAGGGATGAGAAAGGCATGGCTCGCTTTTCTTGCGATAGAGCATGAGGCAATAGATAAGGAGAAGAAAGGGAATACCTCGAGAGAGATTGAAGAATGGTTTGAGAAGAAGTGCGAAGAACAAAAGCACTTCATGGCGGCTGCTTATGCGACACACAAGTTGTTCGAGAAGCGAGATAAGGTGAGTACGATGATTCGGAAATCTCCTTCAAGGGCATTGAGGTATCTGGTTCTATTCGCCCTTCTTACGATGACCGAATTTGATTTCTCGCACGAATATTCTGGTGCTGACTTGGGGGTGTATTCGGATGCTTTTAGTTTCATGGGAAGGCTATGTCTGATTGCGGTTAAGGTCAAGCCTGAAGATAGGCTTGCAATCTTGGAGTTTGGAAACTCTGACGATGACGTAGACGATTTTAAGATGATGCCTATCGAATAGGAATTAACCAATGAGCTTTGCGAACCACAACATTCTCGACATAGCATTAAGCCTCATTCCGCCTACCCTCGTGCAGATTCGGAAGAATCTTGGAACAAAGGTAAACAAGTATGGTCAGATGGAGGCAACCTATGGGGAGTGGGTTGAAGTGTACGGCATCGTGCAGCCCGGAAGTGAGCAGAACGAGCATACGGAAGGAGTTGACTTCTCCAAGAAGCATGTTACTATCTGGCTGCGTGGCATAGCCCTAGACGGCACTCATATCCAGTGGGCACCAGACCAGATTAGGTATGTCGGCAAGATTTTCAACGTGATTGGGGTGAAGGACTGGTATCCTTACGACAACTACAAGGAGTGCGAGTGCGTAGAGGTTCTAAACCTAGACGAGAGCCAGCGCGGACGGCTTGCCTCTATCGCACAGAAAGCAAAGAGACAGGCGAGGAAGCCCAAGGTGGACAAGGCACAGGATTCCGCCCAGCAGATGCTACCTCTTGACCTTCCTCCTGGGGTAGGTGTGGAGATAAAGAAGAAAACCGAACCATCAATCTTCTGCCCAGACACACCGCCAAAAGAAGAAGGCGAAAAGCCCCAGAAACCTTCTCTTGTCGGCAAGGCAATTATTAGATTCTAACCAAGCAAGGAAGTGGACCAGAACAGATGGCAAACGAAAAAATGTCCTGCAGGGAATGCGGACTGTGTAATGTGGACGAATCTAAATGCTCACTCACGAAACGGCCTGTCACTCTCGATAGTCTGCGGAATTGCAAAAAGGGAATCAAGAAAACGGTAATCGAAAGAACCAAAAGTGAGGTAACAAGAAATGCCTGACGACATTAAGACTGATTTGGCTGGTTATCTGCTAGGGGAAGCCCCGGCAGCAGTGGAGACGATAGTTGTTGCGCCAGAAGCACCTGTCGCACCCGTGGGGCTTACCCCACCCGTGGCGGCAATCCCACCTGCTCCTGCCTTCCCTGATGCCGAGATGGCCGACCTGATGGCTTATCTGAAGTGCATCGGCATGTGCGCAAAGGATATGCACTATCGCTGCAAGGGCAAGGCTTTCTATGGACTTCACCAGTTGGGAGACCTCACTTGGCAGCTCGCCGACGAGACCGACAAGATTGCAGAAATCTACTTCATGGGCGAGAGGGGAATCAATCCGCCACGGATGAAGGAAGTCTGTGCAAATGCGGTAGGTATTGAGGTGATGTACCCTTCGGACGACAAGTATTTCATTGGTGGCCTCATGAACATCTGCCTGCAGACGATGCACAAGATAGAGGCTATCAAGAACAACTATCCAGATTTGAAGTCTGGCACGGTTGCGGTACTCGACCAGATTTCGCAGAACTGTCTGCTCAACATTGGATTGCTCGACCAGACTATGAAGGGCAACTAATAGTTTATCACAAGCACGAAAGGAGAACTAACCATGTTGGCAGCACTATGGGCTTGGTTTGTTGGCCTCTTCACCAAAGAGAAGATTGGCATTCTCTTTATCATGCTCTTCAAGGCCGGCTTTTCGGCCGTAGCACAGCAGATTGCCGACCAGCAACTCCAGAAGAAAGCACTTGAATTCGTGAAGGAACTCGCCAAGAGGGAAGACCTCACCAATCGTGAAAAGGCGGCTCTATTCAATGAGAAGATGTTCGAGTATGCAAAGAAACTAGGGAAGGTTCTCTGTGAGTCCGTAGTGAACTGCCTGCGCGAACTCGCAGTCAATGCACTAAAGGCGGAACGTGGAATGTAATCCGCATTTCAAATCACTCTAAATGAGGTATGGGCGGTATCTTCACGATGCCGCCCATAAGAACATATGAACACATATCTACTAGCTTACATCATAGGCGGAGTAATCTTCTTCGTATGGGCTTGCTACGACGAAATCAAGACATTCGTTGGAGAACATAGGGGTACGCTTATCTTATATGGATTCGCCTCTCTTATCTGGCCCGTAATCACTTCACTGTTCCTTTTCGACTTCATAGATGACAGTGTACGGAGAATCGTCAAGAGATTTCGTAGACGCTCTTGAAAGCCGCAACAAATCTGTGCTATAATACCTTTCGCACAAGAACCGAAAGGATTAAAGCGCAATGGCAGAAGAAGCGAAGAAGGAATACTGGAAGCCGTCAGTCACGGCTGACGTTGTGGTGGTTGATAGCCGTCTGGCGAAGCATAGGGATGATGGGACATTCATCAATATCCTGCTAATCAAGAGGTCTAGCAATAGTGATGCCTACCCAGACTGCTGGGCGCTCCCAGGTGGATTTCTCGAGGAGAACGAATCGCTAGAGGAGTGTGCGGTAAGGGAACTCAAAGAAGAGACGGGGCTTCTGGCAAAGATGCTCGCTCCAATAGGTACTTTCTCACGGGTAGACAGAGACCCCAGAGGGCGTGTGATCTCCAATGCTTACCTTACGGTGATGATGTCTAGTGAGGAGGAACCTCTACCTATCAAGGCCGGTGACGATGCGAAGGACATTGGTCTCTTCAGGCTAAAGGGAAATTTCAGCGAAATCAACGGCGCGCTTTCTGTAAGCCTCTGGTGCGCAGCAAAGAAGATTGGCATAGAGTTCAAAGCTAGTTTCACCAGGGATAGGCTTGGGCTGGTTGCCACGGAAATCAAGTTCGATACGGCAACCAAACTTGCCTTCGATCATGCGGAGATTATCGCTAGGACGATTCTAAGAGTCCCCGATTTGGTACTCAAGACAAAGACGAAGCCAATCATTGAAGATGGTGTTGAGAAAAAGAACCAGGAATCTTCTACACCCCCTTTACAAGAATGTGAGCGAGAAAGCCCAATCCTTTAGGGTTGGGAAGAAAGCGAACAAAGGCAGTTGACATGTCCCGTCCTTTTTGGCATACTATGAACCGTTCTGGTTTCCGTAGGAAGTAGAGAACCTATGCGATATACGATTAACAGATTTTGCCTTTGTGCGGAAGTCTTGGCCGAAAGCCAATTCTCTACCTTCCACATGGAGGCTTTTTGATTTGGCGATGAAGGTCTACAAGTTCAAGGCATACGACAGGGCGAAAGACGGAGCGCAAGACCGTCTCATCACCCGCTTTGGGCTTGTGAGGAACTATGCCGTCCGAATGATGGAAGGGTACTACAAACAGTACGGCAAGACTTTGACTGCATTTGAACTACAAGCCCACATTGCGAAGAAGAAGAAGGTGTCCTGCCGCACCGCAAGAATTGTGGAGGGCTTGCCGTCACAGGCGGTTCAGGAGTGCATAGGTCGT